ATAATTATTTAATAGAACTGTTGAAAAATTTGCGTCCCACAATGACTACTAAAGAACTCAAGAAACGAAATATGCCTGGTTTATTAGCGACTGATGCCGAGATCCTGGCGGCTGCCGCAGCATACGGACGCTGAAATTTGTGAAATTATTCTGGTGAAGCAAACAGAGAGAAATAAATATAATAATGATGCGAAATACGCATAAACACATGGCGGCATGTTAAATCATTGCCACAAAAATGACTGCGTCTAACCACGATGTGTACAAGAACAAGGGTCTGAGCGGGTTGGCCAACATGGGCAACACATGTTATGTGAATGCATGCCTGCAAATTCTGTCGCACACTTATGAATTAAATGATTTTCTCTCAAAGAATGGTGGCGAATACAAGTCGCGCCTGAACCACAAGGTGGATTCCGTGCTGCTGCACGAGTGGGACAAGCTGCGCACGATGATGTGGGCCGACAACTGCATCATTTCGCCGGGGGGGTTCGTATCGGCGATGCAGAAGATTGCGAAATTGAAACACATGGATCTGTTTTCCGGGTTTCAGCAGAACGATGTGGCCGAGTTCCTCATGTTCCTGATGGACTGCTTCCACACCGCGCTGGCCCGTGAGGTGGAGATGAAGGTCCGCGGGGTTGCGCGCAATGCCACCGATCGCGCGGCCAAGGAGTGCTACGAAATGATGGCGGGTATGTACAAAAAACAGTATTCGGAAGTGCTGAATATCTTTTATGGGGTGCAGGTTTCCCTGATTGAATCGCATGATGCAGCGGTGTTGAGTACAAAGCCGGAGCCCTTCTGCATATTGAATCTGTCGTTTCCTTGTAGCGGCAACAGCGGTAACCTCAATGCATTTAGGGCGGTGTCGCTGTTTGATTGCCTGGATCACCACTGCGCGCCCGAGGTGTTGAGCGGGGACAACGCGTGGTTCAACGAAGCCACGGGACAGAAGCAGGACGTGCAAAAACGGCTGTCGTTTTGGAGCCTGCCGAACGTGCTGATCATTGGATTAAAGCGGTTTGAAATGAACGCGCGCGGACAGTCGCGGAAAATCCAGGTGCCGATTGACGCGCCGTGCAGTCGCGCCGATTTTTCCAAGTACGTGCACGGATACAATCGGGAGAGCTACGTGTACGAACTGTTTGGGGTGTGCAACCATCACGGCGGATCGCCGATGGGGGGGCATTACACTGCCACCATCAAGAACGCGAACGGAAAATGGTACGGGTGCAACGACACCATTGTGAAGGAAGTGCCACTTGCGGGAGATTCCATTGTGAGTAATTTACCTTACTGCCTGTTTTATCGCAAAATCAAAGAATAATAATATTTTATAATTTTATACATAACATACATATTTACCATAATACACAATACACAACTTGACATTGGGAAATGAATGTTTCATATGATTCTGTAACCGGAATTGGGCAAAACCCGCTGGAATACATTAATGCTGCCCAAGGCACGTCAACCAACGGCAAGCTGATCATGCTTGCCGTTTTATCGGTCACCATTTTGTTGTATTACATTATATTTGCCACGGTTCCGGGGGGCACCGGGACAACCGGGCCCTCTCCTGTGACCGGGGGAGCCAAACTGCTGGAAGTCATTATGTGGGGCACGTTCATTGTGCTGCTGATGATCAACGGGTATCAGTATTTTTTCAATGTGAACATTGTGACCAGCGTGCAGGACTTGTTCAGCGACAAGCCGAAAGTGGACATAACGGTGCAGCAGCCGGAGGGCGACTCCGAAACCAGCGTGCCCGAACTGCGGTATTTTAAGCAAGTGTTCCACGTGCCGGGCAATGAGTACACGTATGACGATGCGAAAGACGTGTGCAAGGCATTTGACGCGCGGCTGGCATCGTATGACGAAGTGGAGAAGGCTTATAACAACGGGGCGCAATGGTGCAGCTACGGATGGTCGGACAATCAGATGGCGCTGTTTCCCACTCAGAAAAACACGTGGAAGAGGTTGCAAGGAATTAAGGGGCACGAAAACGATTGCGGGCGTCCGGGTGTAAACGGCGGGTTCATTGCGAACCCTGACGTGCGGTTTGGCATCAACTGTTACGGGTTCAAGCCGCAGATCACGGCCGCGGAAGCGGACGACATGAAGACCGCCTCCATTTATCCCAAGACGCTGAAGGACATAGAGAAGCAGCAAAAAGTTGCGTACTGGCAGACGAAGCTGAGCGACATCCTGGTGTCGCCGTTCAACAACGACGTGTGGAGCGCCTAGAATAATAATACCTAAAATAATACAATGCATGATGCACTAAGTGCATGATGAATTTGAATTGCGGGGTTATTACTATTACATGGGCACCATCATGTGCGCATCTGCGGCCTTGGGTCTGATATGGGTGCTGTTGCCGTTGAACCAGTTGTCCAGCAGCTTGGCCGCTGGCTGAACCGGTTTAGAGGTGTGCAGATTGATGGCGTCGTTTCCGGTGAACATGGCCTTGCCGCCGAAATTGGTTGAAGTGCGGTTGTTGTTGAAGCTGCCGTCAAGCAGCTTGGGCTTGGGACCGGATCCAAAAGAGAGAGACATTAGAAATGTTGAATAAATTAGGGGTTCAAAGGGGGTTATGATATGCGTTAAGAAATTATTTTTATATTGAAATAATCATTAAATTATTTTTAATGATTGTTTTGTTTTAATGTTTTTTTGATTTTTTAACGGCGGCCACCGAGAGGCAGACCCATGGAAGCGGCTTCAGAGCGGGTGAGCGCACCGGCATTGTTTGCGGCAACTTGGGCAGAATGGGTGGGATTGGCTAAATATCCGCTGTTGTTCATGGTGTATCCGTTGGACACGTAGTTTTTGGCGGAAGGCGCAACCGAAGGCTTAAAAGAGAGGTTCAAAGACATTTTTATAAGATACAATAAGATTTTATTTTTAAATTGAAATTACATTAATAGAATCATTGATATTTACGAGTTATACATGGTAATAAACTTGTGCTGTAAACCAAATCCGCATTTGTAGTCTAAAATATGTGCACTTCTATTATCATTGGTGATCAATTTGAATGGTCCCAGTTCATTTTTCATTGTTTTGAAAACACTATTTGGATGATTCATATTGAAAGTGGATTCCATGTGCGGAGATTCAAACACATTCTCATATGTTACATCTATCATTCCATAGTGATGGATTGGATGTGTCACTATTTTATATACGCCAGTTGTGATTCCAATCACACTACCGTTTTGAATGGTGTCCATTTTAAATGATGAATCCTTATTGTATTTGATATTATATGATCTATTTGAACTGTCTAAACTATTGTGTATTCCAGTTTTGCCAACAATTTCACTCGTCAATTCGCTTTTGGACAAATATCTGGCGCGATCAGATCCTAAATGTGATGTGATTCTCCTGGTTCTGCTTCTATTGCCTCGTCGCCCGCTTCGTCGTCGTTGTGTTTTCTTAATTATTCTTTGTCTGCCTCCTTGCATTGATTGTCCTTGTCCTTGTGCTGCTTTTTTAGCCGCCAATAGGACAGAACGCGGAACCGGAATGCGATTAGGATTAGGAGAAGCGGCAACTCCGCCCAAAGCACCAAACACGGGAGCAGGAGCAGGAGCAGGAACCCCAATCCCACTTTGAGCATTGATGGCTTGGCACTGCGTTAAACGAAGACTGAAAAAATCAATGAATTCTTGGGCGGTTGAATAACGTCCCGTTTTTTGGCTAGTCATGGTGGGGGATATATCGCTACCAGTTCCATGACTGCCAGAACCCTGATCGTTGCATGACGCCACAAACCGACATGTGTTGCCCTGTGTTATAATGTGTATGTGAGGATACAAATAACCGTTGGCGGCAGTAAATTGTGGGATTTGATTCGGAAGAGCTAAGAATGTGTGTTGAATCATATCACCTGAAATGCTTCCACCCATTTGGCTCCATATATTGAGTATGGAATACAAAAATTGCTTTGTATCTTCTGGTAAAGAGGGATATTGCTGCTGCTGCATGTTACTGCGTGTTAAGTTTATGTAATTACATAATATTATTTTATATTTCGTTTAGTTTTTTTTAAATGGTCCTTATCATGTTTTCGTTTTTTGCTTGTTTTGTGCGCATGCGCACGCGCATCATGCGACAACCAGTTGCAAACGAACGCGCATTCGGGAGCCATTCCGCAGTCGTCATCGTCGTCATCACAATTGCAAAGCGGCCTTGACTGTTTAGAATTATTTGTGGATTGGAGTAGTTGGAACACTGGATGAAATGGGGAGACGAGTTCCTTAAACATGAAGAATGATTATAATATATAATGCACATGTTATAATTTTAAATGAAATGCACATAAATACAATTTATTAATGTAAAGAAACATACAAAAAACGCATAAACAAACATCAACATGAATCAACAACCACAACCACGGAACAATAATTCGGACATTCGCATTCAGCATCAGAACGACGGCACGATCCAATGGGTGCCTGCGCCACCTGATTTTGCGGCGGCGTATCTGCATTATAAATCCAGACCCGCCTATAGTCCGGAGGTTCCCTCCAACTATGAACATTTCATCGTGTATCGCGAGAGCAACGACTGCTACATGCCAACCCGCATTCAGCGCACCGATACGTGGGAAGCCTATCCCATAATGGACTGCGCCGACGTGAAAGTTTTTTTGCAGGATGCGGAACCGGTGAATTGGCACCCCGCGCGCAATTATCAGATGTGGGCCTTCCGCGACTTCATTTACGACTCGGCGCGCCCCGTGCGCAAGTTCTACGCGTCCAAATATTCGTCGCACCTGTTTTTCCAGAGGGGATCATCCGCGCAGTCCGTGACCGACATTGACATTGACGGCCTGCCGCCGAACATCATCTTCTCCATCTCGCGAAACGATAACGGGAGCGTGTATTACGAGAGAAATGACCCGCGGGGAACGAGGGTGCGGATCTGCGATCACGAGGGCGCGCGCTCTGGGTTTCGCGGGTTTTACAATCGCATCACCATGGACCCGGGCGTCATTGTCACGCCGCCAACACAGCCTTTATACACCTCATCATCATCATCCGCATTACAGCTGCCGCCTTTAATTAGTGCAACTCCAACCAGTGTGGAAGAGGACCAGTGCATCATGTGCTATGAAAACCGGAAGAACATTACATTTAGCCCGTGCAGTCATCTGATTGTGTGCAGCGTGTGCTATCCAAAATTGATTAAGCCGCGCGAGTGCCCGGTGTGCAAACAGACCATTGAATCATTGGTCGGACACGTGTAGAACCTAAAATGTAATTTCAAATTTGGAAAGAGCAGAGGAGGGTTTTAAAAGGCACGACTGCACCGACATTAGGTTCCCGTACGTCGTATTTCGGGCACCAGTTTTGCGGCGGCATCGCGTTTGGCGCGAACGTGCTGCATGATGGCGGCGACCTGCTGCGGGGGGCAGCACTCGGCCAGCGCCTCGCCCAAGAAGGACAGCGTGATTGCAGGCGGCTGTTTCACGTTGAATGCGAATTTGAGCGTGCCGTCCTTGATTCGGACGGTGGCGTGAGACAAATTATTGTTTGCCACGTGCGTAAGGATACTGGATTCAACTTCGTTGCGGGACTCGCGCAGCTCGCGCACCTGGTCATTGATCTGTTTAATGTTGTTGTCTAAATGCACCCAGCGCTGAATGCGCTGTTCTAACGACAGTCCCGATAACGACAGTCCCGATAACGACACAACCGACAGTGCCGATGACACCACTCCCGATCCGGATTGTTGCGCCATGTATTGCTTTATGAACACACAAAAATATGTTTATATGGATAACATATTTTTATTATTAAATTGACTTTGGTCGTGAACCTGGGTTTGAGGGCAGGTTCAACGCCGCACGAGCATACGCCGTTCGTTGAAGCCTCCTTTCTGGTTCTAAAGCTTCTAAAACGTCAACGGGAACGTGGGCGAGATCAGGCATATCCGGATCTGCATGGTCCAGCATGACGATTTGGCCACCCATCTCCTTGAACATGCCCGTATGAACGTGACCATTGGGCAAGGAACGTTTTCCTCTCCCATCCACAATGCCGTCCTTGAATTCACCCTCGTAAATAACTAGACCATTGGGTAAGGTAATCTTTCCTATCCCGCTGACACGGCCATCAACGAATTCGCCCTCGTAAACGTCACCAGCGGGTAAGGTAACCTTTCCTCTCCCGCGCATTAGCATGATTTGGCCGTTATCATCCTGTGCGAACGCGCCCTCTTGAACGTCGCCATTGGCCAAGGTAATCCTTCCATTCCCAACCACCCGGTCGTCCTTGAACATGCCCCTGAAAACATCCCCATTGGGCAACCGGATCATTCCTCTCCCGTTCCGCATGTCGTTTCTGAACTCGCCAGTGTAAACTGGACCGTTGGGCAACGTGCGTTTGCCCACTCCGTGCTTTTCACCTTGCATCATTTGGCCTTCGTACATTTCCCCAGTTGGCCATACGTAGACTCCAGACCCGTGCGGTAAGTCGTTCAGGAAGTCGCCCTCAAATCTTTCACCATTTGCATAATCAATCTTGCCTTTTCCATGTTTCATGTCGTTTTTTAACATGCCCGTGAAAACGGTACCGTCGGGAGAGGTGCACGTTGCAGGTCCATTCAATCTGCCGTTCACGAACTCGCCCTCACAAACGTGTCCATTGGGCCAGGTTTGTCTGCCGTTTTTTCCGTGCGGTGTGAAGCCATTGAATGCGCCTTCGTAAACTTCACCATTTGAATAAGTAAGTTTGCCTCTTCCGATGACCTTGCCTTTTTTTATATCCCCCTCAACAACGCCGCCATCGTCTAGAACCCGCTTAGCTCCCCCCTTAATCACCTTATGGGACTTTACCCGCATAGGTTTAAATGATTGTCGTTTGGAACCACCACGACGCCTTGTTTTATTCATTATTAATTATGCATTAAATGAATAAAATAAAATGGATGTAAAGCCTTGCTCAAATGATTGAGTTTGAGTTTACTGACCGCCGCAGCCGATCTCAAGAGGCACGCGCATCAGGTCGGGTGCGATGGTGGTGTTGTTCCAGGGGCCGACGTTGAGCTGGGGGTTAGGGGGCTCGGAGCGAACTTGGAGATTGGCGTTGCGCAGGGTGTTGCCGATGGTGTCAATGCCGATGAGGGCGCCGGCGCTGAGGAGGTTGACTCCCTTAAGATCGCCGGCTCCGGTGGGGTTGAGCTGGGCCCACTGGCTGTTGACGTCCTTGGGCAGGAGCTCCAGAGGGTCCACGGTCTGCTGGGGGGTGCAGCTGGGGGGCAGACCCTGCATGGTGGTGCCGGCTCCATTTGAAGGCGCGTACTGAATGTTCTCTAAACCAGTTGAGGGAAACACGTTGCCGATGTCGGCGGTGTGCTGGCCAGCAGCTTCCTGGTAGTACTGCTTGCGTTTTTGGGCGGACAGGGTATTGGGGTTGACAATGGCCATGCCCTCGGACGAAGCCTTATACTGAGACAGTCCCCAATACAACACGATTGCTCCTAAAAGTATCACAACAAAGTGATTTTTAAGCATGTATACTAAATTGTGCATTGTGATTTGTTTGTTATATAAAATTGATGATAAAATATTTTTTCAGTTTAACTTTTATTATTCTTATTCTGCATAAATAATTCACAAGTTGCAAAAATTAACCATTCAATTCATTATTCTTTCTATTCATTGTATCCAAATTCAATGTCCATGTCGGTGTCATCGCTATCGCTGTCGCTATCTTCCAGCATGTGTGCAGATTTAATTTGCTTGGCTTCTAAATGTGCAGCAATTGCGTTTTTCTTAAGTTCCTTTGCCTTTTGTTTTGCGACGCGATAGAGGTTATAATACACTTCGGTTGGTTTTTTCAATTTGAGATGCATGTGTTCCAGTTCTTCTAAAACATCCAGATTAACTTCTTGCATTTGGGTTGAATCATTTGCATGGAGTCCAATCGCGTCATTGGATGAAACGTTTGGATTTGGTTCTTGCTTTTGGTCCGGTGCTTGCGTTTGATCCGGCACTTGCTTTTGGTCCAGCACTTGCGTTTGATCCGGCACTTGCGTTTGATCCGGCACTTGCTTTTGGTCCGGTGCTTGCGTTTGATCCGGCACTTGCTTTTGGTCCAGCACTTGCGTTTGATCCGGCACTTGCGCTTGCTCCGGCACTTGCGGTTGCTCCGGCATTTGCGTTTGATCCGGCTTTAGGTCTGGCACTGAGGCCATGGATGTGGTTGTTGTTGCAGTGGATGCGGATGCCGATGGTTTGCGAATGACACAGGACTGAAATATGGGCACATTGGAAACGAGGAGCACTTGCTTCAGCGCCACTTCCAGCTGAAAACTGCGCGATGTGAATTTGATGCCCTGAAACTCGAGCACGGTGTACATTTGATGTTCTGCCTTAATGTAGTCAACCGAAACGGGGCGCTCGTGTTCGTCAAACACGGAGCAGGATTGGGTTCCTGCTAAATGCTTGGCAGGCTGGATGTGGGCCCGTATCAGGTAGTGCTTGCCGCCTTTGTACGGCCGCACGGGGGACGTGAATCCCGCCTCAATGTCCGATTTTTCCAGGTCGGAACTAATCCACATGTTGCGTTTTTCGTAGATGAGGCGAATGGCATCTGCTTCCAGCGCCTCCAGCCACTCCAAGAACGAGACGTCGTGACTGCTAAACTGGAGGTCAATGTAGGGGCGCTTGCCTGGAACCACGGCCTGGCGCGACGTGCATTTCGGGGTTTGAATGTAGAGGGGAGCATCCTTATAATAGAGCATGGCAAAGTAGGCGCCACCTTGCAGGCCGTTCGGGGGGGCTAAATGCAGCCGGGCATGTTCAAATGCGGCATCTGGCAAATGCACTTGATCGGACATGGGTTTGAATTGGGTTGAACGTATTTATTTTGAGTGGGTTGTTGTTGCAGCATTTAGAGAAAATAAACACGCAAGAATGACGTATATTTTTTAGCACAGTGATATAAAAAATATATAAACCATAATCCATAATCCATAATAAATCAATAATAAATCCATAATAAATAAACTCAAAAAATGATGCGAGAGAAGATCATTGATCAGTGCCTGCAAGTCATGAAGCGGGACGACGTGAAGCGCGAATTGAAACAGCTGTTCCATCCCGTGATTGATGTAATCATGCAGGAGATTTATCCCTACATCTATCTCTCGGTCATTTTCGTGCTCATCAGTTTTTTACTAACCCTGGGTATCTTCGTGCTGTTGATGCGCACCTCGTTTCTGCACAACCACGGGGTCAATGTCGGCGGTCACATCAATCCATTGGTTTGATAGTCGGTCCACCACATCAATCCATTGGCTTGATGGTCGGTCACATCAATCCATTGGTTTGATGGTCGGTCACATCAATCCATTGGCTTGATGTTGCGCGTTGCATCATCAGTTGGACCTACGTTCATTTTCATAAAATTGGTATAAACTATCCAGGCGTGGGGTATCATGATGAGCAATAAACCCAGCAACCACGTGATTGAAGCCGTGTGACTGCCCGCAATGCTAGAGACATAGGAAGTCATGAATGTCATTAAAATGACGATTTCAGACAGTATCCAAAATGAAGCGGATGATGGCTTAATGTCGTCTACATTACTAGTATCAATGAGTGGAATGTATTCTGCATTCAAAATGATGGATGATAAATACAACCCGAGTAACAAACAAATGACAAAAATTCCCAATTTAGGCAAATTTGGCACCGTTGGCGAAATTAAAAAACCAAGTATGCACACTAAATACAGCACGATGCATGAATCCTGAATGATGGAAGAAATTGCGCTCATGCTGTCACTGGTTGCAACATCCATTATCCACTTAATGATAAATCCGGCAAGCGGAAAGTATTTCAAGGTTGATAGCAACGAAGCGCGAACATAAGCCGATGACTGCATTGCAAACTTATTATTATATTAATGGTTAGATATTTTTAAAAAATAATGCAAACCTTAAAGTGATAGAATGTATTAACCCAACACGTATTAAATAATATTGATATATAATAATATAATTAGTATCATAATTAGCATAAATCCAATCATGAGCAAGTATGTGCTAAAAAACGATCATCCGCTGATTCCGAGAGAGCAATCATTTTCGCTTGATCGCAAATTGCTCACCGTGCATTCTGAAGACCGCGACATTAACAAATGGCCGAATGCGAATCATTTTGAGCTGCAGTTGCCGCAAACATACGTCAATGTGGAAACGATTGCACTGGTTGAATATAATTTCCCCATAAATTACAATACTTTTTCAACGCAAAATCAAAATACCAAAATAACGTTTACCGCTTTCATTAATGGTGGATATGGAATGACGGACCCAATCACTATAATGATTGAGTCTGGATTTTATAGTCCCGTTCAATTTGCATATGAGATGGAAAACAAACTTAATTTAGCAGTGCGAGCATTGGGCGACACGTCCGTCATCGGGTATAACCGATTCAGGGTGTTTTACGATGAAGTCCGGCAGCGGCTGCTGTTTGGCAACACGTCGGATCCATTCACGTTCATTTACAACGCCCCTGAAAGTTATGACAGCGAACCTTGCTATATGTCATGCCCTCCTGTGCAACCGCAAACGGCGCAACCGAGTGCCACCATCCGATGGAACCAATACACGAACTGGGGGCTGGGATACAATCTTGGGTTCATCAAATATAATTGCGGACAGTGCGGGTCTCGCTCAACCACGCAAAGTGCAAACACGGCCGCCGCTTTGCCAGTGACTGGCAATCAAAAGGTGTATTACATCCAGTCCGCGACGGGTGGAACCGATTTGGGCCACACGTGGCTGCCGGTTGGATCCGGCAACACAGGTTACGTGCTGATTCCGCCGAACCCGCCCAGTATGAACGGTGATTCCGTGATGTACATAGAACTTGATAAATACAATTACCAGGATGAAATGCAGCCGTATTCGGAGCACACCAGCAACAGCCGAAACAACGATTACAACGGCATAGTAAACGCGGCTTTTGCCAAAATTCCGATCCTGACAAAACCAACCAAAATCATTTCATTGTTGGAATATCAGTATGGAAATGAACCACCGGATACGGCGGAAGGCATGTCTTCATTTTTCCCTCCGCTGGACAAGCTAAGTAAATTTAAATTCAAATTTCGGTATCATGATGGCACGTTGGTGGATTTTAGCGGACAAAATTTCAGTTTTTCAATTGCACTGTACTGCTATCGTGACGAAATTGCGCGCTCTAAGCATCTGCGTATTCCTTACCTGTCACCAGGATGATGGAACGCGTGCATTTTTCATTTTTTATTTTTCACAGGGGTGGTTGTGGACCACATTTCTAATATCCGCAGGTCACACGTTTTCCAGTCTTCTTTGAATCCACGCAGAGAGACGAATGCAGGGGTCTTCATTTTTGGATTTTTGTAATAAATGTAGGGTCCGTATTGTCCAGTGCGAACGCTGGTGCTGGGATTGATTTCGCGCAAAATAGACGGATTCGCACCGGTGGTTGCAGCATTTGACGGAGTGGATGTGGCAGATGATTCAATGCAGCGCACTGCATCATCATACGAGCACGGCACATCGTCCACATTTATTGTATTTGCATTCGCATCGTGTGGTTTGGATTTAAGATGGGGGAGAGATTTTTTCTGGTCGCCCCATGTCAAATATGCGCCGTATTTTCCGGTACGCAGAAACAGATCGGCGCCGTTGTATTTTCCGAGCAGCTTGCACATGGACCTTGAGGTTTCTTTTTTTGATTCATTTGATTTGTTTGATTCGTTTGATTCGTTTGATTCGTTTGATTCGTTTGATTCGTTTGATTCGTTTGTTTCATTTTTTGACACGCGATTCGTGGAGCATTTTGGTAGATGTTTGGAATTCAGCTGATTCAGCAAGCGGTCCACGCATGACAGGCATTCGGTGCACACGTCGCCCCACGGTTTTTCGCCCGATGACACTTGATCCAGCTGATGCTCCATGCGCTTGGTGTAATCGTAATCAAACAGCTCGGCGAAATGGGTGCACAAGAATTCTATTACTGCCCGGCCAAGCGGTTGAATGACCAGGCGATTTTTTTCGTTGCCGAATTCGCGTTCTTCTGTGGACCGGGTTAGGACGCCGCCATCCAGCTCATAGTTAACACAATTAACGCGCCGGCCGGCCACGTCCTGTTTTGCAACATAGCCGCGTTCCTGTATTTTGTGCACGAGGCTGGAGAAGGTGGATGGGCGCCCAATGCCGCGCTCTTCCAGCATGCTGACGAGTGACGCTTCCGAATAGTGTGATTTTAGTTCGCGAATGTTCATGCGGGACTGCAGTTTATTGTATTTGATGACTGTGTTGGGCGCGATGGCCTGAAAAAAAGACCAATGGGCCGCGTCATCTGGTTTGGGGTTAGAGACAATGTGCCAGCCCGCAAATTCGGTGCGTTCCACCGAATACCGGTAGTCGCGCTCTTCGGGCGCTGAAATGCGCGAAGTCAGCGTCTTTCCGGTGCACGGCGCCATGCACGTTTCTGCCGAGTGCCGCCAAATCATGCGATAAAGGCGCTGTTCTTTGGGGGTCATGGTGTCCGGAACGGCGGCACAGTGCAGCGACGTGACGTGCACCGCTTCGTGGGCTTCCTGCGGCTTCACCGCATCCGGTTCCGCGGTGTTGTCCATGTCATCCACTGCAAGCGGATTGACGGCCGTCTTTTTCTTTTTAATCACTATGCGTTTCTTTTCTTCTGGCTTGGCCTTTTCTTCTGGCTTGGCCTTTTCTTCTGGCTTGGCATCATCATCGCCATCCGCGGGCATTCCTTTGTTGTATTTCTCGCCCCATATTTCCGTGATGTAAGTGCGGGCGTGCTCCAAGAACGGCTCCGAATACGCGCGGCTGTCGGTTCGCGGATACGTGATGTATCCCCCTTCATACAAATGCTGGCATGCCAACATGGTTTCAGCGGGTGAAAAGTGCAGTTCGTTACTGGCCTGCTGCTGCAATGAGCACGTGGTGAGCGGCTGCGGTGCCGGTCTAGAAAACGGGCGCACCTCGGGCGCGCGAATGACATGCTCGTGTGCAGCGGACGCAATTAAGAATGCGGAGCAGGCTTCTGCAGCATCGTGCCCTTTGCTCAACTCGTATTTTAAATTCAGTTTTGTGAAATAGCCCACGGTGTTATAAATAATGAGCCCCTCAGCGGCGGCGTCAATGGTGCGCTGGTTGTCGTAAATGAGGCGCAGGGCTGGGGTCTGGCAGCGCCCGGCCGACAGCGACGAGCCTTGCGTATGCGCATTCACATGAACATGGGCCCACAGGGTGGGTGTGATTTTGAATCCGACAAGCATGTCCAGGGCTTGGCGGGCGATTTGCGCGTGCACGGCATCCATGCTGAGCAACTGTGGCGACTGAATGGCGCGCTCCAATGCAGGCTTGGTGATTTCGTTGAACACGACGCGTTTGGTGGTGGCAACGGGCAGGCCGAACAAGCAGCACACGTGATACGCAATGCCGGCGCCTTCCCGGTCGTTGTCCGTCATGAGATACGTCTCTTTGCACTCCCCCACGAGCGCCCGTATTTTTTCAATTTGGTTTGTTTTAGATTCCACGTTGTGAAATTGTGGCACGTCTGCGAATGCGGGGTCAATGTCTTGCAGCGCAGTCAGCTCCCGCAAATGTCCGAATGTGGCCACGCAGACGTATTTGTCTGCACCCAGATGAGAGACAATGGTGCTGCATTTGGCGGGAGATTCTACGATGAGCAAGATTTTATTTCTGTTTCGTGATGACATGAATACATATAATGCAATGCATTATATATTTTATATTGATTTCGCATGTATTTAAAACTTCAATTTCATTGAATGTGAATTTGGGCTAAAGTTACTCCGGATTTGCGTCATTAATGATGACATTGGTTGCACTGACCTCATTGGTTGCACTGGTTGTGCTGACCTCATTGGTCGCTGTTGCACTGATTGAACTGGTCGCTGTTCCTCTGGATGCTGAATAACAGCTTGCTGGTACGTTGAATTTGTTTTGATAAATTGGTTTTGTGGTTTGAGATTGATTAACGGGACATTGAATATGACGCTCATCCAATGAACAAACCCAGAAATCCAACCATACATTGAATGCGTTTTAATGACCCTGGCATCTGACAATAGCATGAAATCAAATAAGGTTTCTTTGACCGATTCTGATTGACTATCGGTATCATGATGCGACAAATGTATCGGGATGGTCGGAATGATGCGATTTGTCAAATTTGAAGGAAGAACGCGCTTCAAATATTGTTTGAATTGGGCGGAGTCTGTTATTATGTATAAATTGGCAGTTGTTTTAATGTTGTAATCCACTATTTTAAATAAAGAACTATATGTGTCTGGATTGTTATGATGTTTTATGAGTTGATCATCCCCCAATCTAAAATGAATGATAGAATATTTTTTAGGAATATGTAATTCATTGCATTTGTCATTAAAATAGGTTTTATATTCATCAGTTGGAATTAATAGGGAACGCATGAACCGTTTGCATTCATCTGATGGAGCCGCATAATAACTGTCTAGATAGTTCGTGGTAATTAAAATTGGCGCACATGTGCTTTGATTTGTCTGAATTAAGTTAACAATGGTTTGGTAATCCACGTTTATAGCATGGCTTATTTTGGACTGATTTTGAATGACATATTCCGAATATTTATGCGGGCGTGAAATTAAAAACCGCGACACTGAATGAAGTTGATTGTCAACGATTAGTTCAAATTTCATTATTTTAGATAATTTGTGCAAAAACATGGTTCCACGTAATAAATCACCAATTCCCATTTCTAAGTGTTTTATCCAAACCATTATAACCACATTAGACATTTATTGATTTATATATGATTTATATAATAATGTTAAAATAAAAATAATTTAATTTAAATGTATTGATTTTAAATTGAATGCCAGTTGCGTTGGCCAAATTCAGCTTGAATTCGGCGGTTGGATTTGATGGGTTGCCTTGTATTGTTTCCATGATACCTTTTTTGCAGGTGGGAGAGATGCAGATGCAGAAGAGGAAGATCCAGAATTTTGTTTGTCCAGCTTTTCCGATTTTTTTAGCGCGCTATCAATATAAATTTGTTTGAGCAGTTGCCCGACTTCAACTGACGCTTCGTGCTGACCCACCTTGCCGTCTTCAATCATTTTTAGCACGCCCAACAACTGCCCTAAAATTGTCAAATCAATTTCATCTTTTTTAACCTTGTTGAAAATGTCGGTGTAAGTGTTGAACAAAAAGGCGCACCTTTTCACGCACATCATGTCAAACTGTTCGGGATTGGTTTTGGCCAGACGCGCGTAATCGTGCTTCAAATTGAGCAGGGTGGCAACATCCTCGTGGATGCGCATGCTGTGTCGCAGGTCGCGAATTTGCGAGGTGTTGTCGGCGGCATCATTCGCGTGAATCATTTTCTCCAACTGGAGGCGGTCCATACTGTTCATTTTAAACTTATAATGTTGTAAAATATAGGAATATAATAATATCAATAATGCAACGATTTTAAATGCTTTTTAAAAAATATAATTATATTGCATAAGAACAATACGAACAATAAATGTATATCACAGCTCCAACTCCAGCTCCAACTCCAACTCCAACTCCAACCGCACACCACCCGTGGGGGGCAGTGCTCGCGAAACCAACGTTGGCTCCTTCCAGCGGTGAAGCTGCTGTGCCTGTAATCCTTCCAACGACGACACCCGACAGCATAATTGCGGGAGGTCAAAACCGAAGTGCTGCCCACAATGCATTGGTGTTAAGTCAGACGGGCAGGAAAGTGGGTGGATCCAAGCGATCCAAGCGCAGCAAGTCCAAGCGATCCAAGCGATCCAAGCGATCCCGTAAGTCCAAGCGATCCAAGCGCAGCAAGTCCAGGCGAAGCAGACGGTCTAAACGGGGGGGTCAGCCAACCCCAATGCCAAGTCCAAGTCCAACGCCCAAACCAACCGTGCCCGTGCCGCAATTTGCGGGAGCCCACAATGCTGGCGCGAATGGAAACAGCTTAAGTAGCAATTTCGTGGCAATGCACGCGAATAAGCTGGCGACATATGATGATCCCAATGGGCCAGTATCAACCACTCAGGTGTCATAAATACATAAATGCACAATATATAAATCCAAATGCAAAATAAATTATATTTGGATTTTATAGTGATATAAATTAAATGCAAAACCCGGCAGTCGCACCAGAACTGCCAGAGAATTTTGGTTCGGATCCGCCATCAAAAATATTAACCTATGCGCAAGCGCTTTTAATTATAATATATTATGTTGGACTTGACGTCGGCGTGTTCATGCTGATTTACATTAAGAGCGTCAAAGACAATTGGCCATTGTTCAAGTGCAGTCCCGTTTACATGGTAACCGCATCATTTTTTGGGTACGACACTGAAACCAATTTTGAACAGTGCATACAAACCATGCAGACGGGCTACATGAGTATCCTGATGCAACCCATAAATTATTTAATGTCGGCAACCACGAGCACCATTGGTGGATTGACATCCAGTTTGAACGACATTCGCGATTTCATGAACAATTTTAGAAACAATTTGACGGGCAGCATTCAAAACATTTTCGGCGTGTTCTTAAACATGCTCACCCAGATTCAGATCATGGTTATCAAAATCAAGGACATGATGTCCAAGAATGTCGGCATTATGACGACCATGATGTACACGTTGGACACTAGCGTGCAAACAATGGAAAACACGTGGGCCGGTCCCATCGGCAAAACGGTGCGCGCATTATAGACATTGGTGTGGACTTTAGGCATGTTTGAGTCAAATTCCCAAGAAGGAGGGTGCAGAACTACGTTCCCGGTTCAGTTGAGTCATTTGTTTTGCAGAAACCTGAAAAAACAAATAATGATATTTAATAATAAGGATATTACTTCCAATCAAAGCAATAACATGGAACCAGCAAATGCAGCAAATGCATCAGAACTGCCATGGTTTAAATTTTTATTCAAGAACAAAACCCAGGATGACTATGTGTATGATGTGGGATGGACCGTTATTATTATTTTCATATTTTGTTGCGCAAACGCATATTTAAAAATACGTTCCAGCGCACATATGATTCGCAGCAATTGGATTAAATACCGGTGCAATCCAGCGTACATGCTGTTTGCGGGAACAATCATGAAACCGAACGATTCATTCAGCGACCAGATGCAATACACGAACGTCAATTTTGAATATTGTATACAAAACGATTTGAACTCCATTTCGTCCACGTTCATGGATCCGGTGTATTACACGCAATCGGTTGTGACCAGCATGCTGCATGGAATTGCAAATGCGCTGAATGACATGCGCACATTGATCAACAACATTCGGGACGCGGTATCATCCATCATTGCAGACATAATGAGTCGCATACTGAACGTCATGCAGCCGGTGGTCTTGCTGTTATTGAGCGCGCGCGACATGATGGGGAAAATTGAAGGTCTCATGACGACGTCGCTGTATACCCTGCTCGGAGCGTATGACACCATACAATCCGGGCTGAGATCCATGTTTGAAATCATAGTGATTATTCTGATTGCGATGGGGGCCGCAATTATTGCGCTCTGGATTGCGGTGGCAATTGCGGCCGCGTTTGGACCATTTGGAATTCCCGTTGTGATTGCTTCAACCGCCGCAGCGACTGTGATGACCGCCGTTTACATTGGAATTGCTGTGCCGATGGGCATCATTGCGCATTTCTTGGCCGAAACCATGCACATTCAGGGTCTGTCTCTTATTCCGTCTCCTCCTTCCCGGTAATTAAGAGCCCATTGTTGGTTGAACATCAATGAACCAAAACACTAATAAATATTTTAAACGAATGGATTGATTTTGATTTAATTGATTGCAATAAAATATTTATATTTTTATTATATATAATCGTCATTTCAAAATCAATTAACTTCAAATAAAATGGAATTGAAGGTTCTCGGATATCATGCGCGCGTTGAACTCGTCGTGTTATTCGTTGTTATCGGCATTGTTTTAGGAGCCCATTTATTTTGCAGTTGCACTTCGTTTTCCATCGGCGGCATGCCGTCCGATGTGGGCAGCGTGATTAAGGAGGCATTTACGCAGCAAACCATGTTGGGATCCGATGATTACGGCGCTCCCATCAATTACAACATGGACACCGGACTTCCCATTGCCAATTGGGAGAATGCCGCACGCAATTACGCAAAACAAATGGGCAACCAGGACAACACCAAGTCGGGTATGAATTATAAGGGCGGACCCATCCCCCTGCCACCCGGCGAACTCCTCATTTTTGCGGACAATGAAGTGAAGCCCGAGTGCTGCCCGAGCTACTACTCCTCCAGCACCGGCTGCATCTGCACCAGCCAAAAACAGTGGGATTATTTGAATGAGCGCGGCGGAAACCGCACCCTTAGCACCGAGTTTTAGGGCCTTTGGTAGTCATTTTTCATGTCATGAATCCGTTAAATATTTAATGCATTCATTATCACAATATTAAATCATAATAACAAATATAAACAAATACACACAAATCCAATTAAACCAACTCAATACAATGATTTACTTAAAATGGCTGCATGAAACTGGCATAGAAGAAATTGATTTGGTTGGTGGAAAAAACGCAAGTCTAGGCGAAATGATCAAAAATTTAAAACATTTGAACATAAATGTGCCGAACGGCTTTGTCGTGACTGCAAACTCGTATGATTTGTTCATGTCTCACAACAATTTAAACGAGAAAATAAATGCCATCATCAATGAAACCAATGTGGACGATTTTGTTTGTTTGAAAAGAAACAGCCTAAAAATCCGAAATCTCATCACCGACGGCGACTTTCCGGAAACACTAAAACTGGACATTGTGCAATATTACAAAGATCTCTCTTTCAAGTATCTGGACATCAACGGCGTGCCTCAAGCCTACACCGATGTGGCGGTTAGAAGCTCCGGAACCAGCGAAGACTTGCCAGACGCCAGTTTTGCAGGGCAGCAGGACACGTATCTCAATGTGCGAGGGAATGCGCATTTATTGGAAAAAATCAAAAGCTGTTTTGCCAGTTTATACACGGATCGCGCCATTTGTTATAGAAAAACCATGGGATTTTCAAACAACAGCAGCATTAAATTGAGCGTGTGTGTTCAAAAAATGGTTAGAAGTGATTTGGGATGCAGCGGCGTGGCCTTTTCCATTGATCCGGACAGCGGGTTCAAAGACGTGATTGTCATCAACGCCAGCTGGGGGCTGGGTGAAATGGTGGTGTCGGGGCAAGTCAAACCGGACGAATTCATTGTTCACAAAAAAACGCTGGAATTGGGATACAGCGCAATCATAGACAAAACACTGGGCGATAAACTCAATAAAATGGTTTACGCGGATGAGCACGATGAACGAACCAAAATAGTGCAAGTTGAGCAGTGCAAACAAACCCGATTTTGCATGGATGAAAGTCTCATTTTGCAACTGGCCCAATGGACGCACAGCATAGAAAAATATTATTCCAACAAACACAACAAATGGTGCCCGGTTGATGTGGAGTGGGCGCTGGATGGGTTGACAAATGAACTGAACATTGTGCAGGCCAGGCCCGAAACCATTCACAGCAGAAAACACAATGTCAATGAATACATTGAACACGCGTTGGATTGTTCCAATGATTTGAAAAGCAAACTGATTTGCACGGGGGTGGCGGTTGGAAGCACCATTGGCCGCGGCAAAGTCAAGCTGATATTTAATTTGGACACGCGCGACTGTGAAGAATTCATGGAGGGGGATGTGTTGGTGACTGAATACACGGATCCAACGTATGAGCCATTAATGAAAAAAGCCAGTGCGATTATAACCGACAAAGGCGGGAGGACCAGCCATGCTGCGATCGTGTCTCGCGAATTGGGAAAACCCGCAATTGTGGGGTGCGGGAATGCAACCAAACTGTTAAAAATGAATCAAACCGTGACGGCGTGCTGTTCCGAGGGGGACATTGGCAAAGTGTTTGACGGGTTGATAGATTACAGTGTGAAAAAAACAAATTTAGAAAATGTGCCAACTTTGGAAAATTGCAACACGAAACTGATGTTGAACATTGGAAACCCGAACAATGTGTTCAAACATCACAATTTGCCGGTCGTGGGGGTTGGGTTGGCGAGAGAAGAGTTCATAATTGCAAACACCATTGGCATTCATCCGTTGGCCATATTGAATCCGGACAGAACAACCGACGACATCAAACGATTCATTGAAATCAAGTCCCGGGGGTTCAGCGATCCGCGAGACTTTTATGTGAAACGGTTGGCATACGGCATTTCAAGAATTGGCGCCACGTTTTATCCGCATCCCGTTATTGTTCGTTTCAGCGATTTCAAATCAAACGAATACAAAGATTTGGTGGGTGGAACCATTTTTGAGCCGAATGAAGAAAATCCAATGCTGGGATTTAGAGGGTGTTCAAGATACTACAGCGATTTTTTTAAACACGCGTTTCAATTGGAATGCGAAGCAGTTGCGTATGCCAGGGAAATCATAGGATTGAGCAATGTGGTTGTCATGCTGCCATTTTGCAGAACCGTTGAAGAGTGCACAAAAACAATTGAAATGATGAAGCAGTTTGGACTGGAGCGAGGCATCAACGGTTTGAAAATATACTTGATGTGTGAAATACCGGCAAATGTCATATTGGCCGATGATTTTTGCAAACACGTGGATGGATTTTCAATTGGATCCAATGATTTGACCCAACTGTGCTTGGGTTTAGACAGAGATGCAGGAAATTTGTCATTCATTGGCAACGAAACGAACGCGGCCGTCAAAATAATGATTTCAAGCGCCATTAAAAGTTGCAAAAAAAATGGCGTGAAAATCGGCATATGTGGACAGGGACCAAGTGACATCCCCGAATTTGCGGAGTTTCTGGTTAATGAAGGAATTGACACCATGTCGTTGGTGCCAGACAGCATTGTGAAAACCCTCTTCAATTTGGATGGCATGAAATATGCGAATCAGTCATTCTAAGTCATTCTAATTTTATTTTTATTTTTATAATATTGGAACACTGTATAAAAACACCAAATAAAACCATGAATGCACCCGTGTCTGCTATTTCCCCCCCTTACCCGACCCTGTGCGGGCCGGCGATGACATACATCGTAATTTCTCTCATAGCGCTCCTGGTGACCTGGATGCAAAATCGCCAAAACACAAACGTGTATTGCGTGGGGTCAGTGTCGTGCCCGGTGCAAAGCACGACCTATATATTCGTTTTGAAAATATTGTGGTTCCTGTTTTGGACGTGGATTTTGAACGTGCTGTGCGCCAAAGGCTATACGACCGTGGCATGGGTGCTGGTGGCGATCCCATTATTGGTGTTTTTCACGCTCATATTTGGATTGGCGAACGCGGTGGCATCTGGGTCTAGACCCGCCATTGGAGCTGCTCCATCAACTGCTTCTTATACCGTGGGAATTGCGGGAACCACCGCATACAACGGGAAGGCGTCCAAAAAGTTGAACACAAGCACCACTCCAGGACCGGGCGAATACGTGTACGGAAACAAGGCCGACAAGGCCGACAAGGTCGGATTTTTTCCCAATGACACCAATACGCAGTATTCCAGTTATGCAAGTTACGACGCGAATTTGGACAATAGTGCCAAATTATTAGACCGCGAGTCCAAGGGGCTGGTTCAGCCCCAGCAACCAGCGCAACCGCAGCAACAGCAACCGCAGCAACAGCAACAGCAGCCACAGTAACAACATCTGCAATCAACCAATGCATTGACGAACATTGATTGATTGATTGATTTGATTTCTCTTAATGCTTGCGACTCTTTCGCACTTTGCGATTCTTTCGCACTTTGCGACTCTTTCGCACTTTGCGACTCTTTCGCCGTTTACCACCTTCGTTCGCATAAACCACGTCACTTTCAGATGGAACACTACGTGAAATGTTGTCATAAAATGCGGAAGAATTTTTGTGCATCATATCTGCCACAGTGAGATTGTGATTCCAATTTTCTTTTGGGTCCCAGTGCATGGGACGAAATTGTGATTCTTTATTCCAACTCGCGCTGGGGTCATAATGCACGAAGCCTGCAGGACGTGAAATGGTTCCTTTCCAAGTCTGTTTTTCAAGTAAATCATCGTATAATTTAACCATCGCATCATTTCCGATGCTATCATAATAGTCTCTTAATTCTCTCAATTTTTGAACGAGCACTTTGTTTTCGCGATTCATTCTTAGTATTAAATTGTTATATAATATCACTACAAAATAAAAAAATAAAAATATTTTTGTATTTTTGTCAACCCATTCAACCCACAACCACAATCTTACAAATACATGTTGACATTGGGACGGTCGGTGTCGCCTTTTTTGATGAGCTTGTCCACCACTTCTCGGCTCACGGTGTAAGGAAACGACACCTCCAACGACATTTCCTTGTCGTCAAACAACTGCGTGCCGGGGCGCATGAGGCGATACAGGTTCAACTTGGTGTAAATGATTTCTAAACAGCGCTTCAAATTGCGGACGCCCGCTTCCTTGTGCGTGCAATGTTCCACGATGTATTCCACGACTGAATCGGGAATCACGATGTCGCCCTCTGCGAAAGCAACTTCGGACCGTATGTGAGGAATCAGATGGTGCTGCGCAATGAACGTCTTGTCTTTGGCGCTGTATCCAGTCGTCCGAATTTTATACATGCGATCCAGCAGCACGGGATTCACGCGGCTCTCGTCATTGTAACTGAAGATGAACAAGCACTTGCTCAGGTCAAATGCCACCTCTGAAAAGTACTTGTCGTGGAATTGCGAATTCTGCGACGTGTCAGTAAGGTGCGTGAGGATGCCGACGATTTCTTCGCCCTTGGACGTCTCGCTGATCTTGTCCAGCTCGTCAAAGTAAATGACGGGATTGCTGGATTTGCATCGGATCAGAATGTCCACAATCTTGCCCCACACGCTGCCCTCGTATGTGTAGGAGTGTCCTTCCAGAAAGCTGCTGTCGGTGGCACCACCAAGTGCAATGAACGCAAAATCACGACCCAGGATCTTGCTGATGCCTTCCTTGACAAGCGACGTCTTTCCTGTGCCGGGCGGTCCGTGAATGGCAACCGCAGTGCCGATGGCGGAGGGGTTTGCGATCCATTGCCCGACCATCTGCATGATCTGCATTTTGGCGTCGTTCAGGCCATAGACTGCGGTGTCCAGACGATTTTTAGCGGAGGTCATGAACTCGTGGCATCGGTCCACCCCGTCGGAAATGGTGAGCGGCAGATTTTTGTTTTTGTTGAACGGGATCTGCATGAAGGCTTCCACCCAGTTCTTCAGCTTGCAGTATTCGCCGCAGCCGGGTTCCATGTACTGCAACATGCCAACTTTGCGAATTGCAACCGCTTTCATGTCGCGCGGGATGTCGGATTCCAGCAGAGTCAACTTGTAGGGCTTCTCAATTGCGGTCACCTTGGTGACTTCGTTCAATTCGTCAATGAGTGCGCGCTGCTGCTGGATTGTGAGATTCTTCTTGAAGTATTCCAGATCATTTGTGGAGTTCTTCTTGCGCAGCAACTTGCGGAACTTTTTGGAATTTGTGCGTTTCTGTTTGAAAGTCAGATCGTCCAACTCCTTCCTGATTTTCTCTTCTGATTGGTGGAGGGTTTTCAGCTGATTTGCCACAACGCGGTTGGTTTTGTCTTTGGCCAGCATGTCTTCGTATGTTGCGCGCAATGACTGCATCATTTTCATTTCATCCGTGTATTTCTTCTGCAGGGCTTCCAGTTCTGCCGTGTCTTCGTCGTCGTCGCTTTCTGATGACGAAGAGTAGTAGCTGTCGTCTTCATCATATTCATCATCGTATTCTTCGTCGTCATCCTCCCAATCGGCTTCTTCATCGTCGGTGTCTTCAGGGATGTAGTCTTCATCACTGTCATCGTCTTCGCGCGGGTCATGAATGGGTTCATGAATGCATTTTTTCTTGCCGAAATCTAGGCGCCTGGAAACATCCGAGCCAGGAATTTGAGCCTGGGGTTGGCCTTGGGGTTGGCCTTGGGGTTGGCCTTGGGGTTGGCCTTGGGGTTGGCCTTGCCCTTGACCTTTCTGTTTCGGTTCAACATGTATGATGATGTTGAAGTTTTGCTTCTCTTTATTTTTTTTTGCAGGAGCTGCTTTTTTGGGGGCCTTTGGTGTAGTTGTGGATGTGGCTGTCACATTGGCTGGTGGCGTGACTGGCGCACCATCAATTGCCGATGCCGAAAATGCATTGTCAATGATTGCTTGCGCGATTGCATCTTCGGGATTTGGTTTTGTGTGGATTGGAACAATGGCGTCTGCGGTTGCGGCTGCGCGGGTTGCCTTTGTCTTTTTTGCAGCGGTGGTTTCAAGCTGTTTCACCTTTTCGTTCATGTAGGTTGATGGGAACAAATCAGACAACAACCGATTCACTTCCAAACGATCGTATGCTGCATCCTTTTGTGTTTTTTTGCTTTTTGGGGTGGTGTCTTCTCCGACGGCAACAGTGGATACAGCGCCAGCTGGAGGAGCAGCTCCAATGGGTGCATGGTCACCCTCCGCGTCATTGTCGGTGCCATCGCTGTCTTGAAATGGTGGTTGCGGCGCATTGGGATCAGGGCCGGAAGTGTTGTTCTTATAAACTCGGGCGGCATCTTCTTGCTTCTTTCCTCTGGCGACTCTCTTCTTCGGTACGGTTGAAATGTTGATGGGCATTGGTTGCGTTGTATTGCTTGTTGCTTGTGGTGTAGTCATGCAATGTGTTTATATTTTATTTTTTGTTTTCAATTTTTTTGATAATCCAATCAATAAATCAATCTTGCATTTCATACATTTTCATTCATTTGTCATTGTTTTAATAAAAATTGATTGCAAAAACAATCTAAATATTATTTAGTAAGTATAAGGAGTATTCTATCATTTTTAAGACACACGACCGCATCCCGAAACAACAACAATGGCATCATCATCCAAACCCCGTGTATCAAAAATTGTCGGCATTCAGTTTAGCATGCTCTCCCCTGAAGAAATCCGAAAAGGATCGGTCACTGAAATTACGAGTCGCGACACGTATGTGGGGAACAAACCCGTAATTGGCGGTTTATTTTGCCCGTATATGGGGGTGTCCGAACCCGGCATGCTTTGCCCCACGGATGGTCTGGACTACATGAACACACCCGGTTATTTCGGCCGTATTGAATTGGCCGCGCCAGTGTTTTATTACCAGCATTTGGCCACCGTGCATAAGATTCTGCGATGCGTCTGCATCAAATGCAGTAAATTGCTCATCAGCAAGGATGAACACAAGCAAGCGTTGAAAATGCTGCCCGACGAGCGCTGGTCTTATGTGTTCGGCGTGGCGAGCAAGGTCAAGCGATGCGGTGATGACAACGAAGATGGATGTGGCTGTCTCATGCCCAAAAAAATCAGAAAAGAGAATTTGGCCACGTTGATTGCCGAGTGGGACAGCGACGGCATAAAAGGCATGTCCGAAGAAGACGCCAAAAAAATGAATATGTTGCTCACCCCGGACATTGTCCTCAAGATATTTCGCAGGATCAGCGACGACGACGTGTCGTTCATGGGGTTCAGTCCCGCATTTTCGCGCCCGGATTGGATGATTTGTCAGGTGCTGGCGGTTCCTCCGCCGGCGGTGCGTCCTTCCATCAAAATGGACGGCCAGCAGCGCAGCGAGGACGACCTCACGCACATCATCGTCAACATCGTCAAGGCAAACAAGACGCTGCAGGAGAAAATACGCGACGGCGCACAGGCCAACATTATCGCCGACTGGCACACGGTCCTGCAGTATTACTGCGCCACACTCGTGGACAACAACATTCCGGGTGCGGCACCTGTGGCCCAGCGTTCCGGGCGCCCCCTCAAGTCCATTAAGGAGCGTTTGAACGGCAAGGGCGGTCGCGTGCGTGGAAACCTCATGGGCAAGCGCGTTGACTTTTCGGCGCGTTCCGTCATCACGCCCGACCCCAATCTGTCCATTCGGGAGCTCGGCGTCCCGCTCAAAATTGCGAAGAACATCACGAAACCGGTTGTGGTGAACGACATGAACCGCCGCGTTCTCACCAAACTGGTGCGCAACGGGCCGGAGGAGTACCCCGGTGCGAAGATTCTGGAGCGCAAGGGCGGCGAGAACATTTCGCTGCGATATGCCGACCGCGACAACATCGTGCTTTACAATGGCGACATCGTGCACCGCCACATGATGGACGGCGACGGCGTGCTGTTCAACCGTCAGCCCACGCTGCACAGAATGAGTATGATGTGTCACATTGCGCGCATCATGCATCAGGGCGACACGTTTCGCATGAACGTCGGCGACACCAAGCCTTACAATGCCGATTTTGACGGCGATGAAATGAACATGCACATGCCACAGGACGAGGAGGCCGAGGCGGAGCTCAAGAACCTGGCAGCCGTGCCGTATCAAATCATCAGCCCGGCGAAAAATCAGTCAATTATCGGCATCTTCCAGGACTCGCTGCTGGGGTCGTACCGTTTGACCCGCCCCGGTGTGTCATTCACGCCGCGCGATGCCATGAACCTGTTGATGGCTTACAACGGCATCAATGAAGGGCTGTTTGCGTCTCACGCGGACCGCATCACCAGTTTCCAGATCCTGTCGCAGATCATGCCGGCATTCACCATGAAATACAAGACCAAGGGTTTCGGCGAAACCGACGACTTTGCGACCTCGCCCGGCGTGTTGGAAATAGTGGACGGCAAGTATTTGCGCGGGCAGCTGGACAAGGACGTGCTCGGCGGAGGCAGCAACGGGCTCATCACGCGCACCTGCAACGACTTCGGCAACATGGCGGCATCCGACTTCATTGACAACCTGCAGAACATCGTCACGGAGTACATGAAGACCAGCGCTTACAGTGTCGGCATCAGCGACTTGATTGCGAATCGCAGCACGAACGAGCAGATCGCGCAGTCCATCACTTCAAAGAAGAAGGAGGTGAAGAACCTGATTGACCAGACATATCTCGGCATCTTTGAAAATGTGACGGGGAACACCAACGAGGACGAGTTTGAGTTCCAGGTCACCAATATTTTGAACAAGGCCACACTTGATTCGGGCAAGATCGGGTTGAAGAGTCTGGACAAGGACAACCGATTTGTCACCATGGTCAAGGCGGGTTCCAAGGGCAGCGATTTGAACATTTCGCAGATGATTGCGTGTCTCGGACAGCAGCTCATTGACGGCAAGCGCATCCCCTACGGGTTTGAGAACCGCACGCTGCCGCACTTTACGAAATACGACGACTCGCCGGGGGCGCGCGGCTTCGTGGAGAACTCCTTCATTTCGGGGCTCACGCCGGAGGAGCTCTTCTTTCACGCCATGGGTGGTCGTGTGGGTCTCATTGACACCGCTGTGAAATCCGTTACATGGGAAACCCCTGTGATTGTCGTTGAAAACGATGAGCCCAAATACGTCAAAATTGGCGAATGGATTGACTCGCACATTACGTCGTCCCATGATGGTCGTGTTCAGCGCATGACGGAGCAAAACATGGAATATCTGGAGCTTGATCATCCCGTCAAGATCGTGACAATGGACTATGATGGCCATGTGTCTTGGGAAACGGTGAGTGCAGTAACGAGACACGACCCTGGAGAAAAATTATATAAAATCACTACTCATGCTGGGCGCTATGTCACCGTTACTGCAAACAAATCACTGCTGGTATGGAATGCAGAACTGGGTCAGTTTCGCGAGAAATACACAGATGAAATCAAGGTTGGCGATTTCGTGCCAGTTGCGAAGCATGTGCGCGATTTGAAGAGTGGTGTTGGAATTGACGAAATTCAAATGACGAAATATTTCCCAAAGAGTGAATTCATTTACGGAAGCGAAGTGAAAACGGCAATTGAAATGATGAATGAAGGCATGCAAGATAGGAAGAAAATCCCGTCAAATTGGTGGGATGAAAACAACAACACTGCATTCACCTTGCCATTTGACAGCAAGGCCAGATTGCAGCGTGCGATTGTTCGTTCAAAAATTGATGAATTGTCCGCCAATGGCGTGTATCCCCCAAGTGGCTCGCGCCAATGGGGAATTGTTCCAGAAACATTTGAACTGAATTATGAAAATGGAACATTCATTGGATTGTTCATTGCGGAAGGAAACATCAATGGGGCAAACATATACATAACAAACAATGACTCAAACATTCGCGAATTCGTGAAAACATGGTTTGTAAAATACAACATAAAATGCAAAGAGGATATCAGAAAGAACAATGCAAATGGAACAACTTCCACAGTGGTTGGAACCTCATGCATATTGGCAAAATTCATAACGCAACTGGTTGGACATGGCGCCGATTCCAAGCACGTTCCAAATGAAGCATACGTTTCAAACATAGAATTCGTCAAAGGAATTATCAGTGGATACATTTCCGGGGATGGACATGTTTCAAGGAACTCAATTGAAAGTTCATCATGCAGTCAGAGATTGACCGAAGACATTGCGTTCTTGTGTTCCCGCATTGGAGTTCACGCTCGCGTCTTCAAAAGTCAGCTCAAGCGCAACAACTTTGGAACAAAAAATATCAAGCCCTCTTACAGACTATCCATCCGTTCAACTAACGGCCAGCTGTTTGCCGAGCAGATTTACTTGTTGCATGACCAGAAAAATGATCGTCTCAAATCCATTCGTTGGACTTCCGCGTTGAACAAGGTGCAACAGCACAACGACGTGGTTCTGGATGCAATTGTCAGCATTGAATCCGTTGACCCCGTGCTTCATCCCAAGATGTATGATTTGACCATTCCCACCACGCTCAACTTTGGTCTGGCGAATGGACTCCAAGTGCGCGATACGTCTTCCACTGGATATATCCAGCGCCGACTCATCAAAGGCATGGAGGATTTGAAGATTGAGTACGACATGACGGTGCGCAACAACAAAGGCCGCGTCATTCAGTTCAGCTACGGCGAAGACGGCATTGACCCCGTCAAAGTGGAGAGCCAGATCATGCCGCTGGTGAATCTGGGTCTGGACGAGATTTACGCGCACTACCACATGCCGAGCAGCGACCCGAAGGACGTGGTGTTCACGGCGGCATTCACCAAGGGCGTCATTTCGCGCATGAAGAAGCAGAAAGCCGAGAACGATGCCAAATGCAAGCACTGGATTGATTTCATGATTGAGCAGCGCGAGACTATAATTCAGCGCGTGTTTCGTAATAAGAACAATGATCGCGTGTTCCTGCCAGTGGCATTCGCCCACACCATCAACAATGTCAAGGGCCTGCAGCAAATCAACAACAACTCCATTGTGGACATCACGCCGCTGGAGGCGTTTGCCATGATTGAGGCGGCATACAAGCGTCTGGAAAGCATGCATTATTGCGCGCCCACCGAGCTGTTCAAGGCCATGTACTTCTACTATCTGTCGCCGAAGGACTTGCTCATGGTGAAGCGCTTCAACAAAAAGGCGCTGTCCATACTTTTGGAAATGATCGTGCTGAAATACAAGGGATCGCTCATTGCGCCGGGCGAAATGGTGGGCATGATCAGCGCACAGAGCATTGGTGAGCCCACCACGCAGCTCACCCTTAATACATTTCACACTGCAGGCAGCGGTGTTGCCATGAAGGCGAACGTGACGCGCGGTGTGCCCCGCATTGAGGAGCTGCTGTCCATCACCGAGAACCCGAAGAACTCGTCGCTCACCATTTATCTGAAGAAGGACGAGGAGACCGACTGCGAGCGCGCCAAGGAGCTGATTGCGCAGATTGAGCTCACGCAGCTGAGCGAGCTGGTGGAAAGCGTGTCCATATGCTTTGACCCCGACGACATGAACACGCTGATTCAGGAGGACCGCAGCACGATGTTGCAATACTACGAGTATCAGCGCCTGTTGCAAGAGTGCGCGGGCATAGATGCGCCTGATGCCGAGGCCGACCCCAATGATGCGGCGCGTTCCAAGTGGATCATCCGGATGGTCATGAGTCGTGAGGCCATGTTGGACAAGCGCATCACCATGGACGACGTGCACTTCGCCATTAAGAATAGCCACGGCGACGACGTGAGCTGCATTTACGCGGACTACAATGCTGAGAAGCTGGTGTTCCGTCTGCGCATGAACAACATCAACGGCAAGAAACCGCTGAAGCCGAAGGAGAACCCGTTGGACCAGTCGGACAAGATTTACCTGCTGAAGGCGTTCCAGGACCAGCTGTTGAACAACATCGTGCTGCGCGGCCTGAAAAACATCAGCAAGGTCACTCTGCGCAAGCTCATGGACACGCTGCACAAGGAGGACGGCGCGTATGTCAAGAAGGAGACGTGGGTTCTGGATACGAAGGGGACCAACTTGATGGACGTTCTGGCGCTGGACTACATTGACGTGAATCGCACGATCAGCGACGACATTCAGGAGATTCGCAGCGTGCTAGGGATTGAGGCGGCCCGCGAGGCGCTGCTGTCCGAGATGACGGGCGTGTTTGAGAACGACGGCACTTATATCAATTACCATCACTTGAGCCTGCTGTGCGACCGCATGACGGCGAGTTCCGGCATGGTGTCCATTTTCAGGCACGGCATCAACAATGACAACATTGGCCCCATTGCCAAGGCGTCGTTTGAGGAGACGCCGGAGATGTTTTTGAAGGCGGCGCGCCATGCGGAGCTGGACCAAATGCGCGGCATTTCGGCGAACGTGATGTGCGGGCAGGAGGGTTACTACGGCACCAGCAGTTTCCAGGTCATGCTGGACCTGCCGCAGATGATCGCCAAGATGGAGGACGTGGCGTTCCAGGCGCAGAACGAGCAGGAGGAGATTGCGGAGGCGATGGGCTCTGCTGCGATGGACACGAGCGCGTGTGCGTTTGAGAAGTTGACGATTGAGTCCAATGTGGGCAGCATCCAGAAGGTGGATCTGGGTCATGGTGCGGACAATTACAATGTCGGGTTTTAGACGATGCATTTGTTATGGTTGTATACAATGTATAAATATAGTATAGCATAAAAAAATATTTTTTTTATGCGTATAATAAATAGAATTCACGCCATATCTGCAAAATTCAAATGCAAAATGTCAATTTACACAATTTGGCGCAGCTTCCAATCCAACAAATTATTGCAAGGTTGGTCGCTGATCATATTGTTATTTTTGGGGAGTATCATGATGCGGATTATCAAACTTTAGTTGCCGCGTTTGCACGATTGAATCAGGATGTCAATCAGTTTAATGACGAACGTTTGGAAGAGCTGAGAGAATTCATTGATTATGGAATTCTAACGATTGCTCGCAGGTATAACGATGGTTACGAAATTCATCCAGGAACAATGAACATTCTGATTATGGCGATTCAAGTGTTCAACCGAGCGGACGGACATCATCCTTATCAATTTGGAGTTGAATTCATTGAAGACATCTCACCCGAAACAGAGGAATTCATGGAGGAAATCGTGCAGCCAATCACGCGAAATCTGCGGCTGTTTGCCCTGCATCGTGCGCCATGGGCATTGGGACGTGAAGCACCCGAAGAAGATCCAGGAGCTGAAACACGCATTGCTCGGACACCGGCTGAATTTGGAGCCATGGCGGCTGAATTTAGAGCCATGAACGGTCTTGAAATGGACACAGAATGTCCCGTTTGCATGGAAGAATTTGTTGAACGGTCCGCTAAGGGAAGATCTCCAGTTTTTATGCCAGTAGTTGTTCACAAAGATGTAAAGGGAAAATGGTTTCATCCCATGCACACCGTGTGCATAAATGACATGAAAAAAAAGGAGTGTCCCATGTGTCGTGCAAAAGTAATATGGCCTAAAATGAAGGCAACCCGAAAAACGCGTCGTCCAAATAGCAGCCCCACCAGAAGGCGCAGCAGTGCAAAGCGTAGCAGTGCAAAGCGTAGCAGTGCAAAGCGTAGCAGTGCAAAGCGTAGCAGTGCAAAGCGTAGCAGTGCAAAGCGTAGCAGTCCTGGTCGCAGCCTTAAGAGGAGAAGCGCTGATTTTTAAACTTCAAACTAATGATAAAAATATATATATATCATTAATTTATAAACCCAAAATGGATAAACAAAAACAAAAACGAGAGCATTCCCGAAAAATGGATGCGTTGGTGGTTGGATGCGCGCTCGGAACGGGGTGCGACGAAGCCGAGTTGGTGCGTTTAGCAATAGAACACGCGCATGAATTTCGTTGTCCGTATGCACTGGCAGACGTTCACCTGCGAACGATGGAAACACGTGAAGAGCGGGATGCGGCCATGCAGATGGAAGCCAAAATAAATAAAGTCATCGCCAAAACAATCCAACGGGAGCGACCGATTGGGGCAATGAGTCAGCGCGCAATGGAGAGATTTTCAATGCAACCGACCCCGAATCTACGGACTATAATGCGCCCCTGCAAATGCACGGGGCCAACACAATCCCCAAATTGCCGGTTGCAGCCGGCGTTTTGCAAAACCGCCATGCATACTTTGTCAAGAACGGTTCCGCGCACACCAAATAAAGCATCACCAAAGAAGTCGCCAAAGAAGTCGCCAAAGAAGTCGCCAAAGAAGTCGCCAAGGACATCATCGCCTAAAACCAAAAAATCTCCATCCAAAATGGGAGGCAAACCTAAATCCAAATCATGCAAACGGCGATCGTAACTGATTATAATTAGTTAATGAAATATGTATAAATATAAGTATTTATACATTTGTATCATACCTCATATCCATACCATTGCATGAATTCATCTCATCCAATCCAACTATCAAAATCTGAGATATTTGATTATGTGATAAACATATTGCATGGATATCAACATTATGTTAGATTTAATGCGAGAAAAACAAAAGATAAATTCATTGCCCACGTTTGGAAATGTTACACTGATTTCAACAACAAAACACTTCAAGAACAAATTAAATACGTAGAAGAAGAATTATATTGGAGGGATGATGAATTCACTCCAACCATGTGTCCCATCCGCCGAATGGAGTTGTGTTTATTTTATGAGACATGGGAACACGTCAATTACGACTCCGTTGCCGGTTGCTGGCGGGCCACTATCCCATCATGGGCCATTTTTAACGACGACCTTCAATCAAAAAATCACTGGTTAATCCGCGCCGACGATGGCCATAATTTAATGAACAGCGTTCAGCACAAGACATGGGGCATGAAAGAAACAAAATCAACAAAAGGGTTTGATTATCTTGTCAAACCAGGAGACATATTATGGTTTATATTGAGTGGAAACAATGGAAAAGTCATAGCGTTTGCTGAATATGTAAGTCACAATGGGCGAACCAAGACGAACGAAGAATTCGGTTGGGAAAAACCGGCAACCAATGGCAATGAAGAATGGAACATAGAAGTAAATTACACAGATTTTACAAATGTTGAAACTGACAATCATTTCACTCGCATAAAGGGACAAAGCGTAAACATACGAATGTATAACCAAGAAAAAGAAAATTGCAAAATAGATTTACCATGCATTTATGCTAAATATAAATTTCCATGAAAACACCACGTGTCTAAAACCAGTTGCCACTCATGCCGTCAATGACGGTTTCCGCTCCGTGAAACACGGTTTCGGCGCCGTTCACAATGGCACCGCCATACTGGTGGTGGCGAATGTCCTCCACCGTGGTAATACCGTGGCTGAGCGCTTCAGCGCCGTTGCTAATGGCACCGCCGCCAGCAATGCGGCCAATGACGTCAAGGCCGTGCTCAACTTCGGGAGCAGTGATGTGAATGTGAGGAATGTGAAAGTGCATTTTATTGAATTGGGTTATAATACAATTCAATATTTTATTTTAAATCATTTTTTACATTCAGTTCTTAATTATTCCCCTTCTTCTTCATCGGCGGCGGCAGCAGCAGCCTTTAATCCAATGCGTTTTTTCACTACGGGCACGTAGTCCGCAATGAAGTCCGCAACCGAACCAATGCCAACGTTTAGTTGTTTTGCCACTTGTTCCACAAACTCTGGATTGCATTGACTCAGAGGGAATTTCATTTCATTTTCACCGGTTCGGACGATGCTGTACATGGGAGCAACATCTCGGCTGCGCCCCATCGTCATGACGTAATAAAATGCGGCGTTTGTTTCATCGGTCTCGGGAGCATGATACAGCACAAGCACCGGCTGTTTATTTTCAATCAAGGGGTGATGCGGTTGGGCTGCAAACAGCACGATCGGAATGTGGAAATGCTGAGCCAGTATCCACAAGTCTAAATGCGTCATGTAATGGAATGAGTTCATAATGAAATCCTGCGCATTGGTGGCCAGCACGCGGCGATTGGCAGTTAAGTGCTTGTAATAGTTCATCATTTGCACTTTGTGCGTGCCCATGAGTTCGGCATATTTTCGCACCAGCATGTCTTTCAGTTCATGCACGGTCATGTCATCATACTCTGCATTTTTCTCTTTCATAATGGCGACGAATGCTTCAAACGTGCACTCCCCCGCGATGTTTTCAAATGTGAGCAGTTTCATTGTTTTGGGGAAATAATGCGCCGCGGATCCTGCCAGTGGTTTAATTGCAACTGGGGCGCATAAATTGCGCCCAGCAGCAGCAGCAGCAGCAGCAGCAGCAGCAGCCGCAGCCGCTTGAGGTGATTCTTCCCTTATTTCTGCTACAGCACCAACTCCGATGTTAGAAGGAGCAACAATGTAACTGCTGGACGGAACTTCGCCGGGGTTCAGTTCCGGATTTGCAGTGTCAAACGTGTTGTATCGCGCAAATCGGTTGATTGTCCCGGCGCCGGGTTCCAGATGGTCAAAATAATGTTCCAATTGCGAATGCAGCAAAATGATTTCGTCATGGTTCAAATCATAGGGCATCGGCATGAGGGAGGTGAATGTGGACGAGGACGACAGGAGGAACCGACGAATGCGCGTGTATCGCAGCAGTTCATCGGCCAATTTGCCGTAATAAAAAGTGCGGTTGTCCATTCCATTGATCAGGTTTTTGAGCGGGAAAATGATGCTGCATTCTCCGACCGGATTCACGGCGCGCATGCACATTTTTGGGCCGTGCTCAATCCGGTTGTCGGCTGTAATGCACCGCATGAATGCAGTGGAGCTGGGTTTGAACGCGTCCAGCGCGGCAGCAGACATGTCCGCAAATTGAATCAACGGGTTGCTTATCTCTCGGCATATCCGCATGATTTCGCGAATTTTGTGGTTGTAACTGTTTGCAGGCTGTGAGTTTACGTCTTTGACAATGTCTTCAATCCGTTTCTTTTGCGCCATGTTCTTTATGCCGTTGATCATGATGCGCATGGAATTGCGAAACAGTTCATACATTTCGGTTTCCAATTGAATGTGTCGCACGTATTTCACCCGGTCTGCATCTTCCCTGGATCCCGTTTGCACTTCTGCATCCGCGTCATTGGGGTTCGTCATATATGCAATGCTCTCCAGTGATTTCACTCCATTGGGCGGAGGCGGAATTCGTGGTTCTTCAATGTATGGATGGATTTCCACAAACTGGTTAGTTTCCGTCATGATTCCAATGAGGTGGCCGTCATCAATGACTTTGATGCGCGGCAGGCACGGAATCTTCGCTTTCGTTTCTTTGCTCACGAATGCGAGGAACCCCAGCGTATTTTCGTATGAACTCCAAATGTCGGGATCGTCCATCATGACCAGATCCATGTCCATCTCCACCATCTTCGGGTCCAACGGCGATGCCGCCGTCATTATGATTCCAGAGTGCGATCCATCGGATGTCCGTTTTTCAACCTCAAGCCCAATGACTTTGGAATCGTAATTCAGAACCAGCCGATTTACAGTAAATTTCTCTTTTGTCAGAATGGACATCGCCTCTGCGGCCGAGATGTTGTATTTGAAATTGTAGGTTTTAATGCTCGGCACATTGACCGGTTTGCACCCCGGCAGAATGTGGTCTTTGATTAGATCTATCATGACCTTCAGGTTGGGCATGAGGCTGGAAGCAATTATGCTGAATGATTTCTTTATGTCGGATTTCTTTGCGTTATCATTGTCTGTGAATTGAAAAATGGGTTCGTAATAGTTGTACTGTTTTATCAATATGACGGTCATTTTGTGCGCGTCAAAAAGGTTGTTGGAATAGTGGTTGGAGGGACACACGATGTTGAGCGCGTCGCTGTTGTCGTCTTTTGGAATCTCCAGGATGATCAGGTTGAACCCCACTTTTTGCGTATTAAATATTTTGGGATTAAACGTGGTGAAAATGTCCCACATGTAGGTGTGGTCAATTACAGTGTCATCGCTTAAAAGGAACTTCCTGAAATTATCGTACGCATTGATGGTGTTGCTCATAGTGGCTTCAATCCTTTCCTGCGTTTTTGCGGTTTTGCCCTTTGCGCTCGCTTTCATTTTCTGCACGTATTTGGTCTTGCTGTATATGGACAGGGATGCATGGACTTCCACGTCTTGTCCGGGGGCGGGTTTGAAGGCATCCACCAGCGTGCCGTTTTGATACGTTAAAAACGAGTCCAGCGTGATTCCGTCCAAAATGATTCGTTTCATTTCTGGGATGCTTTTTGGGTGAGCGTCCTGTCTGAGGGCGGCCATGCACGCAATGAACGACTGCAGTTCGCTTAGACGACCCATTGTATCCTGGTCCCATTCCTGCACCCCGTGCCGCAACAAGCACGCAACATTCTTCTTCAGAGATTTGTTTGTCTGGCTCACCTGACACGTGCTGTTGTCGTAGTTCAAAAATCGTTGCACGGGTTGCGGCAAATATCCGCGACGACCCAACGGAATCGGAAATTTATCCGGGCCCACAATGTAATCATCCGGGGCCTTTTGTTGTTGTGGTTGCGGCGGTTGTGGTTGCGGCGGCGGTTGTTCCATGGCTGGTGCTGCGACTGATTGTTCCATGGCTGGTGCTGCAACTGATTGTTCCATGGCTGGTGCTGCGACTGATTGTTCCATGGCTGGTGCCGCGACTGATTGTTCCATGGCTGGTGCTGCTTGCGCTGGCTCTTTTTGTCCCTTTGCCGTGCGCAGCTTGTCTTCACACACTTTCAAATCGGCAAACTGTTGTTTTTTTTTGAAACAGCAGGGGACGCACAATCCATCCGGGTGCACGCTGGCATTCAAAAATCCGGGGTAATGCTGAATGTAGCCTTTTGCGCCCATGTGCTCCTTGCCATAATCATTGAATTCAAATATGTATTTGTCCTGGGTTACTTCTTTGTCTTTTTTGCCGATTACATGCGATTCCAATTTCTTATCTTTCACTTCTTGTTCCGTCATGGGTCGCCGGTCTTTGAAACTCCAGTACCTCGGACACATGTAATAGTACTTGTTGTCGGGGTCCGATCCGTATTCCAGCGCGTCCTTCAACATGGGTCGCATTTCGGGATCGGCATGAAGCTCATCATATTCCCGCTTGGACAGCACCACCGGCTGCCGTTTAATATTTGACTGGCAGTTGGTGGAATACGTGTCATAATTCCCCGTTTTTTTGGAGAGAAACAGGATGGGCTCGCTCTTTTGCAGCTTGTGTTCAAACGGGTTCGGATTTTTCAAAGACTGGGGCGCATAAGCAGCGGTTACCACTGAATCTGACCCGACAGAATCTGAATCAGACTCGGATTCAGCAGCGGCAGCAGCAGCAGCTTTTTTAGGTGCGCCACCGGCCTGTTCGTTGTCGCTTCCTTCGCCATCGCTTTCGTCATCATCACCCATCATCATATCCATCTGGGCATACACGTCCGCTTCGTTTCCTGCTCCCGCGCCTGCTTCCCCTTCTTCAAAACCCAGCCCCTCCGCTTCGCGTTCCAGCGCCCGTTCCAATGCAACCCGGTCTTCAAACGACAGGTCCGCCACAAATGCATCCCCCGCCGCTTCTGCAATCAATTCATTGACTTCGGTCATCTTGCGCCCAGATCGCTTGGAACACAGGCTCTCCAGAACGGGCAACGGCACACTCGTGGTTCTCGCGCCTTTGCTTTTCCCATACATTGAAATCCGGATTATGGCGTCCAAATAAATTTCCAGCAGGCGGATATACCACACGCTGGTGATGTCGCTGATTTCTATATGCAGTTCCGTGTTTTCGCGGCGCACAACGGTCAAAAAACCGGGTTGCTTAGTCCGCGTTCGGATGCGTCGGTGCGCGCTCTCCATGACCTGTTCTGCCATGCGATAATCCTCAACCCGCTTCATTGCTGCTTCTTCCGTCTTGACCAACCGATTTTTAACGAGGCCATCCACGATGCTGCCAATCGGGGCGTCTTTGCGCATGCGCTCCGAAATGTACGCTTCCGCTCCGAATCGTTCATCATAATTGGACACGCGTTTGTAGCGCATGCTGAGCTCGGCATCGGTTTCGTTGATAACCGTGAAAACGGCCGACATGCAGCCCATGATGCCCTGCGCCCGAATCATCGGCGTGTTCATCAAATATGCGGCATACCCAATGTCCACTATTTCCACGGTGGGAACGGCAATGCTGCAGAACAGTTCAATGCTGTTGCCGCTGGTGGTCTGCAGGAACCCGCGCGCTTCATCCAGAAGCGGATTCAGGCACTCGCGCAACACGCGGTCGGCCGCATTTTCATACGGAGTACCATAATGCAGTGCTTGGCGAAAATGCGCTTTGACGTGCACGTTGGCTTCCGAGTCAAATTCGCACACCACTTCGCACACGAAGCCGTCGTGATAATGTTCCATGTATGCCGCAACTCGCCGACGTTTGCCGATCTCGCCGTCCAGACGCGTGATTTTGGATTTGGTCAACGCGGGAATTCGGTTCCCGTTTTTGGCAACGCCCGGTGCATACATGCGATACACCTTCTCTCGCTGGCCTTGCGGGTTGTATTTAATGAGCGGCGTGCTCTGCGCGCTGTGCAGCACTTTGAACAGACTGTCCAGCGGCATTGCGAACCGCACAATCGGTCGCATGATGAAATGCAACGACTTAATCCCGCGTTCGGCGTATTGCAGCTCGGCGGGATTTTGCCTGCCATCATACACCCGATACAGCACATCCACGGCCTCAGCGTGCGCGATGAATGCTGCGTCAATCAGCTCACGCGTGCTGTCCAGCAGTTCCTGCTTTCGTTCTGCCAGCTGCTCGCGCGACGCAATTCCCTTTTCTTGCAAATATGGATAATACAGCCTTATTAACTCGGCATCGGTGGCAGAAGCACTGGCGCGTTCATTGGCAATCAAGACATCGGCCGCGCAGCACGCGTAGATCACGTGCTCGTGAATGTCGCCGCAGTCTAGCAGCACTGTTTTGTCATTGGTTATTACCAAATTGTGGTGCTCTTTTTTAAGGAAAGGGTCCATTACGGGCTGGAACGGATCTGCGGGCATGGGATAATCGTATTGCAGGGTTTCCCCCAGCGGCACCTCCATGAGCAGGTTCTCGCTGGCCTGAACGGCTAACAGGAATTCGGACAACTCGTCCGTTGTGTAGTCGGGTTTATCTGCTTGGGGCCTTATGCTCTTGCACAGCTGTTCGGCAATGTCCGGACTCTTCAAATTTTGGCACAGCGTTATCAGCCGGTCGCGCGAAATGGGGACCCGATTCCCGCAGGTTAGCAGTTGAACTGTGCGTTCAATCGTCAAAAACGGCTGCACTCTGGTAAACAGATACAGCTCGTCGTATGACACCGATGGCAGTTCAACCAGTATTTTGCGCTTAATGGTTTCTATGGTGTCGTCGGGGTGTATGTGCTGGCTGGAGTATTTAATATAATCGCTGGGCGGCATGTCTTCTTCCGCGGGTCCAAACACTATGAGTTTTTGTTGTCCCATGACATTGACCTTATAAATCGGATTCGCATAATTTTTAGGATCCATTCTGCAAATTATATAATTATTGATATTATATATATTATATAATGGTGACATTTGTCATTAAATGTTTTTAAATATAAACAATTTGCAATGTAATAAATCAGTCGGCTCAATAAATCATGGTGCTGACATTCAAACTCATCGTGGCCATGTGCTCGGATGGCGGCATTGGATACAACGGCCAGCTGCCGTGGCCGCACTGCAAAGCTGACATGGCTCATTTTGCCAAGCGAACCACGGGCGCAGGCAACAACGCGGTCATCATGGGGAAAAACACGTGGGACAGCATTCCTGCCCATGTTCACCCGTTGCGCAGAAGGGCCAACCTCATTCTCTCATCGCATGCACCGCCTCCATCCAACAATGATTCAGGTTTGGAACATTGGTTCTCTTCCATGCCAGACCTATTTGCGCATTTAGAATCAGACTCTGCCAAATACGACGAGATATGGATCATTGGGGGCGCCAGCATTTACGAACAGTTTTTGACCATGCATGCAACCAATGACATCATCATTGATGAGATGTGCATTACGCGAATAGAGGGCGCGCATGCGTGCGACACATTCTTTCCTTCAAATTCAAATGCATCCACGTCCACCATTAAAACAACGAGTCCCCGGTTTGTGTAATTTATTATATACATTCAATGTATAAACTGAATACGAACACGCGCAGATAAATGCCGTTGTTTGGTAGTGCTACACCTGCCACGGCGTCATTGAATGCAAATTATTTCATGGCATGGTGGTCGGCGGTTTATGCACGTTTAGCATATTTGAACCCTCAACAATTTTTAGGAAGGTACACTGAAATATACGGGGATGGAACAACCGGCAGCGGTGAATTGCCAACGGCGGAGGTGCTGGGCATGATAAATAAACAGGCAACCACCAAAGGAATTGCTGGATTGCTGGATGACGAAACCATGTTGCAACTGGTTGGTAATTTTAAACCAGGTCAGAAACGCTGGGGACTGAATGTGGTTGAAGTCGCTGGAATCAATGCAACACCTCCCAAGGCAAGCATGTTGACACTTGATTGCATAACAAATTATGACTCAACGACTGGCCAAGCGACGGATGCTTATGGAAATTTTGACCAGGTTGCATCTTGGGCTGAAAAAGTGAACATTGCATTGGGTGAGCGCAGAAGAATAGCCGAAGATAAAAAAAATCCGGCTACAACCACTCCCGAAATGTTAAATTGCGCCCCGGCGCTTGTGCTGAAGGACAATCCGCAACTCGTGTTTCGCGCTATTTCGGATTCAAATTATGGAACCATCTACGTGTTCGGCGACAAACGCGCTCCAAATTTGGTGTGGATTGTGTTTCGGGGAACGGCAAATGCAAAATCGGCGCTTGCATATTCCCGTCCCAGTTCATTGACCCCTACTAAACTGGTTGATTTTTTTGGAACCATAGATGCCGGATTGATTGGAATTTTCAAAATATTGCAGGAACAAATTCATGTTATCGTTCAAATGGCAATTGATGTTGCGCATGAATTAAACGGCGCAAACATAATCGCGCCAGGTTCCATGAAACTGCTCACAACGGGTCATTCGCTGGGTGGAGCAATGGCCACCGCATTTGCGGGCGAATACGTCCAACAAATTTCGCCCAATTTGGCGAGCATCGCTGGTGCAACCATATTTGATGTCAGCATTGGATGCTATTCACTGGCATCTCCCCGCGTGTTTGGACCCAAAGAGGCCGCCCTGTTTTGTTGCTTAACACAAGCGACCGATCTGTGCCAAAAAGACCCGGCTGCATCCAATTATGTTACGACCGATACAAACGTTAAAGGCAGAATATCTTATTTGCGCGTCGTCACTACGCTTGATTTGGTCACTGCATTGCCCAAAGGTGGGTATGAACACCCGTGTTCCGAATTCACCGACGGAGAACGCGACGCAATAACAATGGACTGTGATGTGGATGCAACCAAATTCATTACAAATAAAGTTTCCACGCGATGCTTGAATCCGACGCACAAACGCCCGGCCATGACCGCCGATTTTTCAAAGGCGCCCGTGTGCACCAACCTGCGCAAAAAATCATGGAGCGTGTCTTCCATGTTGTATCATTTGACGTATTGCGGGATCATGTTTGCGGGCGGGGTTGACATGACTTCTGCCCTTTCATTGGATGTGGAACGATTGCAAGCGGCTGACATCAACGCCGCGGCAGTTGACCCCATCGCCCTCAAAATTAAAGCAAATGACACCATGATGCGGGTGCTGTGGTATAGAATGAATGACACACCTGTGTCAAAATGTGCATTTTTTGATTTGGCTCCATTTCGCGTGAATGAAACGATGGCTGGGGGAGGATTTATGGACAGATTTAAACCCAAACCCGCTGCTGCTACTCCAGCCGCACCCGTCAGTGCCACTAATCCAGTCAAACCGAGCGGATTTGGGGGGCTGTTTAAAAAAACCCCTGCGCCCACTGCCACTGCTTCACCTGCTTCACCTGCTTCACCTGCTTCACCCGCAGATGCTTCATTGCTCTTGGAAGATTCTAGGATGACATCCGCATTTATAACAAAATTTAAAACAGACGTTGCAAATAATGCCAAATATGATTATCCCATATTGGATGCTAATTTTAAGCCTCCGATTTTATACAAAGGAACCAATGACAAAGGAACTTTCAATTATATATACCAGTTACCATCAACCGTCACCGCCACACAATATAGGTTGTTTTTTGGAAAAAATGCGCCACCGCCGCCTGCTCCTAGAGCAACTGACGCCGCTGGTAGTCCAGTTTTAACACCGGATGAAACTGCTATATTGAATAATCACAATGCCATTGTATCCAATGCGATTGCAACGACTGCACCAACCCCTGTAACTACACCAACACCTGTTCCTGTAACTACACCAACACCCACACCTGTTCCTGCTGCTCTTGTGACAGGTGGAAGACGCACTCGCCGCGGCAATTCGCCAAAAAGTTGCAAGCACATAAAAGGCAAAAAGGGCAATAACAATAAGGCATCAATCTCTCGCCGCAAATGCAACAAAAGGCATACGAAACGGCAGTAAATTGCAATGCACTAAAATAATCTTTTTAAAGCGACCCAAAATGCTTCACTCAACATTTATATTAGATATTAAACACACGTATTATCAAATTGAGCGTCAATTAGTCCTAATTTTACTGGTGCTATACTATAATTTGAGTTGTAGGCAGGATTAGAAGTAATAACTCCTGTATTGTCAACCCATTCATTAGGATTACAAACTACCCACCAATAATTTCCTGCTGAACTATCATTCTCATTACAATAAATCGTTGTAGCAGGAAACGACGATGTGACAATAAAATTATTACCACTTCCAATTTGATTATTTACATACCCAACATTCTGTGCACTAGCAGTTCCAGCGTAAAAGTTATACCCTCCGTAAGTAGGATTTTCTAATGAAGTTCCGTAAATGATAGACACCGTAACACCTGCGTCAAATCCAACAAGATTGGCGATAGTAAAATTAAATCCAGCAACAACTCCAAATGGAAAAGTATTACAACTATCTGCTGGAATTGGATTACCACTCCCATACGAAGAGTATGCGGTAATAGTTCTTTGTATTATAACAAAAATACCACTCGTGATAGTTCCTGTATAACTACCTGTTCCAGTCACAGATACTTGGGCGATTTGTCCTGACTGAGATATTGTTGAAGGAATAGAACTTGTATAAGTCGCACCAGCAGGAGAAACAGAAAAAACCCTAAAATCATATCCAGTTCCGTCATAAGTAACACCTATTCCACCAGCAGGAATAGGAAACCAATTATCGCCATCGTTTGAATATTCAAACACGGCAGAAGTAAGAGGAGTTGGTGAAGAAGAACCCCTATTTTGAGCGTTTAACAAAGCACTAAACATTATATAATATATAATATACTGATATATCTATATATTTTTTAACTATAAGCAGAACCATCAATTATATATCTCGTTCCGTCAAAAGTGATAGAATGAGTTGTTTATTCAACAGTCTCTCGCATTTCATTCCGCAAACTGATCCGCAGGCCATTCGCCAACAAATTTGCGATTACCTGCAGGCCAATTCGCCGATCATTGACGGCATGGACACGCGCGACGTGCTGCAACTGGATTCTTCATCGGACCAATACATCGGCGCCATGCGCAAATTATCCACCTGGGGTGGCGCCATTGAGATTCAAGCCGCGTGCAACATTTGGAACGCGCGCATCATGGTGCACGACATCCGAATGGGCCATGGCCACGGGCAACCCATTGAGTTCTTGCCGGTTGCAACCATCACACCCGATAAAACATTTGAACTGGAATGGAGCGGCGGGCACTACGAGCCTATAAGATGCGAAGCATCTACGAATCAAAATACGGATTGTCATTGATTTCAATGCCGCAATACTGTTTCGGCTCGTTTTTGTAATCTACTGGCGTGTAAATTTTAATTTCGGCTGCATTTTGAAGCAGGAACTTGAAGTTTTTCCAGAATTCGTCCTTGTGCCCGATGCTGGCCGTCATGATGTGCGCCATTTCGTGCAGCGCGATGAACATGAGCGTGTTGGAGTCAATGAGATTGGTCCCCGTCTTGGTGGTGTTCAAGCAGAACGCCAGCTTCTCGCCCTTGTTCTCGCTGTAAGCAGTGTATTCGCTCGTGGGCAGTGTTTCACACACTTGTTGCGGGTCAAACCCGGATACCAGGCGCCGCACGTTGTCCTGGTCAGGATACGTTTTCCCCATGTGCTCCACCATTTTCTTCATATTGACGGTGCACTGCGCCAGCAAATCGGCTGCCAAAACCAGTTTGGCGCGCTCGCGCACGCAGTACTTGTTGCCATCCACATCGGAAACCACGCAATTCAGCTGGAACGCATCCGAGCTTTGATACACTCGGAAACAAATGATGGCAATTAGTGCAATCAGAACGTAGCCTAAAATGTTAAAATTCATGGGGGTTTGAGTTTTATGTGTTAATATGGTTATTTTCCACTTACAATACTGTTGTTATTTTATAATTTTCATCATTTTCACCCATTTTCATTTTAAAAATTTTAACACTTGATGAATTTGTATGTTATTCCACACTCGTCATTGGTTTCCCATACGCCGCATATTTTGAGCATGAGCTGATTCCCATTTGCGTTTGCAATCGCATTGGCACCGCTCGCAGTCGCATCGTTTGACCCGGAATGATCATTCACGTATGCTTTGATGCACCCGCTGTTCAATTGGTCGGTTAGCGAATGGATGCATCGGCGCGCACTTCCCAGCACCGAGTCCACATATTTATTTATAATTTTGAATTCAATCGCGTGCAATTGCGATCCAAGTGTTTGATTGGCGGGAAGCGTGGAGTCAAACATCATGAACATTTTGTTATAATGCTGTTCATGTTTTGCACCCGCCACATTTATTAAAATACCAATCCCGTTAAACGAAATGTACTTCGTGGAATAAATGATGCGAGAGAATTTGCTATCAGCGACATCATTGTTCTGAACCGCGGTTCCGAAATGCAGGTGACGCTCATCAAACTTGTGCGGATGAATAAGAAAACTCATGAAATGCGCTTAATTCCTCAATCTTAATATATGCGTTGCAATGTGTTTAAATAAATAACACTGGTTTATAATTAACCCCAGCGTCATTGTTCTTACCGCATTATGAAATTTCACGACAATCATTTTGAAACATATGTTGAATCTGCGCTATCCACCCCGCTGCATCCTAAATTGAAACCATTGTATGCAACCGCATTCCCGTCCAATGTAAATCACCTCAGAAATTTGATATTTTACGGCCCGCAGGGAACGGGGAAGTACAGTCAGGTGCTTGCATGCATCAGCCGATACAGTCCGACTCGTCTTAAATATGAAAAACGCTTGACGGTTTCATACAATAAAGAAACGTACTTCATAAAAATCAGCGACATTCATTTTGAGATTGACATGTCCTTGCTGGGATGCACCTCCAAGTTGTTGTGGAACGAAATGCACAGTCAAATTGTGGACGTGATCAGCGCGCGGGCCGACACAGTGGGAATCATCGTGTGCAAATACTTTCACAGCATTCACAGCGAATTACTGGAAACATTTTACAGTTACATGCACATGCCGCACCAGGGCGGTGCGAACCACATTCGTTTGAAATACATCCTGATAACAGAGCACATTGGGTTTATCCCAAACAACATTTTGAACAGTTGCGAAGTCATACCGGTGGCACGCCCCACAGCCTCCATGTATAAAAAAATCATCGCTTCCCCGGTTGTAAAAATAATTCCCGAGAACATAACCAATATAAAAATTTTACAAAATTGTGAAAATATACCTGACCTGGCTCACGCCGAAACGGCAACGGCAACTTCACATCAAGAATTGTTTAACAACCTTTGCGAATACATGATCAACGTGGACCAAATTCGGTTCGCACAGTTGAGAGAATTGTTGTATGACATATTGATTTATGATTTTGATATAACGGAATGCGCGTGGTATTTGATCACGGAATTAAAACGTAAAGGGTTGCTGCATGACGACGACATGTCTGCCGTGCTGATCAACACCTATAAATTCCTGCAGTATTACAACAACAACTATCGTCCCATTTATCATTTGGAAAACTTTGTATTCATGTTGATCAACCTCATTTGTTCAAATAGAACCAAAATGACATGCACTCAACCAAATTTAAGTGAAATAAATAATAATAACTTATATGATCAAAAATGAGTTCAGATTTGCCACAAATGTGCTAAGCTTGGTGGCGGTGGCGCAAGAAAATCGCGCACAAGACGCAATCAAATGATTTAATTTAATTTTCATATAAACGCATAGCGCAAAATCAAAACAATTGTAACGAAAAAAATGAATATCAAGGATGCGCGCACCATACTAGGCGTGTCGCGTGACTGTTCGTTGACCGAACTGAATAAACGGTATCGCATATTGGCGCTCCGATTGCATCCCGATAAAAATGGGGATACGCCGGACGCTACTGTTGCATTTCAAGAATTAAATGAGGCTTATCAAACATTGCTGCCAGGGGCAACCCCCGATATAAACGATGCAAGCGAAGCAAACGATATAAATGATTCAAACGACGAGGCCAATGCAGATAATGATACTTACTCTATTATTTTTATGAATTTCATGAAATCTCTCTTTAAAGGGAAGGGCAATTGCAAAAAGGATGGAATGAATCAGAATCAGAATCAGGTGTTGCTGGATCTGTTGCACCGTATCGTGCATGATTACGCATCGGTTTCTGTAAATGCGGCGCTGGATTCGCTGGACCCAGCCGTGCTGTTTCAACTGTACGAAACGTTGGAGCAGTACAACTCGGCGATAAGCATGGACGCGCGCATCTTTGAGGAAATCACTCGCATCATCCGAGAGAAAATGCAGAATAATAATATCATTATTTTAAAACCATCTCTCAAAGATGTGATTCAGAATAACATTTCGGTGTTGCAATTTGGAGGGCAAACGTTTTACGTGCCGCTTTGGCACAGCGAGTTGCACTACCGCATTCAGGACTCGGATGAAAAACAGCTGATCGTGAAATGCATGCCCGTTCTGCCAGATCACATGTCAATTGATGCGAACAACGAGCTGCACATTGATGTGCGTGTGGACATCAAGGACATGTTGAACCTTAGTCCGGGTATGTTGCGTATTCCGCTGTATGATTCGGAATGCGTGGAATTGCAGGTGAGAGAATTACATATTCAATCTCGTCAAACTATCATTTTAAGGAATAATATTCATGGAATTTCTCTCATTTGTGCAAATGATATTTACGATGTGAGTAACAAGGCCCCGATCTGCGTGCATGTGCAACTGGTTTGAGCCATGGATTGCATATTATGCAATGATGCAATCATAAAATTATACAATGAATTATATTATTATGTTACATCATTATATTAAGAATGACAAAAACTAGACGTGGTTCAAAAAAATGCAACAAAAGAAAAACAACTCGGCGGCGACAGCATAAAAAGGGAGGTGGTCCAAAGATTGATCCATCCAAACAAAAAAAAGAGAAGGCCAAGGTAATAGCACAACCGTTGTCGTTTACTCCAGCCGCGCATGACTTATTGCTAATGCAATCTAGTGCTGACCATATGTTGCGTCATTTAGGAATTAAAACAACAAACATTCATCATTCGGATCCAGAGTCTGCTGTGCGGGTTCCTCTTGAACGCGCAAGGGCGCATGTGATGGTTAATGCAACGATTGATACAATTCATGCCAGTGTTGATCGTTTGCGTGCTCGCGGTGACTTTGCAAATGCGTGCGTGCAACTGGACCGAGCCCTTGAGCTCGGAAGCATGCGTGCGCGAGTGGAACTAGCGGACATGCTGTATGATGGCCGAATTGGCGCGATAAGCCGGGTGGATGCAGACAGGGGCAGAGCAATTGCTCTCGTGGTTCCTGAAGAAGAAGAAGATGATTATGCAAAAGTTAAAAACAATCCGGACTGCATGGGGTTGGTGTCGTTTTTTGAATTTGACGACGGCGAATACAGTGATAGGGTGCGCGATGATGCTGTCAAAAGTGCTAAGGCAAAGAGCAAATACGGCACATTTGCACTAGGAGAATATTTTTTGGCAATGCCAAGTGCACATGGCCATGCCCGTGCCACACAGTGTTTTAAAATAAGCGCAAAAAACGCAAATTATGATAGAGCGCAAGATGCCCTGGGATTAATGTTATCGGACCTAGATTTATTTCCTCCTGAAGATCCGGTGGAATCCGCTCAATTGGGGAAAGATAGAGGCAAAGCGTTGAGATTGTTCACTTCCGCAGCAAATCAAGGACTTCCCATTGCAATGTTCCATTTGGGTGATCTTTACAGAGTAGAAGCAGAAAGATTGCGGCCAACTGCGGATGATGCGGATTTGCGCAGAATGATATCTGATGCAAGACGTTGGTATCAACTCAGCCATTGGCCACACGAGGATGCACTTGAGTATTTGGAAGCTTTGGAAATGTCACTTGATGTGGGCAATGAAGAGGCGGAAGAGGAAGAGATGGGTGAAGATGCATAAGTGGATGGTATGAAGTCCATCATTTTTAATTAAATTACATTTATTATAATGTAAATGTAATGTAACATCAACCCACAAATGAATGGGGCAAATGATGTGACCTTTTGTTTTCTTGTGACGAAAGATTTAGTGAAGGAGCACATTTGGCGCGAATGGTTTGACCGATTGCAACAGTTGCAGTTTAAATTTTCGGTTATTGTGCACTGCTCTTCATCCCATAAAAATAAGGTCAAGTCGGATTGGTTGAAACGGCATTTTCTTCCGGATGAACGCATGCGCGAGACCGCATGGGGATGGGTGTTGAACGCAATGATGTCCATGTACGATCATGCAATTGACGCGTGCCCGGCCGCGTGGTACAGTTTGCACTCGGAAACCTGTGTTCCGATGGTGAGTCCCGAAAAATTCATAGGAATTTTCAACATGCGCAAGCAACACACATTTGTGTCATATTGCAAGGCGTGGTGGAACCCATTAAAGGTGAAACGTGCAAATTTGCATTTATTGCCCCCGGTCATGCATCTGGCCAATTCCCAATGGTGCATATTTTGCCATGAAGATCTGAGTCAAATGGTGAACTTGTCCAAAACCGATGAGCGAATGAAACGCGCATTTAATGTGGTGACGCGCGGACATGCCGGTGAGGAAAGTTGGGCAGCCATTCTGTTGCTCATCGCAAACAATTTGAAAAATGTGATCAACCTACCTACCACTTTAGTGGATTGGAAACGAACCACGAATGGCAACAATCCGAACACATTAATTTCATGGACTGCTGAAGATGAAGCCGTTATGCGCGACATTCTGAAAAATTCTAAAAATGAATACATGTTCATGCGAAAAATTGGCCCCACTTTCCCGGACCACATATTGCGCAAGTTCATTTTCAATAAAACCTAATGGCGTGGTGCCTTTTTTTAAGCCAGCAATTCTTTCATGGCATTTAGTATCCGAATGTATTCTGGATCTGCATTGGGATTTTTGTCGGGATGATATTTCTTGCACAATTTTAGCACGCAACTGCGATGGGATTCATTCGGATACTGCAATTGCAAATCGTGCAATTCTTGGGCCACCACTTGATTGTATTGCAATTGTCGCTGCTCTTCCTGGATTCGTATTTGTTCCTCTTGGATTCGTCGCTGCTCTTCGGCGCGACGATGCCATTCTTCCACCCGCCGTAATACGTCGGCGCGTCGTAATTCTTCAGCTCTAACGCGTCGTAATTCTTCAGCTCTAACGCGTCGCATTTGCTCCTCTTGGCGTCTCAATTCTTCATTTTCTTTTTTGCGTTCCAATGCCTTCCTAAGTTCATGTTCCTTGCGTTCCTCTTCCTTTTTCCGTTTATATTCCTCTTTGCGCTGCGCTTCCTGTTGCTGCATATCGCGTTCTCTTTGCATTTCTTCGTTGTGTTGTCTTTCAATTTCCATTCTTGCTTCATGCGAGAGTTTCCTCAGTTTTTTGTTGGCCTTCCGGTCTTCCGTGTTTTTTTGTTCTGGCAAACAATGAAACATTTTGCGTGTGCGTGTGCGCGATTTATGCCAATGTGTTTATATATTCAGAGAAAAATTGTAGAATCAATTTTTGGGACAAAAAGCATTTGACTACAATGGAAACAATTAAAACAATGAAAAAAATATTTTTTTATTGTTTTTGGGTTGAGGGTTATATCATTTTCATTGCATTTCTTTATTGCATTTCTTTTGTCACATGTCACATAATCGCAGCGTTAGGCCAGACGCGGCTTTACTTCTTCTTGGCGATGATCTTCTTGGGCGCAGATGCGACAAATGCAGCAGGCGCTGGCGCAGAGGATGATGCAGCTCTTACAGGAGGACCAGCTTCCTCCTCATCCTCTTCTGAATCAGAGTCCTCCACATCCACTTCGTGCGCAGCAGCAGCAGCCGAAGAAGGCACGCTGTCGTCATCATGGTGAGCTGATGATGCAGATGACTTGGAGGGCGCAGCAATGCGCTTCTGCTCGTCCTCGTCAAGCACGATGTGGCACTTGCCGCGAAGGGATGCCTTGGGCTTGAGGACGGCCTGAAACAATCGCCAAGTCACGCCGAAACTGCCGCCTGCAAACCAGAGACCGCCGCAGGTCATGATGAGCGAGACGTCGGAGCCCTTGATGATGATGTCTTTGGGTGTCTTGCCGTCGGAATTGCCGGGGAACAGCGTGTTGTTTTCGGTGTCGTAGATCTCAATGCCCTTCCACTCGCCGTCGTAGAATGGCAGCTTGACCTTGAGCGTGGGGTTCTTGCTGAGATCGGGCTCACCTGTCTGAGGATTCTTGGAGTAGTAGAGCATGGGCGTGAAGATGGCGCCGATGACCTCAGCGGACATGGCCTTGCCAAACCATTCCTTTGAGTTGGCGATGGCATCACGCTTGATCTTGGCCTCAAACTGCTGCATTGCTGCAAAGAACTTGCTGATTTGTGCGGTCTTGTACTCGTCGCTGGGGAATTGGAGCGCCATGGTGTAGGATTGAATCTCGCCGGTCTTCTTGTCAGTGTTCTCATTCACGCCCCAGGTGAGCATGAGCGGGGTCTGAACGTTGAGCACGGAATTGGTTACAGCATTGAGGATGCCGACGCTCTTGCCGCCGGAATTGTTGACTTTGACTTTTGCGTATTTGGTGTCGGTTTCAACATTGAAATTTGTGCCAGAGATGATTTGAGAAGCGGATTCGGATTTGGTGGCCATTGTATTGGTTGTCGTCGGGTTTGATTGTCGGGTGGTTGTTGGTGTGGTGGTTGTTGTTGCTTTGAACTGCCTACCCTTCCTATGCCCAAACCTTTAAATCAATTTTTTTTTTAATTCACGGAAAATACTTAAAGAGCGATCTGAAAAATGGGAAATATAATAATATGTAATATGTGCCTAGTGTAAGTGTGTCATGTCTCATTACAATTTCAAATTGAAATATGTGTCCAACCTGGAAGACATGGATGATTCGGGTAAACATTATCACAAATACAAGGGCGTGCAATTTTATTACAGGAAAAACAATGATTCAGACAGGCTAATTGTCACCTTTCATGGTGCAATGTATAGAGACCCTAGTTCGCCGACCGGAATGGTGTTGCTTCCCATTTTTAGAGGATTTGATTGGAAATACAATGTTCTGTGCATGTCGGATAAGTTGTTAGATGATTTCAGTAATAAAAAATTGGAATTGGGATGGTTTTTGTCTCCTCGTGGCTCCAATTACAATCAAATTTACACTGAAATTATAACACATGTGATCAAATCGCATGATAATGTGATTTTTCATGGCTCTTCTGCGGGTGGATTCCCTTCTTTGTATTATGCATGCGTGTTTTCTCAAAAAGCGCTTGTTCTCAATGGCCAACTGTACGTTGATCGGTACGGGTTATTCAATCATTTCACCACAATAACTGGAATGAACCTCACACATGATTTTGAAGAGAATGATTTAGAAGCCATTATTTCCAAACACGGGCCTCCATTGCATGCGCACATTTGCTGCAACCAAAAGGATGCGCATCACATCAACCGACAATTCATACCCTTCAAACAGTTTGTTGAAAGTGATGAAAGAGAGAAATTGAACGAAAAATTCACATTTACAACATTTTCAAACGCGGAAGATCCGCCACCAGGCAAAACGCATCACGTGGTTTTCCTGCCCACAGGTGTGCACATGAACCATCTGCTTGATGAGTTATTTGTTATTTAGCAACTGAACTAACAATTATTGGATTTAAAATATTAAATATACCAATAATATATAAACCAACGAGCCAATGGACCCGAAATTGAATGGGGTGATGTCGCCATCACAAATGAATAAAGTGTTGCCGAATGGAATGTCGCAATCCCAAATGGTTAAGGCATTGGCGATGAGCGGAATGTCGGGTGCATTAATGGGGAGGCTTGCAACCCCACCAACATTTCAAGACGACAAAGAACGGAAATCAATGATTGATAAGCAATTCAGACGGATTAAAGGGGAAACTGTTCGCGATATTGCTGAGGTCACTATAGACCATGTAAGGGTTGTGTTCCAATTGGGGCCCTCCTATAACCCAATAGTAGAGCGAATTAATGTTTGTTTTGTATACGATGACATGCCGTTTCAAATCACTCCAGATTGGCCACACTCGGCAGACACAATATCCGCCTTCAAAAATGTAAGTTTGAATGATGATGTTGGCGCCATTTGCACTCTATATGATTTATATCAATACAATAGTGGTTCATTTAATGCGACTGCTGCGAATCCCGCACGATGGCGGGATGCGGCGGCAGCGGCTGCAGCATCTCCTCATGCGTGGGCCTACAGTCGGGATGAAACGCACAGAAGTGCTGTAATGCAAGCATTGAAATTGAGTAGCGACAACGGCACATTAAAACTGAAATCAAAGGATATGAATAGTTTGGCACGAGTCCTTGATGCAGCCCATCTTGATGTTAAACAATTTTATGATGAAAGGAAATGGGACGAAATGAGGGCACTTGAGGCGAAGGTGAAGGCGATGAAGCAAAATGGGTGGCGGCGGGGGGGGAAACATAATCGTCGCCATGAATCCCGTAAAAAATACATGAACAAGCGCCGATCCGCTTCACGCAAACATAGAAATCGCAAATAAATGATTTATGGATTTATCGTTTTGTATTTTTCCACTTCTACAGTTGAACCCATTATGATTGGCGTTTTTTGATGAACCTCAGTTGGCACAATGTTCAATATTCGTTCCGCGCTTTTATTGCCGACAATGGATTGACCGCCAGCCTCTTCAATCAGTTTTGACATGGGACCACATTCGTAGATCAATCTCAATTTTCCGCGTTGATTCGTGCTGTCCGCGGGATAACAAAACACGCCTCCATACAACAATGTGCGATGAACATCCGCAACCATTGATCCAATGTATCGTTGCGTGTATTTTGTGTTTTTTACCTTGTATTGCAAAATGAACTGTTTCATGTCGTCAAACCAATTTTCATAATTTGATTCATTGATTGAGTAAATTTTTTTGCCATTTGTCGGAATGCGTATTGTGCCTGTGCACACATAATCTCCCAATTTTCGGTCCAATGTGAACTTGTGCACGCCATTGTTGTTCCCATAAGTTAATACGAATTCGGTTACCGGGCCATAAAGCACATATCCCGCGCACACGATGTTATCCCCTTTGATCAAATAATCATTGTGCACGTCCTCATAAATTGAAAAGATGGTTCCAATGCTGCAGTTGCAATCTATGTTGGATGATCCATCCAATGGATCAAACGCAACAATGTATTTGTCCTTGTTAAATTCATCATCCAATGCGATGGGTTCATCATTTTCTTCTGACAACAACACCGAACAACAATTTGTTTCGGTTAATGCCTTTATCATTATGTCATTCGCTATGACATCTAATTTTTTTTGAACGTCACCGGATGCATTGACATGATCAATGGCACCCAGTGAATTTTCAAATGATGCGCGACTGATTTTATTTTCAATTGAAATGGAACAATTTTTGATTGCTATCAAAATTTTACCAAGGGGGTCATTGACCTTGGGGGTGATGAAATCGGAGAAAATCATATTTTGCAGGGGAAGATGTTAATATTTTAATGGTGTTTTTGATTTTATATTTATTTTTGGCATAATAGTTAATAGTTATAATTATAATAACATCAAATATGATGTCATTAAAATAACTGAACTCAATCGCTTTAAACCAGTCCGTTTGCCACGTGGGATTTGAGCACAGACACGGCGCACTCCTTGTTGGCACCATCAGTCATGAACTTGGTCTTCTTGGATGAGAGAATTGCCGAAATGATTTGCTCAATTTGGGCGAACATGTCGGCATCGGCTTCACTGGCGCCAACGGCCTTTTTCAAGGATGCAACCAGGTCGTGGAGACGTGCAACTTCAGCCTTCAGCCCGCTGAACATGGTTTGACCCGATGCATAGCGCTGGGTCAGGTCCTTTAGGTTGAGGAGATCCTGGCTGTACGTAGTTGAATCGGTGCGCAGCACGTTCTTGTATTTCTCATAGTGCGCCAGAAATGCCTGGGCCAGATCACGCGTGTCATACACGGTGGCATTGCGTGCCCGAGCCAGAATGTCTTGCATCGCCTTCTTGTGCTCGTCGCTGACCAGCTTGGACACGTGATCCGAAAGCGCGGCAAAGTTGGCATTGGTAGAATCCAGTGTTTGTAGGAATTGCGGCTTGATCAGGTCCAACTTCTGCAAATAGAGAGAATCTGCTGTCATCTGGGCGTAGTGAGCGACAATGCTGGCATTGGTCTGAAGAATGCTGGATTGAAGTTTAATGAGTTGCTTTGCCTCTTCATCCTGCTTCATCATGAATTTGTCCAGATCAGCTTGAGAAAAATTCACATTCTTTTTATTTTGATCAATTTCTCTCTTCTGAAGAGTTTGGGTTTCATGAATGATAGAAACAATCTTGGTGTGCATGTTGTTGACGCTGCCGATGACATCGTCTTTGGACGTCGCAAACGAATGAGATGATGATGATGAATGAGAGTGAGAATGAGATGAATGAGATGAATGAGATGAATGAGATGAATGAGATGAATGAGATGAATGAGATGAATGAGATGAATGAGATGATGCAGTTGGAGACACGACGATTTTAGCAGCAACAACAGGCTTATCAACCTTGGCAGCAACAACGACAGGAGCAGCAACGACAGGCTTATCAACCTTGGCAGCAACAGGAGCGGCAGCAACGACAGGCTTATCAACCTTGGGCGCAACAACAGGCGCAGCAACCACGACAGGCTTATCAACCTTGGCAGCAACAGGAGCGGCAGCAACGACAGGCTTATCAACCTTGGCAGCAACGACAGGTGCAGCAACCACGACAGGTGCAACAACGACAGGCTTATCAACCTTGGCAGCAACGACAGGTGCAGCAACAACGACAGGCTTATCAACCTTGGCAGCAGCAACAGGTGCAGCAGCAACAACGACAGGCTTATCAACCTTGGCAGCAACAACCGGTGCAGCAACCACGACAGGTGCAACAACGACAGGCTTATCAACCTTGGCAGCAACAACCGGTGCAGCAGCAACAACCGGTGCAGCAACCACGACAGGTGCAACAACGACAGGCTTATCAACCTTGGCAGCAACAACCGGTGCAGCAGCAACAACGACAGGCTTATCAACCTTGACTGCGACAGGGGCAACAACAGGAGCAACAACAGGTCCAGCCTCGCATCCTGCCACAAAGTAGCAGCGCGATCCGATCGGCTTCCATGCCAGCTGCCACTTGGAGAGCGGGGAAGTGGGGCCGTCGTAGCCCGTCATTTCCCACTGCTTTGCACCGCGGTTCACATTCATGATTTCGCCGCTGGGTGAAAAGTAATCGGCCGCATTTTTGGCGCCATCGGCATTGCCGCAGATGCCACCCATTCTGCCGTAGTAATTTGTAGGCACGCTGGTTTCCAGAACACCGCAGTATCCACCGATGATAAGCGCACCAAACCCTTCGGGTGTGGACATCTTCAGTCCCATGGTCACATCTTTTTCGCCGTGCCATTCCACGTTTTGTTTCCCGTAGCGGACAGTGACGCCTCCAAATTTAACGGTTTCATCCTGTTTCAAATCCAGTTCCACGCCGTTGACACGAAGTTTCTTGAAATTGTCAACATCCACCTCAATTGAGATTTGCTTGTAATGCACTAGCGCGCCGGTCATGCAGGACGGCACGCCAACTTTATTGTCGCCGTTCTTGCGCATCTTTTCTTGCACTTCAAACACTCCGTCACGCGACGTGGCAATGGTGTAAATTCCGGGCTCCTGGATGTGAAAGAAGTCGCCGTCATAATTGGTGCAGTGGGGGTCACCCGATGCCACGCAAAACCGGTTGCTGGGGGATGCTGCTTTGTCCTTGGACGCAAACTCCATGGCGGTGACGGCGCTTTCTTTAGCAATCGCTTCGCTTTTGGTGACGCGCATGTCTTCTAAACATCCGCTGTACACGTCGACATTGTTTTGGACGCCGAGCGAGGTGCAAAATGCAGCAGCCGATGCACCGGCAGGGGTTTTAAGCCAATCGCTTAATACCGATGATATTTTAAAGGCGGGTGCAACAGGCGCAGCAACAGGGGCAGCAACAGTGACCTTGACAGCAGCAACCACGGGTGCAGGCTTTGGTGCAGCAACCACGGGTGCAGGCTTTGGTGCAGCAACCACGGGTGCAGGCTTTGGTGCAGCAACCACGGGTGCAGGCTTTGGTGCAGCAATCTTAATTGTAATTTTAGGAGCAGGCGCAGGCTTTGTCTCGGGCTTCGGTGCAGCCTTGGGTGAAGGTGAAGCCTTGGGTGCAGGTGCAACTACAGCCTTTGGAGCAGGTGCAACTACCGCCTTTGGAGCAGGTGCAACTACCGCCTTTGGAGCAGGAGCAGGTTTGGGAGCAGGAGCAGCCTTGGGAGCAATTACAGCCTTGGGCACAATAAACATTGACACCAATAAATTGCGCCCGTCATTGTGAGTGGTGCTGTGTTCAGCTGTAGAACTGTGTTCAGCAATGGCATTGGCATTGTGCGGATAATGCCGATGATGATTTTCATGAGTGTGATTGGTTTGAGGATCAGATGCAAGCGGAATGCCAGCGGTCATGGACAGCGTGCACAATAGTAGCAAACACGGAACGAGCTTCATTTTAGGCGGAATGGTTATGTATTGTGATAATAAAAAAAGTTTAAGTCGTTTGTTAATTAATATGTTGTGTTTGTGTTTCTTAATACAATACAATGTGGCAATGTTCAATCATTGATGAAAAGATATAAAAAAATATACATAGTATAATAAAACTCGCAATCATTACCAGGTGGGATAGATAGTTGGGCCTCCAAACATCATCACATGCAGCAACAACAACCGCAATCGCAATATGACATAATTTCCAATAATGTCAACATTGGCAATGATAACATTGTCAATAACATCAACACGGTGATGTATAATTACCTAGATCATACCAATGAAGTCATCAATGATTACAACATCATCAAAGTAAAGGTGAATGCAAAGATAAAAAAACGGATTTTCAAAAAGAAAGAACCAGAACCAGAGTCGCGGATTCCAGCATTTGCGGATCACGATGCATTCATGAAACATGAATACAAGGTGCAAGAACTTAAGGACATATGCAAGCACCACGGCATTAAATGCGGCGGAACCAAGCAAGAGCTCAAGCTGCGAATCCACACGTTTTTGATTCAGTCGCATTTCATAACGCGCATTCAACGCCTGGTTCGTAGAAGTTTCTGCAAAATGCACGCGCGCATAAGCGGACCAGCATACCATGATCGTTCGCTGTGCATGAATGACACCGATTTTTACAGCATGGAACCAGTGAGCGACATTCCACGAAATCAATTCATAAGTGTTAAGGATGACAGTGGTGTTGTGTACGGGTTTGACATGATATCGCTGAATACGTATTACATGTCTGAATTAAAGAATGGAAATGTTAAGCATGACGTGCCCCTTTCCAACCCCTACAATCGCATGCCACTTCCTTTGACCATTCGCCATCAAATGCTCCGAAAGATTTGTTTGACCCGCATCCTTGGTGTAAAATGCACCATTGAGGTTGAACCGGAACCCGTGCAATCTGTGCAGCAGCAAGATGATCAGTTATTGTTTTTGGTGTTTCAACAAATCAATTCGCACGGGCACTACGCTGATTCGGCGTGGTTTGGCGAGCTGAATAGCATACAAATCATGCGATTTATGCGCGAGCTGGCCGACATTTGGAACTACCGGGCGCAGATCATGACGCACATGAAACAAGAGATTTGTCCGCCGAACGGCGACCCGTTTCGTTACGTGGATTTGAGGATGGAGGGTTACTCGCACCCTGAAGCAATTAAGCACGCTGGGATTCAAATCATGAACACGCTGGTTACGTCGGGCAACGTTCGGGACAGCCGGGGGTTGGGCGCTTATTATGTGTTGTCGGCTCTTACTTTAGTCAGCCAACCCGCACGAAATGCCATGCCGTGGTTGTATGAATCGGTCATGTATGTGGCTCCCAATTAATGTTTTGCAACATTTGCAACATTTGCAAAACATTTAGCACATTTCATGTCATTTTAGTGCATTGAAATGCTCTGATAAAGATATTATTCGTAAAAAAGCTTAAAAAGACATCTCTATAGAGGGTATAACCAACCAACACAATGGCTAAGACGACAAAGACCTCCGCTTCGGCGACCGCTTCCTCCACCCCTGTTTCTGCTTCTACAGCTTCTCCTGCACCCGTCGCTGCACCTGTCAAGGTCGCGAAGGCTCCCAAGGAGCCCAAGGCCCCCAAGGCTTCCGCTGCTCCTGCTCCCGTTGTCGCCGCTGTTAGCGATGCCCCTGTTTCCGTTGACGCTTCCACCGAGGCCGTTGCCCCCTCCACCGAGTCCGTCATTGCTTCTCAGTTTGCTTCCATTTCTTCCAAGTTGCAGCAGGTTGTTGCTTTTGCCGCCACCCTCCGTTCCGAGCTTCGCGCCCTTGAGCGCCATGCCGTGAAGGAGATTCGCACCGCTCAGAAGGCCAGCGCCAAGAAGCGTCGCAAGGTCGGCAACCGCGCGCCCTCCGGCTTTGTGAAGCCCACCCTCATTTCCAAGGAGCTGTCCGAGTTTCTCGGCAAGAGCGATGGTTCCGAGATGGCCAGGACCGAGGTCACTCGCGAGATCAACGCCTACATCCGCAACAACAACCTGCAGGACAAGGAGAACGGTCGTCGCATCAACCCCGACACCAAGCTGAAGTCCCTGCTCAAGTTGAAGAAGGGTGAGGAGCTCACTTACTTCAACCTTCAGCGCTACATGTCCCCCCACTTTGCCACTGCCGCAAAGTCTGCTGCCGCTGCTGCTGTTGTTGCCGCCCTTGTTTAAAACAAATTCAACAAAACAAATGCACTAAAAACAGCAAAACAAATGCACTAAAAACAACAAACTAAAAAACAAAATAAAACCACATGATTTGATTTTATTTAAACAATCAAATCAAATACTAAAAGATTTGCCGATATTGAGTGTGAATGAATGGACGGAAATAACGCGCGAATTGCTGGATAAAACCATTCAATCATTTAAAACCAAATAATTCAAATACTAATTGAATTTAGGGTTGTCATCATTGTTTTATCTCCTAAATCGTTTATTTGTTTTCCCAACATAATTGATTTTGGTGATTGTATGTTTATGCGCATTCGAATTTTGTTTTTCCTTTTGCAATACATTTTGCAACAACGGATAGTTTCTAATAGTTCTATTGTTAAATTTCGCAATAAAGTAATTATTAGTTAATCTATTTTGAGGACGATTTCTTTTACTATATTGTATATTGCGTAATTTGATGATAGCATTGTTCATGCTATTCGCATTTTTTTTAGTTTCTTCATTCATCTTCAATATTATATTTTTTTTCTCTTCATACGTGTAATTGTTTGTGTATAAATGTGCTACAACATTTTTTGGATTTAATGTTTCAACCTTCAAGTTGTTTATTTTTATTATGTAGTGTTTTTCCATTAAAATATTGTATAATAATTCCCCATTGTATTTTTCATAACGAACACCTCTCAGCCTGCCAACAAATTTGTATGCTTCTATCAATTTATCATTCCACTTAATGCAATGATATTTACTTATATGTGTTTTTTTATTTGGCATGTTGTAACCCAATGAGTTTTTTTCAAAACAAACAATGTTATTATCAAACATAATGGTTTGCGTAATGGCAATGATTTTTTTATTCATAATAGTGTTGATTTCCGGATTAATTAATTCAATGGGAATATTTCCTTGGTCCGTGGTAACAGGTGTGCCAGCTGGAAAACAAATTGGAACAATGGCCGTAGGAATAGGAGGTGGTGTGGGTGTGGGAGTGGGAGTTGGTGTGGGAGTTGGTGTGGGAGTTGGTGTGGGAGTTGGTGTGGGCGTTGGTGTGGGTGTCGGTGTTGGTGTGGGTGTGGGCGTTTGAACTGATAAATACCTAGCTAAAATAAATTCTACATCGTCGCTAATATCACTAAACTCTCCCATTTGGCCACCTACCATAATTTTTCCATCTGTTTGTATAGCAACAGAAAATCCAACCTCCTGCATTGATCCAGGTACTATAGTTCCAGGTACTATATCTTCAAGTATTAATCCATTACCATTTATACCAAATGTTAAATCTAAGGAACCATTCACATTGTATCTAGCTAAAGAAAAACTCGCATTGAGCGAAGTTGCTGTATTAAAATAACCACCACCCAATACTATTTTTCCATCTGTTTGAATCGCAACTGAATACCCAGTTAAATCAAGATTTATAACTGATGTTATAACTGTGCCGCCAGTTCCAAATGAAGTATCTAATGTGCCATTATTTCCATCTAATCTGGCTAATGCATAGGATGAAACCTGAAATGCTGGAAACGTTGCGATTGTATAAGAGGTACCTGCTAATACAATATTACCATTTGGTTGTACTAACATGCTTCTTGCTTCCTGTACCGTTAAGGGTAAAAAGGCAGGGATAACAGTTACTCCAAGACTTCCAAAACCGAGTACTGGATTTCCTCCATTATCAAATTTAGCCACAATAAATCTATAACTGGGAGTAATTATTCCTTGTCTTCCTGCTAAAAAATAGTTTCCAGACCCTATTTCTAAAGAAAAACCAAATTCATCGAGACCAGTAAAATTCTGTGCTACTAATCCATTTATACCGAATGTTAGGTCTAATACTCCATTTAAGTCAAGTCTTACTAGAGCAAAAAACTGTGTAGGAGTTGGAGAAGGGGGGATAACTCCCCTCGCATATCCACCTATAACTATTTTGTTTGGACTAACGCTTGTATCTATTTGTACTGATTCAGCATAACATTCGGTAAAAGCATTTGATTGGTATGATGTAGTAAACATAGATGGCGTTATAAAAATGTATCCGACGCCAGCAAAACCAGTATCTAAATTTCCGATTGAAGTGAATCTTACAGCAAATGCTTGAAAAAATGCCCCAGTACTGTCTAATATATAACCACAAACAACTATTGACCCGTTGGGTTGGATTGCTAAACTACTGGTAACTATGGAGGGACCTACCGGTGGAGTAGTTGTTTGAATTAAAAAGGTTGCTAATCCACCCGTTCCAAAAGAATTATCTAATGTACCATTAGTATTATAACGACATACTGCTACATATGAATTCACTGAAAATGAGGTCGGGTACTCCAGAGTATTGCCAGCCATAACAATTTTACCGTCTGTTTGTAATGCTATTGCTCTTGAATGGCTTTGATTTGGAGGAATAAAATTAAAACCATTTGTAACAAATCCAAATGGGGAATTAAATGTGGTTGTGTCTAAGTCACTCATAATTTATAGTATACACATATGCACGTATAATAATACAAAAAAATTTTGAAATACTTGCCTAAACTCGTGCATTCAGTTGTTTTACACAAATATGAAATTTTCATGCGCCATAACCTTGTGTAGCAAGTCGTGATCAATGTCACAATCATTTTTGTTTAATGGCAACTTCATGCGGACATTGGTCATGTCAAACATTTCGTCAATTGAAGTGATTGCATCGTAATCAAACTTCAATCGCTGATTGATTGTGCGGCAGTGGTGATGTAACCAAGTGTAAAAGTCGGTGGCCACAATGCCGTCCGTTTCGGCCGCATCTTGGATGCATTTTTTGTATTGTTTGAATAATTTCAGGGTGAGTTTCAGATGCAAATGCAGTTGCATTGCATTGGCATTAGTGGCATTGGCATTGTAGTCGGTCCCTGAAACCACGCAAATTTGGCGAAATTCGGTCATCGTTATGCCCAGCAAATTCAAAATTTTGGACATGTCATACATGGTTACGGTTTCATCCAGCAAATTCAAATGCCGCAACACGCGCGGACATCCATACACAAACATGTCGGTGTCATCTGACATGCACGCATGCGCTTTGCGTTTCAACACCATTTGCGCACACATTGCGTCTGCCTCGCCGGGAGCCACAATGTAATTGACGCCGAGTGCCTGCATCAAGGATTTGACGCGTTCAAAATCAGCATCATGCAAGCGAATGAATCGGCGCCTCAGCACCTTCAACAAGTGTTCGTCGTCCGGCGTTCGGCAGCAAGTCAAATCCAATTGCACCTTCACCTTGTTGTAATGCATTTCCGCAACCCGTTTCAAATGCTGTCGCTTGTTCAAAAGGTTGCGCTTTTCGTCCGGCGGTTTACCGTCAAATATGAAGACGGGCACGATGCCGTGCATTTTAAACATCATGATCATCGTGTACATGTTTTCCAGCAGCGCTTGGTCTGCAAGAAACCGATACATGTAAATGCTGGCATCAATGACAACGACCTTGCCTGACAGGTCGGCTAATGTAACTGTTTTGATTGCTCCCGGGCACTCCCGCTTGACAAATTGGTTCAAGTGTTTAATGCCCATTTGTGATATGAAATGGTTTGGTTCGTGTGATTGAAATTTAGTGAAACATTTCAAATCAATTTTTCACTAAAATTAGGCGATAACATCTATACTCGTATCGGGCTACTCGTTTCGGGCCTGGGGGGTCGTCATGCGCATGGTTGCACCCAGCACATCCATGGTCTTATTCATGGGCGGGGCAGGGCACAGGTGCTTGCAATGATGCAGCATTTCCATAAACCCGTTGAAATTGGCCGGAATGGTGCGAAACTGCATGATGTTGGATCGGGGTTTTGCTGCCGAGGTGGGGTTGTTTTTATAGCACCACACCAAAAACACGTCGGGGGAATTGAGCAGGGCGCATGTCATGACGTAATACGCAAACACGTTGGTGTTTTCACGGTATTTTTCGGCCACAATGGCTCGGTTCTCTTTGGTCGGATTGCACATGACGGCATGAGGGATGCCCATGTAGCGCATGATTTGGGCAAATTGCTGCAGGGCGAATTGCGCATCCCGATGCAGACCATCCATGACGCATTCGCTAAAAGCGTTGAGCTTCAGATTTAAAATGGGGTTACCACCCCCCGCGAATTTGGATTCATCGTTGGGTGAAAAACACGCAAAACACACGTTCAGCACGCGGGCCCATATCTCGCAATACGTTTCATACACCCGCACGGGAGTTGCAATGGCATACGTTTTTTTCAGAATGGTCTGCATGGCGGCATCCACGCCGGGAGGCATGTCGGATTCAATGAACGAGAGCCCAAAAGCGTGGAACGATTCGTGAATGAGCACCTTGAACCACTCCTGCTTGCGGTAGACCACAAGGTCATTGTTTTTAGCGCAGTGATACGAGAGCCCGGTGTTGGCGTGTTCAGCTTCAAACGCCTGGCCCCGTGTGGCCGGAAACAGCTTCTTAAATTTCGTCATGTAAATGAAGATGTTCAGCGTGGCCGAACATGTGCTTCGGGAGGCGTGCATTGAAACCAGGTGCATGAGCGCGCACACGCGCTTCGCGCGCGCCAGCATTTTTTTCAAATCCGGATTGGGAGTGTTGAACACGACGAAATGCAGCACAATGGCACGACTGTCTAACACCGTGAATTGGTATGTTATGACCGTGCTTTGTTCATTCAAAATGTGGTGCTGGATTTCTTCAGGAAAATAGGTGATTGAATCAGATCCCCCCGAAGACAGCAGCTGCTCTCGCATGTCGGCGGGCAGCGGCAACTTTCTCCACGAGTCAATCGGCTTCACGGTGGGTTCTAACTGTTTTGAGTTGCACTCAGCGTGTGCGTGCTGCATGTCCGAATATAGCCCGTGAAACACTTTGTGCAGGGTCTTGGCATTGGACGAATCAAAATCCATGGTCAAATATGATAAATGCAATGAATGCAATGAATATAATGAATATATTGATATATTGTATTTTCATTATATTTGAATTTTAATTATAATGCAATTGACATATTTAACTGAATATTGCAAAATATGATAATATAATAATGCAACGATTTTAAATGCTTTTTACACGTTTAGACATTTAAAACGCCGATTATTTCATAAATTATTTTGTTTTATAAAATTACTTATATAAATGCCATTACCAATATGAATAGTACCATCACTTAAATCTTTTCTTAAAAATCCATTTTCATCTATATAATTATTATAAATATCAAAGAATATATATTCTTTCTCAATACATTTTTCTTTTAATTTTTCGTTAAAATATAAAGTGTATTTTTTTCTTTCTTCATCGGTTCCTAAATGTGGATATTCAGTTTCAGGATAATGTTCAAAAACAATGTATTTTTGAATAGGCGGAACAACGTTATAAACGCATACATTTTTTAGTTTAATTTGTGAAATGGATACATTTAATTCAATTGCTTCAAAATAATTATAAACAATATTGTTTATAATATCTTGATATGTTGTTGTTTCTGTTATATGTTTATGAATATGACACCTACAATCTATTTCACCTAGACAAAAAACAATAGTATCTCCATCTTTAATATTAAAATTGCGAATATCACATCTATTTAATTTTTCTTTACCAAAACTATAACATAAAACTGGTCCTAAATGATGCAGTGTTATTCCATTCCAACCATTAGAGGAATGACTATCTCCAATTGTATGAATTATTGGTTTCGTTTCGGCCAAATTTTGCTGTTTTTTTTTCAATACTTTTATTTTGCACAAACCAACGGTTTTGCTTTCAATTATATCTAAATTTAATTTATTACACAAAATATTAAATGAATCGCCTGTGTAAAAATAAACATGATAATGCGTAAATTCCACTATATATTCATCAATGCAATCAGACATCAATATCAAATAACCATTGTCATTTAAATGAGTCAATATCTGTTTCATGTCCTCAATTGGATGTATCACGTGTTCAATAAAATTATTAGCATATATTACATCAAATTTCATATCACCAATGATATTTAACACATTGTCATTTTTTACATATTTATCATAACCATGAATGTTATAACCTAAATTTTTTAAAATTGGTATCATCTTGCCTATTCCGCAAGCATAATCCAAATATGAGAAATTTTTATTTTTAAACAAGTCCAATGAATTTATATTATTAATTATATACGGAACTGTATCTCCTTCGGTAAAATAACTGTATGCGTCGTCATAATCATCCTGTATTTCCTGTTCAGATAAACTCAAGAATCTCAAATCTCCAAAAATTAACCCACATTTTGGACATTGATGACGTATTAATGTGCCAGCATTAAATACGTCATTGCTGTGCAATTTTTTAAAGTGATCATTTAAATCGGTGTGCTCACATATGATACAAGTCAAATTGATTGGTAATGGACCCTTCAGTTTTGCCCATCTTTCAATTTGTCGTTCTTTTGAAGCCATTTAGGTATGTGTCCGTTATAAAATAACATGGTAGTTTATAGTAACCCTTTCTTACGCAATTCAAGTATCATTCTTTTTTCGCTTCTCTAATTGCAACCGGTGCCGAACGCGCATCAGCTCATTGCACACAGCGGGTGGTTTGCCTCGCCTAAAGTGCACCAGTTTGGCATTGCGCGTGTTCAAAAGCATGTCTGCTAAATATGAATTTTGGCTGTATTTGGCGTACTGCGCATCCTCGCGCTCTTTTTCTTCGCGTGCGCCATAATCGGCGTCCGGTTTTATGTCATTGTATTTGTCGTCCTTGGCTGCGCTCTTTGCCAGCGTCGGACTCTTTGACAGATCCGAATCGGAATCCAGAGAGAATTGCAGATAATGTTTGGGGTGTTCCTTGCGGAACCGGCTGCCTTGCAAATAGTGCTCCAGCGTGCGCCACTTGTGGTCATCTAATGAGAACAGCGCTTTGTCTCGGTCGTCGCCCGGCGGCTCCCAAAAATTGGACAACATTTTGCGCCACTGCGGCGACTCTTTTGCGAGTTCGGCGTATTTTGGAATGTCGGCGCGCTCAATCGTTTCCCCGGAGCCCGTGCCTGGCAGCGGCTTGTCCATGCTCTTGCTGTAAAATTGGAACACGGTGGCGTCGTCATACAACGGCGCATGAGCGGATGATGCATGACCCGTGGATGCCGGAGAGAGGACCGCTGCGTCCTCTTCAATGACTTTCAGGCCCAGCTCCTCCTCGCGAAACGTGCGGAATTGCGGGATCAGGTAATACGGCCCCGCATTGCGTTCCATGCATTTTTCTATTACCATGATTTTAATATCATATGGGATCTCTCGGAATGTGAGGAGTGCTTCGCCCCTGTAAGTGATTAGTCTGTAGTGCATGCCCATGTGATCCGCCATGATGTAGAAGTCCGGCTCAAATGTGCCCGCATCTTCCAGCACGCGGTCGTTCAGCTGGCCGCACTGCAGCACGCCGCCCATTTCCCCCGCATGGAACCGCTCCGACGAGAGATTGATGAGTTTGATGCGCAGCACGCGCTCCAGCGTGGAAATGGCCCATGTGTCGGCCCAAAACGCGCACGATTTCAGCATTTCTCTGAAATCTGCCAGCGTGTTCACATTCTTCATGAAATGAAAATCATGCAACAGCTCTTGACTGAGCGCCAGCTCTGTTTTCAGGCGCTTGAACCGCGCAGCATTGAGGCGTGACTCTGCAATGATGGCCTGCTGTTCCTTGGCCTCTGTGGTGCGATCTCGTCGCTGCTTTAACTTTTCATTGGCATCCACCAACCCGCGCATCTCCGTCTTTGTGGTGGCAATGGAATCCGCCGTAATGGTGTATTGATCCCTATACCCTTGAAACACTTCTTCAGTAGCTTCGGCTGCTAGTTTGCGACGCAGTTCGGGCACTTCCACATATTTGCCACGGGTGCGGAATGCGTCGCGAATGACGGCATACAGACACTCGCCGCCGCCTTCATTGTCCGTTATGCCGTAGTTATTGTTTTGCATGTGCGTCTGGATCCACGGCTGGTTGGGCAGCTTCTTATATTCAGCATGTTCGGCCTGAGCGGTCTCCTTGGTTTGCGCAGGCAGTGAAAGTGCTTTCATCTTGGAACGCAGGGCATCTGCCGCAGGGTCTTTTTGAATGACTGATTTGTCTTCTTGCACTGGTACTTCTGGTTGCACTGTTGCTTCTTCATTGACGTCTTCTTTCTCTTTATCTTTCTCTCTCTCTTTCTCTTTTTCCAACACAATTTCCGTAACGGGTGCCGTCTTACCGCGACTGTCGGCCTCCAACATGCCGGCCGTGACGAACGAGTAAATCAGCGGGTGCGGCAGTTTGTCAATGTCTAAATCGTCATCATCATCTAACACTTCACTGGCTTGGTCGGCACGGATTTCAAACACACCGATCTGTTTTGTAACCCGGTCATCCGTGTTGATTAAATACATAGGATAATAGATGATGCCCTTCTTATCGGTTTTTCCGCGGCCGATTGCAATGCGCACCTCTTTGCCTAAAAGCTCAATTTCATACATGGTGGCATCATAGTCGGCGTCATCCCGCTCCAACTGCTTGTACTCCCGATAATTGATGTCTGGATTCAGTTTTGAACGAACCATAATGAGAGATAATAATAGATAATGAATGCAATAATTGATGTTATATATTGCATGCATTATAAATTTACATTTATTCTGTTTATTTGTCATTTGTTATATTATTTTTCGGGTTATTTAAATTTAAAACAACATATTAGATAACACTTTGCGAATATCGCTATTCCTAGAACAACACCTGAAATGATCAACACCACGTATTGTATTGGCATATCAATCAATTAATATATTAATGCGATAAATAATATAATGACACGTCGTTATTGTTAAATATAAATTCAATGCGAATATTGATATTTGGAGGAAATGGCTGGATCGGCCAACAGTTTGTGTCGGTGTTAAATGCATCAAATGAATTAAACCAATCACTGGAATATCGGATTGCAGCGACTCGGGTTGACCTGGATCGCATTGCGGATCTGGAACAGGAAATTGATGCATTTGCGCCCACGCACATCATATCCTTTCTTGGACGCACCCATGGAGAGAATTTCACAACCATTGATTATTTAGAGCAGCCTGGAAAGCTGGTAGAAAATGTGCGCGACAATTTAATGGCGCCCATCATTCTTGCGCAGCTGTGCACGGATCGGGTCATCCATTACACGTATCTGGGAACCGGGTGCATTTTCAATGACACGGATCCGTGCAGTGAATTTGCGCACGCGTTCAAAGAGACGGACGCGCCCAATTTTTTCGGGTCCAGCTATTCCATCGTGAAAGGGTTCACTGACCGGTTCATGGCGTGGCGACACGGCCAAAAAGGGGGACAATCAGGGCAATCCATTCTGAACCTGCGCATTCGCATGCCGATTGTCGGCGAAGACCACCCGCGCAACTTCATAACCAAAATCACGCACTACGCAAAGGTCTGCTCCATTCCAAATTCCATGTCTGTTTTACCCGAGCTGCTTCCCATGGCGTTGGAGCTCATGCGCTCGGGCTATTTCGGCACGCTGAACTTCACCAATCCCGGGGTTATCAGCCACAACGAGATACTGACCTTGTATAAACAGCACGTTGACCCTGAGTTTAGATGGCACAATTTTTCATTGGCGGAACAGGATGCCGTTCTGGCATCCAAGCGCTCCAACAACTGGCTGGACACGCACGAGTTGCAGCGCCTGTTTCCGAACGTGAAACCGATCAAGACCTCCGTGGAAGACCTGATGAAAACGTATAAACGAATGGATTTGGACGCGGATAAAGTCAAAGAAGACGAGGATGCCCCCGCCGCAATCATTGCCACCGACATAGAAGATGCCGAGACAACCACGATTCTGGTAACTGGCGGAGCGGGATTCATCGGGTCTCATTTCATCAACGAATTGTGGACCCAATACAAGCACATTCGGATTGTGAATGCGGATGCGCTGTATTATTGCGCAGATGTGAACAACGTGGCCGAACACATTCGCAGCGACTCGCGCTACGTATTTGTGAAGTGTAACCTGCGAAACAAGGACGAGCTTGACAGCATATTCAGCGTGTTTGATGTCACGCACGTGATGCATTTTGCTGCCCAATCCCATGTGCAGACGTCGTTCACGGATGCTCTGGAATACACGATGGACAATGTGTTGGGGACGCACAATTTACTGGAATCCGCGCGACTGCATTGCCCCCGGCTACAAAAATTCATCCACGTCAGCACGGACGAAGTGTACGGCGAGTCCATGTTTTTAGGCGATGATGTGAAAAAAACGGAGCAGTCCATTTTGTGCCCAACCAACCCGTACGCTGCCACCAAGGCGGCCGCTGAACTGATTGCGCAGTCGTATTATCACAGTTTTCGGATGCCGATCATCATCACCCGCGGAAACAACGTGTACGGTCCGGGGCAGTATCCTGAAAAGGTAATTCCACGCTTCATCCATCAACTTCGTGAAAACCAGCCGGTGACAATACAGGGAGACGGATCCTGCTTGCGCGCGTTCTTGCACGTGGGTGATGCGGCTTCGGCGTTCATCACCATTTTGGAGCGCGGAACTGTGGGGGAAATTTATAACATTGGGTGCGATGAGGGCATGGAATACAGCATCATGGAGATTGCGCTCTTGCTCATACAATCAATTAAAACTTTCAATTTGGACGAGGAATCCGTTTCGGCGTGGATTCAATACATTGAAGACCGCCCCTTCAATGACAAGCGATATTACATCAGCAACGCCAAACTGAAGGCGCTTGGATGGCGTATTCGCGTCAATTTTGAAGACGGCATTCGTGATTTGTTAAACAAATAATAAATAATATTGCATCATTTTATAACACACCTACATCTGAATTTAGCAAATGAGAACCAAAAAAATGGTTAGGCACAACAAACGACACAGTCGCAAAAAAGGCGGCAAACGAAGCAGAGGTCGCCGCCAGTTTGGTGGATTTTGGAGATCATTGATTACTGCCAATGAGAATGTGGTATATGATGAACACGGCAACCCGACACGTCAAAAAGGAATAGACATTAAACACAAGGGCTCGGGCCCAAACCGACTGTGGTTGATTGGTGGAGATGATAAAACAGTTGGTGAATTATTGAGGGGTGCAAAGGAGGGCCGGTATGTAGACGTCATTCGCGCAATACGGAGTATGAGGGGGGGAATTCCAGAAATCCTTCCGGATGACCAAAAAGGCATAACATTGACAGACGATGAATTTTGCGCGTTATTCGTACGGAATTTAAGCACTGAGGATAAGCCCCTAGCCGATAAGTATCATGGCATTAGGATTAACTTGAGGAGTCAACCTGATTTTCATTCAATGTGCCAACATGAATTACCCCCCGTCAGCAGCAGCATGTTTAATCCAGTGCAGCGTGCTTCTCATGCTTATCGTGCTTCTGCTCCTCCTCCTCCTCCTTCTCATTATAATGCGCAACGTGCAATTGACAATGGACTTGGCGACTCGTTTCTTAGCGGACAGATTGCAAGGGGAATGTCCGAATTAGGAAGACGCTAATTCATTCAAATGGTGCCGATTCGCGCTGCATGATCGCCCGTTTTTCATCCAGCGTCATATGTCGGATTTGATTCAGCGGGTCGTCCACATTCGGGTCGTAATTCGGATCACATAGGGAGCCCTGGTTCGCAAAGAACACATCCATGACCGACACCGCTTTGCTCATGGGTTCCGCGTTGCCTGGTACGTTCCATTCTTCCACACAAATCAGGTCCTCTTCAAAGTGGTTTTCAGGATTCGGATCGTGTTTGTTCATAGATTTTTGTGTAATCCATGAACTAATGAACCACTTCGTGTATCTGAACGGCCGCCCAGAATTCGTGCGGTCCGATTTGCCGGATTCGTCGCGGCGCGTCCGATGCACCCAGATGGGAACACGAAAGCTGCTGTTTGGGATTGGGTCATCATTGGCTCGTTCATATGCCAATCGGAACCGCCAAATGGGCGCTAGCATTTTATACAGGGCCTGGCGAAAATACGGCGCGCATGCGGTGCAGAAACGATATCCCTCTTTGAAATTCTCAGTGCATTCGCCGTGTATGTCGTCGCTGGATGCCTGCATGTCGCCGCACAGGTAGCACTTGCGCGCAAGGATGAAGCACATGTAGAGCGGTGGCGGCAGAACACCGGTTCCATACCAGTCAATTTCGCATTCGTCATACACGGCTGGATCAATTGTGCGATGGGGTGCATTTTGATCACCATTTCGGTGCTGCGTGATCAATTTGGATCGGTCGCACAAATGTAGCGGCGTGTCGGAATGTAGCGGGACTACATAATTGTTGTCGTTGTCGTCAGGCACGTCTACCACTTTGACGACTGCATACGTTCCGTCGGGTTCTCCTGGCATTTTATAGAGGGCATACGATGCCGGAATTCCGTGAATGTCTGTATTGGATGCGCTCATTTTGCTGGATTGGTGGGATTGGATTGCTTGATTGTATGGATTATATGGATTGTTTTAAAGTTGTTTCAGTAAATGTTAAATGCAAAAAGGTTATTTGCATTTATCTAAGTGCAGATACCCGCCTCATCCGTTAGATTGTGGACACCCGGACCCAATCCGCGGGAAACAGATCGCGCGTGTCGTGCTTCAATGCAGGCCCGAACCACGTGCTCGGATAGCACACCATTTTGCCCGGATTCTGGTTGAAATACGCGCCCCACCAGCTGAACGTGCTGTTCGCAATGATGTTGTGGTCGCACGCGCTCATCAGCAGCATCTGCTTCCAGTCTTCAAACATGTCGGACACCTTGTAGAATCGGCACCTTCTCGCAAATGCGGGGTCGGCCTTCAATGCGCGCATGTGCTCTAAAACGATGTCATTGTCACATGCCTGATTGAAAATCAGCACGTTAAATTTGAAACTCGTGGTCACATCATCTGGTTTATACAGGTCGGAGGATGGCACATTGCTCACAATGTGTTGCAACGCCTTGCGATAATACTCCAGCGGCAAGATGGGATGCTTGTCCTGAATGTAAGCATAATCCCCGATGCGAAAATGCAGCGCAATGGTCATTACTCCGGAAGAAAACCATGTGCTCTCTTCAAACATGGTTTTAACGCCCTGTTGCTGTTCTTTCAACTGGATTTTGGCGTAAATTTGATCCCGCACGTCGGCAAAATATTTGTCGCTTTGAAAAAACCCCATCAGCTTGATGGGAGTGGAGTTCATGGCCGTGGAACTGGGTAGTTTATTATAACGGAATCCAATCTCTCGGTGCACCGGCAGCTGCATGAACCGCTGCACATTAGCCGGAGTGGGAATCACCGTCATCGGAATCAAATTGTAAAGAAGAGATTTCCAATAAGTCGCCCGTTTTCCGGTGGCGTCTCTCGGCATGTGCAGAAAATAGCATGTGTCGTCATTGCGAATGGCCGCAGCTAGAACGGCAAACACCTGGAATAGCTGATTGCCCAGGCCGCCGTTGATCAGAACCGTTATCATTTATGTATTTGGTTTTGGTTTATATCAAATGCAACTATTTTTTTAAATGATTTGAACCTTGAACATCATTTAATGCAATTGCCATTTATTTCGCACACAATCTATTATAATAGCACAAATCATTGTTTACAAACACGTGAACGTTTTTGTTTTTATGATAGCATTCAACAATGTAGTGACCATCTGCCTCATACATGTGTAATATCCATTTTTCATTACTGCACAAATTATAAGGTATGATGGTCATGGCAGTGTCAATGCACTGTAAACACACATTGTTGCCTGTTAACCTATCCAATTGATTGAATGTATACATTTTGTCATTGTCAATGATTTTCAATAGTTTATACAAATTTGGATGAATTATATTGTCATCGTCCAGATAGTACAACAATGTGTCCTGATTTGTAATTTTCGTCAAAGCATAATTTCTCTGCGGATTTCCGGATATTCCTTCATCTCTGCAAACGTATTCTTTAATTTTATTATTTTCTTGATTTTCAAACAAGTTTGGATTTTCGGTTATTTTGCTGCCATCATACACAATGATCCACTCGTGCACATATTCAAAATCAATGCTTTTTTTAATTTCCAATAAATTGTCAATTCTATAGGATGGGGTTATTATTGTTAGTTTATTGGTATTTTTAAAAATGGGTGCACCACCCCCCCTTATTAATACAAATAATTTGTCATTGTCCCATCCAGTTGAGTTTTTGTTCGCATGATCCAATTCTATAAAATAATAATCCTGAAAGTGTTCCAATATGGGGGCCAATCGGTTGATGTAATTATTTTCATCGTATGATTTAAAAATGTTTTCAATGATCATTATTCCACCCGGTTTTAGATATTGGTATGCGTTTTCAATGACTTTTATCTGATCTGCGAACTGATGGGTTGTGTCTTCAATGATGACATCGTAAAACACATTCAATTCGCCAAACGCGCTCGCAATGCTCTCTTTGTTGGTCACATCTACGTTGACAAGAGTTATTCTGTCATTGTTGACCTTTTGTTTAAAATCATTTATTAATTGATTGTCCCAATCAAATCCATATATTTCAGAATTTGCAAAATACTCCTTCCACATTAGTATTGATGCACCGTGCAATATGCCCAACTCTGCTATTTTCAAGTTTTCATTTTTTTTATTTTTAAAAAGTCCATCGTAAAACAATGTATATGGGTGACAATGTCTCAAATCTGTAACATCATTTCTTTGTGATGATTTGTCAGTGTCGTATTTTTTCCCAAGTTCACACAATTCGGATGAATTGATGTTGTAATTAACCTTCAGAGTTTGCATTATGTGTATATAAAATCGTTTATATTTAAATTCATATTTTTGAATTCATAATATTTTGAATTCAAAATAAGGGGGATGGGGGTTTAAGGGGGTGTGCCCTCCTTGTAGCACGGCAGCGCGTCAATGTCCATGATGTGCGGCTTGCCCTTGATTTGTTTGCGCGGGATGGCGTAGTGCGCAAACACGGGTCGCTTAAGTTGCTCGTGCGGCACTGCACCGTGCACGGTTCGTGCGATCATTTTATACAGTTTAAATTCCGGATATCTCTCGTCACCGTTCTTCTTATACAACACATTCCGACCCTTGTCGTCCTTCAGCCACTCCACGACCACGCTGGCGATCCGGCTTTCTTTCAGCGTCGCCGCGTATTCAACCTCGTCGCGAATGTCCTCCACAAAGTAGTCAAACAGCGAGCACGCCAGGCGGCACAGGTCAAAACTGGGGTTGGGATCCAGACGCGGCTTTCTTGTGTTCATGTAGGGCTCGCAATTGTATTGCGTTGCGGCATCCCCGCCCCGGTCAAAGCTGTCGCTGCACATCGTTTGCCCCCGGTATTTGTATACGGCGCGCCCAAAATCAATGATTTTCATAATGCGGCCATGCGTGGGAACTCGGTAATACACCTCATTATAATGGTAGTGCAGGAACTTCTTGTCGGTTTTAACGAACATGATGTTGTTCGTGTGCAGGTCGTTGTGCGTGAATGCAAACATGTGCTGGTACGCAATGAGCGCCATAATGACCTGCAGCATGGTGGCGGTCCACTCAGAATCTGTCAGCTCGTTCTTTCCGCACATCAGGCTGTCCAGCGTATTGTCGCATTTCTCCATGATGATGGCGTGCACTGGGAAATTGTAAAGGTGGGCGTTGTGCACTTCGTCGTCGTCGCAATTGGAATCATCGCTGTCGCTGTATTCAGAATCCGTGCCGGTGTCTTCACTGCAGGTGTCATCATTGTCTTTGAATTTGGGTCCATCATCGGATGCCTGATTGTTGCTGTCGTCGTCGGATGAACGCGATGAACATGAATCACTGCTGGATTGGCTGGATTGGCTGGATCGGGAACGAGCACAAATGAGATCTTGTTCGGGTTCAGCAACAATGCATTCTTCCAATGCTAATGTATCGGACGAAGATATAGATGGCACAAACAAGCCGTCAAAGTCACACGCGTCGGCGTCCAATGCATCCGAATCCAAATGCACTTCATCTAACTCTTCGCCAATCCGCACATTGGGTTTGGGTTTGGCTTTGTTATTATTAAATGACGCAGAGTCAAAAAAGTCGGATGGGATTTCATCCAACCTGAAGAGCTCGTTCCTATTTTTCAAAAAAAAGTCGCATGTGCTAAAATATTCCAGATCATCGTATGCATTGACCGTGAATTCATCCTGGTTAGCCAAAAACGACCCGTAAAAATCAAGTCCGTGCACGAACCCGTGCGTGTGCATCACACGGCTGGTCAAATACGTGAAAAATGAATCCACATAAGATGAATTATTGATATCCTGCATTTTTTTTTGATGGACTGATTTATTCGCTTCAATGCTGTCATATTTAGGCAGCGCAAGCAAATCGGACGCCTCCATGTCATACTTCCCTGACAAATATTTGATAGGATCCAGCAGCGGTGAATATTTTATGAATGCCGGAATTTTTAAAAGCGATTCATCCTCCGAATCAAGCGTGGCCACAACTGTGTTTTTATTCGCGCCAGATGCAACCGTTGCGACATGATACCGGTGATTTAAATTAATGGCGTCATGATTTGATTCGGACAATGAAAAAAAACGACGATACATCGGAATGTAGTTTTGCAAATTGTGCAGCCCAGTTTTTGCATTCTCTAAAGATTCAAACAGCAGCGGGTGTTTGTGTTTGCGATACATCAATTCAAATGGAGTTGTCATGGGGATGAATAGAGAGAAATTGCAAATATATAAATAATATGAATAATGAGTTGTATGCTTATTCATAACATTAATAAAGTTGGTTTTAAACTAATTTTCAAAAGAAATCCATAAAAATTGAATTTCAACAAACAACAATCATCAGCAACAGCTATAACAGCAACAACATCATCGTCCAGTTAAAATATGACCGAATCCCAGAAATCTGAAGAAATCGTTGGCGAATGCGGCGTTTGCAGCAATTCGTTATCAGTCGGCGCCAATCATGCATATACAGTATGCAAGCACTTATTCTGCATATCGTGTTTGCTGAAATGGCACAAGGCGAATCCAAAGGCCACATGTCCAATGTGTCGGGCCCCATTGTATGAAGACGAAGCTGCTGCAGCAGCGCAAGCAGATGAAGAAGAAGCGGAAGCATTTGAACTTTCGTATCAAGTGGAACAAGCACAAGGAGCCTGGATGACATTACAAGAAATGGATTTAACCAATGAGGAACAGTCCATGCATGATCACATGATGTATGTTGTGACTGCTCACGCGGAGCATTATTGTCTCAACAATCCGAGGTGCACTTTCATGGGAACCAACAGTCTTCGCACCATTCCGAACAGAGAGAGCGATTACAATAGGATTGAAGTTGGCGCCCAGAATTTAAACTGCCATTACATAATTGAATTGCGCGACTCCTCTCGTGCATTTCGCTACAAATTCGGACGCATTGAAGACATAAGAATGATGCATCCCATGTTTCAGGGCTTCTCGTTCTTTGTTTTCCGAGAGTTGATTGAACGTTGGGACAATGACACTGGATACATGCAAACGGAATGGTCCCATGAAACGCAGCTCATTGCTATGCAGGGGGGCGATGTAAGCTCACTCCGACAATATGTGCCAAGAGTGCGCCGCATGGCATGAGCGTGTGAACCAAATTATAAAATCATAATCCAAATAAACACATAAAGAATGTGCAATAAATCACAATTAATACTATCAAATTTATAAAAATCATAACAACAATGCCATCCTTTTTCAAACATGCAAGAGGTGTGCAAAAGTCCACACACGCGCACAAACCCATTTTTCATGGTTTAAAAAAAACCCAGAGTTATTTAAGTGGATTTGTGCCTCAAAGCTGGTTTTTTGCGCCAGCACCAGAGCCAGTTTCAACCGTGTTTGAGACCAACGACTGCCTTTGGTACTACGGAACTCTTTATGTCAAAGAAGCGGTTGCTGTTGCAAGAATGCACGACCAGCAACAAATGCACGACCAGCAACAAATACAGCAACAAACGCAGCAACAAATGCAACAAATTCAAGAGCCCACCCATTGCATTGATGTTTTTGACGATGATGACACAGAGAGCATTTCAAGTGGCAATGGCAGCATTAGTGCATTCAAACATCCGCGCAACATCGGCAAACAAAATCAGCTCAAATACTTAAAGGACGGCATGCGGTTGCGGCACATGATTTTAAACCGAGCAAATCATGAATGGAATGAATGGTTCGCGGTGTTTGATGCTGACACCAATCGCATCATTCGCACCCCGGATGGGGTGGCATTTGACACGTTGCGCCAATTTGCTCGCCTGCATTGCAACGAAGTTTTATCCACCGATTCCTCTTCAACAAATGTGTGGTCTGACCCGAATTTTAAGTGCAAAGACGACGCGGATAGTCAATGGCAACCATTGTCCAATTTGAAACATTGACCACTAGAATTCCTGATATAGATGTATTTATCCTGGAAGAAAATACATTCAATAAAATTTCAAATATAATAAGAATGTATATATTATATATATTCTTATTATTAATTCAACCACGATGTCTTTGCAGTTCAACCAGTTCTTCATTAAACGGCACATCACGTCCTTTTCCATTCTGGTGTTTTTAGCGGTATTTGCAACAATTCAGGCATTTAAGCCCCGGTTCATGTATAATGAGGACGGCAGTTTGCGTCAGTTCGGCATCGGATTCCAGCGAAAAACGGTGGTTCCGGCATGGCTGGTTGCCATTGTGCTAGCAATTCTCTCCTATTTACTGGTTTTATACGCATCCACTCCTCTAATGGGTTGGTGAAACCGTTTTACGCCATTCTATTCGGATGTTTTGTAAACGATTGCAGGTTCGGTGGATGGGGTAGGGGTGGGGTTTGCAGCGGCAGCATCATTCAATTCATCAATGTTTATGGCGCACGGTGAGTTTTCTTGCGCAATGATGAAGGTTAGATCTGCCATCAAATTCAATGTCAGCACATAAAATACGAATTTGGCAACGCTTTCCTTTGTCCGCACGTAGTCCAGAAATATGGATTTCGCATCAGGCACCTCTGACACATTTATGTATCCACCAGATTTCAACTCGTCAAATTTAATACTGGCATTAACCGAATCTGGCGCATTTGCGGATGTGGTGAGCATGCTAAACAGGGCCCAAGGATCCTCCTTCATGTAATCCAAGTATTTTTGAATTTTATCAGTGCCTGGGGTTTTGCGCAGTATGCTGTCCATGAATGACACCAGCCCGTTCAGTTTGATGATCAGGTAGCCGAACGTGTTTCCAAACGGTTGCAGCCAGGTGTACATGTATTCCAAGCACCAAAACAGGGGCACAAACAGCACCGCAAATGTTGCAAATGAAGACCATGCCGCCAATCCATAATTTGGAGTGTTGCACTGTTGCTGCAATGAAATGAATGTCAAGCTGAATTGGGTAAACCAAATGATGCCTAAAAAAATGAATGCAAATGCATATGATTTGGAAGCGGGGGAACCTGGAGTAGTGGAGGCGGCGTCCGCATTGCTTTTTTTAATATAATCAACCCACAAATACACCAGAGTAATGATGCTATAAATTCCCAGATTTAACATTCCATTGTTGGGCGATGTTGTGGCAGCAGCACTAGGCGGACTCGTGGGCGCTACAACCATCCTTGTCGTATTATTTATATTGGTTGATTGGACTTTATACACAGTATAAACATTGTGTATAAATTAATTTGAAATTTTAATGGCATAATATACATAATATAAACTAACGATCTACTAATCAATTCAATGCCATCTTATTCCGGCAATAATGCAGCCCATGCCTCCCCGTCCCTCATTGAGCCGGGTGTTAAATACTTTTTCGGAGGAGTATTAAAGGAGTGCAACCGGTTGCGCGAAGAGTATCACAACACGGTGTTCAACGCGTGCATGCTGGGATTGTTCGCCCTGATTTTAGGTGCATTGCTGTATTATAAACGCCGCAGCAAACCAACCACGGAACAACAGGTCGTGATTCGGCGAAAGCAGCAGGAATATATTCTCTCTAAATTGCGGATGGTAAATGCCGCAAATCACGCTGCATCGCGCGGAAATTTCATGACCGGGCTTCCTAAATGGGAAGTTCCTGAAGTGGAACTGATTAAAAATCGCAAAATATTTTTATGAATCATAGTTGAGAAGTGGTTGTTGTTGCATTGGATTGTGCGCATGCACCTTGATATAAATAATATGCAACATATATAAAACCCCCATAACCATCCAAACCAAATATGGAACCAATACATGCAACAAAGGCACCCACTACCAATGTCAGCAAGACCGACTACGTGGATGCGCTGAACGAGTATTATCGTTACAAGCACGATTACGACGAGAGATACGAGGAACACAAGAACGCCATTAAAGAATCCACGATGCTAACCATGCCACAGAAACGGGCCAAAATCATGCAACTTAAGCGCAACCGCAAATGCGTGGTGTGCGGCCAAAGTGGCGGAACCCATTTCACGAATGAGGACGGCATGCTGCGCGCGCAGTGCGGCAACCGGTCGCAACCCTGCTCCCTCCGCATTGAAATAGTGAAAGGTAAATTCATGAGTTTAGAGGAGTTGGCAAATGCGTCGCTGCATAACGCAGACGTGTTGAAGGATCACATCATCAAGACCAAACTGGATTTGCTGTTCAATTACACCACCGAAGAGGAAGCGCTGCGCAAGTTTGAAACGGATCGCGCGGCTTTAGACCAGGCACTTGATCTGTATGGCGGGTTTCGGCAAAAGTATTTAGACGTGGTGCGGAATCCAGAACGCCGCGAAGAAGCTGATGCGCTAACTGCCGAGTTTTATGCAACGGTCCAGCAATTTAAGGAGATGGTGAAAATGGGCGCAGATTCAAACACGGATTCTTTTATCAGAGACGCGGTAGCGCTTTACGTTGGAAAGATTGAGCCGCTGAATAATGAACTAATGGAAACAAAATATGTGTATTCCGCCGTGGAACGGGACCAGAGTTTAGGGAATGACATGTTCCGTTTAGTCCAGAAACATTACACGCTGGAGCAGCTGGAATTTGAGATTGACGTGCCGAGCATCACGGTGGAGGCACGAAACCGACAACTGCGCGAACGGCTGGCGCGCAAGCGCAAGGACCATCTCGCCGCTTACATTTTTAACTGGACCAAGGACCAGGAGAGAATCACGGGCGACGTGTATGAAGTGGCGAACCTGGATGATCCCGAAACCGGCAAGGACGAGCTGATTGATTTCATTGTGGAGAATGGCGTGCCCACCACCAAACACGGCACAAAACAGAGAGATAATGCCAGGTTGGATAAATCCAAGTGAAAAATATAATATGAATACAATGTATCTAATAAACAATCAGACTCATCATAATACAATAATACAATAAACCAATGTCCGTGTTAAACAATATTTCATGGCCGGCATTCGTCATTAGTTTCGCAATCGGCGTGTTTTACATCTATATTTCTCTCCCCAAGCAGCGGGTGGTGATTGTTTATCCCACGCAGGATAATGAAGCCTACTTCAATTTTAGGGATAAGGCGCACAATTGCTTCCGATTTGAACAAGAGACGAAGACATGCCCCACCAATGATGACGCACTGAAAACCATTCCCATGCAAACCTAAGTCATACAATCATGACCATGCCCCAAATGATGGGCCAATTTAGAGATAATATTAAATATTTTTATAATTTTGTATTTTATAAATTTAAATTTATAAAATTACATTTGTTCCGTTGATTTATATCATGAATTCATATGGAAAATTTTACAGTAGAAGACAAGGTTGGATTGGGGGAAACATTGTCAAACATTTTAATTCATGCATTGTAAATAAATTGCCAGAAATAAATATAAATGACAAAAATGGTGCATTTATATCAAATTATTTAAAAAAAAATCACATTGAAACCGAGTTTAGCGAATTGTTCAATGAAAGCAAACTTAATTCCAGCTGGTATTTTTATTATGGCGATGATGTGGAAATATTTTCATCTGAATCGTTGTAAACCATTCCACTAAAATCATTTAGCATTTGGGAACAGGAGCTTGTCAATGGTGGTGCGCACGCAAAACAGTCGGTGCAGTATAATCCCCAGCAGGAACAGTCCTGCGGCGGTCCATGCAAACGAAGTGTGTGCAAAGCGAGCGATGATGTAAGCGCCAATTAGAGTGAAAATAACATCCACGACCGCAATGTCGCCGATTTGAATGGAATGCACGCCTTTTCCAGGAACACCCAGCGCATTTCGGTATTTGCACAAGCCTGCATTTGACATTTCCTATAAAAGTAATTAAATATTATACATACATAACGTGTATATAATATTTGGCATTTGACACATGGACCCCGCAACGGAATCATCGTCTGATAGAACGAAGGCGGAGCGGCAAGCGCAGGTGAAGCCCATACTGGAAAAGTTGTCCGAATTGAAGTTGCACGCGTCTAAATTCGCCGCCGTAAAGGCGCTCATGGTGCAAATCCAAGATTACGTTACAAACGGCGAACCGCAACATGTCAATATCGTGTTCCCCGAATTTGGCCGGCGCATCAAGGGCACACTGGAGACCAACCGACACGCAGAATCCAGCATTAAACTGCAAGGGGGCGACTAACGCCCCCCTTAAACCCCCTCGTATGGCGCGATGATTGGCGTTACCCGAAAAGGAGGGTTTACGGGCGCTGCGCTGACCTGGGTTCCCGTTTTAATACACGATGTGCTCGTCAATCCATTTTTTCAGCTGAATGCAGGTGGGCTCCATGATTTTGTTCAGCCCGTCGGCATAAGCTTGGTAATTGGATTCATTATCCTGCATTAAAATCAGCGCATTGTGCACAATGTTCAGTATCTCGGGTGTATAAATGTCGACAATGGTTATAAAAATGTCGTCTACCGTGTTGGAAGACCCAGTCATTTCTTTCCCCCCCACTGAATTCTGATCATCGTCATCATTTAAAATGGGTTTCATTTTATAAGGTTTTGAATTGGTTACATTTGGGGGCAGCGTCATGAGATCTGGCGACAGCTGGTCGTCCAGTATGAACTTGTACATGGTGAGCGTCTGCAGGATGTGCGGCTTGTCAGTTTGTCCGTATGTTCGTATCAGTTTATTTATGCCAGTCTTGGACATGTCAATTAGCAGCGTGTATAACCGGTGCTGCACCGATCCGGCAGAGTCCGTCTTGTAATGCGCATAAAATTTTTTGAAACGGTGAAACACGTTGAACAAAAAATACAGGTCTTCTTTGGTGTCATTGTTGTACCAGCGCGCCATGGATTGCGAGTAGTTAGGCAGTTGCAGGGTCATGATGTTGTTTTGGATGGTGAGTTTGGTTCCCACGGGATAAAATGTGAGCAACGCAATTTGAAGAATGGCTTGCAGCGGTTCCAAAATGGTCTCAAATCGTTCCTTTTTTCGGCGCGAACTAACAGTCTTATATAGCAACTGAAATGTAGACTGCATTTTGGTATTTAGTATTTCTTTCTTTCTTTAACAAGTTAGTGTAATGTAAACAATAATATAAGTTTTATATTATTTTTTTGAATGTCTTATTTGCAAATTCGTATTTTATGAATAAATACATTATGCGCGATTGTTTATAGGCCATTGCATTAATGGACCTGCACAAGAAGATTATCGTTGTCACTGGAGGTGCTGGATTCATTGGATCAAATCTCTGCATTTACCTCATCAATCAAAGTCCGAACAATCTTGTTGTGTGTGTGGATAATATGATCACGGGGTCGCGTGACAATCTTCGTGAATTATTGGTTCCACACCATCCGCGATTCACGCTCATTGAACACGACGTGTGCATGAATGCGGATCAAGCACTGTTTGGGGAGGATCGCATTGATGAAATTTATCATTTAGCATCCATTGCTTCGCCCCGTGTCAGTTGTTTATTTCCCAAAAACACAGGATGATCCGATGTGTCGCAAACCGGTGATTGATAAAGCAAGTGCTCTAATCGGATTCTCGTGCAAAGTTGACCTGAGCGAAGGAATCAAGCGATTGTGGGATTATTTTTCAGACTGATTTAATGTTTCAAGAAAATGTTGTTTTGCTGAATGATTTTATTGTAGGGTATGCCGTGCTTGTCGCACCAGCCGATGCATTTGACGACGTTCTGCCGTTTCATGGATTCCAGTTTTTCCGCGTGCCCCTTGTTCAGAATCAAGTGAATGGTTGCATTGATGGTTTCCATCTGTTGCTGCCCAATGATGGCATTGCATTCCTCAATCTTGTTCAAAAAATGCGAATCGTGATCTGCCGGCAGAATGGACGTCATTGTGGCATTCTGCGGAAATTCCTCCAACTGTTTGAACATGGCGCGCAAGTGCGGCATCAGCGTATCTGACGTTTTGAGCCGGAAATGTTTGCACACAATGTATCGTTCTGAATTGGCGTGTCGGCTGGTACACGGTTTTGACACAAACACCTCCTTGTACAGGTTGCACAACACGTACAACACGTCAATCGTGGGTTTGGTGAATGTGTCAAACACTTTCAGGATGAAATGCCCACCCTGTTTCTGCAATGCCAACGCAAACCCCATTTCCGCAACCAGCAGGCGCGACACCATTGTTTCTTGATTGTTGAAATCGCACGAAAAATCAAACCCGCCGTCAGCCGTTATGAGTTCACACGTGTTTTGATATTTGGACACGCAATGATTAAAGTTGTCCAACGATATGATGTTTCCCGTTCCGTCGGCCCCGGACTCAATGCACACCCGATTCCGGTGCATTTCCAGAAATCCCTTGCTCTTTTTCCATCCGGGGCAGGAGGTGTCGTGGTTCAACAGCGTCATTCCGTAATGCACGTCTGATTGCGTGTCGGAGAATTGCCGGGACCGAATGTGCACCAGGGCTTCTATAAACCCACCTGGGCCTTCGGCCAAATGGAATGAGGTCATGCGCTTGGGTTCGTGCGACGGATTAAAAAATGTGGCGTGCAATTCAATCATCTTATAAAATGACCGCGACAACGGGCGCAGTTTGCTGACCGTGTATGTTTTGCAATTGGGTATTGCGGTGTGAATGAATTCAAACGGGTTTGTGTATTTTTTTACTGAATCCCAAACTTCTTCGCCGCATTCTTCAATTTGCGCTTTAATTTCGCACAAATACATGTTTAGCGTGTGAGAAACCAACAGTGTGGCCGCAGTTGCAGTTTCGGTTGATGTAATTTCAAACAATGCGGACGATCCCAGTCCGGAACCGTCATCTTCTTCCACTGGAATATTTAAATTGTGCAATTTTGGCAATTCATAATAATGGGACATGGTGCAACTTGTAAAATTGTAAGTAAGATTATACCATTACCGCGCAAACGGTTTATGTTGTTTTCATTGATTTTCATTTATGGTTCATCAATCATCCAAATATTCATATGTTTCTTCACTTAATTCAGATGAAGTGTCAACCAACACCTCTTCTTTCGGTTGCTTTTTTTCACGTCGTTTGGACGGCTTCGTTTTTGCATTGGGTCCACCTGAACCAGTCTTGTTTTTAGTTCCAGATCCAACAATCTCGTTGGTGTCGTCATCCGCCTCATCCTCGTCCTCATCCTCATCCTCATCCTCATCATCGTCCTCGTCCTCATCCTCGTCATCATCATCATCCTCATCCTCCTCATCGTCATCATCATCCTCCTCCGCATCATCATCATCTCCGCTATTGTCCACCACAAACCCATCTTTTAAATATCCGTCCTTGGTTTTTCGGTGCGCGGGAATGGAATCCAGTTCATCTTCCTCATTGTCATCGTCTTCGCAATTGGCCAATGTGTCAAATCCACCGAACAGAAAATCATACATTTTATCCCATTTTTCAAGAGTTAGAGGAATTACCCTATGCTGCGAGGACATGTCTTTGGCCACTAGAGCGCATGCTCCAAAAAATAGAATAGTGTCCACCGGGGGTGGAAATTCATATTTGTTTTCTTGTCCCGCATTGCCGTCCTCGCGAGCCCACAATTCCACGATGAACCGTTCATCATTTACCGTTGTGCTAGAATACGCCCATTCTGCACGAATTTCAAATCCGGACGAGGTTTTGTGTTTGCATTTTTTGCACAATTCTAGCGGGGTGTACGCATCAATTTGAGAGATGCGTAAATCCCCATTACGTTCAACAATTAAAATGGAAACTGGTCCTGACTCTGCTGCGGGTTTGGGTTTGGACGGCATTGCGAGTGAGAGAAATAGTAGATTATATAATCTTGAATTATGGGTTTAAATCATTTATTTCATATATTTTATTAACCCACCACAACACAACGCAACCCAACCCATTGATTGATTTGCGATACGTTGTAAATCTGCAAAAACTATGTAAATATAACTTAATCTAATATTTTATACTATTTAATTCATGTTTTGGATTGCCCAAGTGGTGATTGTGTCCTTTGTCATCATTTTTTTATTGCACAATTTGTATTTTTTTTTCAAAGAAACATTGACGGTTCCAAAAATGAAAGACATGGTGAAACGTCCGCAACAAAAGTATGATACATTGTTTAGGGAACTGCGCATGCGCAATGAAGAATCTAAATCGGCCGATGATGGCAATGCAGAAAATGATGTTACCAATGCAAATGCCGCAATGAAAAATGAATTAAAACGTTATTTAATGGAACTCAATGCGCCGCAATCGCAATCGCCGCAATCACAGTCGCAACCACAATCGCAGTCGTCGCAACAACCAGACCCAGAACCACATCCACAATCCAATTCAAATTTCATAGAAATTGGGTCAGCATATCAATGATTGATTAATGATTTGTTGAAATCATATTAAAGTGTGGGGGGTATTGGAATGTATATCGCACAAACCAATTCACACCGACGCGCAATGCAGCCATTCCAGATGAAGAAACTGAACCCGTTTCAATTGATTGTGCAAGAACGATTCATGAAGGTACTTGAAATTTATTATGAAAATCACGTTCATAAGAAATTTTTAGCGGATGTGTATGCCGTGATTCCTAAAGGTAAAAAATGCACAATATGGTTTACAAACAAGCAGTGCTGGATGTTTCAAATCGCGAAGCGTCCTTATCAACCCAACCAACCCAATCAACCCAATCAACCCAATCAACCCATTCAGTCATTTGACGACGTTCGCATGCTGAACATGCCGTGCATGGATGACGCCTGGTATCACGGCGAAGGCACAATATTGTATGGAACCCAAATGTCTGATAAGAAACGATTCAGTGTGGAGAACGTGCATTATTTTTGCGGGATAAAACAACAAAATGATGGGAGCATGAACCGGTTCATTGATTTTTTTGATTCTTTGAAAAAATGCAAAATGGAAGCGGCGCAATTGCAATTCTTCATGCCAATCATGCACACATCATTTAATGATGCGCTGAATGATGCGATGAAGATAACGTCATATGATGTGTTTTGCATTCAACACCGATTTTTGCAACGGACTTGCTCGGAATATAAAAATTTACTGTTTCATTTAGCAGAACAGCAACCGCAACATCAATCGCAACAGCAATCGCAACAGCAATCGCAACAGCAATCGCAACAGCAATCGCAACATCAATCGCAACATCAATCGCAACATCAATCGCGGCCTTCTCAATCATTTTTTCCAAGGCAATCACATGTCACACCCGTCACAACACCCACGCCCACACCCACACCCATTGCAAAATCAATCCAACCGCTCCGCACATTCATTCTAAAGCCGGATGCTCAAAATGACATATATTATGTTTTGCACAACAAGGATGATCCCATCACGGATAAAACAATGATTGCGCACATTCCAAATTACAAAACCAGCGTCATGATGAATTCAATATTTAGGAACATCAAAGAAAACCGAAATTTAGATGCATTGGAAGAGAGCGATGATGAAGACGAATTTGTTGACAAGGACAAGGACAAGAACAAAAATCAGTTTGTGGATTTGAACAAGTGCGTGCGCATGACGTGCGCATTCAATTATCGGTTCAAGCGATGGCAGCCTTGTGCGTGCGCTTAATTGATTCATTTTTGAGAGAGGATGTGCATTTTTAGAAGGGCCCAAATGCTGACAGCCACCGCAATGAACAGGAACAAGTAAGGAAACAGAACTAAAAACCAGGACACGCGGATGTATCCAGCAGAGCAAAGACGATTCAAAATCCACGTCCAAAACAGCGTGAACAAAATGTTTGCAAGAGTTACACTATTGGTGGATTTGCTCACGCTAAAATTCAAAGAGTTCAAATATGGGTGCAGCTTGGATTGATTCACTTGCATAAAATTTGAAAACTCATTCATGCTAAAATAAGCGCCGATCATGTAAACGACAGCAAGGGTGATATACACCTTTGCGGGGGTGCAAAGATCCTGATACATTGACATTGAAATTGATTATATAAATACAATTTATATTATATTATTTTTTTAATTATTTTTTAATTATTTTTTATTCATAGATGATATCTTTTACAAATGGGATGCACATTTGCATAGAATGATCAATGCCATAGTTTATAATTTCGTCTAAATTTTCGAAGGATTTCAGCGTTTTTATTTGGAACGGGTGTTTTGACAAATAGTGGACGAGGTAGTATTCAAATTGTGATTTGTATACATAAAGAAATGGGCCGGCGAAGACGTCATTAAACAACTTAGATTCTTTTTCTGTGTTCATAATATGATATGATATATATTGCATATTATAAAATATAAAACCAACCGCCACTGTGGCGCATAAGGCATTGTGCTGCCGGAAATTAATGTATTTTGGCTACCCGCGCATTTGCTGCGGCGCGAATGGCTGCAATGTCAATGGGTTTTGGAGGGGGAGGAGGCAACTGTGTGTTCAATGCGGGCTGATTCCAAGGGGATGCTGAATTCAATTGATTGGTTCCCATGAACCCGCGATACATGTTTTGGGCTCCAATTTTTAAATTGTCCCAACCGATTTTGATGTCTTGCGGAAATCCGCCAAATACGAACCCGCCCCGCCTGGACCTGCCTTTACGGTTGCGTTTGGAGTTAAATTTGCGGGTCTTGGATCCGCCGCTCTTGCTCAATGCATTGATTTTTAACGTAGGAACCAATCGGTTGGCATCGTGCATGCCCGGCCCCCAAAATTCAGGAACGGGGATGGGTTTGCCTGCTGGAACGCCCGACTTGCTTAATGCGAAATGATTGCCTCCATTTGTGCCATTCCAATTTGGACCAACCGCTGTCGTGCGCGCCCAACCTCCCCAACCACCTTTTTTGCTGCGCCTGTTGCGTCGCGTTTTCATAGAATGTATTGTATATTGCTTATTTGTATATATAATATGGATTCATATTATAAATATTTTATGCATTTGCGAAAAACACATAAAAACAAACAAAGAATTACAATCAATTGAATAATGTCTAATAATTTGCCGTACACAAACGCAGACATTCGCCCTAAACCAAAAATAATTGATTTATTATCATTTAATATGAACCGTGTTTTCATTCCATCATTCAATGCATATGCTGCGCATGCACTGCAATCCATGAGCACATCTGCTAAAATGTTGTTAGGATCCATGGCTGCATGCATAAATGGGATTATTCCGCGCGTGTTTAAGTACACTGCCATGTCCATCTGTCTCTCCATCATTGAAGACGATTTGCAACACAATCGCGTGCCTGCAAAAAGACCGCCAATCCAATCTAGCATGTTAAATGATGTTATCATAACATTTGACGAAGAAAAAATAGAATAAGCCATTCAATCAATCAATGACAATCAATGAATCAACCAATTGTCGTTCATTCAATGTCTACATGCGTGAGGAAGTGACGCCGACAACACATTTTTTTCAGCTTGAGTGTGTCCATGACTTCCCCCTCAGGAGTTTTGTTAATGTATTCTTTGGTCAAATAAATGACCTTCTCGGTGTCCATGCCGCGAGCCATTTTCAATCGCCTCACTTCGCTGAGATAGTATTCGTATTTATTGGCAATGACGTTGCCGCAGGTGAAGCATTTAACCGGGATAATCATTGTGTTGCGATGCGGCGTGTGGTGGGTGTCTATGGATTGATTCTGATTATTATATTACACCGTTATTTTTAAATCAATTTTTAAAAATAAAGATGAAAATTTGATTTAAAAGCAATTCACTTTTATTATTTAAATTTTAAACCATGGCACAAATTAATGAAAACATTGACAATTTTTGCATCATTTTGACAAGCACCATTTACGTTAATCCCATGAAAAAATGGGTTAATATCACAGATCCAACTGAACGACTAAACTCAAATTTAAAATCAATAAAGCGATGGCTGGATGAATCAAATTTTAAAATTGTTCTTATTGATAATTCTGGATACACATTTCCCGAATTAAATGATTACATTGACAAATACAAAGAACGGTTTGAAATTATATCATTTATTGAAAAAGACATTGACAATGAGGTTTTTGTTAAGGCGGGAGCACATGCAGTCAACAATCCGGACGATTATTTATATAGTAGCAAAGGAACCAGTGAACTGTTTGCAATTTATTATACTTGCCCAAAATCAACATTAGTTGCCAAATCTAAATTTATCATTAAGATCACATGTAGATACTTTGTCAAAGAACTAGAACATTTTTTGAAGGGCGTGAATGTGGATGACTATTCCGCTTTGAGACAAAATAACGGCGACAACTGCGAAATTGTTGGGTGCCACATTAATGCGTTTCACCATGTTTTTATGCCTGCGAGCTTTAAGACCAGCAACGGATTGTATCAGCATCACATGGAAAATCTTTATAAAGACCGATTGTTGATGAAATTTCCACAAAAAAGAGTTTTAGTTTGCGACACATTTCAAATTGAACCAACCCAAATGGGAGGCGGCGATTGGATAAAAACGGAATTATGATTATTTTTTTGCTCTTTTTTTCATTGTTCGTTTCTTACCGCCACCTTTGCCTTTGTTTGTGTCCATGTGTGCTTGAATCCTCATTCGCAGTTCATGTTTGTCGTACGGGTCTGGAATTAGCACTCCATGTTTGTTGGCATATGCAGTAAGCTCAACGGTGCCCATTATATAAGCATTTGTGGGAGCGGGAGCTGGGGGAGGATTCATTATGTGTTCATATTTTTCATGCATTTCTTCATACGTCATATCTTTTTTTTCAATATTTTTATGACGAATGACGGCAATTCGCATGTCCCTGCATTGTTCTTTTGTCTTAAATGAAAACACCGGAAGCCCTTTTGATTCCAACCGTTTTATTTGTTCATGGGTGATTGGCATGAGTTCTGGCAATATGAATGGTTTAAAATCAAACCTTATGTTGTAAGATGGGTCAATTGCGTGCATTAAATGAGTCATAAGCGCCATTTCATATTTTGCACGCCTTTTTGGTATTTTACGTTTCATTTTGTATGTTCCAGAAAAAAAATTAAACTCCAGGATGTTTTCATTGATGCACCGTATTTCTCCCGATGCATGCAATCCGTATTGCAGCGTATTTATTGCAATGCCTTTTTCTTTTGCGATGCGATCTAACTCGTCCCGTTGGGCCATGCGATAAAAAATTTGGTGATGCTTTGTTCCAAATTCGAACATGTTCAGCGCCTTGGATGCATACAACTTCATTGGTTCCAATTGTCGGTCCATGCCTGTGCTAGGATCCTTTGAAATGATGGATGCAATGATGTATGTGTACATTGCACCCGGTTCAAATTGGGATGGTGTCGGATTCACAAGCATTGGGCTCATCTCATGTATTATCTCTAAATGTGATGGATCATATGAGTCCAATGGAATGTAATAAAAATTGCCATCTTCACCTTGCATGCATTGCATGCTAACCCGTGTGGTTGGATTTTGAATTGCTTTTCGTGTCATGCTTCTTTTTATAAAGTACAGTCCTTCAATTGGTGGTTTATTACTTCGCGTATTTGAAGGCCGGAGCCAGCTTTCAGGCACATCTGCGGCTGCAGCTTCACCCATTTTCTAAAAAATGATTAATATATTACAATTATATTTTAATCATTTGGATTTGATTTGCAACATTTTGTTCAATTCTTTTTCTCAGGTTGCTCCTTGACTATTAATTGAATTTTGGGGTTTCTTCCTGGTTTTTTTTTCTCTGGAACAGCAACACCTGCATCAACAGGATTAATAACAACGGGATTGGCAGCAGCAGCAACGGGCTTGGCAACAGCAGTGGCAGCAGCAGCAGCAGCCTTAGCCTTTGGTTTTGTTGCAACAGCAACAACCGGGACGACAACAACCGGGGCTTCAACGGCCTTGTCCAGTTCCTCTTGTTCCTGTTCCAACGCCGCCATCTGTTTTTCAAACGCGGTGGATGTGCCCAGCAGGCTCTTCACCACCAGTTCCGCATTGTCAATGGAACGCACCTTCTTGAACACGAAATAGCGGTTGTAAAATGAGATGCGGCGTTCATAGTCCCGCATGTCTGGTGCATCCCCCAAATCAGATGCTATCGCAGGGGTTTGCTTGATGCGCGTCATCATCTGCGCATACAACTGCTCAAACATTCCGGTTCCGTCCGGCAACCCGAGTTTCAATGCATCTTCCCGTGGCACCACCTCAAAGCCGAAATTCGCCATCAATCGTTTCAAATATGCAAAGTTGACCAAATATTCGCGAAACGTCTTGTTGATGGATTCCTGATACACGTCAATCGCATATCCCACGCAGGTCTCGTCATCCGGAAACTCGGTGGCAGCATAAGCCTTGGTCACCTGCCACACGCGTTTCCCTTTGTGCAGCACGGCGATGCCGTCACCCTCCTCATACGGCTTCAGCGCATCAAACATGGTTGCGCCGTCATATGTTGTGCCGATGAAGTATCCGCCCACTTCCGTGCACTCGCACACGTTGCGCAGAAAGTTGCACACATTGGCGCGGTTTTCAAACATGTAGTGAATCGCGAACTGGCACGACGACACATTGAACCCGTTTTCCGCTTTTCCGTATTCGCGATACACGCCTTCGCCAAGCAGCGCTTTGTCCTTCGGACCATCTCCGAACACGGCCCTTACAATCTGCTTGTATTTTTCGCCGCTGATTCCGGCCCCGCTTTTTACATTCAACGCACTGTTTCCATGGACAAACAGCGCCGACGGCATGATCGTGAACCGCTTGCAGGATTCCAAGTAGCGCGCGCATGCGCCATCCAGCTGGTTTTGAATGTTGTCTTTTGAAATGTCAATGCCTAACACGAATGATAGATTGGCTTGAATCCATTTTTGAAGGTCGCCCGCCTTTCCGACCGCAAAGTCAATGAGCGTATTTCCACGCTTGCTCACACCGCCAATCAGCGCGCGCTTGACATACCGGTTGTGGAAATCGCGCAGCCCGCGCGTGGTGGTGTCACCCGAAGACGAGACGCGATTGTAATACACGTCATCATCGGCTATCTCATCCGGAATGTCTGTGCCAGTCGTGAGCATTTTCTTCGTGATGGGATTGTGTATGGTGTGCCAATTGGAGTTGGCGACGTGATAGGCGTTGCCGTAGTTCTTCTGGCCGCTGCGATACTCCGCTGTTTTATCGGTGCGCACGCGCAACGGAACCCAGTGAAAGCGGGGATCGGCAGACTCCGCATTGTATGCACACTCAATGATGGTTCCGTCTTCAATGACCTCGTTTTCGGAAGTCAGCATCAGACCGCGATTTCCCGCCGCATCAGCGCGAAGGATAACATTACACACATGGGCCTCGGGATCATACGGGTTTGTCGGATAAAATGGCACCGGTTTGTAAGAGTCTTCGCCAGTGCCTCTGTTGTCGCTTCTGGCACCCGCGCCTTTCCGCGGCAATTTCCCCTGTATGATATCCTCGCACGGATTCAAATAACCGTGTTTTTTTTCGTCAAACCCGACCCGCAGTGTGAGTGTATTGTACTGCACAACCTGGTCATTTTTCGCAGTATTTACGCCGTCCGCGTAAATGCTCGTCAATTTGGGTTGTCCATTGGTGTCTTTTACCACCGTGGCCAGAAAGTCAATGGTGTTGGCTTCGGTGGGTTTCCATTTGAATGAGAGCGGCCACGTGATTTTGGTCTTCGGACCTGCGACATCTCCGCCAACATCTCCGCCAGCGGGGGCATCGGCCGGCGTGAAAATGATGCCGTCCGTATTGTATTCATATGCACTGGAATCAATCTGCAACATGAGCGTGGCGCAACACTGGAAAATGCTTTGATCCTGTCCCGTGTATTTGAATTTCTTGTATTCAATGCGGATCGGGCATGTGGCTGCCCCGCGAACAACGGAGCGCGCACCCAACCGAGTGATCACATCAACCAATAGCGGCAGACGGAACTTGCTCGCAGACACTTCGGCGGAAGGCGGCACGAAATGCAGCGCGCGCACATCCTTGCCGGCAATGTAATACGCATCAAACGCAGCAAACAGGTTGATGAACCGGCCACTCTTGTCGTGCAGGATGTGCTCACCATCCAATAACGTATTGAACAGCTTGTCTTCAGCGCTCTGCGCCCCCGTGAACTGCACGCGCATGTTGGTATCAATGAGGTAAATGCGCCCCGTGGGCGATACGTAGAGCAGCTTGCGCGCGCCGTCAGCCTTATCCGTCACCGTGTAATTGTTTCGCACGTTGGGAATGGTGCAATTTTCATTGACGGGCACAATGTTCTGCAGCTGGAGCGTGTAGGATGACGGACCGATGAAGTTTTTTGGGAACAACTTGACTGCGCTGTCCGAGCCCTTTTCTTTGTGTTCTTTGTGTTCTTTCTGTTCAGGATGCAACAAATGAATGTAGTCTGTCGCCACACCCGAGAGTTCAGCTGCACCCACCGGATAGTTGGTGCCTTGCAAACCCGACATCACGGTCTTGATAGTTGATCGCAATGCATCCGCCAACTTACGCGCAGAGCTAAACGCGGTTCCTTGCCCGACCGCATCGTTCAGCACCTCAATCTCAATTTCATATTTGGGCTGAGACTCAGTCACCTGAGATTCGGCAAACGTGTGCGTTGGAATCATGCCGTTGCTGCCGCCGGTGCCATAGTCACGGCGCGATTCTTTGACGATGCTCATGTCAACGACGAACGGAAACGCAGGGTTGCGAAACGTGCTGCGGTTGATGTAGCGAAACGTTTTTTTGCTGCTGCGCCACGGACCAACCACCGTTTTTGCGGCGGAAGACGATTCCGCAAACTGTTTTTCTTTCTGCAGCGACAAACGAAAATTGAAGTCGTCAAAATTGAGTGGGGGAATCATTTCACCGTTGTCGCCTTCAATCCCCGTTTTTTGAACGAAGGTCGGCGTGACCGTTTCCAGCGAATTGGTTTTGCAATACAACTGAATATTGTGTAGTCCCTTGATTTCGGTGCGAATGTTGGACATTTTGGGTTTGCCAGTTTGCGGGTCCAGGCTCTCGGAATTGATTTTGAGGGTGTAGTCGTCCATTTTTTCCATGATGAATCCGGATGACAGCAGTGCTTTGATAACATTGTCAAAATCAATTTTGGTAGTGGATGCAACGTGTTTCAAATTGCGAGTTCCAAATCGCACCTCCAATTCAAGCGAGCCGCCGTCGGTTCGCAACACCCCGCCTAAATACCGTTCTATCATGTCATCAAATAATTCATGAGGGGGGGCTTGCTTTTGATGCGTCTGCATTCTGATTCGGGATCCGATGGTGTATATTAAGAGAGCATATTATTTAAATTCAATTTTACTATTTAATTTAGATAATTAGAGTGGTGTCCATTCTACAAAACGAGCTGTTTTGCAACTGAGTCATATAGTTCCTGTTTTTTCATTTTGGGCTTGAGCTGGATCTTCAGCTGGTGGCACATTTCGGTGAGTTCTGCAACGGTGTAAGCGCTCGCCGATTTAATGGGCTTCTGCAGGGTTTCAATGCGATAATGCGTTGCTCTTATTGATGTCAACTGCGTTTCAGTAGCCGGTGTCATGGTGATCTGTTTGTTAGTGCGTTCTATGATATGAACCGGTTTATCCGAAACCGCATCACTGATGAACTCGGCGTAGACGCGATTGGCCGGATTCACAAACACCGCATTCAACGAGTTCAAATGCACCAGCACTTGGAACGTGTGCAATGAGATGCGTTGTGACATAATGTCGCCTTCAATGGTGGACGCCGCGAATTTGATTCCAGTGGTTTGTTTCAATGCTTTGCCCTTGTCTCTCACCATCATTATTTGGTCGCGCTTGCCGTCCTGCTCGGCCGTGAACCGGTTTGCTAGTTGCTCGTATTTGAATGCGCCGTGCATCATCACATACAGACACCAAAACAGCGGGTCTTGATTCAATGCGGGGCGAAACACGTTATCAGCTGGTTTTGGTTGCATTTGGGTTGGTTTTTGTGGCTGGTGTTGCATTGATTGCATTGGTGTTGGTTGCATTGATTGCATTGGTTTTGGTTGCATTTGTGTTGGCGTTGGTGTTGGTTTTTGTTGCATTGGTTGCACAGTCGTGTCATACAGCATAACATCCCGCAATTTAGTTAAAGCATTGTTGATACTCGTTTGATTGGGGTTGACCTTGTGCATGGGTTGGTTTAGTTGACATGCATCATCATATTGTGTTTAAATCAATTGCACTTATTTGAATTGTCCATTTGGTTCATGGTTCATTATAAATAATATATGTTGTAACACTATAACACAATCTATATCATAATAATGTCAAGTCGGCCAGATAGTCCCGAACCCATCGGATATGATGTAGCTGCCGCAGATAGATATTTTGCAGCAGAAGCGGAAAAAAAAAGAAAAGACGAAGCAGAACGAGCAGCTGCAGAAGCAGCAGAAACAGCACGATTGGCAAAAAACACAAATATGCAAGAAGTGGACGGCGGTGCCAAAAGAAAACGAACTACAAAAACGAAAAAAATGAAGCGAAGGCACAAACGCAAATCTCACAGCAAATCAAAGCGCGGCATGAAAAGATAGAATTATTGGAATTGTAATTATAATTATTCATTTAGTTTGATTGAATGCTTGTTTTTGCGACGACTTCGCTTCGTTTTTTTTATTTTGCGACCTCCACTTCGTCTTTTTGAAATCATGCTTTTTAAATGAGCCAGTTCTGGGGGGTGCATTTGGGACGGTGGTTGCACAAGAGCACCCACTAATGATGTCATAATTCCACTTCTTGCAAGCATTTTCGCACGTTCTTCACTGGTTATAGATGGAACCGATGTCAACAATGCCTTTGCCTTATTTGCCTTTGCCTTATTTGCAAGAGTTGGGGTTGACACATGTCTGGTTGCAGGGATTAATGATAATAATGTTTGTCGCCGTTTGGTCAAATCAAATTGCAATAACTCCTCTGCTTTTGACACCAATTGGTGCAATGTTGTCATTGGATCTCCTTTGCTTATGCCAAATAAATTACATCCCGGTACCAAAATATATTCATCAATAATGGCTATACTGTCTGGGTCAAGTGGGTCAATGTTCTCAATTAACTCGCGTAATGTTCCAATGTACCATCTAACGCATCTAATTATTGCACCCCGTTCTCTATAGTAATTATCTCTTATACTTAAATCACTACTGATTTCACTGTAGCTTCTTTTGAATTCATCTGATAATGAAGGTTGCATTGCCATATGATGTAAAAATGCATTAAGGTTTGCCCAGTTGCCGCGTGGTAGAGTAGCAGCAGCTCCAAGTATGCCTCTCATTGTTTGCAAATGTGCATATATTCTTTTATCACATTTGATGAGTGATTCATTTGATGGTAGGTCAAATGCATGTGACTCAATTACAGATGATCCAACCCGACGGTCGTATGCATGCCTGCACATGACGCCAAACGCGCGCATGTCAATTATGTGACCCGAATGAAACGTCACAAAGGCAATGTGGCGAGGCAACCACCATATCACTTCATCTAACTGGTGCATGCATTGTTCAGTGGATATCCTCTCGCCATCGTGGGTTAATTTCAATAAATCACTTAATCTCCTCAATGTTAGTGAATCATCTACGCTATCCATGAAATTTATTTTATTTATCACTGTGCATTACAATGATATATTAATTTGGAATTGAAATCATTTATTTGGGTTGGTTAAATGCTTAATCTTCATTGGGTTTTGGTTTTGCGCCGACGACTTCGCTTCGTTTTTTTTATTTTGCGACCTCCACCTCGTCTTTTTGAAATCATGCTTTTTAAATGAGCCAGTTCTGGGGGGTGCATTTGGGACGGTGGTTGCACAAGAGCACCCACTAATGATGTCATAATTCCACTTCTTGCAATCATTTTCGCACGTTCTTCACTTGTTATAGATGGAACCGATAACAATGCCTTTGCCTTATTTGCCTTTGCCTCCGCATTTGCCATAGTTGGATCTAACTGTTTGGTTGCAGGGATTAATGATAATAATAATGTTTGTCGCCGTTTGGTCAAATTAAATCGCAATAATTCTTCTGCGTTCGACACCAATTGGATTAATGTTGTCATTGGATCTCCTTCGCTTATGCCAAAAAAATTACATCCCGGCACCAAAATATATTCATCAAGATTGGCTGCGTCTTTCGGATCAAGAGTATTCGTTTGAATCATATCAATTATTTTTTTTAATGTTTCAATGTACCATCTAATGCACCTCATTGTTGTCCCCCATTCATGATAATGCCCATCTCTTATCTCTAAATAATTAGCGATTTCATGAAAGTTTTCTCTCAATTGATCTTTGTGTGGTGAGAATGACATGTGTGCCATGTGATATAAAAACATTTTAAGGTTTCTCCATTTCCATCCCCCTCCTGGTAGATCCTGTTTTTTATAACCTTTAAGTATGTCTGCTATTATTTTTAAATGGTGTAGCAATTTTGTCTCATCTTTAATGAATGATTTATTTGATGGCATTGTTTCAAAATTGAAGGAATCTGGGTTTACCAGTTTGTACCGTTTATATATATCCCTGCACATGAGACCAAACTCATGCATGTCAATTATGTCATCCGAATGAGAAGTCATAAATTTAATGTGTCTAGGCAATAACTCAATGATTCTATCTAAATGTTTAATGCATTGATCCGTTGATATGTCGCTGGTGTTGTCTATTTTTAGTAAACCAACCAATTCCCCTGCAACTTCAACATTTGTTCCCGTCCTTTCAAGATTCATTTAATGCATTTATAAAATTAACTAATATAAAAAAACATATTAGAATTACATTCATGTTTATGATTATCAAATTCAAATGCCAACCGCCGATTTAAAGCAATTGAAGGACCGAATTGAGGCATTGAACCAGCACCATCAAATTCAAATATTGCAAATCATGACTCAATGCAAGGTTGACCTGACTGAAAACAAAAACGGGGCATTCATCAATTTGACGAACGTGGATGATGCCGTCATTTCCAAAATCACCGATTATTTGGGATACGTTGATGAACAAGAGACCCAATTGAATGAAGTTGAGAATCAAAAAACGGAGTTAACGAAACAATTTTTCAAACCATAGGCATAGGCACGGCGGTGGCCGTGGTGGTCCATTCGCCAATGATGGACACCTGTTTATCGTTCAATTCAAACCGTCTTCCAACTACGCGAACCTGAATCATGTCACCCGGTTTAATAGAATCCATTGACATATAATTTGCAATCATCCGCGTGGTGGCGGTATCGTGCATTTCACGTGAAATGTAAATGACCACCGGGGATGGATTTGCGCAGGCATGTGCCCGAATGCCCGCCTGCGTCACCGTTTTTGCAATGCAATTCATGATGGCGCCCTCTTTCGGACAACACAACATGCACTCAATCTCCAGATCAAACCGAATGTTTCCAGCCGCAAAGGTGCCAATGGAATGCGATCGCAGGTTGCAAGAACCGGCTTTGACAAAGCCTTCAGCAATGCAGCGGCCATCAATTTCACTGGAGACGACGTGCTTCAGGTGGTCTTCCATGCACTTAAAATTGGGTATGTCAGAAAACGGAATGCACAATTTGCGACGAATGCAGGTTGAATGATACAACAACGAATTGTCCGGATACGCGTGGGATAGAGTCATTCGTCGGATCTGAGGTCTTTAACTACATCATGATTTAGCCCTAATTTTAATTCAATTTTTTGAATTAACATTTAATATATCTATCTATCTAATCTATCTATCTAATCTATCTATCTAATCTATCTATTGTTATCAATTGAATGCACATTCTCTCATTTGTCGTGCTGTGCAAGTTCCCCAATGACCGAAACGGCGGGATCATTCAACTCAAAGTGCTGTCCGATGACGCGCACCACGATTTCATCCCCCGCCTTGATTTTGGCGAACCGCGGATTGGAATAGTGATGGTCACGTGACACAAACACGATTACGGGACTGGGTTCGGGCACAATGTGCGCTTGCAGTCCCGCCTGCGTCACATTCTGCACGACGCAATGAATGAGCATGCCCTCCACCGGATTGCAGGCTTGATACTCGTAAACAACTTCAAACGCAACCGCGGCATAGTCGGTCAAATCCCCGGATGAATATGCCAGCAGCTGGGTGGATCGGGGACGCACATATCCCTCTGCATTGCACTTGCCTTCATGCTCGTGCGCTAAATGCTTTTCCAGCACGTCCCGGATGTTGCGTCCAATTGCGGTAAACGGCAGCACAACCTTCCTTGACACCATGGTCGGAACGTAAATGTCGGTGCTAATGGGTTGTTGTTGTGGGCGTTGTTGTGGGCGTTGCTGTGGGCGTTGTTGTGGGTGTTGTTGATGGCGTTGTTGATACATGCAATTGAGAGATATTGATGATATTGATGATATTGATGATATTGATGATATTGATGATATTGATTATATAGTTAATATATGTGCATATTAGTTTTATTTGCTTAAACATAATTATCATTATTATGTTTTGGATTGGCGCACGGCTTGCACCGGCGTTAAAAACCAGTGCTTGCCGTCCTTCTGCATCAGATTGTAGCTGCGCAAAAGCAGTTCGGGTAAAACGCAAAACCGCGCCGTGTTTTGATCCTTCGTGCCTTCCATAGTATACATCGGCGGCGCATCCGGATTCAAGCCGTGTATGATTTGATTCACAATGGTGAGACGGCGCTGTTTGGACGAGATTTGATCGCACCGCGCACCCACACCCTTTTCTTGCACGTATTTGATCTTAAACACGGCATAGCTTCCCCCGCTTTTTTCCTTAAATTCCGCAATGAATCCGATGATTGGAGACAGGGTTGACTCGCGGGGCATCCTGGCCGCAATTTCATCCATGTAAGGACGCCATTCAACGCTAGATGGTGCGGCAGCCCACGCAGATGCCGCATTTTTGCGTATAACCAGTTGCATGCCCGTTGTCGCCTGCATCTTCAGCAGGAGCATGCCTTCCTCCCCCGCGTATTTCAGATTTTTTAGTATTTGACCGTCAAAATATTCGCGAGCAAACCGGTCAAACTCGTCGCCGGGCGCCTGCGCATAAAGCGTGTTCAAATACTGCAGCCCAATGTCGTGGGACGAAACCATCAGCTCTTCCACGAAATGCTCCACGACGCATCGCTTTAATATAATCGGATCAGTATCACTTAATTCCCGAATCACGTCTCGGCACAGCTCGTTCCACGTTTTTGTGTTTTTGTCAGTCGCTTTCGCCAAACCCGTGGGTATGGTTATTTCCAGATATGCCTTCTTCATGTCTTGAACCTGGGTTGGCACCGCCATGAGTTGCATTGGCGCGATTGCTTTGGGCTTTACAAACCCGTGCTTTTCGGCCAGGCGTTCCAGCGTGCCGTTCTTCAGCGGAAACGATATGTGCTCCCGCTTAAATTGCAAAGGAGCGCTGCGTTCATAAATGCCGATCCGCGGGTCCGTTATTTCCGATGGTTGAAACAGGTAATATTCACCCACATTGATGAGGCGCCCGGTGCGCCCGTATCGGTCCACCAAATGATCCCCATCATCGGCAATCATTCGGGTTAGGGCGACGTCCACTTGCTCGCGCGGGTGCCCAATTAGGTGATTCAAGAGCGTTTTTCGCGCGTAAAAATGTTGAACCTTGAACAAGTCGCGAATGCGCTGCATGATTTGGTCGGCATTCATGATGATGAAGGGTTCCGAATACGTGTTGTCGTTCACCTTGATTGGGCCGCTGGTTCCGACCGCGCACTTGTATTCGCAGGTGGCCTGATAGTCGCACACGAATGAAAATGGGCGGTCACCAATCGCATACTGGCTAATCACGGTTCCGTCGGCCAGCACTTGGCGCACGGTGACATCTTTACCGCCATTGTGCCGCCGAATGACCTCCTGGCTGAATTTGGTTTGGTCAATGTTGAGCAAGCAGTCCACCGCATTTTCTTTCAGAATGCGGCTCACTTGTCCGATTTGCGCGGCCTTTGCTTCGGCCAGACGGTACACGTAGAGGTCAGCGGCTTCCATGTCGGGACTGCCCGACAGCAGCGTTCCGTATAAAAACAGCTGCACATTGCGCTCCACAAACGGGAGGTCGGAGTGGCTGCAGTTGCGCACGGCGCGACCAATGATTTGCTCAATGCGGTTCATGTTGTACCACGGCTCCATGATGTGCACCTGGCGCACGTTCTTGAAATCAATTCCCTCGCTGCCCGCCTTGGAAATGATAACGACCTTGATGCGCTGGCCGTTCGCGTTGTCCGTTGTGAGCGCTTCCAGCTCGGCGCGGTTGTCCGGTGACAGCTGCTTGTCTCCCGTGAACATGGCGTATTTTGCAGCGAACCGATTTTTTGTGGCTCCATCATATTGGATGATGCGCTGCGGCACAGGGGCAGTTTTAAACAGCGACCCCACGTCTTTGTCGTATCGCGTGAACCCCATCTCTTCCAAGGCCAGCGCAATGGGCACCGCACCACCGCCAATGTATTCGCTGTAAATCATGACGATGCCGGCGGCTTTTTCGATTTGTGCGCAAATGCTGGCGATTTTGCTGCTGTATTTGCCGATTTCCGCGCGCGAGAAAATGTGGCCAAAATTCGTCCGCGTGGTGGGCTTGTATTCAAAATTGGAAATGCGCGTACCGTCTTCAGACTCTTCGTATTTCATGACGCGTCTCAGTCCCGCGTCCCCTAGCAATCCCTTGACATCCATTTTCTCAATGAGGGCCACGTCGGCAGCCCTCACATTCGCATCAGCGGCGGCGGCCGCTTGAGGACGGCGTGCCACGAGTCTATCAAATTCCACGCTGGGATACACCATGTTGAGCGCTTCTATGGGCTGCTTCAGCAAAAACGAGCCGAACGATGTGGCGTCGTCCGACATGTCCAGCCGTTTTCGGTCAATGATGTAATTATAAACCGTTTCTTGATACGCCCCCGCGGGATTCAAATACACGTCCAGGTGCTGCAGCGGATCCGGAATCTGGGTTCCGTTCAATTGCAGCGTGGGGTGCTTGTCACGATTTAGCAAAAAGGAATGCTGGGGAGCAAACTCTCGCGGGGTCATTCTATAGGGAAAAATATAGGGATTCTCTCCTTTTACCACCGAAATGTAGCCGGTGGATTTGATGCGCAGCAGTTCGGCACCCACTTCGCGACCGTCTAAGCGCAGCAAATTCCCATCCCGGTCAAACACGTCGCTCACTGAAATGGTGGCACGACGATCGTTCACGTTCATCAAATTCAGCAGCCACACGATCTCGCGCGGGTCGTTGTACATGGGCGTGCCCGACAACAGCAGCAGTCGCAAATTATCGGCATATCGCACCAATTTATACAATTCGGCAGACACACTGGTTCCTTCTTTTTTGGCTTTCTTGGTGACGTCCTTGGCTTCTTCGTCGCTGCGCACGTTGTGAATTTCATCCACGATGAGCAGCCGGTAGTTGAACTCGTGCTTAATGGCGCGAATGGCCTCTGGTTTCGCGGACCCCTCCTTTGTTGTCGTGAGCCTGTGCACCAAATTGGCCAATTCAATGTAGCCCATGAATTCATAATTTGCGTTGATGAGCCGGGTGATGCGCTGCACAATACTGGCGCGCACGCTCTCCACGTTTCGTTCCGTCAAATCCGTCAGTTCCGCATTTGCTCCCACTTCCTTTAACAGCTTGGTTCCGGTGCAGCCGCGAATCACGAACTGACGCGTGACCCGGCTGAACTTCAATTTATTGAAATCAAACAACTGTTTGCGAAAATTGTCCTGCACGTTGACCGAAGCAACCACCAGTATTTTTTTGACCGCACCCACTTGATGCATGTAGTCGCGCATCTCTTCGGCCACGCTGATGGCCGAACACGTTTTGCCGGTTCCGAGACCGTGATACAGCAACAGGCTGTTGTAAGGCGTCATCGCAGATAAAAAATTGCGCACAAAGAGCTGATGCGGAGCCAGCTCAAAGGCAGCCCCACACATCTTTGCCGCTTCGGTTTCCATCTGATTTTGAGACACAGGCATGATCGCGTTGTGTTTGGTGTCGTTGAATTCCTTTCGCTGCGCAATGTTCAACGCAAAATCGGGGGCATTCAATGTTGGATACAAAAACTCCAGGCCTTCTTCTTCGCCTGCATTGACCGCAGCACCGCGTTTCCATTCCTGCAATTCATTGTAATGCATCCCTGCATTGGGGGGTAGATTCGGGGATGGATCCTGATTCGCAAGCAGAATGGGATGCACGTGTTTGGGTTTTGATGGGGGGGGTGCGATGGGGTCTGGTTGTTGCTGAAATGCGGGAGGATCCATCACAAAATTATTATTATTTGCAGTTATAATATAAAATGATTATAAATTGGGGAAACCGAACTCACCCAACAAACAAATCTAACAACACACTATCACATATTCTATCAACGCATTGTTTAAATTGCGCAAAATGTTTATTTTTTCTAAATTATACGGACGAATGTGTTGAATGCATTCTCTGTATGAAAACCACGCCATTTTGCTGACTTCTGTTTTTTGAAAAACGGGCGATGTTTCCAATAACAATTGTTCGGGCAACGGCATGTATGCAACGTAATATTTGTGCTTGTACGTTTTCATATTGGAACCCATGAATATTTCTTCATATGGAATGATGTTTTGCATCACAACTAAACGGGTATCATCGTATCCTGTCTCTTCCGAAAATTCACGAAGGGCGCATTCAATGTCCTTTTCCTGATAATTGCGACGTCCCTTTGGAAATCCCCATTCAGGCTCAGTCCACCGAGTGTTGGAATTGGCAATCAAAGAGTTCAGCGAGTAATAGATGCCCCCGTTGCGATTCAATTTTATACCGGACTTCAACGTGTTAAATCGGTCACATGACACGGCTTCTTCGTTTTGATATTTTGAATTTAAATAATCCCCCCACACATTTTTCCACAACTCGCTAAATGTTTGTGTTTGCAACCGATGTTTTTCATCCACTGTCATTTCGTCAATCAACCGTTGCACGTATGTTTGATTGTAAATCGGATATTTGCCGCGAATGAATTCCACAAATCCGAGCGTGTCCTTTCGCCGGATCATCAAATACGATGCGCCTTCGGTTCCGTCTTTGAACACAATCATGCCGTTGCTGATAATTGGATTTTTACACGCATGCATGACATGCCCGTTCTTTCCACAATTATTGCAAAATATATTTCTTTTTGAAAACGGATGATGCGATGGTTTCATGACATGTGATTTATTTTCGCCACCTTCGTTGGTGCCTTCGTTAGTGCCTTCGTTGGTGCCTTCGTTAGTGCTTTCGTTAGTGCCTTCGCTGCTACCTTCTCCACAATTGCCTTCAACAATGTTGTCTTCATCATTACCTTCAACCGTGTCTTCGCCTTCACTTTTCAACGCATTAAATGAATACATGCAATTTAATAATAAATAAATGAGTTACTTTATGTGTTAAATTGACCTTCTTTTTATATTGTTTGATTGTAAAAAATAAGAGACAGACATACATAACACGACACACGCGCATCAATTCATGAAATCCAATCTGGTTTATAAAAACGGCGACGCCACTACCGCACTGGATGCCGCCGTGTGGGGGCCGCACTATTGGTTCGTGTTATTTAGCATGGCGGTCACGTATCCCGAGAGACCGAACGACGTCACCATCAAAAAATACTATGATTTCATACAAAATTTGCCGTTATTTTTGCCAAACCATCAAATGGGCAGCGTGTTTAGCGAATTGTTGGACAAATACCCCGTGTCCCCCTATTTAGACAAACGCGAATCGTTCATTAAATGGGTGCATTTCCTGCACAATCAAATCAACCTGCGTTTAAATCGCGATGAAGTGTCGCTGCAGGATGCCGTGAATGCATACTATTCCAATTACAAACCCAAGGAGGTTCGCATGCGCGAAGAAATCAAATATCGTCGCAAATTGATTTATGCTCTGGTCGCACTAACCGCCGCAACCACCATGTATCATTTGTATTACAATTAATTTTTAATTTTCATTAGTTTAAATATTTGCAACATATAGTGACAGGCATACGTGCGTGCATAGATAAATAAAGGCAATGGCAAAATTCACTCGTCGTCGCAAGGCAATTCACCATACCCATCATGGTCAAACCGGTGGCATTCCCATATTTGCAGGTGCACAAGGGTGCGTGTTCAAACCCGCGCTAAAATGCAAGAATCAGCATCGCAATTACAATGACGGCAACATTAGCAAGTTGGGACAAAATGAAGGTGCGGAAGCCGAAATGAGAGAATATGAACAAATAAAACAATATTTAATAAAAATAAAAAACTATAAACAATACTTCAGCGTGCAAGCCGAACTGTGTGAACCTGATCCCCTGGAACCCCGCGATTTGGTCAATTTTGATGACGTTTGCACCAATTTGAAACAGTTCAATATAACCGCCGCCAATGTCAACGCCAATTTGAGCAAGTTACGCATGATTAATATGCCCGATTTGGGCATTGATTTTAAAAAATGGATGGAACAGACCTCATTCAATGCAGCCAATCTGCGTCAATTGAATGATCGCATTTCAAACCTGTTGATTCATGCGGTGGGTCCCATGAATCGGCTTGGCGTCATTCACAACGACCTCAAATCCGAAAACGTCATGATCGACCGCAACAATTACACTCGCATCATTGACTGGGGGTTGGCTGGCATAACCACCCCCAACCAAGTCGTTCCCGCGCATCATTTCATGAACAATCCCGTCACATTCAACCGCCCCTTTTCAACCATGGTCATTTCAACGGACGCGCTGGAACTGTACTCATCGGTTGTTTTGAAATCCATGGCAGCCGCAGCCAGTCTCACCGTAGAACGAATCAAACATTTCACGCGCGCAATGTACAAAGAATACATTGACGCATTCGACATTGCCGGATATAAATACCTTCAATACATTTACAAGTCCATGTTTGGATCCGAAAATGATGAAATGCTGATGGATGCGGTTGCCACTTACAACGCTGAAATATTGTATCATTTTACGGACCGTGCCAGTCTGACATTTCGGTTGGATGAATATTTTAGCAAGGTGTATCGCTACAACACGGACGTGTGGGGATTAATGTCCGTGTTCTACAGCATATTCATGATGCCGCGCAAAAGTTTCATCATGGCCGATGCGGCGTATGCTGACATGCTGCGCCGGTATCGCACTCTCTTCAGCACCGTCGTGTTTGCAAACGGGCATGAACGTATGAACGTGTCGCACATCGTGCAACAACTGCGACAAATTAGCGACGCGGTGTCCAATGCACACCGGCATCGGACCCAAAAAAAAAGAACGGTGCGGGTTCGGTTCAATTTCAACATGAAACCCAATGCCAACCCCAACCCCAACCCCAACCCCAACCCCAACCCCAAAACCATTGCACGAGTTGCAACCCCGTATCAATATGTGCCCAATGCACCCAATCCACAACATGCACCCAATCCACACAATGCATTTGATCGCATCATTCCAAAAAAATAATGCCATTGTAATACATACGCACGCATAGTCAAAGCACAAAATCATGAAATTGGAATTGTTTGTATTTGGAATCACCGCATTTCTCGTGTTCAACACTTACTACGATGGCAAATACCTGAAGGTGTTTCATTCATGGCAAAAGGAAATTAAGATGTCCACATTTGCATTTGTTGGATTATCTCTCTATATCTTCCTGAAAAAGAACCCGGGACAGTCGCACACCATGCTGTCGCACGCAAATGACATCATCCGATACATGCCGATCAGCCGGTCGTCTGCCGACATGCTGTCGCCCTTTCTGGATTTCGCAAACAAGAAATCGCTGTTCCAAGACGGGGGTGAAGGCCAGAATTTAGCACAATCGGGTGGGGGTGGGACAAAAGAGGCGCAAATGGAGGCGCGCATTATGGCATCCGGACGCAACAATGCCACTAAGCGCAGCGTGAGCGAAACCAAAAAGAAGTTCGTGGCGGCGCAGCAGTCCTGGAAGTGCGGCCACTGCGACCGCCAGTTGCCGGCGTGGTATGAAGTGGATCACATCGTGCGCCTGGAACACGGTGGCTCCAACAATGTGGACAATTTGGTTGCACTGTGCCGCGACTGCCACGGCAAAAAAACCGCCATGGAAACATTTTAATCATTAATCAACCGTGATCAGGGATCAATAACTCAATAAAATGTTATAAAATATTATAAAATATTATAACATAATACACTAATACATTAGGCATGGATGTTTTGCAAGAGCAGTTTGACCAATCGGTTCAACTTATTAAAACCAAAATTTCTCCAACTTCCAATGAAGATTTGTTAATTCTTTACGGTCTCTATAAACAAATCATGCAGGGCAATTGCACCACGCCACAACCATGGGCGGTTCAATTAGAACAACGAGCAAGATGGGATGCATGGTTTTCACATTCTGGCACGAATAAAAATGAGGCCATGCAAAAATACATTAAAAAGGTGAATGACCTTATGCAATCTTAAAATGCTTTGCGCACAATTGGTGTATTTAAGGCACTATCGCATCGTAACCCGAATATAATTAGTATGTTATTTTGCACATTTTAAATATATGCAATGTATAATAGTGTTTTAAAATAATAGCAATTTTATAAGGCAATGCAATCCGCTGCTCCTCCTACTGGTTCTGAGGACTCGTGGTGGAAAAAACCCGGGTATTATTTGTGGCTGCTTGCAATCGGCGCAATTGTGTATGCTTACGTGTTTGCAACCAGTTCAATTGCTCAGACAACAAATCAGGGAGCGAACACTGGCGCGGCCCCGGCCACCGGTGCCCCCACCGTCAACGTTGGCAATCAAGTGTTTTTATTGTTGGGGTGCATTCTCATTTACATGTTTATTACAAAAATGTGGACAAACGGACAATACGAGCTGCTGACAAATGCGAATATATCGGGTTGGATTGTTCCAGTTGTGAATGCAGTCATAACATTCGGGTTATTGATCGGTCTCGTGTTTGTGTCCATTTTGGCCACGCAATCCAACGTGACTATGAACAATAGCACCGCTGATGACAGCAAAGGGTTTTTTGGGTCAAACATCACGTTGATCGGTTTAATACTAATTGCACTTATTGGACGTATTTCGTATATTTGGAGATACAATTTAACTCCAGCAACTGCGACGATGACATTTATTTCCAACACATTTTTACAGTCCTCTCAGTTTGTTCTTAATTTCTGGTTTCCTCTCGTCATGATGTATTATTTCATACGGGTGGGCCCCAACTACTGGTTTCAAATTGTGGCGGGCGTCTCACTGTCCGTTACGATTTTGATGATGTGTTACAATTGGTGGAAAATATCCACTCAGCAGGTTCCAATTACCCCGGCCTGGGAAACGTTCAAACAGATGGCCAAAGACGTCTGGAACTCGTTCCCCATTGCGCCCTACCTGAAATACGTGGAAAACACGGACATCATGGACGTTGCAAAACGGGTCATGATATTTGCGTTGTTGGCCTACGTGGCGTATTTAATGATCAGCGTTTACAAGTTCAAACACACATTGATTCCGTGCATTGGAACCAATTTTGCGTCGTGTTTCGGAGTGACCGGGTCGGATTACAGTTCCAATGACACGCCGTATGTGAATGCACTGTTTTGGACATTGATGATAAGTGTGGGGGTAAATGTATTGAATTGGATCCTGCAGTTGGTGTCGGTTTACACGCACGTCAATAATTGGGCGAATGGCAAAACGGATGCAGCGGCGCCCAGCAATTTCACAACCGCCGAGAGAGCAATGCAACTCCTCAAACTGTTGGTGTTCCCGTTTTATTGGTTGATAAAGATGTTTCTCCAGTATCCGGTGGCAACCATTGTTGCGTTCATTGCATTTGCCGCGCTGGGTCTGCTGCTGTACCGGTCATCATTTAACCTCACCGACTTCGTGGACGGTCAGCGCGGAACGGTCATAACCATGTTCACCATGTTCGTCGCATCCCTCCTCATTTTCGGGGCGTATTCCATGAATTCATCCACTACGGGAATGGTGGAAGGCACCATGTCGTACGGCCAATTCATTGGAAAAATTGGAGTAGTCATGGCAGTTGCGGTCTGCATTGTGGGGCTGCTGCTGTATTTCCTGAACTCGCACAGCAAACTGGTGAGCCTCGCAGGCATCCTGCAATACGGCATAACCGCGTTGATCTACATCACGGGCATCGCGATAGCAATTGGTGCGGTGCGCACCCTGTTTTCAACCTCCCGAAAAATGGGCGACTCCATGTTCCAGGTCAGCCTCGACGGGTCCAACTGGGTCGTCAACGTGCTGAAGCTGATAGGCAACCTGCTGTTTTACCTGCCGTGCTTGATGCTGGATTTTGTGGACACGATGAAGGAACAGTACGGGTTGCCCATGCGCCCGTGGCTCATTCTGCTGGCGATGGAAGCCGCATTCATTTTAGCCGGTCATCTGCTGCCGGCCGCGGTGGCAAAGGCGATCAATCACACGGGCGTTCAAATTTTATCGGCTCCCATTTCCATGAGCGCGCCGGTCCCCATAACCACATATGACATTCAATTTGTGAATGCGCACGGGGTTGACGTGATTCCTACTCCCACTGCAAATCCGAACGGCGCCACTGCGACCACCGTGTTATTGCGGAATTATAATTACGGCGTGTCTGCCTGGTTTTACATTCATCCGCAGCCGCCGAACACGAACGCAAATTACGAATCCAATTTCATCAACATGCTGACGTTCGGGGACTTTGGTCCGATTGTCCAGTATAACCCAAAACTCAATGCGATGACATTTTATCTTTATGGAAAACAACTTGAATTGACACCGAAAGAGCTGCTGATCGTGTCCGACATTCCGTTGCAAACATGGAACAATGTGATCATCAACTCGGACAAGGGCGCGGTTGACATATTCATCAACAATAAATTGATTTACACCGGAAACTTGGCGGGTTCACCAACCAACGCATTGTACAATGTCACTATAGGCCATGCAGACGGAATCAACGGCGAGATTTGCAACGTCGTGCTGAACACTTCGCCATTCACCAAGATGGAAATTGAGTGGTTGTATAAAACAAACAAAGTGCTGAATCCACCCGTCGTGGGCGTGAATATGGATCCGCTGAATCAGGGCGACACTGCGAGTTACCTGGCAACCGAATCGGTTGACATAAAAAATCCATTGCCCACGCCGATGCCAACATATAGCACCCATGGAATGAACACGTTCGGTGTTTTGGGCGCGATTTTTGGAGCGATATTTGGTTGGCTGTTCAACGATGCTGCCACCATGTCTTCAACCATCGGATTATTCATGGGCGCAATTGTGTTCGGGTTGATTGGGGCATTGTTGGGGGCGGTGTTTAGCACCGATGGAACGGTGGCCTATGTTTTGAAAACGGTGGCCAATGTATTTGTTGACACGTTTTAAGTCCCAAATGTAATGCACAATTTCATGCGAACGAATAAAAAATATTATGTTTATAATAATATAGCAATAATATAGACATAACCTATCAAAGATCAAAGATGAATCTTTTAACCATTTTCGTGTTTGTTCTCATCATTGTGCTGATCTACGTGGTTTATAAATTGATGACAAAGACGACCACGACCGTGTCTGGATTTTCAGATGCGTCTAAGTCACTGAAGGTGCCCACCACCAATGACGCCAACGCCACCAATTCTTATGGATATTCGGTGTGGCTCTACATTGACTCCTGGGTTGCCAATGGATCAACTCCTCCTCCTTATAATAAAAATGTGCTGACGAGATGCGCCTCCAATGACACCCCATTGTTTCAATTGTATTTAGACAATGACCAAAATAATTTGAATCTGGTCATAACTGGCAATAAACCATGCACCGTTCGCAATGTGCAGCTTCAAAAATGGATAAACATAACCATGAGCGTTTATGGCAACACGGTGGACCTGTATTTAGACGGCAAATTGGTGCGAACCTGCATAATGACCACGATGCCAACCGCATTGAAGTCCGGTGAAAACGTGTACATCGGAGGCTCATACGATCCGACAAACAAGTTTTCAGATGGCGACTTGCAGGGATACATTTCCAATGTGGTTTACAAGGCCAATTACTTCACGCCGGAAGAAGCATGGAGCATTTACAGCGACGGATACAGCGGTGCCGGCATGTTTGATTTTCTCCATTCATACAAATTGAACTTCAGTGTCACAAATAACAGTCAAGTCGTGAGTAAGTTTTCAATTTGATCTGCCAATTGCATCAAATAATAAAATTAAATTATTATCATAAGTTAATAAGGCATATAATAATATTTATATTTAGCATATTTAGCATAAATGAATTTTGGTAATGACGGATTTGGAGGCACGGGTGCCGGTGCTGGCGCTGGTGACGGCTTTGGCGTCGGCGGCCTTGGCGCTGCCCCAAATGCCATGCCCGCGCCATCTTTGAACGAATTCAATTCGCCAACCATTGTTGGCGGATCCAAATCCTTTTTGGATTCCAACAGCTATGTTGCAAAAGCCGCATTTTTAATTCTGGTGGTCATTGTTTTTGTCTACGTGCTGCGGCTTTGCATCACGGCAATTGGGTATCTCTTTTCGCCGAGTTCCAGTCCGTACTTGGTCAACGGGGTGATAGACGGCAATGTTGGAAACTTGATTATTCCGCAGGATCCCAGCGAATCAACCGCAGTGCCCATCATTCGCTCGGTGAATGACGATGTCGGCATCGGATTCACGTGGTCGACATGGGTATACATCAAGCAAAGTAATTTGGCCAACGAATCACAAACCGACACCCGTTACAATCACATATTTAATAAGGGAAGTGCCACTGCTGATTCAACCGGAATAATGACCCCTAATAATGGCCCAGGACTGTATTTAAATTACAACTACACCGATCCTGTCACAAATTCAATGGCGATGGCATTAAGAGTGGCCATGAGCACGTTTGATGATCCGAATACGTCAGTTGATGTGAGCAACATTCCCGTCAACAAATGGGTCAACGTCATCATTCGGGTTGAAAACACGGTGCTGGACGTGTTCATCAACGGGGATTTGGCGCAACGCCTGCCGCTGAAATCCGTTCCCTTTCAGAATTACGGCGATGTAAATGTTGCGATCAACGGCGGCTTCAACGGCAATCTGTCGTCACTCCGCTATTACAACACCGCTCTCGGCACGCGCGCCATTCAAAACATTGTGAGCAGCGGGCCCAATCTGACGGTGCTGGGCGCATCCGGCGGGGCGCCTGGAACCATGGACTACCTGTCCATGCGCTGGTTCTTTTCGCAGTGGAACGGCACTTGAAGTTCCTTGGCAATTGTTATTAATTGTTATTATTAATATTAAATTTTAATTATAACAATTCAATTATAATACTGTAATGGCATCATGATTTTTAATATCATAATATGATAATTGAAATCCTATAAAATCATGACAGCCCCAGCACCATCATATATTAATATGACGTACAATGCATGTGGCATAAGAGGATTCGTGGCCTGCCCACCGCGGTGGTCTCGTGCAGGTGGAAACAACTGTCCCAATTGCGAGAGCAATTACGGGTCTGCTGCGTGCGGCTCCCAAGGAATGCCGTATAGCACGTATGAACTGGACGAGCGGCGCAAAGTGGAAATTCTGAAATACAAAAACAACAGCGCACAACTGTCTAAAGCACAACAATATTCCATGGCGTCGCGCAATGCGTTAACGCGCAAGAAATCGTGGGCTACGCAAACGCAAACTTACACGAAACCGAATGTGAACAACCTGCCTGAAATTCAAAACGAAGGTGTAACTGTGGCATTGCAGTGCAATCAGCCCATGGTGCCTTGTTTTTTGACGAGCGATTGCGACGTTCCGGGTCCCGTGATTCCGCTGTGCATTGATGAGAGCGTGCCATTGTATAATTATAAATTGCAGGTGTCATATCCATCGGGAGGAAAAGAAGGAATAACTGGGTTGCCGATCGTGTGTGGATATTATGGGGAACCCCCCACACCGACACCAACACCAACACCAACACCTACACCTACGCCTACACCAACACCAACACCTACACCAACACCAACACCTACACCAACACCAACACCCACTCCCACACCGACGCCGACACCGACGCCGACACCAACACCGACGCCGACACCGACACCGACACCAACACCGACGCCGACACCCACACCTACACCCACACCTACACCTACGCCCACACCCACACCCACGCCCACGACAGTAAACAGTCTGACCGTTAGCGACACTTTTAATACTAACTATTTCATTACTTATTTGGATTCTCAAGGAGGACAATCTAGCAACATAACACCCGGCGGATACACAGTTTACACATTCAATCCCACAAGCACCACATCGGGAACCGTTATTCCAAACAATACATTTAATGTAAGATATTTGGTCGTTGGCGGTGGTGGTGGAATCACTGCAGATATTGGTAATTGTGGAGGTGGTGGTGCAGGCGGCTTCCGGACCGGCAATTTAATTATCAACCCATTGCCGCATCCCCTGTATAATGTGGCTGTCGGTGGTGGAGGAATTTATACAAATGGAGCAGATAGTGAATTTAACTCAATAATAGCAACTGGCGGTGGCAAAGGAGGCGGCTATGAGCAAAACGGCAGTGATGGTGGCAGTGGTGGCGGGGCCGGCTGGACCGCCTCAAGTGCTACCGGCGGTGCACCAGTCACTAGTCTAATCCAACAAGGCAATAGTGGCGGCAACAGTGCTGGTGATGGTTTGTATAATGTTGCCGGTGGTGGTGGTGGTGGTGGTGCTGGTGGTAATGGTGATGATGGTATATCGGATCCTCAAGGCGGTCTTAATACTGGTGGCAACGGTGGCAATGGATTACAATCTGACATTAGTGGCCTATCCATACATTATGCTGGAGGAGGAGGTGGAGGAGGAAACAAAGTTGGTGGTGGTATTGGTGGTACAGGCGGTGGTGGTGATGGTGGTGTCGGTGTTGGTTCGGATGGCACTGCTGGTACTAATGGACTTGGTGGTGGTTCTGGCGGTGGTGCTACAAGTGTCGGTAGGGGTGGTTCTGGCGTTGTAATTCTGAAGTTTCTATCTTATAGTTAGACCCCGCTCATGCCGGAATGTATTTTATGATTCAATGAAAATATATTATTTAGAATGTATATAAACACATTCTAAACAAATATCAATTAAACAATGAATTTCTCTCGCCTGCTCCCCTTGCTTCCCTTGCTGTTGTTGCTTCCTGCAACTTCATGTGCCGCGCCTCTGATTCCATCCGATACTCATGCCGGTTTGAATCCGACCGATTTGTGCCCGCTCGTGCAAATTGTTGAGCACGATCTCTGCGACAACGCTGCCCACAACAATTTCACCGATTTGTGCGTGCTGCTGCAGAATTACAACACGTCGTTCTGTTCTAAAAAGGTGCAAGTAATAGAACCTTTAAGCAATGCCGTTCTGTCCATCCGCACATTGGAAAACGAGTTTCTTAATGCCAATGCCAAGGACAATGACATACATAAGTTGTGTCCCATACTGAATTTCATTGACCAAGAGCTGTGCACATCATTGCATGCACGGGTTGATCCAGTTGATTTCCAGTTTTATCCCAAGGAGCTGTGCCCTCTACTCAACATCACGTACACAGAATTGTGTTCATAAGCACACCAACCAATGTAGTTTATTTCCTCAAGCGCGGGTTGATGCAGATGGCGTGCGTGGGGAAAATGTCGCCCGACATACAGGTGTCTTCTTCCCCCACTTTGATGCAACTGCGGAATCCGCGGTCTTCGCCAATGTAGCAATATCCCGATTTGCCGGTGCGCTGCGTGCGACTGGTGGCGTCATCGGGTTGAGGCGGCTGTTTCTTCGCGTGAGACAGCGCCCGTTGCAATCCAGCATTGGAGCTTTGGGCCTGGGCCTGGCTCTGGCCTTTTTGGCCTTGGCTTTGGACTTGGTCTTGGTCTTGGTCTTGGCCGTCACCCTTTTGGTCAATGGTTTGTTGCAGCACATCAATTCCGCTGGTTGCGGCACCCGCGGCGATGTCCACTGCGGATTTGGTTCCTTGGGCGGTCACATCCACCGTGGTGTGAGCCGTGTCAATCGCCGCATAGCCCAAAAACTGGGCCACCGAGCGAAACGGGGCACCGAACGTTTCGCTGAACCATGCGGTTATGTCATCTAAATAAGTGAACACGTTGAATCCAATGAGCGCCAGCAACAACACAATCAATGCACCGCGCACCAACAACGATGTGGTGGAAGAGGAATCGGATGTGGTGGTAGCCACGTCATCAAACATGTTGGACGGCGCAGATGCGGGAGCGAGTGCGGGGGCGGGATAAGACTCATTCATATTAATAAATTCAAATCCTAATTGCTAATATATTTAAATGAAGATAATAAATATATTATAATTCACATAACGGGTTCACGCATCAAATCATGCAACCCATGCCCATGCACCAAATCCGACACAATCAATCCACCCTCCTCCGCTTCTGGCACGCTAGACCGTGCGAATGATAGTGTTCATTGAATTCAACTTCTCCATTTTTTCAATGGTTTTATCTAAATCCGATTTTGCGCCTCCGGACGAGCCCGTCAGATAATCCATCTTGGGCGCAATTTCATTCTTTTTGACCTGCTTGTAGACCGTGTCTATTTTTTTCACCACCGTTTCAATGGTGTCCTTGTTGGTCACCATTTCCTGCGTCATCACGACCGGTTCCGTCAGCAAACATATGGCAAAGTAAATCAAATACCGCCGCTTCTTCTTCACCCCGTCGGTGTATCGCAGGCAATACAATTTAAGCAAACTTTGCATGATTTTGGGGATGAGTGGATCCAATGCGTGTGCTTGTGTTTGTGCGTGTTGGGATTTGGTCTGCTCCAGAATGAGTTCCCACACGATCCAAATGGGGTCCATTTGAAATTTGGATTCAACCGGCATGGTGCTGCGACGTTCGCCCATGCACTTCTGTTTTTTCATTTTGCAGATGTGTTCAAATTCCATGATCCATTCCAGCCAGTAGGATGCCAGCAAACTGTTTTTGGAATCTTTAGAGATGTGGAATGCGAATTCGTTGATGGCGATGAAGAGTTCTTTGGGGTCGCCGGATAAAAATGCGGCGGAGGCATACGACACGTTGGGCGCTTTCAGCTTATCGGTCATGGCGGTGCTGTCAAAGTCCGTTTTCTTGACTTTAATGCCCTCCAGACTGTATTTTTTTTTGGAATTGCAGATCACGCACATGATTTCGGCAAACAGGGACCGAATGCGGGGATTGTTGCGCATGCGCAGTTCGTTTCCGATGTAGCCGTTGGACACGATGCCTTTGAACACTTCATAACGCATTTCCAAATACAGGCACAGCTTCGGATTTGCTAAATGTATGTGTTTGCTGACAAACGTGATGATGATGTCCCACAATTCTTGGTAGTGCCCGGCGCACACCAGTTCGGCAGTCCAATAGCAGGCGGGCTCTATTTTCCCATTTTTTAGGCAGTTCAGCAGTTCTTTGCGCACGTCCGGTTTTTTGTATTTTGAGAAAGTGATGCCCTTGAATTCGGGTTCGCTCCGAATGTCGTTGATTTCATTATCATTCATTTAAATCCAATTTATAAAAAAATAAATAACAATATAACATATATTAATATTAACACATTAACATTAACATATTAACACATTAATGCAACCAATGTTTAACACCGCGAGTGCCATGTTCACATGTTTCTGCAACTCCATTGAACGGAACGCGTGGTTTCGCGTGCTGCTCATGGTAATCACCGCACTGTTGCTGGTGTCGGCATACAATAAAATGCAGCGATTGAAAATGCCTCGCCCGTTTTCGGGCTCGTTCATGGAATCCTTCATACAGAACAGTAGCAGCAGCAGCAGCAGCGACGTGATTGTGAAAAATGATTCCGACACAAAGGATGCCTTTTATGCTGCGGTATACGACCAACTTTTCAACCAAAAAGTGAACAATGCGTACGAAGTGGGCGCCATCATCAACAAATACCCGGACATATCAAACCAAACGGTTGCGCTGGATGTGGGCGCGGGAACGGGCGCCTACATGAATGCCTTCATACAAAATGGCATAACCAACATAACTGGCATTGAATCGTCGGCGGACATGATTGCGCAGGCAAAAAAAGCGTATCCTAGCTTGAATCTCAACATAGTGAAGGGCGATCCCACGGTGGTGTCTGCATTCAAGCCCGAGAGTTTCACGCTGGTGTCCATGCTGAATTTTGAGGTGTACTACATTCCCAACACGGAGCAGCTGTTCTCTAATATTTATGACTGGCTCAAGCCGGGCGGATACTTCGCGCTGCATTTGGTGGACCCGCGCAAATTCAATCCGTCCAGCATGCTGGGCGGAGAAAATAAAACCACAAATACACCCACTCCCACAAAAAATGGGGCGCAGAGTGTCGCGAAGTTCAATGATTTTTCATACAAGTCGGACGTGCAAATTTTCCCGAACGACATGGTGCAATACATGGAAGTGTTCAAGGACGACAAAACGGGCAAGATGCGCAAAAACGTGCGCAATTTCAAAATGCCGACCCCGCAGACGTTCATTGAACTTGCCACGGGCGTCGGGTTCAACATGCTTGGACAAATTGACCTTGTCAAAGCACAAAAGGAGTACCAATACTTCTACCTGTTTTACAAACCGGCGAACTAATACAACTAATTCATTCGTTCATTCTATGCCGCGCTAAATGCGGTGCACGGAATTTTACTGCTGCCAGCTAAACACACGACGGAGGCACTGGGATAAGACCCGCGGAACATGTTTCCACCCCGACGAGCACGAACTCGGCGTTGGGTTCGCTTGCTGCATCGTTTGCTTTTACCGCCAGTGCGACGCTTGTGTTTATAATTTTTGGTTTTCATTTTTATATTATAAAATATATAAATAAATTAATACATTTCATTGGGATGGCATGGCATGGCTTTGTGACATGGGTTCATTTGGAGGCCGCAAATGGAATCGCTTGCAACGGGTCAATGCCTGCAGGTGCATCGGTGAGGCAACCATTCTCAACTCTTTGAAAATTAAATCCGTGCACGACCAGAATGGTTCCGTTGTTGATCCACGGGCATTTATTGGCAGTAGAGGCCTTGCAGAAATCGTTTTTCACCACATAATCCATTTCGGTGTTGGCGACGCGTTGAACCAGCGGCGTGGGACCAGCAGGTCCGGCTAAACAGCACATGGGATTGTTGGATCCGCAACATGGTGCATTTTTGCCGGGGGTGTTCTGAAACACACCTGATTTCCACTCGCTGGTTGTGGCCAGCCATGCAATGATGGGACCCGGTTTTCCATTATTGTTTATGTGAATGTGTATCGCAGACACACCGGTTAAATCGCCGAATTTGGCATGAATGCGTATGGAATCCGCCGACGAATCCATGGTGTAGCTTACCGTGACATGCTTAGCCCGGGCAACATGAGTGAGCGATTTGCCGCCAGTTAAACGCCGCCGACGTTGTGTTCGTTTGCCTTTTTTACTATGGCGTCGTTTGCGATTGCGAGTGGAACGAAGTCTTCGTCCGCCTCCTTTCGTTTTTTTATATTCTTCTAAAACATCGGTCACGGGGTTCGCAGGCGTCCCTCGGGAAAGAAGTTTGCCTATAATATCCCATATTTTTTCAGCAACTTCTTGCTTGATTTCTCTCGTGCGCACAAACTCTGAAAATCGGCGATCTGCCTCTGTTGCGGCTACGGCTGCAGCTGCAGATATTGATGGGTGGGTTCGTTCGCTTGCACAGGCGGTCACTTCCTTCAGTGCATTGTATCTATTAATCTGCAATTTGATTAATTCGTTCATGTGAGGGTCATCTTCCATTTTATATTTATATATTTGTATGAATATAAAATTTCAATTATGAGATGCAATCGCTTAACGCACGTATTTGCCTGCGCGTGCAAACGAATCCACGATGAAAATGATGAACACACCTAAAAAGCAATACAGAACCAATTCCTCAGTCACGTGACCCGTTTTTTCGTCATGCTGGTCCTCCAGCAGAGAGATAATGTGATCCAATTTTTGCAACAGGATGTCCCTGTTTTCAGGGGCTGCAGCTGATGCTTGAAACATGGAAGGCATGTATTCATGCGCTAAAGCTTTGGCATCCTGCAGCGAGAACGCTTCCTTGGCGGGAGCGGGATTCCATTTTGCGTTCAAATCGGTGCTGTTTGCGCCCGCAAATCGGTTCCGATTCGGCACGGATTCGGTTTGAAATTGTTGTTGAATTGTGTTGTTGGCTGGGGCAAGTGGGACATAATTGTTATCAGCGTCGTCATCCTCTGAGTCGCCGGCGTCCCCATTTTCGTAACTGTGAATATTTTGAATGAGTTCCTGCACGTATTTGTGCTGTTGCGGTTGTCCTTGCGGTTGTCCTTGCGGTTGTCCCGGACGTTGTCCTGGCTGTTCAGGCCTGGAACGTAATGTTCGCTGATTCGTCCTTAATATTCGTTTTTGTTGAGTCGGTTTACCCGGTTGGGTTGGCGGCGTTGGTGTTGGAACCTTTTGTTTAATGGGTGTTTCATCCTCATCGCCATAATTTGAATATTGCAAATATCCAGACATCTCCTAATAAAAAGGTAGATAATATTTTGTTTTCGTCTATCTTATTGTTTCGGTTTCGTTTGGCTTAATCCAATTCATAAAATAAATTCTATAAAATATAAAAAACAATACCGAAAATAAATAATAGCAGTTGTATATATCTCCTAAACTGCAAAATAATTAACATGTTGAATACCCAAATCTATTCAAACATGAAAGAATTCAGTAAGCATTTTATGAAAATGGATCCCGCATTCTGGTACGTGGCAGTTGCATTTCTGATTGCGTGCATTTACCCCGTTTTCTCCTTGAGAGACGATGTTTTAGGCAAATCGTTCATGGTGGCGGGCATCATTGCAATGACGCTGTATAATCGGATTGCGGGCATCGTTGCGTTGATCCTAGTCATTGCGCTGTTGAACCGGGATCGGGGCGTAATGGAAGGATTTGGAATGGATGGGTTGGGTGCTTCTTCTAACCAAATGTTTGGGGGTGCTTCAGCCGCTCCAGCCCCCATTTCTTTCAACAGCCCTGACGAATTTAGGCAAAAGTATTGCCTAAAAGGAGTTTCTGACCCGGCTACACCTACTACTCCCCTGGAATACAGCTATATGCTAAGTCCCGCAATGTTTACCGACATATCCGGTAATATACAAACAAGAACTGAATTTGCAAAGTTTGTAAATTTTACAACATTTAATGCGGATAATGGATGCAAGTTAGATCCGACCACCAAAAATTATGGTACAATTCATAACATGTGCGATCCGACCTGCAATTGGGCCACGAATTCTAATTCAACCACGGCACTAAGCACCGCGCCAAGCACAATGCCCACCACCGATCCCGCCATTCCCTCATTGTCGCCCAATGATGACACTACCACAACCGAGGGATTTAACCCTATGTCCATGCTGCGCCCTCACCTTCGCACCGGCCGACACATCATAACGGATGGTGCATCCAATGTCAAATCGTTTGCGAACCGATTGAAACGACAGTTGTTTTAGAGCATGGATTAATGGGTTCTGTCATGTTTAGTCATTTTTATTTTGTAACAGTATATTAATATAATTCAATTAATATATAAGACCAATATATCCACACACATCACAATCATGTTTGAATTTATTACAGGCTGGTTCAATTATGCGGTGTATCGCCTGAATAACAGCCTGTTTTTTGCGGGCATTATCATGCTCATGCTCAACATTGGGGCGCGATACATTGAACTCAAATTGGACCCGTCCACCGAGAATTTTTTGAAAACGGCACTGACTAAAGAAGTGCTGGTGTTTTCAGTGGCATGGATGGGCACCCGTGATTTGGTGCTGGCCCTCATTCTGACCGCCGTGTTTGTGGTTTTAGCAGACTACGGCCTGAATGCAAACAGCCGATACTGCATCATGCCCCAAAAATACCGCGCAATGGCGGAGTCGGTTGCCATGAGCGCCGGCGGAGCCATGGGAACTGGCACTTCAACGGTCACGCCTACGGGAGCTGCAATTGGCGGGGCATCCAAAGCCGGACACGGACCCGCCAACATCGTCACCGACAAGGAAATCAGCGACGCCATGGACGTGCTTGAACGCGCCAAAAAACAACGCGAAACCATGAAACACAACAAATATTTAACCGCATTCAGATCTGCCAAATTTTAAGGGGGCAAAGCCCCCCCCCCCCTTGGGGGTGTGGGGCGCTTGTCGCCCCACCAGAATCAATTGCAATATTAAAATATAAATATAAATATACTTTAATAGTTGATTTATTGAAACACTAAACACCATGAATTTAAATTTGTTCGGATCAGATGACGATGATCAATCTTCCAGATTCGTTGTGAATTTAAAAAAAGAAACATATGATCCGCTGCTCATCACATTCAATGCGGTCACTGCCGGACCTACAAAAAAACCGGAACTTGACAAAGACAAAAATAACAAAGACGCTGGAAACAAAGACGCTGGAAACAAAGACGCTGGAAACAAAGACGCTGGAAACAAAGACGCTGGAAACAAAGACGCCACAGGAAATAATAATACTCAGACCATCAATCTGTTGACGCAAACCATGCTAACAACGTCGGCTTCGGCACCGGTGGATTTAGATGCCGAGGAAAAAAAAACACAAGACACTTCGTGCGATTACGTGGCGTTTGTTCCCACATCATTTGATGTGTCCATTGACACGGTGAATGCATTCTACGAATCCAAAAACGAATTTAAACAAACATTTGGAAGGTTGAATATAAAAAATGCGGTTTCAAGCGTGTTCATGCAGTGGACCATGTTTGAACAATTCGTGAAATTTGTTAAAAAAAATGCGCACAAGCGCGAACTCGCGCTAATAGAACAATCCTATAAGGAAGCAATTGATAAGTTCAAGCCCCTTATTGACGGCATGACTAATGTGCTGAATTTGACCCAGTTGGCAAATCGCGTAGTTCCAATACCGACTGCAGACCTGAATCAACGGTTTGTGATTTTATACACCACTCCAACCAACACACCATTACCATTTCTTCCTCTTGCATCTGAATTTGCACAACCACTTGGTCCGTTTCGTCTTGCAATCACTCAAAAAGCATTGACCTATTTTCACAACTATTTCCAGTATTTGTACATGAAAAGTATAGGCGGCAGAAATTATTCAGTCGGACGCATTCCAAATTATTTACCTGCATTGACTTCAAATATTGGAACTGGTATAACTGCAACGAACGTTCATTTTTTAGATAATGGTGCTGTTAACCCTGCGATTTACGCAAAACCATCATACAACATAGAACTTATATCAAATTTTTTGATGGGAATTATGAATACAAAAGGATCATTGCCGAATCGGGCCACGCTGTCGCGTCAGGACAAATTTAAAGTGATACGAGACAACACGCATTTATACACGTTCAAATCCACAACAGAATACAGCATGAATTACGAGACATTGTTGAACCGGCTTTATTACAAACGTCCGTGTAATTTGACTCCGATTGCAACCGTCACAAAAGATGCAATGAAAAAAATTGAGACGGCTTCAAAGCTGAATGCAGTTGTAGCAGGAGGAACTCCATTCAATATTTTTTTGAGACAGGCCATTGCTGCCCCTGAGTGCGATAACACCAAATCTTATTCCATCATTTGTGCGGTGGCAATTGCTGCAAGAGAATACATTTATTATGCAGAAGGTATCGTTGGTCGTGCGGGTATTTCAACCGCCATATCAACCGATTTATTTACCCACATTGATTTTGGTTTGGGACCAGGCATTATTAAACCCGTGATTTTGGTTCAGTTGCGGGCTGCCATTGCCCTTAACCAATTAAACCCGTTGATTGGCGCAGCATGTGCTGCAGGAGACGCGGTATACTCTGCCGCCAAACGGGCAATCACAACCGTCGTTATGGCAGATGCGAATGCAACGTCTGATGTTGGAATGACCGCAATCCGAGATGCAATGAATTCAGAAATAGACAATCTTAATAACTTTGCGGCATTCATGTATGACAATAATACGCTGTTGAGTTTAATGAAATACAGCGACCAACCGCAGATGATTGATGTTGATCCAGTTAATAATGTAATTCTACCCCAAAATTTGATAGAGAATGCGAACTATTTGAATACGCTTTACGCGAACCAACTTCAAGGCAATCCGCAACAGAAAACACAAACACAATTGGAAAAACAGAAATTTGATGAAATTGACGATGATGTGCTTTACACCATTTGCGGACCCGTGTATTTTGATTACACATGGATATTCAAGCAGAATCCAGAACTAATCAAACACATTTTGGGCGAGGACAAAAGCACAAGCGAATCCAATGAATGGACTGATAGAACGGACACATTGACCGAAAACAATCATTATGTCAACTATGGTCAAAAAGATCCGAATCTTCCCAAAATGAGGTTTGACATAAATCCTTCAAGAAATTCTCTTCCCACTGAAACAAACAACAATGAATATAATGAAAGATCTAGGGTATATGATTCAAAAAAAAAAACATACAAGGAAATATATGTGTCTCCATCTGACGCAAAATCAGAACTTGACAATGTGGGAGCAAATGTTACAGCAGCGCGTACATTCACCAATGGAGCAGTTGCTGCCATTGCTCCCCCCATTCAAGAGTTTACAAATTGGAATGGAGACAATCAAGATGCGGCTCGTACGATTCCTCCTGGTGCCACTTCGCCTCAGGCTCGCGCAATTTACGATTGGACCACTCCTGGTTATTACCGATACGAAATAACGCACACAGTTACAAATCAAGCAGTGGCAGCACTGGCACGGGCAAGACAGGAAACCCAAAGGGCAGCAAATGCCGTACTGGCAGCAGCTGGAGGAGCGGTAGCAGCACAGGCACAAGCAGCAGCACAGGCACAAGCAGCAGCAGCAGAGGTGGCCCGATTGACACCACTAGCAATACCCCCCCCGCAACTGACCAACCGTTTCATACAATTGATGCGTCCCCCGACACAAGAAAATGGTGTCCAGGATTACACTGAACCGAATTTGCCTACAGCATATCCCCCGCCATTGATGTTTATCACTCCTCCGATGCGCGATCCAACCAACACGTTCATGATTCACGCCTGGATTCCCGACCTGAGTTCTGAAAACAGTCCGTCATTTTCAAAATTCATGTCAACTGATCAAAATGGCACAAGGGTTTTGAAACGTGATGTGTACATGGATTACATGTATAAAATGATGCAATTGATTTTTAATACTGCGACGATGAATTCAAAAAACGTTGCAAAGAACAATGCGAATGGCAACGCCAATAGCAGTGCCAATAGCAGTGCCAACAGAAATTGCATTAAAATCATGGCAATTGGTTACAAAAGTGTGGATCAAAATCTTAAAGCGATAACCGCCGACGACAAAACATTTATTGGTGACGCATTTTTTTATGCAGTGAGAGACTACAGCATGTTGAACGAATCTGCTGCAAATAATGTCTGTGTGACGGTGTATTACGATACCGAGAACCAGTCAGTAATTAAACAGCGGTATGATGAATACGTGAGCCAACGCGAGTCGCGGTTGCAACGCATCAGTGGATCTGCGTCAATTGACACAACTTTGAAATTAAAAATTCAAACCATGGATGATTTTTTCACGCTTAAATATCCGGACACGTTAAAAAATGCCGACTTATTGCATTTTGTGGATTATTGCAGCACTCCGCGCGCATTCATTGGGAATTGCGGCCAATGGCCAGAAAACATTGAAGATGTGATGAATCAAGCAATTACTAATGGGGCGACCACTCAGCCATTGTTGCAATGTCTGAATGATGCACTTATACCAATTGCACAATTATACAATAATCGCGGCATAAGCGAAAAAATTACTCAAATTTCGCAAAATTTGGCCAATTGGAATTCGGTAGCAAATGTGCCAAAAACATCGGTTACTACCTATGATGCATTGAAAACTGCTTATTTAAACTATGCAACTGACAACGTGGTGTATACTGCTTTTTTAAATGCTGTGCAACCAAGGAACATAAATGTTAGTTGGTGGAAAGGTGTTGCAAATGTGGATGCGAATTCACTTCCGCGCAATGCATACATGAGTTCGTTTGACGAACATGTCCTGATTTTACACAATTTATTGAATAACACAAATGCTGCTAATGGTTTAGCTCCAGTATCAAGATGGGTCGCAGCAGGAGCAGCAGCCGTTCGGTATTTTGCGCCACGTCAAACTGGTGCCGCTGCAAATGTAACCGTAAATTATGGACCTTACATCAATGCAGATGCTACTAATCCCAGGGTTGGTGCCACATTTGAAAACGCAGTGTATGCTTACACACAAGCCAAAAAAATCCTAACACTATTGGCAAAAATGGGGTCGGACAATATTCAGATACTGCAGACCGATCAAGTCCTTATTAACACGGCGCTTCGTGCGCTTAAAGTAGACATGTCGTGGTCCATGGACGCCAAATTCACGGCAGCGGTGGGCGAGGGTGCGTTCATCCCGAATTCCAGCGTGCTGCACAATCCGTTCATGTGCACCAAATTGCTGGATCCAAAAGAATGGAAATTCGTGGATTTTAAGGACATTGCAGTGAGAGAAATAAATGGCGTCAAGCAGTTGCCATTGCAATCGCAGTTGAAACGAATTGTGGACAACACGATTCGGAAATCGGTGTCCATATCTTCTGCCGTCGCGGATTCTGGCATCATGATTTCAAAACAGCCGAATGTAGATACATTGAAAAAAAACATCGCCATCATTTTGGAAAACATGTTTCACAAGGATGACATCATGAAATACGCCGGCAAAAACATGGTGTTCAACAATTATTCGTGGCCAGACCAACTCCTCTATTACAAACTGAGAAACAATCCCAGGACACAGCAGTTGACTGCGACGGCAGAAACAACCGTATCCACTCCCAATTTTGCAGAACTTATGGGACTTCTTCCGCAGTCCGGCACCTGCGTCGGGTTCCCTCTGTTTGTCGTTCAACTCATGTTTTACCTGTTTGAAGGCAATGCGGCGGACATGACGGGCATAGACAAAGCGCGTCTCTCGTGCGCATTGGATGGAAACATGTTTAAAACCAATGCCCAAATCATATGGGAACAAATGATGAAAAACATGAAAACACATGAGCAAAATTTCACGATGATGCACCTTTTGAACCGACTGGGTTCAACCACCGACGAGCAGGTTTACAGTTATGTCGCATTTTTTGATGGCGATGTGCCACCAGCACAGACAAAATCTGCCGACATTTTAATTGCTGCCGTTAACTCTGCAACAATTCCCACACTTAAGACCACCAATTATGAAACATTGACACTACTCACGCCCGCAAATCGTTTACTACCCATGTACAATGACCCACCCTTTGCAAATCATTTGCCCGCAATTGTTCGTCCATACAATTCAATTGAGTCCATAGCAAAAATTGCAGAAATATTTAATGATGTGGAGACACACGGGGTTGCAGGCGACCCCACGGTGGTTGCAGGTTGGGCGACAGCGTTGGGAAACATTTCAGCTGGATATGCCCCGCAACCCATTACCCCAGGCTGGAATTCACGCATCGGATGGAATGCAGCCATCCAAACTGAAAGCACCATGCTCTACATGAACGTGAATGCAAAACTGGCCAATGGATCTATCAAAAACATAACACTGGATTTGACATCACTAAAACCTGGCGATAAAATATTAATAACAACTGCAACTGCTCCCATAAAAAAACAAATGTGGTTAGTTGAAGGTGTGCCCACCCGCAATCTGAATTATCCAGACATAGTGATGAATGTTCCAGTGTCGTTTATGAAATTAAGATTGACCAATTTAAACACCATTTTACCCGGCAACACCAATATTCCCAATGGCGCCACCTTAACGGTTACATTGCAACGTTTCACTCAAGAGAATTTGAATTAAAATTAAATTCAAAATCAAATCAAAAATCAAATCAAAAATCAAATCAAATAAATAATATTATTAATTTATATAAACTATAAATTAATAAATCAATCAAATGACTTGCAAACTTGCTGCGTGCACCGAAAAAAGCACACATCCTCCCAACATGCAACCCATCATAATCGGGTCCATACTAGGGTTGGGCCTATTATATTTAGCATTCTCTCATAAACGCAGCAAATAAGCTGATCCCTGGTCCCTAACCAAGACATTCAATGAATTGTTTCATGCGCACAAATATGGTTTTCATCATGGTGCCAATCGCCTTATCCACAAATGGCGGAATGGCAATCAGGTCGTCCGGCTTGGACATTTGCAGTTTGAATTTATAATGGAATTGAATGGTGTGTCCGTCCGGCTGCACGTGAATCGTAATGTTGGAATTGTCCGAATCAATTTGTTCCGCGCGTTTAGGGATCATATATCTCAGCGACGATGTGTCGGATCCCTTCGGGACATTCGCGCTGCTGATTTGAATGACCTCAGGCGAATGATTTTGATACAGTAAATGCGGCATGTGCGTGTAAACGTGCGTGTATCTCTCGCCCAGCCCCATGATGCTCTTAAAAATGAACAGGAGCTCTGCGCGCGACGGATCGGCGGGATCCGGATATGCAATGTTGTACGAGTCAAACAGATCCTTGTTCAATTCATACATCATCTTATAAATATCAAATGTGAGGAGCGCATCAATGCGTATTTTGGGATTGTGTGATCGGAATTCAATCAAATACATGTGATTGGCCTTGTCTCTGCTTAAATACACGGAATCCTTGTCACACGTCATTGTAAATTTTTCGGTTGTCATTCCAAATCTAGCTAAATGTAAATATATGATTCTAAATATATTTATATTGTTTCTGTTATAAAAATGCATGAATGCTTACGAATTGCATCATCTCCTTTTCGTTGCGTTTTTTTTGCGATGAGTTGCTGAGCGTTTAGATCTATTTTTTAGTGATCTCTTACCTTTTTTTCCGCCGCCATTAAAATATCCATTGAGCTGGCCATTCATGCATTGATCCAATCCATCCGCAAAAAAATTAACCCATTGATGTACATTATATCTGTTGCCATTAAAACGCCCCTCAAATATTGTGTCGACATTTACATTGGCCACCGGATTGTGGCGGCCCTGGTTTGTTAGTTGATATCTACAATGTCCGTGCCTCCTAAAAATATGATAATGAGTGTTGTTGCGCCCCCCACCTGGGGTAGCGTACTCAAAAAAAGCGTCATCCTCACGCTCACGAACACGATACACTGGTGGCTGGCCATTTCTATAGTTTGATTGGTTCCATGCATCTCCAACCTCCTCTGTAAACGCCCAAAAATCCATTTTATATTTATTTATTTTATTTATAAAACTCTAATATATTTTATTTTTTCTAAATGTCCAATGCCAAACTGACCGTATTTTTGTCCGACCTTTGACGGCGCTTGCTCTTGTGTGGCAGGTTGTCGTTCTGTAATTCCTTCAGATCCGAAATGCTAATGGTGCTGGTCTTGTCCTCAACTGATTGTGACTGCTGTTGCTGCGACTGTTGCTGTTGCTGCGACTGTTGCTGTTGCTGCGACTGTTGCTGCACCTGTATGCTTTTGGTTTTAAGACCCGAGAGAATATTGGAGATGTCGGTGGGACCGCGCATGTCGGGACGTTTGGACACGGTCACCTGAGGAGGAGCCGACGTGTTGTTACCGCGCGCTGCGTTCAAATCCGGGCGGTTGGAAGACATCGGAGGCGGCGCGGTGTTGTTTCCAGCACGGAACGGCGTGCCCGCATCCGAGTTGGGGTCGCGCACGCTGGTCGGAACCGGAGGCGGCGGTGGGCGCTGGTTAGGAATGTAAGGGGGTGCTTGACGCGAAGGGGCTGATTGTGTGGGGGGCGGCCCCTGGCTCTGGCCCTGGCCTTGAGGCCCGGGACCCATCAAATCACCCATAAAGTTGCCGAACCCAGGACGGGTTTGCGACATGGAATTCACAGCCGCCGCAGTAAACTGCTGCATGAGTTCCGGATTCTGGCGCATGATGTCGTCCATGCCGGGCATAGCCGATTTGAACATGGTGTTGGTCATGTGCAGCATGATGGCGCTGCCACCCAGCTGAAACAGCAGCTTGAGCTCCGGTGCCATCTTTGCCTTGGACTTGTATTTGTCGTGCAGCTCCGAGAAAATGTCGTCGTAGTCGTCAATGTTCTCATTCACCTGCTCGCTCCAGCCGTCCAGCTTCAGGTCAAACGGGTCAAACTTGTTGTTCAAATACTCCATCCCGGTGATCACTGACATGAGCATTTTGCCCTGGAATTTCACGCTGTTGCGCCGCTCGCGCTCCTCCAGATGCGTCTCGTATTCGCCCTTCATTTCCGCGAGCGACGACTCCATGGAGTATTTTTTGGTGAGTGTGATGCCCTTCTGCTCCAGATCCTCCAACTTGCGCAGGTACTTGAACTTCTCGCGCAGCAACTCCTCCTTGGTCATTTGCGGCTGCCCATCCGACACGGGGGCATCCGGGTTGAGCGGCACGTTGTTAAACTTTCCAAATCCGTCCCATGTTTTTTTATCGTCGTCGGCAGATGCGGTTGAACTGCCTAAATTGAAGCCACCACCACTGCCGCCACCATTGCCATCGCTTGTGTCATCTCTAAATGACACGCTGTGAGAACCACCGGCGCCAGAGCCAATGCCACTGAAAAACAGGGACTTGCTTGAAGACGATGAGGGCACGGTAATGTCGCTTAATTCGTTCAATTCGGCTTCCAGTGCATTCAAGTCGCCGATGTCAATGTCGCCACCGCCGCTCTTATTTCCACTCCCGCCTTTCAATTTATCATTCATGAGGAATTCAAGACCGCCTCCAAAATTGGTAGACTTTCGCGAATCGCTGGACAAATTTGAAATGTCAATGACTTCTTCCATTCTACAACCCAATGCAATGATTACTGTCTATTCTTATGTTTAATTTATATCTTTTAAGTTTAAATCATACGCAATATAAATTAAATTAATAAATAATGGGGGGGGTCACATTGCGGCACGTCCCTTGCACAACCACCACATGCCCTGCAAAAAACAGTCGGCCAGATCATCCTTCTTTTTGTGTTTCTCAAACTTCATTGACATCAAAGGCATGTGCGCAGCATTGGCAATCAATGCGCGCGTTATTTCTATGCTGCGTTTTTTGCGGTCGGCATAACAGTCTTCGCCTTTATCCACTTGTTCTCCATGTCCTTCTCCCTCTTTTTTTTGGTCAAACAGCTTCAACTTATTTATTGCCGATATGAACCGAATGTCGGGAACCCCGCGCATGATGAAGTACTGAGTGATCATGCCCTGCAGCGTTTTCATGCGGGTGGCCAGCGTGCTCAGCTGGTTCTCAATGATGACGACATCAATGCCGGAAACAATGTGCGGCAGCGCATCAAACCGCTGGTGCATGTTTCGGCCGATGGTGATTAAATCCACCGATGCTGCAGAAATTACCTTCTTCTTTGCACCAACGGCAAACAGATACTCGGCCGTTAATGCAACGTTTATGTGCTGCAACAACTTCAGTTTGCTCTTATTACATTTATCAGGAATGGAAACAGAGAGATATTCGCCAGAAAATGCCTTTAATTCATCCAATGTCATTTTTTTTAGGGATTTTATTGAAATGGCCAATGGCATCTTGTATCCGGAGGCATTGGCGTGCCTTGTGCAGTAACGAGTAGCATCTGCATCTGTTGCGGAGTGCACGAATTTGGCAGCAAATTTGCATCCTGGCTGTGTGCACAGAACGGGGGCGGCAACGGGAGTATCTGTAATAGATGCGTCACACAAATTCACGGTGTCCCAGGCCACAATGTTGATTAGTTGCATGACCGATTCGGGGTCATTTGCATTTGCGGAATCATGCGGGTGTTCAAACAAACAGTACGCCAGATTCTTCATACCCACATCAATGCTTAAAATCTTCATTTTTATATTTTACCCTTTTAGTTAATGGGTTCATGTGTTTATGTTTTTATTTTTTGAAATAAAATATATTAACAATTCATAACACCCCATACAATGCGATCAAAAACCACCGGCGGCAAATGGTCCATGAAATACAAACGAGGAATTAATTGCAGCGCACCCCGCGGATTTTCACAACGTCAGTATTGCAAATACGGACGACGAAACAAAACAGCAAAAAAATGAATGGGTCTTAATTGGGATTAGGGTATCCCTGCATGAGCAGCTCGTTCTGAGTGATGACGGGCGCAATCATGCGTGCCTGCAGCTGTTGGCGCGACAGGTAGTAATTCTTCAGGTCACTGTTTTCGTAGCCGAAAGGCTGGCTGTTGTCAAGCACGCTAGCAAACACGAACGGCACATTGGGCTGCGGTTGAAGCGGGTTGCTCGTGTTATAAACGCAGCTGCCGCACTGGTTGCATGCCTCCACTTGATTGGCCTGCATGATTTGCGTGGCATTGTGCGTCAAATACTGGCGGTACTGCGAATTGGACTTTATGCCGGCCTGCTCCTTAATGCGCTCGTTGACGACGGCCCCGGGCTGCCAGTCGGCATAATTGCGCCCGTCTGCCATGATTGGCGGGTAGTTGAAATGGATGTTGTTGGATCCAGCGTAGCACGTTCCCCAACTCATTGTAATAATTATGTTTGATGTATAATATAATTCTTGTATACTAATTATATTATTTTTTAATCATTTGTTTGTGTTTATTGGTTATTGCAGAAGCTGCATGAGATCCTTCTTTTTCAGTTTTTGCAGGTCGGCATCCTCGCCACCAAATCCGCGTTCTTTTGCCAATTGTCGCAGAGCAGGCACCGACATGTTTCCATAATTCAAATGAATTTTTGATGAATCCTTGTCCTTGTCCTTGTCATTGTTCTTGTCCTTGCTGTCCTTGCTCTCCTCATTCGCCTTGTTCTTGTAACCAATTTTCAACTCAAATGATACGTCTTGGAGCTCTTCATGGTCACACGAATGTTCATCGCCGCTGTCGCTTTCGCTTTCGCTTTCGCTCTCATTATCAGTGTTACCCAGCGCAGTTTTGTTCAATGATATTATTTTTTTGTCTGAAGAACCCGCCGCATCAGCAACCACATCGGCAATCACATCAGCAACCACGGCATCATCTGACGTGAAATGAATTTGAATGTGTTTGGTAGCAGATTCGGAACCGGATTCGGAACCGGATTCATTGTCATAATCCGACGAGGATTCAGAGGTAGTGGACTCGGATTCGGAACCACCTTCGGATTCGGAACCACCTTCGGATTCGGAATCGGAACTCACTTCAATCAGCCCGCTCTCCGTGATGTTAACTTCTTTGTGCACGGGATGCTCTTGCACATGATTCATCTGATTCATCTGATTCTGATTCACTTGATTACCGTGTTGGTGCATGATGCTGCGCGCAATGAATGCTTGCATGACGCGCGCCTGTTCCATTTGCGATTGCTCAATCACCGAAAGGCGCTGTTTGAAATAATAAAACACGCCGTAAGAAATGACAGCGCATATTGCTAAACTCACAAATACGGTAGTTGCAACCGAAAATGAAGAAGAACCAAACCCGGAATCAGTCATTGCGAAAATTATAGTATGAAGTAGTAATTAATTTAATATTTAATATGTCTTACATTCAAATAATAAATAAATATGGCTGAACGAACGAACGAACGAATGTTTCAAAGCGCACTTAAAATGCGGCGCGTGGTTTCAACAATGGATGCCGGATACTGCAGGTCGTGCAGCACTTTGACACCACCCTTAATTGCCGAAATGCCCGGGTGCAGCGTGTATAAGTATTTGAAGTCGTAATTGCCGCGATCGGCCACTTCCATGTGCAAATTCCGGATTTCATTTGTTGAATTTGGGTCTGACTTATTGCCGATTTTCTCTCGTTTATCTGATTCTGATTTTGGTTTTTCTGTTTCAAATAGTTTGCACAACTGAATGTAGTGCGTGGTGAGCATGAAGTCCACGTTGTCTAGCTTTGTGAGATGCATGATGTAGCCGTAAGCGCTGGCAATGGCTTCGTATGGATTTGTGCCCGAATACAGCTCGTCAAAAATGCAGAAGTGCCTTACCGGGGGGCAAAGCCCCCCGCACCCCCCTGCTCCCTTCAGAGTTGGGGGTGTGGCCCCCCCAGTCAGTTTGTCCAGAATCTCCTTGCACCGCCTGGATTCGGCCTGGAACAAACTGTCCCGTCCCGACGTGTCGGGGATGTTCAAGTAGCTGTGCAACTGATCGTAGGGGCAGATGCGCGTGCCTGCCTCGTAGAACCCGTGTCCCAGTTGCTGCGAAAACAGGATGTTCAGCATCGTCATTTTCAGAATGGTGGTTTTGCCAGACGCGTTCGGCCCCGTGATGACCAGCCGCTTGTCCAGTGACACCGTGTTCTTCACGGGACTAGATCCATCATTGGATTCATCATTGGATTCATTGATTGCGGTTGCAACGTAATAGCCGTTCACAATTACACTATGGCTGCTTTGTGATGCGTCTTCTGCTTTCTTCTTCTTCTTCTTGTCCTTCTTCTTTTTGTCGTCGTCATGGTTTTCGGCTTTGGATTTGGAAACAAACTCACACGCTGCAACCCGCTTGGTTTGGATCAGTGCGCCGAACTGCATCATGTGTTCCGCAAACGCGTTGAATCCGAAACTGTACTTCATGCACGCCGCAATGCCCGCATCCGAAAACACCGCATAGTACTGCTGCATGACGTAGCCGATTTGCAGGCACTTCTTCGCCGTAAGCGCCGGCGCATCAATGCGGTCCAGCGCCGCCACCATGCGCTCCAGCTGCTCCCGATTGCAATTCAGATCTGATACAAAGGGCGCATATGTGTCGCCACATGTGAGCGCGTGATTGGCGAATTCGCGCATTCGCGCAATGGTTTCATCGGCATATACGCGAATGGCGGCCAGGTCCTCGTGCACGATGAACGTGTTGCGGTAAAAGCGGTGGCAGGACACCACGTTCTGATACATTTGCACGACGTAGAAGACGACGGACACCAGGATGTAGATGCGCTTGTCCCAGCTGACCGATCCCATGTCAAACATGAGTTTTCCGATGGCGTGCTGCGAGAGCATCATTTTTATGATGCCGAAATACGTGGGCAGTGTGATGGGGACGCCCTGCAGTTTTAAAAGGAAAAACGGCACGATCAGCATGATGACGGGCATTAAAAAGGATAATAAGGGCGAGAAGAGGTTGTACATGCTGTAGCACTGCAGGAACGTGGGCGAGCGGTTCAGCATGTCCAGCGGCGCGTAGTCAATGTAGTTGAATTTGTCGTGGAACCCGTCGTCGGTCTTAATGCGGGTCCATATGGCTTCAATTTGGCCATGATCGGAATCGTGTGGTTGGTTCAGGGCCTTGGAACTAGAAATGGAAGTAATGAAGCGCTGCGTGTCTTGTAAATGCGGCACGCTGGTGGTGAACTGCTTGGCCCACATGCCCAGGTAGCGCTTTGCAAATGCGGACTGCGGCTGAAACACGTGAGCATACATGGGCTTGGCATTTGACTCTGCAGTTCCATCGTTTATTTGCTTGGTGCATTCAATAAGCTCCAAATCGGATAACACGCTCTTGTCAATGGAACACAGCTGATCGTTGGGCAAATACTCCATGGGCAGTTTGAACGGCGTGTCCAAATGAGTTGAATTTAACACATTCACATTTTCTACATTCACAGATGCATTCTCCTTTTCTTCGGTTTTTTTCTCGTCTGGTTGGACATGGGGTTGTTGTTTTTGGGGTTGCAGTTGCGCTAAAAGGTGCTGTATCATTTGATTGACTATAACAAATGATAGAAGATAATGTATTGAATTATACGAAAAATGCGAATGTGCCTAATTAGCACCCACGCTTAGGTCGGACATTTTTCCTGATAAAGAAAAGAATGCTAAAATTTTTTCTCTAATGGATTCATCCACGTCACGAACTTTTGAATGAGCATAATATGCACGTGCTGCAACTAAATCACACCCATTGGAAGCCTCCGCCAATTGATCAATAATGGGAATGATTTGATCAGTGATGTTATTCCGACGTTCACTCTTCAAAACAAGGGGTTTGGTGATGGACGGATCCATATAATTAATATCGGTCATGTACTGGTTTCTTCTATCATAAGTCCATAATGCACAATATGTTGTTTCATTTTTCTTCATCATAAAAGTTACAGTTATTCCACTTTCGTTTCCTAAAAATATTAATTCTTTGACTGGAGAATTACCAGAGGGAGGAGAACGAATACGGATCTTCAAAGGACGGCCAGGCATTAAATCATAGGATTCAGGGCCAAAATGCAAAATCATTTTGCCAGAGCCTGGAACATTTTCCAATATAACACCTCTGTTAGGTTCATCCGCATCAGCAGCGGCAGCGGCAGAGGAAGGAGCAGAAACAGAAGCGGAATCGCCTAGACCAAAATGCATCTTTATGGCAGTGCGCAACATAATAAAATTGGTTTTAGCAGTGTTCATGTCTTTCACCAACGGCGTTAATGTCTCAACGCATTGCACATTCAATCCAGCATTTATTGGATTTTGGGGAAGGGTAGAAACCAGCCTGCAATAAACATCGGCAAATTGCATGAATTGTTCTGGGGTCAATTCCAATTTTGCAATTAAATCAGGGGTGTTAATCAATCCCGAAACTTGCAAAGCATTGACCGCAGGAGCATAACGGGCAAATCCGTTAAATTTTTCATTTGTAATATCCGCAAGTGAATTGACTCTTTCTGAACCAAATTTAAACACATTTGCTGCATCATTGTAATGAATGTCAATTCCTACTGCATTGGATTCCCTCCCGGGCCATCCGCTATGCGTTTTTTTAAACACGTGGTGCAACATACCGCCCCTCTGTTTTTTCGTAATTCGGTTGTGACGGTTGTGATGGCGTTTTGTTTTGCGGCCATGATGTGATTGCCTTTTTTTGCTTCCAGTGCGCTTAATGCGCCTAACACGTCGGGTGGCCATGTTTATCTCTAAATGAAATGAATATTAATATTATATTTATAAACTACGCAGATAAAATATAATTGGTAGAAATTTGAAACTTAGTAAGATTCCAGTAACTGAGTCATGCTCTTTTGCATGGTGTAAAACGAGAGGCCGAACATGGCGCTCGTGAAAATCAACCCAGTCAGATTCGCATTTCCGTCTGCATTAAACAGAGCCGATGGCAGGTATCTGAACATGTATCGTTTGACTGCCGGCAATTGAAACGCGAAATACAGAATGGCCAGCATGAGCGGCGACTGAATTTCCTCGTAAAAGGTTTCTAAAGTATCCACACGATTGGATCCGCGCGTGTTTTGATGCATGACGCGCTCCAGAGTGGAACTCGTTTCATGGTCATGAATGTAGTCCACGTGCCGCTGCGGTTGCGGGACATACGTGGGCTGCACTTGCGCATCCTGCATCATGCCACCTGTGTCACGAGGAATGTCGCGTGACGGAAGAGCGGTCATGCCCGTCATGCTGGCTCGTTGCACCCCGCTCACAAGTTCGTTCATGAGTTTTTGATTCGGTTGCTGATTAGGATTGAGTGGCGGACCTTGGTTCTGTTGTTGTTGTTGTTGTTGTTGTTGTTGCTGTTGTTGTTGCTGTTGGTGATTTGAAGGCCCTAAATCCGGCACATTTGGCGAATAGGACATGGCTCCAGGTTCCGTTTTTTGAATAACGACATTCTGATTCTGGGTGTTGGAGTTTTGACCGGATGCTGTGGGCAAATCATCAATGCTGGTGGTGTCGCTCATTTATTTATTGATCTTTATGTATTGCATATATTCGGGGTTTTACAGTATAACGCAATCCAATCATCCTAAATCATTGCACGCACAATGCCATGTCATTTTATTATTATCAAAATTATGAATAATAAAATTTACTAAAAAAAAGTCCTCCTACCTGTGATGAAGTGTGAGTAAGTTAGTTTGATGTTGTGATTGTGGGTGTGGATGCATTTTAACCTATCATCTTCCCTCCCTTTGCTGCAAGCTAATATCAGTCTATCAGTCCAAAGGGATCCTTTCCTTATGCTATTCGGTTAACATGCATGTGTGCATGCGCATGCAATGTGATTATGATTGTTTGAAGCGAAGCGGTATTCGCTTACCTGATTGTGTGTGCTCTGCAAGCCCCTCTCTCGCTTGCAGTTGTCCCGTTCAACATGATTGCCTTTGCCATGAAAACAACTGAATGTAAATCACGTTCCGAATGAATGGATGCAATGAGTGCTAACCACCGGGTCCATCCCCACTCTCTTTTGCGTCATTGAGCCAGACGTCTAACAAAATACTGGCAACAGGTATTGATCCTGTATCTCGGAACCCAAGGTGAACCGCGTGCTAGCCTTTGCACCATGCCGGTGAAATGTTTTGCCCGCTTCTGTAAAGGGGCGAAGTGTACTGATACCGGCGGTAGGTTTCGATCCTACGTCCTCAGAGTTATGAGCCCTGCGCGCTTCCTCTGCGCCACGCCGGTATTACATTACCGTGTTTAGAGTCTGCCGGAGAAGACTAGCGGCTTCTGTAAAGCCACCGAAGTGAAGAATACCGGCGGTATGATTCGAACATACGACCTCGGAGTTATGAGCCCCGCGCGCTAGCCTCTGCGCCACACCGGTAAACCGTTACCGTGTTTAGAGTCTGCCGGAGAAGACTAGCGGCTTCTGTAAAGCCACCGAAGTGAAGAATACCGACGACTGGTTTTGATCCAGTGACCTCAGGGTTATCAGCCCTGCGCGCTGCCTCTGCGCCACACCGGTAAACCGTTACCGTGTTTAGAGTCTGCCGGAGAAGACTAGCGGCTTCTGTAAAGCCACCGAAGTGAAGAATACCGGCGATCCGTTTCGATCGGATGACCTCAGGGTTATGAGCCCTGCGCGCTGCCTCTGCGCCACGCCGGTAAACCGTTACCGTGTTTAGAGTCTGCCGGAGAAGACTAGTGGCTTCTGTAAAGCCACCGAAGTGAATAAATACCCCCTACAGGTGTTGATCCTGTTACCTCCAAGTTATGAGCCTGGCGCTCTTCAGATGAGCTAAGGGGGGGTAAGTGTTACCGTGTTTAGAGTCTGCCGGAGAAGACTAGTGGCTTCTGCAAAGCCACCGAAGTGTAGAATACCGGCGACTCGTTTCGATCGAGTGACCTCAGGGTTATGAGCCCTGCGCGCTGCCTCTGCGCCACGCCGGTGTTACATTACCGTGTTTAGAGTCTGCCGGAGAAGACTAGTGGCTTCTGTAAAGCCACCGAAGTGTAGAATACCAGCGACTCGTTTCGATCGAGTGACCTCAGGGTTATGAGCCCTGCGCGCTGCCGCTGCGCCACACCGGTAAACCGTTACCGTGTTTAGAGTCTGCCAGAGAAGACTAGCGGCTTCTGCAAAGCCACCGAAGTGTAGAATACCGGCGACTCGTTTCGATCGAGTGACCTCAGGGTTATGAGCCCTGCGCGCTGCCTCTGCGCCACGCCGGTGAAGGGTTACCGTGTTTAGAGTCTGCCGGAGAAGACTAGTGGCTTCTGCAAAGCCACCGAAGTGTAAGAATACCGGCGACTCGTTTCGATCGAGTGACCTCGGAGTTATGAGCCCCGCGCGCTGCCTCTGCGCCACACCGGTGAAGTGTTGCTCTGGTTTTACGTCGCTTAAGCTATGACGACCCACTTCTTTAAAGGGGTGAATTGTAGAATACCGGTGATCCGTTTCGATCGGACGACCTCTGAGTTATGAGCCCAGCGCGCTAGCCTCTGCGCCACACCGGTATTACATTACCGTGTTTAGAGTCTGCCGGAGAAGACTAGTGACTTCTGCAAAGCCACCGAATTGTTGACAGTGTGTTGACAATGAGTTCCGATAGCTACGTTTTGCGTCCAGCTTGACGGGCCGCTTCTGTAAAGCGACCGAAGTGTAAAATACCCACGGCTGGTTTCGATCCAGCGACCTCCGGCTTATAAGGCGATAACCATCAGTCGTTCGGACTTGATGAAAGTCTAATTGAGTGACCGACGATGTTTTTACGGCGCACTTCCTCTGTGCTACGCGGGTGTTTTTTCACAGCCGGGAGTTGAACTTGGGACCTTCGTGTTTGGAATCAGGCTTCCAACCACTAGACCACACCGCTCATTGCGAACTGCTTGAAACAACATGCACCGAATCAATATACTAACATGTCAACAATTCATAAATTATCAATGCTTACGAGATCGTCGTCTTGATTTTCTGACACGACGGCGAGATCCTCCCTGCATGCAGCAGCTGTTCACGAGTGGTGCTTGCTGCCCCCCCACCCCTCCGTTTGATGTAAACACATAAGTTTTCACGCTGGGGGTTACCTCAAATGCACCCGTTCTGGAGTTAAACCCTTCAGTTGATCGTGTTTCGGTCGTGTGGTATCTACCAATGACATCATATCGGTTCAACATCTTGTTTAAGCGGTAGACATCGTTGGGCCATACGGAATCAGGACATTCGTTTGAAACGCAAATGATGCGGGTTATTCCATCACTGAACCGCACTTCTCTCATGTCACATGTTACGCGTTCTGATCCTGAACATGGTTTATTTATCCAAAAGCTGGGCCTGATGAGCGGCAATGCAGCAGGCACTTTCACTGCATCAACATATCTTACAATCGCTGCTGGATTAGGTGAAAATGAATATTGACCACTTAAACTTAATCTATCACTTAACATGCCTGCAATTCCGCTCCTCGCCAGCAATGGATTCATCTGGTCTGCACTCATTGGAGGGTAATATCTCGGCATCTGTGCTGACTGAATGCCCTGTTTCACTATTTTTTTTTCTGCCGAAATTGTTTTTTTCATTGTTTGGCGTGATTATTTATATATAAATACATAATACATTATTTCAAAGCGCAACATCTATTCGCGAATCGTCGCATTTTTCACTGTTAATCTTATAGGTGAAACATTTTCCGTCGTATTTAAACGTGAATTTCTTGGTTTCTGCCATGTCAGGCGCCTTGAACACCGTGCAATTCCGCCCGTAACACGTCTTCCTAAATAAACTGGAAAGACCCAGACCCATTATTATTCCGAAAATCACCCGACTTGCGGAAGAATGAATGAAGTCATGTAGTTGCATTGTTTTAATGCTAAATGTTTAAGTTGTTTTATAACTATATTTTATTTTTATAAAATAAAATGTAATTAAATGCGGGTTTCTCATGCATGCCGATTATATTTTCTTCCAAGAACATATTCCTTTTGCATTGGGCCTTGACGCGTATTTCGCACCGTCATTGCCATCGCAGCATTCATTTTGTCGGCGCACGGTTCATTTGTATCCCGCAGCAGTGACGGGATTCGCTGGCGTAACAACGCTGTTCTCCGTGGGCGTGAAAAAGCACGCAGTGTGATTACCCGTTTTGCTGCCATAATACAATTTGCAATTCGGGGGCTGGTACTTGTTTTTCACAAAATAACACGGGTTGTATCCGGTGCTATATTTCCCGGCATTTGCGCCTTCCGCCCCAAAGGCGCTGTAAAACGAGTTGCCGTTCAGATTGACAGTGTTCACGCGCAAACTCAGCGTTCGCGTGCTGCTGCTGACGCCACCCTGTTTTGCAAACAGCACATTGCTCGGCTTGTAAATGGTGGTGCCCTGACAGTGAGTCCGGTCCTTGCTTTGGATGTAGCTGCATGCCGGATACAAGCAGCTGCCTGTCAAACGGGTTTGCGGACCCAAACAATCGTCGTTGGGCCAGTTTGGCATGTGGTCGGCACCAATGTATTGAACCCCCGGCACCGGGTTGGTGGACAGCTTCTGTTCGTAGCGCTTGCACCGTGACTGCAGGTATCCACGGGTGTCGCTATAATACGCCTTGCTCATCAGCGTCACTGCGGATCTGATGACATTGTTCGCCGGGCAGCAGCCAATGTATTTCGTGTTATACAGCCCCGTCTGAATTTGGTAGCTGTTGGGATCCACCGGATCGCCCACCTGCACGTAGCCCATGTTTTCTACACGGTCGCACGGGTCACACCGCTGCGACGGTATTTTCAACAACTTCTCGTCAAATTTGGCATACGAGTTGGCCTTCGTGTCACCGCAGTCACACGACGTGCCACCATCACCCGGTTTCGTGGTACCACCTGGGGCGTCAATGACAAGCGATACGGAGTTCACGCTGCGCCCGCTGTTGGGCGTGGGCTGCAGTTTCCGGCGCCAATGTTTCATGGGGCGCGCCTTCATGGCGGGACCGCTGAAGTCGTGCGCGGCTTCATCTCTGGCAGAGATACCGTCTATGAACCCGGGGGCAATGTTCACCATTGCGCCGTTTTCGTTGGGCCGACTAAATCCGGGAACCACCTGGTTCGTGGTGGTGGGTTCCGTTTTAGTGGGATAATGCACCCGCTTGGTAGTAATTAAGCTGTTGGTGCGGCGCCAGCCGATGCCGTCCGATATGGTTGCATGTCCACTCATTGATGTCATTTGTATATGGATGTGATAAATAAATAATATTCAATATATATTAAGTTGTAGATATTATTTATTACAGTATTTGTATTTGTATTTGTATTTGTATTTAGCGTTTGAACATGATTCTGTGCGGCATTCTCATACTGTTTTTTGCATGGTTATTGATACACGCTTTCATTTATTCTAAATCCAATTCCCAGTATCGCATCATTGAGGGGTTGGATCCTTCGGCTTCGCCAACAGCAGCACCAACAGCAGCACCAACAACTACAACAGCAGCACCAACAACTACAACCGCAGCACCTGAAACTCCATCTCAAATGCAAACTCAAATAGACGAAAACACGGCCCAAATTGCGATTCTAAAAACCCAAATTGCATCTCTCATTACCACTGCGACCCAACTAAATGCGGCCACGCTTCAGAATGAAGTCGGCATAGTAAACAATATTAACGGTATTCAAAAGGTGGTGAAATCACAGGCCGACATGCAGACAAAGTTGGCTAACATGAAGAGTGCGCAGTAAAATGAAAACATGAAAACAGTAAAGACACGAATGAGAGAAAATCTCACGTTCCATCCCTCGCAAAATAATGTGTTGATATTATATTAATTTAATTATAATATGAAACCATCCCCCCTGCATTCTCTGCTGTTTTTTCTGCCGGATGAATTATCCGACTCCACTATTTACAATATTATCATCGGCATCCTGTGCATTTTTCTCGTATTTTCTCTCATTTTACTTTACCGAAGAATCCAATTTGGTTCATCCTTTTCCATGTTAGAAGGCATGACGACTGCATCCGATCCAACATTGGACCCCGACGTGGTTGCCATCCAGTCTCAAACCGCCGCCCTGCAAACCACGTATGACAAATTGCAGGGCACGGTTGACGACCAAAAGAACCGCATCAATGCCAATTCGCAAATGTTGTTGAAAGTCATGAGCGACACGCCCAATCAAACCAACAACATCACGCATGCCAATGTTAACACCGACGACCCCTCCAAAACCAAAATTCCGAGCATTGACATGTCTTAAGGCGCCCTAAAAATACAATGAAATGCGCGGAATGTCGCAACGCCAAATGCAAATCCAAACAGCACCTGTGTCGCGGTGTGGCGACGAAATGCAATGCGCGACCACATCAACGTGAGTGCAATGGCCAATGCCGCAATAATCCATACCGGATGCCACGTTCTCCACGGCAGAAACTGATGCGCAAATGCGACAAAATATCCAACCGATTGCGCATGACCTGACGGGAATCCGTAGGCATTATTATTCTTATACTCTGGCCACATTGCAGCAACCGCATCGTCAAATGTGTTGGTGGGATCTGGCCGGTTTCCAGCATCTCCGATTGCATAGCGGAACCCCTGTTTTAAAACGCCGTTGACAATTGAGTTGCCAATGTATCCGATGAACGCATACGCATACGACACACGATACACGTGGCATAAAATGATTAATGCAACGAACAGTATTTGGGGGTACGCACTAATGCATTTCCGATACGTTGGATTGATCATGCGTGTTGTGGCGATTGCAATACTTTATTGCAATATTTTAATGTGTAATTAATATATTATTGTATAACAATATATTAGTGTGATTCATTTTAATCAGATCAATGTCAAATTTTTTTCAGGACGTGCTGGGGGATTTAGACAATGTGGAGCAGGATCTGCTTGGGCCCGACTATCAGTACTTCAAACAAATTAAAACCCCGACTGAATTGGGGGTCACAAACAGCGGCGGACTGGACAATCTGGCGGGCGACATTAGCGCGCTCATTGCATATGTGGAATTGCTCGTGTCGGGCGGCGGCGACGCATCCGTCACTGGCAAACCATCTGGAAACAAGTTTTTTCTAAAAACGGGGGCAAAGTGCAAAGTTGTGAGCAGCGATTCCACCAACGGAAGCGTCGTGGATCGCTATGCCTACGTGAACAATGTGCCCGATGGAAACATTCCGTTCATTTCATCCGGGCTTGGAGGGGTGCAATTCAGCGAGTTTGAGGGGCTGATTCCAGGAACCATGTCGGACATGGCTGCACTTAACCCGTTTTCGCTGTTTCAGGCATTTCAATTGGGATCCACGCCGGACTGTCAGAGTGTGACGCTGGAAACGATTGATGCCAACAACGCCGTGTCATCTGCCACCAACTTTGTTGCAACCGCCGACATCAAAAACATGCCGGCCGCGTGGTTTCCAAATAACACGAATCCGATCACCGGCGCAACTGAGCGCGAGGCATTTACGCAACGTCGCAATAAAAGATGCACTAAACAGCTAGGAGGCATTCCAGCCGGCACACTTTCCAGTTTATACTACACCTCATTGGGCTTCTTGTGCTTGGTGCTTTTGTATGCTCTGACAAAACGCGTGAACAAATGAACAAATCAAATGAAATGAAATGCAACTCTATTTCTTTTTATTTTTGTTTTTATTTTTATTGCCGCGTCGTTTTTTAGTTCTTCTTCCACCAAATGCGACGTTGTTGCCAGACGGAGATCCAAATTGGTCATCATTCTCAGACCCGAATTGGTCATTATCCGATCCAAAATTAGGGGGTGCTGCTGGTCCTGGTCCGGGTGTTTGTGCTTGTGGTCCTGTTGCTTGTGCTTGTGGTGCTGTTGCTTGGGCTTGTGGTGCTGTTGCTTGGGCTTGTGGTGCTTGAGCTGTTGGTGCTTGCACTGGCGCTGGTGCGGGTGGTTGTCCGGGTCTTGGAGGAGGAGGAGCATTTTGGGGCACTGGAGGCGCTGACGAAAACAGATTTGTCAAAAAGTTTAATGCTTTTTTGTGCAACGGCAGAGCGTCATCCGCCGCATTGGATGGTTCTGAATCAAAGATCCCACCCCCCGATTTTTTACGCAAACTGCGATGCCTTTTGGAGGTTGACCTAGATTTGGTCGTGTGTTTGGTGCGCATTGATTGCTTATTGTGTTTATATATTTATTATATAAAAATATAATAAATTCGTTTAATCAGTTAACCAATTAAAATCAATGCAAATCACACAAATCATGCATTATAATTTGATGCGTTTGAACAATTCAAGTGCAACGAGCCCTCCTCCCACCTGTGCCAGAATGTAAGGCACTAAATCACTGGATGACAGTTTGCCGGCAGCAACCATGGCTATAGAAACAGCCGGGTTGAACATGCCGCCAGAAATTGGACCGCCAATCATGACGGCCACTGCTAATGCGGCACCAATGGCAATCGCATTTCCAGTTGCTAAAATTATGTAAATGAAAAACAGAGTTCCTAAAAACTCAACCAAATATTTGTTCAGCATTGCGTTAATTAATTGATGTGTGTAGGTATGTTATATATTACAACTATAAAAAATATTCATGCATTGAAATTAAATGCATTGTTGCACTTAACAATCGGATTTGCCTAAACATGGATAATTAATTATAATTGCACCCCATTCTTATAATATAATATAGGTTGCATTTAGTATAGCATGAAAACATGAACACAATACAAAAACGGTTTCTATTATTTTTAATTGGGTGTATAGGAACAAGAACCTTATTTGTATACTTGGCAAAAAATGCGAATAGAACTTATTTAAAATACATGGGTTATTTATCAATTTTACCCGCTGTTGGATTTTTTTATTTATTTTTGACTGGTTCAAGAAAAACCGGGGCAGAAGTGTTCGGTGATAAAATATGGTGGAATGATTTAAGACCCATTCATGGGCTGATGTACTTTTTATTTGCATACAACGCAATTAACGGTGATGCTTTTGCTTGGATATATTTGTTAATTGATGTTATCATTGGTTTAGTCAGTTTCTTACTTTTTCATTATTACAATAATGATTTTAGCAAATTATTGCTATAAATTATGAAAATTATTCAAAAAAATTGATTTGAATCATTTGCACAATGACAACCAGACATCAGACCTCCAAAACAACCATGAAGCTCATGATATTTGACACCGAAACCACCGGACTCCCCCCCAAGATTCGCCAGTGCATGGACCCCGCGCAATGGCCGCACATTGTTCAGCTCAGCTATTTGGTATACGACACCGAAGCCGACAAAATACAAAGTTTTAAAGACGTTATTATCAGCCTGGGCACGCACATTCCGCTGTCCGATGAAAGCGTGGCCATTCACGGCATCACGCGCGAACTGTCGCTTTCTAAAGGCATAGACATCCGCGTGGCACTCTTTGATTTCAAGATGGAACTGCAGCAGTGCGGTAAGTGCGTCGCCCACAATTACGATTTTGACAGCAACGTGCTTCAGATTGAAGCCCGCCGCCACAACATGTCGCTGTATTTCCCGAGCCCCTTCTGCACCATGCGAGTCGGCACCGACTTGTGCAAACTGACGCACCCGACATTCACCGGCGGAGGCTACAAGTGGCCCAAACTGCTGGAGCTGCACGAGCACCTGTTCCATCGCGCCCCGAAAAACACGCACAATTCAAAAATTGATGTCATCGTGACTCTACGGTGCTACCACATGCTGAAACACAATGAGGATTTGTGCCGCACCAGCCGCGAATTCCGCGCGCTGTTCCGCAATCACTGCACCATTGAGTGCGACCGCGATGATCTCGGCGAATTCGGCGACCTGGATGAAATGCCGTCGCCACCCAACAAACTGCATGAATAAAATATAATGAATGTATTAGACGGGGTGCATTAGATGATACTTCTACATTTTTATATTTATTTAGTTGTCATAATTGCATACAATGCATATGATTACATAAAAGACTTACCGTTTCAATACATCACACAAACCAATTATGCAGTGTGTGAAAAAATGAATAACACATTTTGCATACGTATTTCATATTTTGTAATGGCAATCTTAGTGTATTTGACAACCATCAACTTCATCAACGCCGCGTTGCTGCGAGATGCTCCAAAAATTGCAAATACCATCACACACGATGAACCGTATTATTTCGTGGCGGGTTCATTAATTGGGGGAGTGTTGCCGTTGATTTCGTACATTTCTAATCTCATTATTGGAGTTTCGGTCTTCAATGAATTTAAACCCGACGCGGTGGTTGCGGTCAAAAATCTTGCAATTATTTTTACAGGAATGATTATGACAAGTTTTTCAGAAGAATTGATATATCGCGCATTATTAATTGGTGTAACAAAATCAGTTTTAAATGCGAATGTATGCGTTTTGTTATCTGCATTAATTTTTGGATACGTGCATGTGAAAAATTCATTAAAATATGGTATAGTTGCCTTTATCACTGGCATCATTTTGGGGATTGGTTATTTACATTACGGGTTGTACTGGTGCATCGGATTTCATGCCTTGTTCAATTTTGTTGAAACATCGTTGTACACGCTCATTAATTCTAAAATTGCCAACAAAACCATGGTCGGTGAAAGAAAAACACCGGATGACGCCGGAATGATGACTTCTTTGGTTGAGATAATTGCAGTGTACGGTCTTTATTATTTCAACTATTTTGGCTAAATTCTAAAAAATGGTGAACTATTTTTATTTGAGTTATTTGCCCACCACTTCCACACGAACCGACCGAAGCGCCACAATGCACGATGCAAACACGCTGGCATTGCTGAATTCCTTGTCTATAATGGAATACAATTCGCTCTGCAAAGTGTCGGCGATTTTTTGACTTTTCACTAGATGCACAGCGAGGGGGGTCCAGCATCCCGCCTTTTGCCGCACCAATTCGGTTTTATTCACAATAATGGGAATCTGCAACTGGATGGAAAACCCGAACATTCGGACTGCACCAAAATGACAATTCATGTGCGGCCAAATTGGAATGCACGGCCCGATTGCACCATTTGATTTTTCAGTCAACCCTTTCACCAATTTATCATAGAGCGGATCGCGCACCTTTTCTAACCAACCGTTCGTAATGTCCAGATCAATTAGTATGTTCATGGTTCGCAACTTGTCTGTAGCCATGAGTAATTATACTATAATTCAAATATTATTTTACCACATTCAGATTAAATGATCAAATAATGCAGCACAAGCATATGCCGCACTCGCAAAAAGCCCAGCACATCTGATCGCACACCAACTCGCAAAATGGCACCGGCATTAAGAACTCGGGTGGCAACGAGTTCATGTTCGTTTGGCTCATTTGATTTGGTTGATTCATTTGAGTTGGTTGAATTGATTGAATTAACTGCTCATTCATTGCATAATATAAATATAAAGATCAGTTGCATTTATATTTATTTTTATATTCATTTTTTTCAATAATACCCATATAACGGTGCATAAACGGTTTTCATGGGCAGCGCGCTTGTTTTGTATTTTTTGCATTCGCTCATTTCATAGCAATAATACTGCATCATGACGTCTTTAGTCATGTCAAACTCGCCGATGGGTGCGTATTTTTTCTCATTCAACAAATACACGTATTTGTCACCAACAGCATACGGAAAGGAATCATAGTTTCCACCCATCGGCGAATAAAACCGGCGAATGGTGTCACCACTTTTACAAGAAAATGAGAGAATTCCCTTTCCGACAAATAAGTATTTACCTTTGCCCGTTTGAAAAAGAATGTTGTTCCCACGCTCAACTCCACGTTTAAAAATCCAATAAGCGTCATTCATTCCATTGTCACCAAGAAACAGCTGCTCATATTTCACATCCATCAGCTTTCCCTTCAACTCACCCCTATTAGTGACCTCATTAAACCGATTGTTGTAAATGGACGCATTTCCGCCGCCATAATCAAACACCACAAATGGAAAAGTGGCATTGTCATTAATTTCATAGATGTGTTTGGGGTTACCTAGTTGGGGTTTTAACACATCGTTGGTAACACACCTCATATATTTTGATACATTGATTGAACCGTTGGATTTTTTGTAGGCGCATGCTTTATTAGTTGCATTGATTGTTATTGATTTTGTTGATTTAGGCGCCTTAATGGTTTTGCCATCCGACCTATGTTTTTTGTTTTTTGTTCGGTGCATGAAATTTTTAGTAAAATATTATATATAAATAACATATAACATAAATACACTATTATTATGAGCAAAAAAAATAGGGGCAAACCCAGAGGAATACCCGTGGACATGAGTGATTTATCAGAAGAACCTCATGATCATGGATCTGGAGCATACGTGTTGCCTAGAGCATCCGCGTCCGGAGCACCTAAAGCATTGACATTCGGAGATTCGTTTGTGCTAAGTTCAAAACCCATGTCTACTAAAGCTCGGATACAAGCAGCAGAAGCAGAAGCAGCAAGAATTATAGCAGAAGCAAAGGCAGACGCAGAAGCACAAGCAATAAGCGATGAATTATACAAAAAATACATGAAAAAGCATCAACCGCCGAAATCAGTCACATGTGCATTATGTAAGAAGACAGAAACGGTAGGCGAAGCCATTGCCCATAAGTGGAAAAAACACGATTTCTTTGCGAATCAGGCTATATGCGCCGCATGTGATGCCGCGACTGTGCCATTCACCGCGTCGCCCAAACTCGCATGGGCGAAACCGGATCACCTTTCAACACGGCATAAGAAATTGCTTGAAGCATTAGACCGCACTAAAACACCGTCTAATGCGCTAAAGGCACAGGTAGTCGCATACTCCGAATTTGAGCCCCACATGCAAAACCGACGGCCTAATATCATGCGTCCTCTATTGAGTGCCGCATTTCTGACCCCTCCAGAATCTCACACCCCCGGTGTCGGTCGTGCAGGAGTAATCCCATTTACGAAGAATCAAATCGAAAAATTAACAAAATCAATTAACAGCCGTAACCGTGGAGGAACCAAATCCAAATCCAAATCCAGATCCAGATCCAGAGCACATCGTTAAGCCGAGCACATTGTGCATCCCTCATCTATTTGTGCATCGTCTCCATTTTCTCCTTTTTTGGACTCGGGCTCAATGGTGAACTGTTGTGGCTGGTGACGAGCCTTGCGACGCAGATAATACATGCCTGTTTTGAGCCCCTTGGACCACGCGTAAAAGTGCATGGACGTGAGCGCGGCGTAGTTCGGGTCCTCCATCCAGAGGTTCATGCTCTGGCTCTGGCAAATGAACGCGCCCCGATCCGCCGCCATGTCAATCACGTGCTTCATCGGGATCTCCCACACCGTGCAGTATTTGCGCTTCAAATGCTCGCTCAGCCCGCCGATGTGCTGTACGCTGCCCTTGTTGGCCACGATATTGTTTTTAACGCTCTCGTTCCACATTCCCGCCGCCTGCAAATCCGTAATCAAATGCCGGTTCACCAGAATGAACTCGCCCGCCATCGTGCGCCGCGTGTAAATGTTGCTGGAAATCGGCTCAAAGCACTCCGTGTTGCCCAGAATCTGTGACGTGCTGGCGGTCGGCATCGGGGCTAGAAGCAGTGAATTGCGTAGGCCGTGCTTGACGATGCGCGCCTTCAATGCAGTCCAGTCATACCGCCCTGCCTCTGGTTCCACCCCCCACATGTCGTATTGCAGGATGCCCTGCGACGCGGGCGACCCTGCAAATGAGCTATAAGGCCCATGTTGCTCCGCCAGGTCGCAGGACGCCGTGAGCGCGGCGTGATACATGGTCTCAAAAATACGCCGATTCAGGGTGCGCGCCTCGTCGCTACTGAACGCCAGATCCAGCAGCATGAACGTGTCGGCCAGCCCCTGAATCCCGATACCAATGGGGCGGTGCGCCATGTTGCTCACGCGCGTCTTCGGCGTGGGATAATAATTCACGTCAATCACGCGGTTCAAATTCTCGGTCACGATGCGCGTCACCTCGTGCAGCTTGTCAAAGTCAAACGGGGGGGCGACAAGCGCCCCCCGCACCCCCAACCGCAAGAGGGAGGGGTGCGGGGAACCTACGGTTCCCGGTACGAATCGGTTCAGCGCAATGCTGGCCAGGTTGCACACTGCCGTCTCCTGATCGTCCGAGTACTCCATGATTTCGGAGCACAGGTTGGACGACCGGATGACGCCCAGGTTCTTCTGGTTCGTCTTGCGATTTACGGCGTCCTTGTAGCACAGGTACGGCGTGCCCGTCTCCATCTGGCTGTCCAGGATGCGGAACCAGAGGTCGCGCGCCTTCACTTTCCCGCGCTGGCGCCCCTCCGCCTCGTATTTGGCATACAATGCGTCAAATTCGTCGCCATATACATCCGACAACCCGGGACACTCGTCCGGACAAAATAGGCTCCACTCCGCATTGGCCTTGATTCGCGCCATGAACAGGTCCGGCACCCACAGCGCGTAAAACAGGTCGCGCCCCTTGGCGTCCTCGTCCCCGTGGTTCATCTTCATCTCCAGAAAATGCGTGATGTCCGCATGCCACGGCTCCAAATACACCGCAATCGTGCCGTTGCGCTTGCCGCCCTGGTCAATGTAGCGCGCCGTGTTATTGAACACGCGCAGCATGGGAACCAGCCCATTTGATGTGCCGTTCGTCCCGCGAATGTGGCTCCCCGACGCCCGAATGTTGTGCACATGCACGCCGATTCCCCCCGCATGCTTGGAAATATTCGCGCACTCCTTCAGCGTGTTGAAAATGCCGTCAATGCTGTCGCTCTCCATCGCAATCAGGTAGCAGCTACTGAGCTGCGGTTTCAGTGTGCCCGCATTGAACAGCGTCGGCGTGGCGTGCGTGAAATACTTCTGCGACATGAGGTTATACGTGGTGACCACCTTGTCTATATCGCCTCCATGGATCCCCACCGACACACGCAACCACATGTATTGCGGACGCTCCACCGTTTTTCCGTTCGTGCCCATCAAATACGACCGCTCCAGTGTCTTGAACCCGAAATAGTCAATGAGAAAGTCACGGGACATGATAATAATGGCCTCCAGTTCATTACAATGTGTGCAAACCGTGGCCCAGAACTCGTCGCTGATGAGTGGCGACGGGTGACCGTGCACGTCCTTGAATTCATGCAGTTGTTCCATTGCCGCATGAAATGTGACTGGAGTGTTTTTGTGGTGGTTGGATATGATAATGTATGCCGCCAACGTGCCGTAGTCGGGGTGCTGCGTGGCCATGGTGGCGCACTGCTCGGCCGTGAGCTCATCTATTTTTGTGGTGGGAATACCGTCATACAACTGGTCAATCACCTTCATGGCAAGAGACGTGTAATTCACTGCAGAAATACCGGCTTGCCGGCCCACATTACGAATGCGGGCCAGTATTTTGTCAAAAGCGATAACTTCATATTCGCCGTTGCGCTTAATCACGCGCATGTCTGTGTCAGCGTCGTTCATTGTTTTGCGATACAATTATATGACTTGTGGTTTTATATTATTTTTGCAATCATACTTATCCATAAAAAAAGTTTTTTTTGTTTTTGGTTTTTTGAATTTTTAGTGGGTTTGTTTTTGTATCATTGTATCATCTATCATTCGGTGCAGTTACACAGACATTGTTCGTGCGCGCCTTGGTGGCATGCGTGGCAGCTGATGCCAACGCTGTTGCACTGGCACTGACATTCAACATTCGTGTCCGCGAACATCTGGAACATGCTGAGCCTGTCGTGCAGGTCGTGAAGCATGGAATGAATGCGAGTGATGATCGGCTGAGTGAGTTCGGGAAGAGTGTCCTTGAGGTCTTGAATGAAACGCAATGTAATTGGAACCATGACGTCCATGATCATGTCCGTGGGGGCGTGTTCGCCGCGCTGTGTATTGCGGCGCCCGTTGAAAATGCTTTGCCGGTACTGGTTTATTTTTTGGCGTTGAACCTGTTGAATGCGAATGACCATTTTGAGATGAGCCCTGATGTCATTGAACAGCGCCAGAATGGGCAAAGCGTATTTGCAACGCAATGCGTTGGCACTGGATTTGCCATCACACTTGTCAAATTCACTCTGGACGGAAAGAAGGTGATTGCGGAGCAGTTTGGTGCTGCCGGCCACAATGCGTAAAGAAGATGCCTTGGATGCCTTGATGGATGCTTTCATTTTTTGTATCAACAACAAATGAATTAGAGATGAACGGGTAGAGATGGCGCTGATTAAAACAAGACAATTCCAAAAAGCAATTCAATTTTTTTTATTTTCATACATTTTTTGGAATGACATCTGGTTTCATTTTAAGTGTATTTGTTAATTGGATTTATTAGAAGAAAAAAGATTAGTATTGACCGGTTTCAAAAATTGATTCTGTGTGTCTAAATCCTGCAAATAGTTGCTGTCCTTTAAAAATGGGTTCATACCAACTTGCGGGGTTGGCCCACGTTCGTATATTTTGTCGCTGTTATTCTCTCGTTTTGAATGTTGATGATCCAAATTGAGTTCCTGAAATTGGTTTGAATGCGATTGTTCTTGAGTTTGTCGTTGTTCTTGTCTTTGTTCTTGTTGTTCTTGTTGTGTGGCATATGGATTTGTCGTGCTAAATGTTTTAAACAGTGACTGCGATTGTAGTGGTTGTAGTGGTTGTTGTGGTTGTTGTGGTTGTTGTGGATGTTGTGGATGTTGTGGATGTGGTTGTAATCTGGGTGTTTTCAAATTTTCAGATGGATATGGAGGACGCCATATATGATTCATTGTATTAATGTATGTATTAATGTATTTGCACAGGTTAAAATTTAAAATCATTGCACGCATTATCCAATTTGACACCCGCTAAACCTGGATCGTTTTTCAATGGTTGTCCAACATTCTTCGCACGCAAAACCGTGCTGCTGTTGGTCCGAAACCTTTTTCAGAACGTGCTTAAACTTATTACATCTGTTGCACTGGAACGTGCAAATCTGATTATTATCAGAGCGTGGATAATTGGGTTGCATGGGCTGTGTTATGTGTTATGCAAATAGTTTAAGCCTTCATTTTATATTTCTTTTTTGAAAAGTAATATAAAAAATTGATTCAATTTAAATGCACAAAGGCAAATAAATACCCGTCATCATGCCATCATTTTACCCCCTGGAAATCAACGGAACAAAATACCTGATTTGCAAACTGTCAAATCAGCCCTTCTCCACGCTGCACGACCCCGACACCAAACAAATGGTGGGCCAATGGAACAATGAAGCCGCACAGTATGAAATCTTTCCTCCGGGGTCCCCCCAGAATGACGACATCGCATTTGAGCGGCACATGCGGCAGTTAATCGCATCCGGAGCTGCATTCAAAATCGTGGATTGAGGAGGGATGTGATCACGAGCGTAGTAAGCGAGCCATATTCACAACCTCCGGTTTGGCAACTGCTGATGCCTGAAAAATCTTGAGCAAGTGCGCATCGTCGCGGAATCGGATGCTGTACTCCTGCTGCAGCTTGTTGCGCCCGATGCGCCCCAGCGCCTGAATGATTTTTTCCTGGCTGATGTCGCTCAAATCTTTGCCCAAGTACCCGTGGCAAAACTGGTAGTTCGTGCCGTAAATGTAGTCGGTGGACGCAATAATGAGGTACAACCGCTGATTCTGCGCCAAGTCCTTCATGATCTCCGTGTACGTCTTATTGGAATTGGACTGATCCGTCATCACCCCAATCCCCATCATCAGCAGCACCTTCCAAATGTTTTCAATCCGCAGCACCATGATGCGCTCCACGTCCTCGGGTTCCACGCGCGACGTAAACGGGTTTGCGGATGTGATGGCGTCCTCCGTGAGCTGCGGCGCCCACCGCTTCAAGTGCTCGGCCCGGTTCGGCACAAACATGTCGTTCAGCGCGCCCCATTTCACCTGCCGCCGCAGCTCGTCTATCTTCTCCTGCAGCCGCCGGACTTCGGGGCTGAACCGCATGTCGTCCATCTTCCGATTGTTTTTCTTGTCCTTGTCTTTGCCCCCATTTTTTGCCTTGTCATCGTTCTTATCCTTGTCTCCGGTTTTGTTGCCCTCCTCCATCGCGTCCTCCATCTCATGCTCCAGCGTCTCCATCTCGTCCTTGATGACATTGTTGTGATCAATGATTTCCATTAGGTCGTCCATCACGCACTCGGGAATCTGCGCAATCTGCAACGCAAACCGCGCGATTTTCTCCACGTCGTTCGCCAAAAACAGCGTCGGCCCGCACGTCAGCGTGTGCGCGTCCTGCGCCGTCAAGTTCACATTGGACGCGTGCAACCGCGCGCGCTGCGTCTGGAAGTGCGCCCAAATGGCAGGCCACCGGTCCGCCTGCACGTTTTCCAGCAGCTCCAGATAATACGCCTTGATGTTCGTCATATTGATGTCGGCAATGTCTGAAAAATGCCGATCCACCGCGTATCGCGACGAGGTCCACAGCTGACCCTCGTTGACGTGCGCGATGAATTTGACCACCTCCTTCAAATCAAAGTAGCGCAGCAGCGTTTTATAAGTGCGACAGTGCGCCGCAGACGCCTGCATGTCCTCGTAGCTCTCAAACATCAGGTGCGGCAGCTGCACGTAGCCATCCTTGTTCACCAGCGTAATGGTCTTTTGGCAGTCGTGGCTCACAATGCTGTGCACCTCAGCGTTTAAAAACCGCGCCCGGAAATCCATGATGGTGGGCGCCATCTCCGCTTGTTGCGGCAGCGTGGCCGACGACAGCACCACGTTCGGCACGATGTTCTCCGTCCAGTTCTCCTTGATGAGCGCATGAAACTCGTGCTCGGCGTAGTCCATTGTGATTGTGGGCTCGTCCCAATACAACAGGAGCTTATGCAGCGGGTTGAACGCATTCATGTAGTACATGGCGTGCTTATACGATTTGATGTCGCTGATCATGATCTCCACGTTGTCGCCCACGCTGTTGTCCACCTTCCGGATGCCACCCGTGCGGCGGTCGCGCACCACGTCCTTGGCGGCATAGTAGTGCAGGCGGATGTTGTCCACGCTGCCGCACCCGAACGCGAATGCGATGCGTTTTTTCGCGGAAATGCAGGCCTTCGCCAGCGCCAGACCCACGTGGCGCGCGGCGCACACGAAGATGACGCGGTAATGCTCGCTGAGTCCAATCGGGGTCAGCGTCTTGCCCGTGCCGGTGGGCGCAATGTAGAGCACCAGCTTGGGCGTCGCGTCATTCTTGAACGCCGTGAAGATCTGCTTCTGATGCTCATACAGTTTGACATCCCCGCACTTGAACACGTACTCGTTTTTCTCCACAAATTCGTGGGCTTTCTTGATAAATTCGGCCGGGTCAAAATCGGCCTCCACTAAATTGATCACATGATCAATGAACGCGTGCACATGCGGGTTCAGGTGCGCGATGCTGTTGCGCATGAGCATGCTGATGCTGTAATAATAATACATCCACTTGGGACGGCTGGGCACAGCGGGTGGCATCGGCACCTTCTTCTTCTTCGTGCCTTGCAACCAGTGCGGATACATGTGCGGGAACTTGTTGTTCAGCAGGTTTAATAATAATGACAGCAGCACAAATTCATATATTTTCGTTTTTTGATCGTCCAAATTGCCGTTCGTATTTTGAATCCGGATGAGGTCCGCCTTTTTGACCAGCTTCTTTTTGTCGGTGTCGGTTTCAAATGCCGACTGGGCGAACGCCTCGCGCATCTCGTCCACGTGCTGCTTGAAATACAGTTCATACATGTGCGCGTGCATTTCGTCGGATGCGGTGATTTTCATGTACTGCATCAGCGACTGGTTGGCATTGCGCACAATGCCCACGTCGTGATATCCGTCTTTTATGAGCTGATAAATTTGCTGTTCATCGTGTGAATCCGGGACCTCCACGCTGTCCCATTCGCTCTTGGTGAGTTTACCCTGCGTGAAATCCATTGTTGGAAATAAGTTATAATTGTGTAGCGCCGTTTCTTTAAATGCATTCGCAAATTGCTTTTACTGGTGTTTAGCATTTTAATAATGGTATTCTCCGAAAAATTGATTTTAGTTTAATCCAGTTAAAACTAATGCAGCAATAGAACATACAATGTTGAAATTCCTCTTTTCCGGTTTTACAAAGGAGCAACCGCCTACTACTACACCAATGATGAGCCCCATCATCACCAATCCATTGCTTGTGAGCCCGCCCCCCATCATCACCAATCCGTTGCTTGTGAGCCCGCCTACCATCATCACCATTGACGGCAATATCGGCTCCGGCAAATCCACCACATGGACCATGTTGAAGGAGGCGTACAAATTGAGGGATGATGTGCATTTCGTGGAAGAGCCCGTGGATTCATGGGACGACATTAAGGACGGGGAGGGAGTCCCGATTCTCACCAATTTCTACAAAGACAAGAAGGCGTATGCGTTCCGGTTTCAAATGATGGCCTACATTTCACGTCTGGCTTTATTACGCCGAACGGTTCGTGAGAATGCGGGGCGCTGTCGCGTGATTATCACTGAGCGCAGCGTGGATACCGACCGCAACATCTTCGCCAAAATGCTCTACGATAGCGGCGACATCGCGCACGACGAATACACCATTTACAACATGTGGTTTGACGAATTTGTTCAGGACCTGCCGGTGTCAGGACTCGTCTACATTCGCGCAGAACCCGAGACGTGCATGGAGCGCATTGCGAAACGAGGGCGCGAGGGCGAGACGATCCCGCTGGAATACATTCAAAAGTGCCACGACTATCATGAATCATGGATCAACGGATCTACTATGACCTGCAAAAAACTGGTCATTGACGCCAACCCCGAAATTGAAGTCACTGCAAACCAGCGTGTGGAAGAAATTGTGCGATTCATTGATGCACTTCACTGAATCAAACCCACTAAAACACTAATCCAACTAAAAAATAAGACAACTTATTTTTTATTTTTTTTATTTTTGACACTTAGTAGACCGTTTGGACCGTTTGGATCGTTTGGACCGTTTGGACCGTTTGGACCGTTTGGACCGTTTGGATCCTCCATAAGTCCAAGTGGTGATGGGAGCCCCCAAATTGCATTGTTCCGTGGGAGGATTGCTGGGATTGACTGCAACCAAATTCAGCCCGGCACTCCCACACGGACCCCTGCACGGCTCACGACATGCAACAACCACATACACACCAGGAGGACCCCCATTTATCAATGTGCTCAACAAACACGGATATCCGGCGGGTGTTAAATACGTAAATTGTCGGTTGTGAACGGGTTGTGCAACCAACATGTGTGCAAATTCGGTGCTTATGACATTCACCATGGGTCCCGCTGATGGATTCTCTGGATTGTATGATGGATTATATCTAAAAATTCCCTCATTGATGGGATCCTCCTTAGGGTTGTCCCTTTCAAACAGTCGCATGTCATTCACAATCCCTCCAGGCACATGGGTTGATCCAATGCATTCCATTCTAACGGTTTTCTTATTGTATTGTTGCATTTCATCTGGGTCCGGTTTTGCATATGATGCTCTGGCCTGCAATAATGTCACCAAAGAACCAAGATCTGTGAGGGAATGCATTTCCCACGCGGTCGTTGCGTCATCATTTTCACCCAACACAATTATATCTCCGTCCATGAACAACGACCGACCAATTGGACAAAACAACACCATGGATTTACTATTATTAAAATATTGCGGCTGCAACCCAGTGGATTGATCACCCAACATCGCACACCCATGACAACTCACGAAATACACGGGTTTTTTTACACCGTCCACATCTGTCACACTCATTACAAAACCAAATTAAATTACTGAATTACTTAATTGCTAAATTATACATTAACAGATATAAATTAAATATTATATATATAAACAATGGATCAAATAAAAGAATTGAGAACATTTAAGGATTTATGGGAACATGAAAATAAATTGACACGTGATTATGATTTTCGGTTAAGCCGATGGTTATACTTGTGTCAATATATCGGAGATGTTGAGTTGTTTGATGTTCCCTCCAGTTACAAATGGCAGAATGTTAGTATGACTCCAATCCAAAGAGGAACATTGCAAATATTTACGATCTTGGAAAGATTGCCTGAGTATTATGATAATCCAAGCAAAATAGTGACACTCCGTGTGGCTTATGAGATGACACCAGGTGAAACCAAGTTTAAGAAGGAGGAAAAACTAATACAAGTTAACCTATTCCAATTATTCCAAGATGCCCGATTGGTCCATCTTGGACACATTGGAATTTCTGAATCAGTTACTCCAGAACAGGTAGCCAACAAATATTTTGGTAGTTCAGATTTTTCAAATATTTTTTCATATCTTTCAAATCGTGTTTATTTTAATAAACGCAACACACTAAAACATGCAGCAAACCTGGGATTAATACCGCGATACACTGAATCAGCACTCACCCGAATTCCATTGTTGGGAACGTATCATCCGGTGAAGCCAATGAAGTCAACCTTTCAAAAATATTGGGATGCATGGGATGAAGTAGCATCAACTGATTCGGATTCGCAACGACAATGGGACGCAGCATCAAATGGTTCGCACAGGGGAATGTCTGCAGCATTCGGTGCATTGTCGTTGTTGCCCAGTGTCTACAATCAAAAAAAAAAGACTGATTCTGAACAAACTAAACAAAAACAAATACAAGAAATGGTGGAATTTGTTCCAAAAGCAGAACGTTCTTCCGGATTGACCAAGGGTGCATTGTCCACTCAATTGATGCAACGTTTATCTCAACACCCATCAGTTGGACAAAGTGATAAAATAAAAACGTTTGGGACCTTGCATAATCGCGTGCACTCCCAATCAAAACCTAGTGGTGGATCAAAAAAATACAAATCACGTAAAACCCGTAAAACCCGTCACTAATTAATTTGCAGTCAACACAACCAATTCAAAACATTTGATGCATTCGCATTCATTGTTGCATTGACGCACGACGACCGCACGTCCAACATGAGTGCCATGTGACACGCACCCAGCGCAATCATGGCCAGCATGCGCGGCAGCTGTTTCAGCATGAAGCGCTGGTGCACCGTGTCGCGGTGGTCGCTGTCATCCAGCAGCGAATACTGCGCTTCATTATTGGCGTAAGTGCCTTGTTTAGGACGCGCGTTCAAAAGGCGCTGCGCTAGATCGGTATTGATTTCGGGTGCGCACCGTCTCAGCAGTTTCAGCGCGGGATAGAACCCGGTCGCAATGAACAGCATCATTGACAGCCAAATGTTGTAGTCAGTCACAAGGGCGATATAAGCGACGTCCATCACAATGGCAACAACGTGCAGGCCACGGCTGGTCCATTTGGCCACACGGGTCAGAATGATGGTGCGCTGCTCATCATCTGGAACGTAGAGCCGCATGGTTTGGCGACTGGGCTCGTTCAGTTGCGCGCTCAGGCTGTAATAATACGCATTTGCTAGCGTGGTCCCAGTGTATACGGCGCGCATCATGGTCGGTGGATTCACGCATGCTAAAAACAGGCTCTGGATTAACCCAATACAGGAGGCCCAATGAAACAGAATGACGGTGGGTTGCATTTGAACAATGAACAAATGAGAGATTATTATACTATAAACACATATCTATAATATAATACAGAGCCATATACATTATCAATATAAGCGATTTAAGTAACATTGATGGTGGCACCTGCACCTTGAAACATACCTACAATTGCGGGATGCTCAAATGGAACCGCTCCTTCCCATATTTGAAAGGTTTGATCAAAATCCACAAATAATATTTGAATTTGGCCTGCATTAACCTGACCGGTGACTCCTGCTATGTTCGCAATCGGAGTAAAATTAAATTGGGCATTGGCTTCATTTATAGCAGGCAGTCCCATTTTGGTCACATTCAATTGATAAAACGGATTGGCTAACATGGCAGCCTGGTTATAATCTGGCGGGGTCTGTTGATGGGATAAAATGTTCATAAATTGAATGGATGGACACAACGCCGGTGCCAGGTCACTGTTATGGGCTCCATCATCCATGAGGTATCCGATTGGCGGACCCTGACAATTGAACTCACGTTCCGCCATGATTTGCTGAATGACCTGATACTTGTGTTGTGATTGAAAATTATGTCGTCCAGATGAATTAAGAGGATTCACGGATTGTTTTGGGTTTGTGCATAAAACTTCAACAAACGCGGCATCCAGTCCCAGAAGTTGCAACGTTCTTATAATTCCAACCTTGTTACCACTTGTAAGAATGTAAACTGGAACTCCGCGACCGTGACAAGCAAGCAAAAGTGCGTGCCATGCATCGCTTTGCATCTGTGTGCCAAATGTAAACATTTTAAATTCTTGCTGAACTGCTGGATTGGCAAATGCATACGTCCCTTGCAACCTTATGTTTACAGAATCATTTGGTCCTAAACCTCCCTTCATTCTCATTCTGCGACTAATGCGGCGACTGCGACTGCTACTGCGACTGCTACTGCGACTTCCGCGTCCTCGGCGTTTCATGCCGCGACGCCCTTTGGTAAGTTTGTAATGCATTATTGGTTATACATTAATCGTATATTTTTTTTTAGTTAAGTATCAATTTATTTCCCCCATTGCGTTTCGGCGGCTTGTATTTCAGAATGTCCAGCTCCTTGGACGTGGTGGGGAAACTGGCCGCGCCGTAAATATCCTGCAACAGCAGCCACTCAAACATGCCTCCCGGATAAATGCACACGTTTCTAAACCCCAGACCCATCAGCTGTTGGTATTTTTTATAAACAGTGTCGTCATTTGCGTTTTTACCATACACGATTATATCTCGGTTCTTCCCGTCCGATACGGCGATTAATGCGTTCATTGTTCGTTCTTCTTCATCAATCGGCATCGTGCCTGGAATCAGGCAGCCCTGCATGCCCGACGGTAGCGTGTTGATCAGCAGTCGCGAATGCGATGATGTGGCATGATAATTAGATTTTTCGGTCTTATAAACGCTCTGCATGTCCTCGTAGTTCACTTTTGAAACGGAAACACCGGACCCCATAATGCATTTATTAATTAAATGAATAATGGACATGTATTTAATTTATTTTTTATACGCATGTTTTGTCATTGCGCTATTAAGTGCGACGACGACGGGTTCGTCCGATATGACGAGATTTTCGGATTGTTCTACCACCACTCTTGCGGTTCTTCTTCTTAAAAATAGAAAAAATGGACCCAGCTGGGCCCAACTCACCGTGAAGCCGTCCGATGTTTGCATCCCTATCATAATTTTTATGCTTTTCATAATACCTTAGAACTAGTAAACATTCTTCTCCATCAAATCGGGATGGATTATATGTAATGTCATAACTATTGGAATCAAGCTTGCCATTGTTCAACTCCTTATAGAATTCATCCGATACTAATCTGTGCGGAGGCGTGTACCTCCATTGATCATACTCAGCTTTCAAATATGCTTTTGCAAATTTAAATGCCGCTGAATCATATTTATTTATTTGTATTATCATTATTTATAATATATATGCATCTGAGATAAATAATTCCCGGACGTGTTTATTCTTTGTCATATCCGATGACCGCGCAATCCAGCCGCTTCCCCGCGTGCCCGGTTGTCAGCGAATCCGGAAACCCGCCTTTGCCCAGATCGTCTTCGTCTTCGTGAATGACAAGCGACCGCCCAATTACCGACAGCTCCCCTTCAAACAGAGAGACTTTATTGGTGGAAAAATGAAATGTACTACAACGTTCTTTTGATGCGGTTATGTTTCCAAAATCACCCGCATGCGAGCTTACGCTGGTGCGCGAACCGTGCTCCGCATTCGTGGGATTGAAATGGCCGCCGCAGCTTGTGCAATCGCTGCTCAACAGGTTGCCGAACTGGTGCACATGAAACCCGTGCTTCCCGGGTGCCAGGTTTTCAATGTGTCCCGACACCTTCACTGACGAAAACGGGTCATCCTGTTTGAATGACACGTTACTGCCTTTTAATTTGCCCTGAAACACCGCGATTGCTTTCATTTTTGTTTATTTGATTGATTGATTGATTGATTTATTGGTTATACATTAGACAATGCATTTAATTCATTTTTCACACACAATCAAATACCAATTTTGCGAGCATGGCCTTGTCCATTGTTGGATTTTTTTCGCGATGCATTGGCCCGACGCAGTGCGCCACTATTTGGTTTGCACCCATTCTTCAAAATGGCGTAATCCACCGTTAATTGAATGAAACCACGATTTCAACCGTCTCCTTCTTAATGCTCTTTGTCGCAGAGATGCTCAACTCCTCGCGCTTCTTCCTGGTTTTATTCTTGCTGCTATTATTTACTTCAACAACTGCCTCTGCGTCTTGCATTGCTTCTTGTGCCATGAGACCCACATTGTTCCGTCTGGATGTGCTGTTGCGCGCGTTCATGTCGTCCTCTATGTCCGAATAGTTCTTCTCAATGTATGCAACCACCCCGTTTTCCAGCGCCCATTTGAAAAAATTGAGCTGCCCAATCGTGGTCTGAATAAAGGTGCCATTGTTGTACGGGATGGTGATGCGGTCCCACCTGCAAAACGGGTCAAATCGGCGCTTGCTATATGCCTTCAGTTTCAGCTTGTAGTCCACGTACACCTTGAACCGGCGGTTCACGCCGACCTCATACACGGTGAAGAACTTCTTGGCATAGTTTGTGGCAAACCAGTCAATGATGCGGAGAGAAATTGGCGACTCCCCGTTTATAATTCTCAACATTTTTTCCAAATTATTGTCCTCGTCGTAAAACTTCATTAGATTGGTCATTAGCAAATCATTTTGCGTTGTGTAATTTGTGCCCATGATTTCAGTATTTGAATCGCGAATATGCAATGTGCAATGAATGAGATGTTTGCGTGTGTTTAAACCATTATTCGGTGTAAATGTTTTGTATTTATTTTATCATAACATTTTTCCAAATGTGTCTTCAATTTCATTTGCACATTAAGCAAATTAAAATTTTATATATTGTAATTGCATAGTTAAGAATGGGACACAGAATAGAAGTAGGGCAAAGGCGCCAAGTTTGTGACATGGAGTCTGGAAACTGTTGGTATGTGGACATCACCGATGAGTTTATTCACGGCCTAGGTAGTGAACTTCGTCGCGGCGTTGATATCAATACTAATCCGAATTTAAATAGGTTTAACAACGGATTAATTGGGATTGAACCATTGCACCCCCCACAAGATCTTGTCATAGGGGATGAGTACGTTGAGACACCTGAGTTTCTGCTTGATGAGTTTCCATTTGACGAACAAATTCATTATGGATTCGTTGTGCCACCATTGGAACGACAGCACGAACACATGGATGATGATGATGAAGATCCAGATCCGTGGGCTGCCATGTGGCATGCACGATACCAAGAACAACGACCTGTCGCGGCTGGAGGGCGCACTCGTCGTCGCAAATCCAAAGGAAAAAACAAATCCAAATCCAAAAAAACAGTTAAAACACGCAAATGCAATAGACGCAGACGCGCTCATAAGTGATCATCATGCCCGTTAAAGCTGTTTCATCCAAATTTTATAACATTTATATATTATATTATTATATATCCATATAACATCTATTATATATCCATTTTGCACAATGCACCAAATACACGTATTCTACATTGTTTTAGCAATTGTGTTCATGCTTTCGGGGTTGCACATGTGTTCCAAAAATAAAAATAACTGGAGTGAAGGGTTCGCTCTGTCCCCCGGCTCATTCCCCGATGCATCCACGTATCCCATCCTCTACAAGGACTATCCCGTTAAACCCGGCGGCGTGTCTGACATGTCGTCCAGCACCATGTGGACGTACTATCCCGTATTTGACAACAGCTATGCCCAGTACACCAACAACGTGCGATATTGGGAAACGCCGAACAACGGCAAATGCAGTCGGGCCGAAATGTGCGACACCCTCTACACCAATAAACCAATGCAGGACTTGAACATGGTGCCCACTCCGAAGCCGATTTCTATGAATTTGAATGTGCGTCGCGTCAATTTTTACGAGTCGGAACCCATGACGTGCCCGTCGGCTCCTGTATCCGACGTCGCAAACTGCATGTATTACGGTCACAAAACGAACTCGCTGACTCCCCCTTACCAACCCACTCTGCTGGACAGTTGAAGTCAAGTCAAATTACGTGGGTAAATGACGGATCACCCGTGATTTCACGCAGCACAAAGGTGGTCCAAGCGCGAATTCGGGCATCGGCTTCATAATAATTCCAATACGATTCTTGCAGATTTACATCATTCTGGGAATGGTTCCCTCTGCCGATCACGTCATTGAAGTGGGTCATCGTGGTGTAATATGGGTGGGGTGGATAGTCGTTCTTGACAAACGTGCCCTTGAACTTCATGCGTTGATACTCGGGGCGTTTTTCCTGGATCAAATACGTCTTTCCAGGTTGAAGGTCCTTCACTTGCACTTGACGAAGAGGGGGGATCATGGTGTTGATTGATTGGTTGATTGGTTGATCAATGGATTGGGTCAAATTTTCAATTTTTCAGATTATTCATTTATTTATTTGTTTATTTAGCCATTTAGCAAGTAAAACAAATAAATAATCCAAAATCTCTCGTTCTAATAGTCACGAACATCAAACGTTACTGGATTTGTTCGGTTGCGTCGCGTGCGACCCTGCCCCGATGATTTGGTCTTTCGCGAACGCAATGCCGCACAACGCCTTCGCTTCGGCTTTTCTTTTTCTTTTTCTTCATGCACTGCGTCATGGTCCTCGGTGGGTTGGTCGTATTCTTCCTCATCCTCACGAGAAAGCATTTGACCCATTTTTAAATTATTATGTGATAAATTGTTATGGTTGTTATAGCATAAACATCAAATAAAATTATCGCATTATAACGCACATCCACATTTGTAACGCTAAATTTCTGACGCCGCATGAATTAAAAAGGAATTAATCGGTGTCTTCCCCCGACATGAATGCATCTTGATCTGGAATGGGATTCGGCGGTCGGTCTTGATTAAAATTACCAATTAAAACGGTTCCATTGGAAAGAGTCAAGTGTCCTCTTCCATGTTTTTTATTATTTTTAAAATAACCCTTGTAAACACTACCATCAGGTGATGTAAGTGTGCCTTTATGTTTTTGATTATTTATGAATTGTCCTTCAAAAACACTACCATCAGATGATGTAAGTGTGCCTTTATGTTTTCTATCATTTTTGAATTGTCCTTCAAAAACACTACTGCCATCGAGTAATGTGAACACCCCAAATCCGTGCATTAAACCGTCTTTGTATTCGCCATCATATTTCGCACCTTTGGCCCACGTAAATACCCCTTTTCCATCATCAATGCCTCCATTTTCATCAAGTGCACCTACATAAGTGTCACCATTTGGCCAAGTGCGTTTGCCATATTTAAGCCTTTCGTTTTCAAAATCACCTTCCCAAGTTGATTCATCATCTTTAAACCGGCGTTTGCCAGTGCCGCGTATCAATCTATCGTTCTTAAATTCTCCGTATAACATGCCACCTTTTGAGTACAAAAATCCCATTCCATTTCTTTGGTCATTTTTAAATTCACCGCTGTAAATTATGGATTCGGGTTTGGATTTGTAAACTCCGTGTCCGCTGAAATCACCATTCTTGAACTCACCCTCATATGTTATCTCACCACCGGGATATGAATATTTGCCTATTCCATTTTGTTCATCGTTTTCCCAAGTGCCATCATAAATTACACCATTATTATATGTCATTTTGCCTTTGCCATGTTTTTTACCCGCTTCGTCCACATCCCCTTCATAATCACCATGTTCGAATGTGATGCGCACGCCCCCCCTTAACCTTTTTGTGGATCTTTTTCTTTTAAAACCATTTCGTCGCCTGGTTTGCATTGTTAACATTAATATATATATATGTATTTATAATATTAAATTACATATATAAGCCATACTATGGGAGATGCCCCTAAATTCAATAAGTCGAAACATGCTAATTGTCTCGGCTGCGGTGTTGCAAATTCAAATGATTCGCCGAATGAAAACAGTTGTCTATTTCACACTCCAGAAAAAGAAGAATCTATATTTAAGAAATTAGAATCACCAAATGTTCGGTTTGGTGCATCCACTCAGGATGAACGCCATATGACATGTGAATTGGCAACCTTTCTAGAAATGTTAGTTACACCACACCCGGAACCGGAACCAGAAAGTGCAGAATTAGACCGTTTAATCAAGGCTTATTTTGAGACAGCAGATTTCTGTCGGGACAGGAGAGATGGGCCAGGTGCAACATGGGTTGGCACCAAACAGAGAAGATTGTTTCATGGACCACAGCATGAGTGCGTGCACTGTGATGCTGCAAACCAAATGTTGTCTGCTTATAACAGAAAATATAACCGTGGATACAGAACGTTTGATAGATTTTTATCACTGCATCGTCCAAAATTTGCATCGCCCCATGCACAATTCGTAAATGTGGAAAATTTGACAATGGACATTTCGGCTGAAACATCAACCGAATTCAAACGGAGATTGTTTGAACATTTTGAACCGAAAGAAACACAACTCGTTCATAATCAACGAGGTGAAATGATAGAAACATTTGAACTCAGAGGCAATTTTGCAAATTCGTTTCGGCTTGATTTAAGCTCTCATTTCCCCAATCTCAAAACATTGACGATCATTGACCGTTCAACCAATAAACTGGAAGAGCGCAAAGCGAGAAATGCAGGCATATCCCCGTTGGTTGAACCCGACGAGCGCATGGATGTTTTGCTTCCACACTTTTTATTGCCAAGCTCGCTTCGCGTATTAAGAGTAAACCAAAACGTGTTGGATCCACGCGTGTATTCTGGCTTTTTGTCAAGCATTGGTGATTTGACGGATTTATTGATTGATGTCATGCCTGAGAATTGTTCGGCCATTGAAGAACCTAGTTTGAGGCAGGACGATGCATTGAGTCGCAAAAAAGTTGTTGCGGTTGAACAGGTTGACGCGTCTGCATTGCCGCATTTGAGAACTGCGAGATTTACGAACGTGGAATTTGTTCCCAGACGTCCGTTGTGTCAACTGTTGGAAACATGTCACATGCCCAAATCTCTCACTCGGTTTGAACTTCCAGTTACAAGTGGAGACAATCCAGCAATAGATTGTCTGAGTTTAAAAAATTTGTCTGAGAATTTAAGGTGTGTGTTTCCACCAAACATGCAATGCATTGATATATCAACCCCATACACGCTGGCTATTGCGAAAAAAAAGGTTCCATATGGCGGTCGCATGGTCATAGTTGAAGAAGATTTTTTAAATGTGTGGGATCAACATAAAATTGTATTATCTCTCGTTTCTGCATTTCGCGTGTGTTATTTTGAAGATGCAATATTGCGCAGTGTTCATCATGTTTCATACAAACATGGCAAAGTTGTTCCTTTCGTTGTTGATGCCGATAAAAAAGTGGACAATTTGAAACGCAATTTTCATTTATTATTGAGTGGAAGCCAATTTTCATTGCCACCAGGATTCGTGGATCGCGTCATAGCAGAAATAGAAGCCAGCTATCGTGATTTAATCAGAGAAACTTCTGATCAGTTTGATTCATGGCGCGCAACCATTTCCCAACTGGTAAAAGATGACGCAAGACCGAGTTTTGTCACGGAACATGACGAGGCGGTTGATTCCATGGTTCTCAATAAATTGAAAACACAGGTGTTGACTTCTCTCATTGCAGTTGCACCGAAACATCTAGAACATGACAACCGTCGGACTCTGGAAGAAAAATCATTAACGGCATTCAGATGTCCATGCAGCACATGTGATTTGGCAAGACGCGCTGGGTTATTGACCACATTCCCAGAAGAAGGATTGTCCCTTTTTACATGCGTTGGCACCAGCGAATATCCTGCATGTCATCGTGAGTGGAGCTCTCAGTATGATGATTTGAGTTGTGATGATGATTGTGGTGCTACTGAACGAAAACGAATGAATCCAAAACTTCAACTAAACCCAGACAGTGTTCGTCGTTTGCCGTTCAGTGTTGTTTCAAACATGTCAGTGACAGAATTTGATAGAAGGTTTAGCGAAGCCCAGGGTCCCAAAAGTTCGGATTCACCAAAACCTAAAAGCAAGGGTGGCAAATCCACCAAAAAATCAAAAACCCAAAGCCGCAAATCCAAATCCAGACGACGACGACTTCGCCGATGAACCCAATCAAAGTTCATCAATGTATTCAATGATTTCATTTTTGTCAACATCTTCCTCCATCATGATTGCAATTTCACCGAGTATGGCGATTTTGTCGTCCAAACTCAATTCCATTGCATCTGTTTTTTCAATGAATAATTTGCGGATGTCATCCGGTAACCGGCTCAATTCTTCGGCAAAGAGCCTGGTTTCTTCCGCGATTTCAGTTAAACGTTTTAGTCCAATGATGCCGTTCATCATTGGAACCGTGACTGCATCGGACAAGCTTTTCACCAAGTAAGATGTGCCGGGCACTTCACTCATGTTAAGGCCGTCTCCCGACATATACAATCGTTTCACATGTTCATTGGACGGAACCAAATACAACATTGACACGCCTTGGGTTCTGGAGTATTCAATTATTTTCTTCAATAATTCAATCCCCATTCCGCGATAATTTTCATCAACGGTGCCTTCGGCCTTCTTGCGACGAACGGACACTTCAACAATGTATGCGGTTTTGTGCATCACGCCATCCGCTGGATTGGGAAAATCTTGATAACGAACCGAACACCAAGCACATATGACAATATTTTGTGTGCGGGGGTCCGTTCTCAATGCAATGAACATTTGCCAATTTTTTTTGCATTTGGTCTTCCACGGAAATATTTCGTAAAAAAAGTGGCGCTGTTTCGTCGCAATATTCGTGAATCGCGTGATCAACTCATTATGCACGGGGACATTGCAATCAAAATGATACACGCCGCACGACGTCTCCGGTTGCTGTTTGCTCTTTCGTCCAACATTTGCGATGTCACACACCCTATAGGGCTGTATGCTTTCAATGAATGTCATTCGCGACTTTCGTGGCGTCTGTGATCTTTTCATGGAATACATCCCCCCGCGTTTGGTTCGCTTAGTTCGCTTAAAGGATTTCGCCATTGTTTTGGTTTTGCATATACATTATTGTGAATATAATTGTTTGTTGCGTTCATTGGGATTTGGGCAAGGTGTAAATCCGAATCAAACCCATTTCAATCAAATAATTTTCCAAATCAGATTGGTATTTTCCAACTTCTCCATCAAACTGGTATCCGGATGTGCGCGTGAGTGTTTGTGCATATTTTGTGAACTCAATGAATTTTGTCAGAAACTCTTTTTGATTTTTAATTTCCCCAGTTGATGAACTCATGTCATGCACTTGCGGATGATGTGCCACAAGTGCCGAATACTTGTCAAAATATTGACCTTCAACCAGGTCTGTTTCGGCCGATGGATCAATGATGTGCGCTCCATCCAATGCAACAATCATGTGCACAATCATCTTCTCATCAGACACAAACACAACCGCTTTCAAACAAGCATTCGGATAAAATCGTTTTGCCAATTGACAAAATGTGTATGAATTCACAACACACTGTTTGACAACATTGTGCTTTCGTTGAAACTTGATTATCGCAGTTTTTGCAGCGACAAGTGCTGGATGTAACTTTTCAGATGATGATGCGGATGCCATGATGGTTATAAATCCACACATATTCAAAAGTATTCTAGTTCAATTTTTTTATAATTAAACATCATTGAATTCATTGTATCCCCGTGCGCGGAATGTGCACCTCCTTGATGAACGCCTTGATTATTTTTTTGTGCGCATTGTCATCGCACTCAATGTTTTTATACAGCTCTTTGCATATCGTCTGATATTCAACGTGCATCTTCTCTTTATTTTCCCACCCGGGGTGCGCATCCATCCAATCCTGAATGATGCGCGTCTGGTAGCAGGACGCCATGTAAATGAACTTTTTCACATAAGCATTGTCCTCGTCCTTGATCCATTCATCGGTCTTCACATACATCGTTTCGCGCTTCAGGTCCGTGCAATGAATGGGCCGCTTGTGCACGTCCATTCCCTTCAGGTTGTTCACAATGATGGAGCTCACGCCCTCCACGATGCCGTTATTCTTCGTGAATTCCAGATCCTGCAGCGTGATTTTCAGGGTTTTCACAAAGTCGCTCAGCTTGATCGCATCCTTGCACTCGTTGTTCAAAAACATGTTCAGGTTGAACTGCGTGTTGTGCGTGGTGATGATGTTGCCATTCCCGATTTTGGGCGTCATCTCTTGAATGGTTTGAATGAGCTGCTGGTTCTGCTGCGTCATCTCTCGTAGCACCTCCTGATTCTTCATCATCATTTCGTGACTTTTATCAAACATCGTGTTCCGATCATTCAACAGCATCTGCACCATGGTCTTCAAATCCATGAGCTCTTCATTCTTCTCAGTGAATTCCTGACTCTTTTTGGTCACCATCGCGATTTCTTTTTCCACCACAGTCAGCGACATGGGCGAAGAAGATGTGTCGGATGCATCGGACACGGTTGCTTTGCACGACTTCTTGTGATTGTAGAGAGACGACCGCAACTCAAATGTTTTGCCACATGCGCATGTTTTACATGACGAATGAGGTGCAGATTTTATTTTGGTTTGGTGCTTGGCTGTATCATAATGTTGCAGAATGCTGCTTTTTTTTGTGCACGAATAATTGCATCGTTTGCATTCAAATCGTGACGACGCATCGTCAGGCAGTTCCATTTAAAACCTGGTGGTTGTGCAAAAATGTTATAAAATGGGTTTAAGCGTTTTACATAAACTAATATTAAAATTTCACCTTAATAACCCTGATTTGCATATTTCATCGTAGTGTTTTAAAACCATCGTCAATTTGTTCAAACTGCACGATGTTCAATGCGACGAATTTGCATGCACAAATTGCTTATGCAGCGAGCATATGCTTTGTTTTATTAATTAAAACGGAAATATGCTCGGTGAAATCATTGTTGGACATGAGATGCATTATGATGTGGCAATCCGATCCGGATGTGATATTTTTGTCTAGATGGCATATTTCCCGTTTTATTGGATAAACAAAAAAATATGCTTTTTGAGGTATGTCACATGTCACTTTTTCGGTCCCAAAAATGTCATTTTTTTGTACCATTGATTGGTGTTACCATTATGCTCTTTTTTTTTACATATTATTACAGTATTTAATTTTGTTATATTTCGATATCGACTTTGCACAAGACTCGAAAAGTTTTCAGAAAATGGACAAGATCGATGTCCAAAAATGAGATCGACGAAACACTTTTGGGAAATTCGACGCGTTGCTAGGTGTTTTGCGGAACTTTTTCGGAGCAACATTTGAGAGACCTTATATGCAGTGATGGAAATAATATGTAGTGTATTTTAAATTTCATCTAGATATGCAAAAAACACGATCCATAATGCTGGAATTTGGACATCATACGAGCATATTTTTATCTAGTGTTTTAAAACCGTTTGATATGTATACACATTTCACATGGTAGTCAGTGTGGCGACATTTGACACATTTGATCGCTCATGGTGTCGGCATATGCTTTGTTTTAGTAACTAAAACCGAAATATGCTCGCCAAAATCATAAATGCGGATAACATGCAATATGATGCGACGAATGTTGCCATAAGTTATTTTTTGCGCTAGGTAGCATATTTTCGGTTTTAGTTGATGCAATGAAAAATATGCTTTTTGGGGTATGTCACATGTCAAATATTTGGTCCCAAAATCGTCATTTTTTGGCACCATTTTTTTTTGTCACCAGTATGATCTTGTTTTTTACCTATTATTGTATAAATTAATTTTGTTATATTTCGAAATCGACTTTGCACAAGACTCGAAAAATTTCCAGAAAATGGACAAGAACGATGTCCAAAAATCGATACCTCGAAACACTTTTGGGAAATTCGACGCGTTGCTAGGTGTTTTGCGGAACTTTTTCGGAGCAACATTTGAGAGACCTTATATGCAGTGATAAATTATTAAGATATGTAAAATATGTTTTTATGAAAATGATAAATTGTCATTCTAATTTTAAATGAATTCAAAAAAAATTGATTCTGATTTTTGAGATGCTAATTGGTGTCAGATCAAATCAGAACATCATGTTTGCCCACCTTCGTTCCCTTCAAGCCAACCACGCCACGGTTGCAACCAACATGCGCGACCATTGTCGCAATCAAAGACCCCTATTGACCGGACTTGACCTTTCCAACCCAACTGTTGCTGGCACACTGGCCGAGATCTACATGCGCGAATTTGCGTGCATGCTGCAGACCCTGAAACAAGTCAACTGGATTGCCAGCAAGTATCACGAACACGCATTTGACAACACGGATGCTTACATTGAAGGCCAAATCCCATTGCAAACGCATGAAATGACCACAGAGCAGCGCCATGCGGCACAACTCCTGCTCGGCGTTGGCAACAATTACTCGGAGATCAACGTGGCGCTGCGGATTCTTGATTCTGGGTCGTTTCAAGCGGCGATGGAATGCAGCCCTGAAATGTGTGCCAAATTGTCGCAACAATTCAGCGCGAATGCGTCCATGGCGGAAGACGCGTTTGACCGCCTGAATCACATCACAAAGCAGGTGTGGAGCCTGGTCAACCTGCTGGCATTGTCCAACCTGTTTCGGTTTGCCGACCACATCGTTCTGCCGAACCCGGAGGATTCCATCTTCATTCCCTACATTCCGACACAGCCCGTGATTGAAGGCATTTGGTGCCATGCATGCGGTGCAAGGACCGATGAGAAGTATCACAAAATGACTCATCCAAACTCAACATTCAATCTTTGTCCAACGTGCTTTCACCGACCAACAATGGAAGAGACATTTGAGAAATTGTGCGAACTGGAACGCGAACGCGAACAGCAGCAGCAGACAGTCAAAATTGACCCATCCCGGCACGAAGACGAAGACGATGAACCTGCCCCTGCCCCTGCTGCCCCTGCCCCTGAATCGGAATCCGAATCCGACAACGACGAGGCAAATGCAACCTACTGGTTGAAAACAGTGGCCGATTGGACCGCTGCCGATCGCAGCAAAAAATCAGAAATGAACGCACAAACAATGAACACACCACAACAACAACGGACATACTTCAAGGAAATTGCCGAGATGTTGGCGGATGAAAAAATCACGACGGAACAGGCGTGTTCCTTGATTGAGGACTTGCGCGATGCTGGAATAACTGCCGAAGTAATGTGCTCACACCATGAACAGGAGAAAGGCTTCAAAGAAATTGCCGAACTGTTGGCGGATAGAAAAATCACGACGGAAGAAGCGTGTGGATTGTTTACGGAGTGGATAACGGAGTGGAGTGGATGGTTGTTGTAAATGCAGCAGATTCGTGAATACAGTAAGTGGTACCTGCCAAAACATAAAAAAACATAAAAATACTAACACTTTTTTTTTATAAAATCATCATTACATTATAGGCATTCCAGCCCAGCCCTTTGCATTTGCATTTACTTGATCTGCATCTGAGGCTTTGGTCTTATTGGCTTTTGATTCCTTTGCCTCATTCAAACCCTTGATTTTGGCCACATGGTCCGGAGTCCACTCCACGGGGTTGTGCGCATCATAAGTGGGGCTGTCCGTCATTAGGATGTCGTAGTTCTGCTTCACGTAGTACGCCCGCCGTTTGTGCCACTGGTTCCGGAAGATGTCCTGCTGGTCCACGATGTCAATAACGAGCGGGCGACCGTGTTTCACGCGCAGAATGCGCCCCACCGATTGGCACACATCCGTCTTGGGCGATGCCATGATGAGCGTGGTCAGCGTCTTGATGTCCAGCCCTTCGGACGCCATGGCATACGTGGCAATGATGACCTTGCGCGATTCGCTGGCTTTCAGGTCGGCCTCCTTCATGCCGCCCACATAGTACCCGACTGATGCAATGCCCCGGTGCTCAATCGCCTTGTGCAAATACGTGAGCAGCGACTTGTTGTGCGCCAGAATCATGACCTGCTGCTCCGGGTTCTCGGCCAGCTCCCGATGTAGCACGCGCAAAATGAACTCGCTGCGGTGCGCGTAATCACACACGCGCGAAATCATGGTGCTGAATTTCGGATTGCCGCGATAGTCGTATTCCGTCTCGTTAAACGCGGCGTCATCCACACAGTAGTTGATGGCCTTCACAATGACGCGGTGCTCGGATGCCGCCTTCTCCTTGTGCACCACATCGCCCAGAAACATTTTGAACACCTTGGTAAGCCCGTCCTTGCGCTGCATGGTGCCCGACAGTCCGAGCGTGTAGAGCGTTGTGACCTTCATCATGCACTGGCAGAACACCTCGGCGCCCATGTGGTGCACCTCGTCAAACACCGTCAGGCCGAAGCTGTCAAACATGTCGGCGGGATACTCCTTCATGGACAGCGACTGCAGCATGCCGAGCACGATGTCCTTGTCTTCAATGTCCACAATTTGTCCCTGGATGCGGCCCACGCGCGCGCCCGGCAGAAACTGCTCAATTCTCTCTATCCACTGGTTCATTAAGAAGGATTTGTGCACGACGACCAGCGTTTTTTTGCGCAGCTGGGCCAGGATGTAGAGCGCCATGACGGTTTTGCCCTTGCCGGGATCCACGTCCAGCAGGCCGCCACCTCCGGGGCCCACGTGGTTCAAATACTTTCGCACGATTTCTTTTTGGTAGTCGCGCATTTCGCCCTGGAACGCGACGGCAACATTTAATGTGTCGCCAGAACTGATTTTGATGGCTTCGGGTGGACCGTACGCGCCGATTCCGAAGTATCGCGGAACATACATTTTTAGCGGAGATTCACGATAAATGGGATAGGCGGCGGGTTGCACGGGGGCTTTAGGAATGTGTGGCCGAATGGTCAGTTCCGTCCGGATGTATTTGCGCTCGTCCTCGTCCAGGTTCTCTTTGTGAATGGTGTATCCACGGGGGCCCAAATACGTGGCCGTGGCCGAGGATTCTGATTCAGGCATGGGTGTTGGTTGTTGGTTGTTATGTTATTATGTTTGTTCTGTTATGTTTCAATTTTAACCAAAAAAAAATAATATGATATAATTATAAATAAATAATTATACCAATCATTCCGATACACGAAATCCAATGAATCAAATGATGCGCGATACATTTAAATCGTGTCACAAGCACGAGCTGCTCCTCACCGTGCTCATCATTTTATACATTGTTCTGTCCGTGCCAACCCCGGACATCATTGCGCCCTATGTGGACACGCCTTTAGGCAACATCGTGGTGGTTCTGATTGCGCTGTCGTTATTCACGCATTCTCACCCCGTTGTGGGCATCCTGGGGCTGTTTGCGGCTTACACGCTGATCCGCCGGTCCAGCGTCACCACCGGCAGATTTGCGATTGAGGCGTACGTTCCGAGCGAGAAGCGAAAGAGCGAGGAACTGACCGCCTACAACCAGTTCCCCGTGACGCTGGAGGAACAGGTTGTGGCGATCATGGCTCCGCTGGCCGACACAGAAGTTGGCAGCGCCACGGCCACGTTTTATCCGAATCAGCTGGACATGACGACATTGGGCTACACGCAGGTGTAGATCATTGGGTTGCATCAGCCGACGGAACAGCCGAGATGGCCGACGAAACTGCCGACGAGACCGTGGCAGTTACACTGTCCGAATTCCCACTCAAAAACACGTACGCAACCCCCAATAATGCAATTGCAATTAAAATTCCCCATACAATATTAATTCCAATGGATTGTGAACCAGACGTGGATGCATTTGGGGTTGATGATGATTTGGATTCGTCTGCGGTGTCGTCACAATCTCCGACCATCTCATACAGCGCGTATTCATCAAGTGAACCCGAACCCACCCCCGTGACGGGCCCAGTTTTGCTTTTTTGCAAATTTGTTTTCATGGACTGTGGCACGGTGACAATGTGGTTGGCCACAATGGCGCTCAATGGACCTGCAGCAGACATGGTATCCGTGAATGCGGCATAGTAGTAGTTCCCGCTGCACGAGTCATACGGCAGTGTGCCATAATACACGTAATACGGTTTTGCTGGAATGAAAGAATTCGCATTGATGTCATCATTGATGGGTGCGGATGCGTTGATTGCGACCGCGCTGGCATTGATGGTGTTGGCGGCTTGAAAAATTGCGGCCAAATCGGAATTCGCAGAGGCGGACGATGTGGTCATTGTGATGGGCACGCTCACAATCAATCCTTCATTGGAGCTAGAACCCGACGTGTGCACAATCAGCATTTCCGCATCTGCTTGGGATCCATTGTAAGTGTGCAATGACGGCGCATAAATTCGGATTTCGGATGGCACATAGGGTTTCCCGTAAAATGATATGGTGTTTGAGGTTCCGCCGCTGCATGGGATGGACAAATAGCTGAGGTCAGCCGAAACCGTGACAGATGCACCGGAACACAAATTGGCATCGTATATGCAGGTAAACGTGCCCTTGATTGGGTTTACGTTGGAACCGGTTGGAATGTCAATGGGAGCGGTGGCATTGCATGACGTCATGACTGATGTGATTTATGTTTTTGTGTTTAGAGAGAAAATGCCCTTATTGTTTAATATATTGTTATAAAATAATATATTATATGTGATTGTAATAACACATTATGACTTAATCCCATGATCCGATCATTCAATTCAACAACCCTTTGCCAACCAATCCATGATTGGACCCGCAATTGTTGTGAATGTCCGTCATGGGTGGTGGATTTGCCATTCCGATTAGATTGGGTGGCAATGGCGTTTTAGAACCCCCTAATGCAAAATTGTATGATATTGGTTGTCCGCCCATGAACTGATGGTATGGCGGGTTGGAAGCGCCCGAAAATGATGCGGGGGAAAATGCGGCCAATCCTCCGCGCATACCGCGCTTATTATGGCTGCGCTTACGTCTGTGACCGCTTCGCTTGTGACCGCTTCGCTTACGTCTGTGGCTGCGCTTATGACCTCCGCGGCGATGCGACGACCCACCTTTTTGATGATGATGAGGATGATGAGGCATTTTCTCCATATTGTATCCTGGGTTTGCATGAAGTGCAGCCGCGCTTCCACCGGCCCCGCCGCAGCCACTCACGCCGCCAACAATACTGGAAAATTGCGGGCCTGGATCCGTAAAATGGGCCCCTGAAGGATTTGCACCGCCCGCAAGGTTGGGTTGCAGAATATGGTTTGAATTGACATATGAATATCCCAATGTAGTCATGTTATGTGTTATGTTTATGAATACTGATGATATTTTTATTTTTCGGTAGGACAATTTCCTTTGCATTTGTTTTCAAAGTAGTAGTAATCCAGCGTTTTCGGAGCGCCATCCGGGCCGTGTTTGAAAATGGGGCCGTGCTTGTTTCCGGAGACGCACGATTCAGTGGAGTTCATGCGGGCCCAGGCGCAGCACGATGTGGCCGTGCACGCATCTTTGCTGAGCTGACCGCATGCCGTTTCCAATTCGGCGGGTTTTCCTAAATGTGATTTGCAAAACCCGGCCCTTAGTTTTGCATCCAATGAATTAGAATCATTTGCATCATTTGCATTATTTGCATCATTTGCATTTGTGTGCATGTTGTCAAACGTTTCCACAATAACCGTTTTTCCCGAATTCAAACTTGAACCTGACCCAATGGTGTCATTTTCAGTGATGTCCGTGCCCATTTGCACATGCATTATTTGCTGGTAGACCAGCGCACTAATGAGCACTATCACCACAATGGATATGGCAGTAATGTTTTCTATGAAGTATTGACCGAACCGTTCTGCCAGTTCAACCAAATTGATGCCATTGCTTGGTCCATTATCATTGGCATTGGTTTGAGTCAGTCCAGACAATGTGTTCATTAAAACGATAGGATGATAAAAATAATATATACTGTGCATATTTTATTTATTTGATTTTGTGAGTTTGAGTTTGAATTTGAGTAACATTTTATATTCACACTTTATAATCAAATCAAATGACAAGTGAAAAAAATGAGTTAATTCATTTGCCAGTTTCTTTGGGTGAAGCAATAGACAAATTAACTATTTTAGATATTAAATTGGACAAAATTAAAGACAATAGACGAATAGACGTTCAAAATGAATACAATTTATTGTATGAAAAGTTAAACCATTTTTTAATTAAACACACTGATTTGTATCAATCCATGAAGAAAGTAAATTTGATGATATGGGACATGATGGATGTTTTGAGAGACGGCAATGTTGATAATGAAGAATATTTAAAAGTGTGCAAAGAATGCATTGAATACAATGACATAAGATTTAGAGTTAAAAATAAAATCAATTATGCGTCAAAATCATTGTTGAAAGAACAAAAAAGCTACAAGGTGAATAGATTGCTAATAGAGATGTCATGCAGCATTGGCAATATTGAAGATTTTGTAAGACCCATCAAGTATTATTCATTATTTTATGATGAAATAGTCATTAAACATCGTGATGATTCTTTGCTAAAACCCCATTTTCAACATGATCCAACAATTGTGTTTATTGCAAATGAAGATGAGTTAAATTGCGAGAAAAATTCAAAAAAACAGGTTACGTTTGCAAACAATTTTTATGACAAAGATGCAATAAATGAAATTTTTGATCTTACTGAAGATATAATGAATTCTATAATATAATTTAAACATATGATTTTTAATAGAATATAAATCATATTTCATATTTAATGAACCGCATCAATATATACAATCCGAACATTGTGTCATACACCAAATCTGCAATAGATGCAATTGAATCGGGTTGGATTTCAAATCATGGAAAATACATTGGTTTAGCAACCGAAAAGTTGAAAGAGATAATGAAATGCAAGCATGCGATTTTGATGGCGAATGGCACATGCGCCACCCATTGTTTGTTCATTGCGCTGAAGCATGTGCACCCCACCATCACTAAAATATATGTTCCAAATAATGCATACGTTGCTGCGTGGAATGCTGCCCTGATGGAGTATTCCGAATGCCAGCTGTCGGTCATGCGCATGGATGCCAACACGTGGAACATTTGCACGGATGAGGACTACATTTCAACCCTGGAACCGAATACAGCCATGTTGGTCGTGCACAATGTGGGCAATGTTGTCAATGTGCCGCGCCTCAAGCGTCTGCGCCCGGACATTGTGTTTGTGGAAGACAACTGCGAGGGGTTTTTAGGCAAATATGACGGACAGTATTCAGGAACAAGCGCCGCCTCGCTATGTTCATCTGTGTCGTTTTACGGAAATAAAATAATAACCACTGGCGAAGGGGGTGCATTTTTCACCAATGATGATGCCGTATATAATCATATTTCAAAGGCGTACTCACAGGGCATGTCGGCCAAACGGTATGTGCACGAGGTGCATGCATACAATTACCGCATGACAAACGTGCAGGCGGCATTTTTGTATGACCAGTTGTCCGACATGGACACCATCGTTAGACAAAAAACAAAAGTGTTTGAAACGTATGGCGCGCTGTTGAATGAGTATGATCTGCTTCGTTCGGGGCGCGTGCGGTTATTTGAAAAGGAAGACGGCACGCAGTCCACACACTGGATATTTGCATTGCGCATTATGGGTAATCATGATGAAACCGCTGAATTTTTTGACGCGAACGGCATTGATGTCCGCCCGTTTTTCTATCCCATTCATGCACATGCGCATTTGTCGGGATTAACTGGCGACGATGCCATTTCCGTGAGGCTGAATAAAGAAATCCTACTGTTGCCATCGTCGCCAGACATGACGCTGGATGAACAGCGACGGGTGATTGAAACCGTTAATAAATTCATAATAATAAATGCATGATTTGAATTTGTGCAAATAGAATATAAATATAAATGCATGTCATAATGCAATACAGCCATCATGAAAAAAATTGGCATAATTGGATTTTCTTCATTTACAAGAGAGATTGTGTGCAATTTAAAACAAAAATTTGACATTTTCGTAAGTGATTCAGTTTACAATTCATTGCCAATAGATTGCATCGCAAAAACACACAATTGCAATGTGTATAAATTGAAACAGTTTGACCCGACCAAATACGATGCATTGTTAACAATTGCAAATATTAATTTGCGAGCTGAAATTGTCAAGCAATTGCCCAGTCGCACAGATTATCACACATACATTGATAAACGATCAATCATCATGGACAAAAATGTGACAATTGGAAAGGGCAGCATAATATGTGCTGGAGCAATATTAACCACGAATGTAACCATTGGTAAATTCAGTCAAATTAATTTGAACTCAACCATTGGACATGACACCATTGTTGGTGATTATTTTACTTGTGCGCCTGGCGCAAATATATCTGGAAATTGTTACATTGGACACAATGTTTACATTGGCACAAATGCAACAATCAAAGAAAAAATTCAAATATGCGATGATGTTGTGATTGGCATGAATTCAGGAGTTGTGAAAAACATAATGGCTTCAGGCACCTACATTGGAACACCCTGTAAAAAAATAAGTTAAGAAAAATGCAAAAACTCATTTCAAATAATTTCTAGTTTTTTCATAAACATACATTCCTGCAAACGCGGATGGAAATGTTCGCAATAACACCGGGGTTATTCCCTTGTAAAATGAAGAAGCGATAGTGCGAATGGAATTGGCTGCGCATCTCTCACGTATCAATTCATGTATGCGTTTGTTTTTAGTGGTTTGATAATCCGTTTTAATGGTGTCCAATGGATATATCACCGTCCATGTTAGCATTCCGGACAATCCCCCAAACCATGGATACACTGATGCATTGTCAGTCTTGTTTCTCAACGTGAGATATGTTCCCAAATAAATTGTGGATCCCAACACATTTTTAGGGGTTTCAATGAAATACCCCTTGTACAATTGTTTGAACGATGTATTTTTGATGTATTGTTTTACCGATGTATCATGCTTGGTTTTGTCCAGCAATGATATGTTTGTTGTCAAATATTGCATTGGCAAATTATACACAGAACTAATCAATGATGCAGCAAATGACGAAGCATATGGATTTACCATTTTTTTATTCATTTTTTCCAAATAATAATACTGCAATGATCGTTCTATGCCGATCGTGACGAATGCAATGCTTGAACCTCTGTAGAATTTGCGAATATCTGTTTTTAAAATGTGTTGCACTGTTCCAATTGTGGTTGAATGTAGATTTTTTTGCATCTGAACCTTAACAACATCCGCTGGATAAGAAATTCCAACACGCGTGATGCCTTGCAACAATCCGGGCAATAAATTGACTAATTCATTATTCATGATTATCATCAATTATTATTTACATTTAAATCAATAATTGCATTATTATATTAATTATCACATCTTTTAACTATTTCCCAATTTATATAATCATCATGATAACTAGTGACGTCCACCAATGATGTATGAATACATTTTTTTTTCACATTTTTTAAATCAAGAAATGGCATTAAACAGGAAAACGCACTATCAGCAATGTGAATTTCAGTGGCATTTTCAATCAATGTGCAATAATCCAATAGATTATCGGACGAGAAATCTGAACTCCACAAATGATAATTACAATTGTTTTCTGAATCAGAGTAATAATTAATATTTGGATGAAACACGGGCAATTCGCTATCCACATGTACATTTTTTCTGACACTAATGTGTTGATATTTAATGTTGCGATGATCGTGCAAAAAAATGTATTTTTCCCCATATTTACTAACAACCAAATTATACAAATTTAATTCTCTTTCTTTGTTTCTATTGATGTCTTCATAATCATATCTCATTCGGTATGGAAGGTTTAATTGATCATAGAATCTTATCCAAAATCCACTGCTTGTATCAAACCCGGGAACATAACATCCAGAAACTAATAAATCGTAATTAATTATTTGAGATTTGCATTGTTCTATTAATTCGGTTGGAGCGAGCCAATGATTGTGATTTTCACTAGAAACGACAATGTGAACATTTGTGTAAGGTTGATATAATTGGGTGACAGTGTGTATATTGCGATGTAAACAAAATATAAAAACATCCTTATATATTTTTTGAAAATGCCGCACTGCAGCATACATTGTGAAGTTGTCTCCTGTGCTTAAGTGAAACAGAAATATGCAATTGTTATCCATTGTCAATACATATATAAATCAACTATAAATAATTTATTAATATCATACGCGTTGATCTAAATCACACATCATTGAATGAATACCATTCGGGAGCGGATCTATTCTTCTTCCACGCAGCAATGCGCCGTTTTTCGGGCGACATGTAATATGCGCGATATGACTCCACTGCATTGCCACTGCGTGCCTTGTATTCGTCGGGCATGGCCAGCGCAAACGGGGTCAGGCCAGCGCGGGGGCACGGGAATAAATCGTCGCGCGGCACATGGCTGCGTATCAACTGGGCGACGGCATACGATTTGTGAAATTCAGTTTCGGGGTGGTCGTACCGGAAACGCCACTCCTCGTGCAGCGCCTCCACGAGATCCAGCGTCCAGATGAAATTGTCGCGCGATTCACGCACCCAGATGCTGACGGGGTGATTCAAATGCGCCTGCTTATACAGCGCATCTTTGATTGGGGTTTCGGGCACTAAAACGCGCATGGCAGTGCACAGCATTTGCACCGCCTCCAACAGGATTTTGGCAATGTGTTTGTCCATCATGGCTTCGGCGGCTTCGGTCGGGATCAACGAGAGAATGAACAGATTCATTGTCACAGTGAACAATGGGAACAAGAGAACATGTGACCTGATTTCAAATGCTAAATTGAAATCAATTTTTTATTTAATGTGTGGATTTATAATATTGCAATATTTTATAAGAATTAATGGCTTCATTGAGACGCACAAAGTCGCAAGGACACCTCCTAGAAAAATATATAACTGGAGATTTAAATAAGTACATAGATGAGAAATCAGCAAATAGAATTGAAAAGGTGTTGGGAAAGCAATATGCGGGTAGTGTGAGATTATATAAGTTTCCTGTTGAAAAATGCAAAGAGATCAAGGCATACAAAGTGCTAGAAGAAAATAAGTCAGAAGAGACAAAACGATTATTGGAAGAGATGAAAGTTGAAAAAAAAGAATCAAGGTTTGAACATTTAATTAATCGGCTCGGTGAATTGCCTAAAAAGGACATAGATTTTAATGCACTGGCGATAATATCACACGGCTTAGCAGAAAAATTTGCGAGAGATAGTGGTGATTTTGAAGTGGGACCACTGAAAGACACGAGGTTAGTAGAATTTCACACGTATTCAACAACACAATCAACAAACCAACTAGGGTTTTTGCGGAAGCACACGGATGATGATGGAGCAGTGGACTACAAAACAATAACAATGATATGGTATTTAATTAAAGATAAAGATGTGGAGGGAGGAAACATTATTTTTTATGCTCCACCACCACCACCAGTTAGGGCACATTATCTTTCACAGGGTGTTATGCCAAAAGACTACGAAATAAAAATAAATTTGTGGGAACAAATGGGTGATGTAAGAGAGAATTGCGTGTGTCTAATATTCAAAGGAGACGTTGACCATTCACCGGAAGAGATGAGTGGAACAGGAGAAAGGTCGGCAATAGTTTTTCAGTTTGTAAGAATAGATAAACCAATAGAATCAGAATCAACCGAAGGTGGAAATAAAAAAGCAATGAAAATAAAAAATAAAAAAAACATAAAAACGCTGAAACGGTGTTCGCGCAGAGCATATCGCGCGGGCGAATGTTACAATTTCCAGGCACTCGGGTGTGACGTGCCGAACAAACCCAGGACCGCTCTTTTTTTCAAAAGTGTGAAGGAGCGTGAAGCATATGTCAAATCCAAAACCGGCAAACGCAAATTAATGAAATGTGACAGAATTAGCCGGTATTCGGTTGTCAGCGCAACCAAAGGCGGGAAACCGGTGAAATCTCGTGATTTGTCTAAAACGCACTCAAACAAACGGAGGGGCACATAGGTCCTATTGATCACGATCGCTCATGTGAACGTTTGATTTGATTTATTTGATAGTCATAGGCACAATTGTTGTCGCTCCATGAAATTATTTAAATATAAATGTAAATAAATAAATAAATATAAAATATAATGCAAAATGTATACCGATTTAAAAGAGATGTCATTCTATAATTTTAAAAATAGTATTTTGATTGTTGTGTTTAATTATTCTTTCTTGATTCACAATAATAAAAATGCAATCAAAAAAATATATGAAAATCATTTCAAACAATTGATTTTTTATTCAGATGTTCCAACAGTTGAGAACGACGATGAAGTAAATTTCATACCCATTAATTATGGATATAATGCACACAAAATTTTTAATCATTTTTATAAAAAGTACAAATCAACTATAGATGAGAGCGATGGTCTTTTTTACACAATGGATGATAACATCATAAATGTTAACATTCTAAATTTATTTGATTCTTCCAAAATCATATATTATCACAGTGAAGTTAAACCGGTGGATGCTCATTCGGGATGGTGGTGGGAGAGTAATTGCGATGGCAAATACGGCAAACATGCAATGCACCGGTTAATGCAGGACGATGAATTTAAAAAACACAATATGGATAAATTTTCGGGGCATCCCGCTGCAGGTGATTGGTTTTATTTGCCGAAAAAATATTTGACACCCGCATTATTTCATTTATTTGACTTATTTTCCAAGCATGAAGTGTTTTTGGAAATTGCCATACCAACGGTAATCAATAATATGGAGAAGGACAAATCGCAATACCAACAATTCACAGATGAAATATTGTGGGGCGATAGAGACAAATTTTCAAACAAAGAACGTGTTTACAACTCGTTGAATCACGATCATAATTTTATTTTGCATCCAATAAAATTTAAAGAGAACCCGAATGCAGTTGAATGGTTGAAAGACATTTTCTTGAAGGAAAAATGCGTGATTATAACAACAATCAATGCCCCCACGGAAACCATTTTGAAACACATAAATAACCATGCGTATGATGTAATCATTGTGGGCGACCAGAAAACACCGAGTCATCATTATGCCAATTTAAAATGTATATATTTAGATATTCCGTCTCAAAAAAAACTTTTCCCTGAATTGTGCGACTTGTTACCCTATAACCATTATTGTAGGAAAAATTTGGGGTATCTCTATGCCATTAAAAAGGGGTATAAAATAATTTATGAAACGGATGACGACAATGTTCCTCATGATAAGTTTGACCGTGTTTTGCATCACAATGACGGCATTCAAATGATCACAGAACAAAATAATGCATGGATCAACATATTCAAATATTTTACAAACAATAACTACATATGGCCCCGTGGATTTCCGTTGAGTTTATTGAAACATAACCCGAATTATTTAATTCAACCGACTGATAAAATCCCCTCCATAATAAATGGGTTGGTTGAGAATGACCCGGATGTAGATGCCCTGTTCCGAATCATATGCAATCATCAACATTGCATTCAATGGGACAAGGATAAACGCATCCTGATAAACAACGAGAACGTTTGCGTTTTCAATTCTCAAAACACATTTTGGTTGAATCCGGAGGTGTTCATGTGTCTATTAATACCTTGCTCTGTGTCGTTTCGGTACTGTGACATTCTGCGCGGAATAATAAGCAACATTGTTCTGAAAAAAACGAACAATTACATGATGTATTCATCGCCGAATGTGACGCAATACAGGAACGAACATGATTTGATGAGCGATTTCAAGAGTGAATATGAAATGTACATTCACAATGAAAACATATTGACATACATTGCAAAAGGCACCGAAAATGCGACCTCATTGAAAGAGACAATGACCATGATTTACAATAATTTATTGAAGAACGCAGTTGTTGCACAAAATGAGTTGGACATATTGAATAAGTGGGTTTCGTATTTTCCTCCTTTGAATTTTCATCCTTTGAATTTTCCCCCACGCAAAAAATACAATATAACACATTTTTATTCCGAAGGATTCCCCAATGACAATGGAAAAGATTTGCAATATTGCAAAGAACCATTGATTGTAACGCACAAATGTTTTGACAACATCATGTTTTATACGCCCAAATTATTAAAGGACATGGGATATGAAAAATTTGTAAAAGAACACGAAGTAACCAACATCAATGCATATTATGCAACCATGTGCAAAATAGGGTTATCTGCGTGGAAACCGTTGATATTGTTGTTGGAATTAGAAAAAATGGAAATGGGAGATATACTGGTTTACAGAGATTGCGACTTTAAAAAGTATGATTCCTTGTTGGTGAACGATGCTATCATAGAAACAATAGATAAAATTTTAAATATTGTGAAATTTGATTTTTTCATGCCGAGAGAATCAGACTTGCATGTGTTGAAATCCTACACCAAACCAATTGTTTTAAAAGAATTAGGACATGATCATGCATTCAATAAGGATTTTCCGTTATTGATGTGTAATTTTATAATCGTTCGAAAATCGGAAATATCCATGGAGTTTTTGAATGAATGGAAAGATGCATGTTTAATTGACAAATACATAGATGGGCATTTGTATGACATACATTCTCCGGATTTTGTCAATTTTTCAACTAATGAACAATCCATTTGTGGAACAATTGTGGCCAATTGGGTGAAAACCCGAAAACACAACATACCAATTCAGTATCCACTCATTGGATTCAAAAACAGAAAACTAAACGAAATCATATATTATGAAAACTATCGTTATTTGTCCCACTTGAAGTGAACGATGTTTTTGATAATACATGATTCAATGTTCTCGCACCGCGTCGTGGAACCGCCGACATCGTTAATGTTGCGCGCATTTTCATATATTTTTTACTATGTATTTCATTATTTCTGTGTCATGATGCCGGTTGTTGCTTCTATTTCTAAAAAGTATGTATTCCTTTAATTTATCATTTGCATTGTTGTGTATGTTTTGCAAAAAATGATCTTCTGTCGTGAATACAACTTTAGTCAAATTGGTAAATGCAAATTCAGTGTGTTTATGGATGAAGTCACCAATGGAAACATCATCCACCGCTGAATCATCATACAAATGCAATCCGTCCATCAATAGAGCGAATGCGTTTTTAGAAAGAATTATGCATGTGCCAGATGCGTAGTTCAAATTGGCAAACCGGTTATCAATTATACCATAATCTGGACTGGTGGATCCATCTGCAATTTGCATCCACAATCCACCATAATTCATGGGAGTGTTATTCAATTTATTGCACAAGTTGTCAAAATTAACAATTGAACTAATGTTAGTCTGAATATAACACCAAATTTAAAATTATCATATTTGTGCTATTTTTATTATTTACATGAAATGTTATAATAAAAAATTGGGGTTTAAACGCGATTATAACCCGCAAAATGCCCAAACGAATTAAGTTCCCCTATGCACCTCATCATGGCACCGGGTGCACAGCGCCATCAAATTTGCCACGTGATTTTTCGGCACATGACCAATGTAATTCCGACTGTCCGCGTCCTTTTGCGGCAGCAAGTGGTGCACCTCTTGCGCTAATTCTTTAGAGCAGCGCTCGCACACGCCCTTCAGCTTCCGCGCGTTGAAATGCGACGGCTCAAACGAGAGAATGCCGATGTCGGACGGCGGCGTCCTGTAACGCAGCCGCACCGCATTGGCGAATTCCAAAAACGCGTCAGGCAAGTGCAGCGATTTGCAGACCTCCAGGCCATACATGCTGGCCCCCGGGCCGTCCGCCAGCTTGCGACTGTAAATCAATGTGTCTTTGCTCTTGTCATACGCAACCGTCAAGTGCTTCATGCACATCTTAGTTAATAGGCGCACTTCGTCGTAGCCGTTGATTTCGTGCATGTGCGTTGCAAACAGGAAGGTGCACCCCACTTTATGCAGGTGCGCCAGTCCCGCGACGAAAATGCTGATCGCCGAGTCCATTTCGGTCCCGCTGCAGAGCTCGTCGCCGAGAATGAGGCTTCTATCGGTGGCCATGCGCAGAATGACGCGCAGCTCGCTCATTTCCACCTGGAACGTGGACAGCCCTTTAAAGAGGTTGTCGTTGCCCAGAATGCGCGTGAAGATGGTGGTGTAAGGACGGAAGGTTAATGCAGAACACGGCACGTAGAGCCCGGCCTGCGCCATGATGATGGCGATGCCGATGGCGCGAATGAGGCTCGTTTTGCCGACGGCATTGGTGCCGTAAATCAGCATGCCCCGGGACGTGCCTGTGCCTTCGCTCCCATTTCCGCTGGATGAGCCAAGCGCCACATCGTTGGCCACGTAGGTTTCATCCTCGTTCAGCCGCTCAATCAGGCAGTGGCGCAAGTCACGCGCGTCAAAAAACGACTTGGATTCGGGGCCATCAGTGGAAGCAACGACCGGCTTGCAGAACTTGTATTTTGTCGCGATGTAGCACTGATTCTGCAGCAGGTCCATCGTGGTCGTGAAATGAATGAGCTGCTGGAACTCGGGTTCCCAGTCCCGCAGCTTCTCCACGAATCCGGTGTAAATCTGCCCCACCATTTCTTTTATTTTTTGGTTAGACACAATGATACTGCGGCACAGCTCGTTCAGCTGCGGGCTCGTGATTTCATTGTTTGCGCCAGTGGCGGTGGGATAAGTGAGTGCTAATAGAGAAAATGAGAATGAGCGCTCACCAATGCACACCTGGTCAAGTCCCTGCTGCTTGATTTGATCGGCCAGCAGTTTCGTGCGGCGTTTCGTGGCCTGCAGCGAAATACTGCCCTTTTCGGTTTCGTGGAGTTTCACGACATCGGATGATGCAGCGGATCGGCCTTTCTCTCCGCGCAAAATGAGAGAGTCTAAATAAGTTCTTAGTGAGGCCAGCGTTTTCGTCGCGGATTCATTTTGAGCGCGGAGTGCATCCAATCCATCATGAATTCCGGCGCGCACAAAGTCGCATTCGCCGAGGTCGGCGCCCACATTGGCGCAGTTATCTATGTCAAACGTATTATTTAATTGCTGACGCAGCCGCGCGCAAATATCCGAAACGGACTCGGAATCCAATGATGATGCGGGATGGGGATTGGTTGCACGCATGTATTGTGTGATTGGCGCATCCACCGCTTTGTACAGGTCGCCAATGACGATCAGGTTGCCGTGGAATGCGTGCAACATCTGTGGCGGGCACTTACGCAGCATGATCAGGCGGTTGAATTTTTCCAGGTCTTTCAGCTGTGCCAGCTGGGGGCGCCATGCGTCTATCACATTTGAATAAAGCAGGTGATCGGTAATGTCGTACTCGCGCTGAATCTTCGCCTGACAGCAGGAGGGGTTCAGTAGCCGGGTGCGAAAGTGGCGCGCGCCCATGGGCGTCATGCAGTTGTTCAGGAGTTTGTAAACGGAGGAGCACTTGCCGGCGCCGTTTTTAGCCCCGTTGTCGTCGTCAATGATGTTGAGCTGCTTGAGCGAGTGGTTTGCCAGCACCATGCGGTCCGAGCAGTTTTCAAATGCGGGCTCTGCGATGCGCTGCACCAGCTGCGGGTTGTGCTCGTGCACGAAATTCAGCAGGTAAGTGAGCGCCTGCATGGCGCATTCGTAAGTCGTGAACGGGATAAGCGAATGCAATGATGCGGATCCGAAAAACCGGCTCATTATCTCTCGCTGATACACCTGCTTCTTTGATTTTTGAATTTGATTTTGATTCTGGGTTTGATTTGCCGGATCCAGACGATGGATCAGCCGGGCGCAGGTGGCCATGCCGGTGAAATTTAGCAAATCCTCCACCTGTTTTTGAGAGAAATTCTCGGTAATTAAAATAACTTCGCTGGGCGAGTGCGCCGAAATGAAGCGTTCCAATTCGTCATATGTGGTGTGTGCATGCATGAGCTCCGTTTCCACCTCAAACACGCTGGACCGCCCAGTGAAGACGTCAATGTTGGCCATGCCGATGACGGTTTTGTTCCGCATGCGCTCCAACCAAATGCAGGCCACACAATTAGACAGGGCGGTGGATTCCCCCGTGAAGAACGTGCCGGGCGAGTATACGCCGCTCAGGGCTCGCTCCTCCTTGATTTGCGCATCCTGTGAATGCACCACCGCGGTGTATCCTGCCTCCTGCAGACGGTTCAAATACTTTTCCAGACTGTAATCCCGAAATCCGGCCATGACAACGCCGGGCGCCTTGTTGGCGCAGGCCAGCTCGCACGTGCTGCAGAACTCTTCAATGTGTCTGCGATCCATTGTTTCGCCGTAACATTCGTAGAACGCGCCAACCTGCATCAGCAGGACCGTTTTGGCGCCGTATTTAGCAATCGCCTCATTGGACAGGCGGAAATACTCCTTGATGAGAGACATTATGTATCCCGATTAATATGAATGAATATCTCTCTTTAAATGTGTTTCAATTTGTGTTTTGGGTCAGTGGTGATTGGCATCGTCATTGTTATTGTCGTCCGACTTGAGAAAATTGTGCAGCATGACGTGTTTATTTGTGTTGCTGATTTCCCCCGTCATTTTGGCGGATTCGTATATGTTGCGCAGCACGTCGGGCGGCGCATCCGAACCCACCTTAATCAATCCGTGATCATGCAGGTATTTGCGTATCTCCACGATGGACTCGCGTCGCAAAACACCGTGTTCTTCTTGAATGCGACGGCGCGTGTCGCTGTTTTTTATTAGAACCCCCACCACGTTGCCACCTGGAGTTTTGCCGAGTTTATATTTTTTGGTTATGGTTTGTTTTATTTTGTTTTTCATTTGGACTGGTTCTATTGGGTTAGAATCAGGAGCGGATTGCTGCGCCGATTGGGTCTGTGGTTGGGTCTGTGTCTGTGTCTGTGTCTGTGTCTGGAAATTTTCTTGAATCTCTCGCAATTTGCGTTGCCTTTCCTGTATCATCGGATCTGCATTTTCATCTGGAGAAACATTCAGGTCGCTGAACAATGGTTTTTTCAATGTGGTGTTGTGGGTATCCGGGGTTGATTGTGGTTGAACAATTTGACCGCGATGGTATGTGCGATATGTCGGTTTATTTCCACCGCGCAAACAACCATATGGCACATCTTTTAACACGATCGGATTGGGATTTGGATTTTGCGATTGATCCAATTGTTCTGGTTGGTCATATAATGGATCTGATTGAATTTCATTCGGAGGCATAGGCATAGGCATCACTTGTTGTATAGGCATCACTTGTTGTATAGGCATCACTTGTTGTATAGGCATCACTTGTTGCATATGCATAGGCATAGACATGGTCCCTGTTGATATTGTTATTGGATTTAGTTGTAATTCGGGAGGTAATTCAAGCGACACTTGTTGCATTGGTTGCTGCATTTGTTGCTGCATTTGTTGTTGCATTGGTTGCTGCATTTGTTGCTGCATTTGTTGTTGCATTGGTTGCTGCATTTGTTGCTGCATTTGTTGTTGCATTGGTTGCTGCATTTGTTGTTGCATTTGGTGTTGCATTGGTTGCTGCATTTGTTGCTGCATTTGCGGTCTTGATAATGATTTTTTATTATGTTTGCGGGCTTCCTTTTTTTTATTTATGAGTTGTTCCAAATAATTGGTTGACATTTTGAATTGATTTGAGAGGTCTTCATTGGACAACGTGTTATTGTTGTTGTTGTTGCTGCTGCTGCTGTTGTTGCCATTGTTGTTGCCGGGTGTTTCTTCATTTCGTTGTTGGTGCTCCTTTATTTTTTTAAGTAAATTTTGTTTCAATGTGCTGGGACGAAGGAGCGTTGGCTGAGGTTTTATTTTCCGTTGTCGTTTCAACGTGGCATTGTTTGCACCCGATGAGAGGTGCCCATGATCAATGATAATTTGTTTTTTTGCAGAACTCATTGTATAACCTAACTTCAAATGATATATTCTAAAACATAAAATATTTTGGAATATATACCACATTGTTCATTGTTATAAATACATGGACACTGACGCTGGCATATTTGTGTCCTTGCGCTGTTTGACTTCCTCGTTGGAAACAAATATGGTCATGCCCTTTTCTAAATCCGCATGAGTCAACCATCGCTTCTCCGATGAGGAGCAAAATACGCGACGACCGTGCGCGATTTTTGCACGGGATAGCAGCGTTTCCATGTCGCGCCCGTAGCACTTGAAATAGCACATGTTGGATTCAAACCAGTCGGCGCGAACGGGCTCATGCAACTGCCACCCGCAGTCCTGCACTTTCTTTTCGTATATTTTCGCAAGTTGTGCCGGCGTGTAGTCGTCAATCTTGAACCGCCACGTGAATCGCGAATTCAGGCCCGGATTGGCGCTGAAAAAACATTCATTCAGGTCCTTTTCGTAACCGGCGACAATGACCATGAGGTCGGACTTGTGGTCGCTCAGCGCTTCGCACAGCGTGTCAATGCACTCCTTGGAAAAGGAGTCGCGCTTCTCGGTATTTCCTAGAGCGTACGCTTCGTCAATGAACAGCACGCCGCCCAAACACTCCTTGATGACATCGGCCGTTTTAATGGCGGTTTGTCCTAAATATCCGGCAATCAAATCGGAGCGCGTGACCTTTTTGAACCGGTTTTTGCGCAGCACGCCCATGCGCGAAAAGATGCTGCCGATTAACTGGGCCACTTCGGTTTTTCCGGTGCCGGGCGGCCCGTAGATTACGGTGTGCATGTAGTCGTTGAATGCGCCGCCCTTTTCTTTTTTATCGCCTTTGATTTGGGCGGTTTGTTCAGACAGGGGGTGCAAGTGCAGGTCCTGCATGAAGTAAATTATTTGGTCCACCACGCGTTCTTTCAGGGAGTCCATGCCGATCATGGCGTCCAGCTTGCGCAGCGGCTCCGAAATGCGATGCAACACACGCATGTTGATATTGTATTCCACGTTTTCAACCACGGGATACTGGTCGATTAATCGTATCAAGTCAGAGATGCACGCAATTTCGCAGCAAATGTCAACACGTTCAACCACAAGCTGTTTTAATACGGGCGCTTCGGGTCGCGGCCCCACAATGTGCGGATGGTTGAACAACGTGGAAAATGCCGCATTGTTCATTTGGATGCAATCATTGAGAGAATCCTTCATATAACTGCAATGTAGGTAATATAATTCACATGTATTTTTTATATTGTTTATCCTTAATTTATACCAATACTGGCATTTGCGCGTTTGATTTTCTATAAAGGAAAATCTTCTTTATTTCCCCAGCCAGTGGTTTTATGATAAGGCCAAAACACCCAATGATGCGGTGTTAAATTGGTCTTGAATTTCAAGGTCAATTTACCAACGTTCGTTGTTAAATCATTCCTGCACAAAGAAACATTGTCAATGGTGTCAACTGACACATAAAGAAATTGAATGTCGTCCAGGTCTATGGGTGGAATGTCTAATGTGTAATTGAACCAGGTGGTGGAGAGTTTATCTATATTGTCTTCTTCCATTGGAATTGTGCCTCCGCACGTGGCTGTGATGAACTCTTTCAGTTCTTTTAGTTTTATGGATTCTCCATTGGGGTAATACGTGTCTAAAAACCATTTGCGGGGATCGCATGATGCATTAAATACTTGATGCAATTGAATTATGACATCATCCTGCGATTCAAAAAAAGCACCAGTGCAATCATTTACGTATTTCCACCCTCCGAATATGTGCTTGTTCACAAGAATGGGCGTTCCTTTGCACAATGATTCGGTAAGAATGCGGGGTGATGCATCCGACACATTTGGAACAAACAAAACTCGGGATTCTTCAATGGTGTCTAAAAATTCATACCAATTTAAATATGGTTTGTATGTCACATTTGGTAAATCAAATCCAGCTGGCGCATTTCGGCCAATTACCAAAACGGTCAAGCCTGCATCCGACATTTTTTGAAAGCATGCTTTTGCCAAACTCCAATTTTTATGATATTGATGAAAGTCGCAATCACTACCAGAATTGTAAATGACGTCATATTTTTTAACCAATCCTTTTGGAGCAGTGTTGGCATTCATGTATTGACAATCTGATTGACTGAACATCAATTGCGGAATATCATATGGAATCGGTTCTCTTGAACACGTGAGCCAGCAGTCGACTTGTTTTAAGATTGATTGCAGTTCGTTAGATTTAAGCACGGACGAACGATCATTGTGAAGGCAGTCAAGCTCGTTTATGAACGGATAAAATCCATACGAAGATATTCCAACCATCAAATATCCCTTTTGTTTCAACTTGTAAAATATGTCAAATTGATTTGCATACAATGGTGCAGACAACACACAAATTTTTGTGCGCTTATTTCCCAAATAAATTGTTTGAAAAGGAAACCCATAGTAATCATCCGACCATGAACTCAATGAAATTTTTTCATTCATTTATGTAATTGTGTAATATGCATAATAAATGAAGGATGTGTTTATATGAGATTTATGTCTATATTATTTCGTATTAATAAAAATCAATTTAAACACAAAAATTGATTTGACAATTAGCCAGTCCAGCCGACACTCATATCCCATCCATCCTCATTGTCAATGTCGTCGCATCTTAAGAACGCAATAATTGCCGCCGTCGGCCAATATGTGGAGGAGCCGTGGGACATGATCGGTTCATATTTTGAAAATGGGCATTTGGAACGGTTGGTACGACACCAGCTGGAATCCTACAATGAATTTGTAAACAATCAAATTGAACGCACGATTGAGATGTTCAATCCGGTGCACATTGCATCGGAGCAGGACTTTGATCGCGTGCTCAAAAAACACCGTCTTGAAATTATAGTGGAATTCAAGAACTTCAATCTGTACCGTCCGCAAATCCACGAGAACAACGGCGCTACGAAACTCATGTTTCCACAGGAGGCCCGACTGCGTAATTTCACCTATGCATCGTCCATGACGGTGGACGTGAAAATCCAAATCATCGTTCGCACGGGCGCCGAGCTGGAAAACGTGCAAAATCACCACAAAATGCTGCCGAAAATCCCGATCGGCAAGCTCCCCATCATGCTGAAATCCAACATTTGCGTGCTGAAGCAGTGCCAGCACATGAGCCACCAGGTGACAGGGGAGTGCAGGCACGACGCGGGCGGCTACTTCATCATGCACGGCAGCGAGAAAACCGTGCTGGGACAGGAGCGCGCGGCTGAGAACCGCGTGTATTGCTTCAACGTGTCCAAGGGCAACACCAAATGGAACTGGGTTGCGGAAATCAAATCCGTGCCCGATTTCAAGTGCATCTCTCCGAAGCAAATCAACATGATGGTTGCGAACAAAAACAACGGGTTCGGGTTCCCGATTTACGTGCAAATCCCGCGCATCAAGCAGCCGATTGCACTGTTCACACTATTTAGAGCGCTGGGTATAACCACTGACAGCGAAATATGCAAAATCATCTTGTTGGATTTGGCGTCCGATCCGGCTGCATTGGAGGCGCTGCAGGGGTCCATCATTGATGCCAATTCGGTGCTCACACAGGAAGAGGCGCTCAAAATAATCACGAGCCATGTGATGTACACCCCTATTAACATGGACAAGGAGTCGGGTGCCCGGAAAAAGCGTGATTTCACGGTGGAGATCTTGAAGAACGACCTATTCCCGCACTGCAGCAGCGAAAAGCAGCGATTGCATTTTCTGGGATACATGGCGAACCGGCTGATTCGTGCCAGCATTGCTGGAGATGCATCCCGTCAGGATGACCGTGATTCATACGTGAACAAGCGCGCGGACACGACGGGCGCGCTGCTGAACAACCTGTTCCGCAACTATTTCAATAAGCTGGTCAAGGACATGAGCAAGCAAGTGATTCGCGAGATCAATACGGGGTCTTGGCGGTCAACCGATGATTATTTGAGCATCATCAACAGCACCAACGTCTACAAAATAATCAAGTCGTCCACAATTGAAAACGGGCTCAAACGCGCGCTGTCCACTGGTGATTTCGGAATAAAGAACGTCAGCACGGCGAAAGTGGGGGTGGCGCAAGTGCTGAATCGGCTGACTTACATCTCCAGTTTGAGCCATTTGCGGCGCATCAACACGCCGATTGACAAGAGCGGCAAGCTCATTCCGCCGCGCAAGCTGCACAACACCACGTGGGGATTTCTGTGCCCAGCAGAGACGCCCGAAGGCGGCAGTGTCGGCGTGGTGAAAAACATCAGCTACATGACGCACGTGACCACCATCAGCAATTCGGACAATATCCGCGAACAAATCCGGTCGTTCATCATTCCCATGGAGGTCGCAACGCACGCCGAAATGCACTCCAATGTGAAGGTGTTTGTGAACGGCGCCTGGATTGGAGTGACGGCCGATGCGGAGAAGCTGTACACTGCATTCAAGGACAAAAAGACGCGCGGAATCATCAACATTTACACGTCGGTGGTGTTTAATTACAAGAACCAAGAAATCCGCATTTGCACGGATGCGGGGCGGATCACGCGTCCGGTGTTGCGCGTCAACGGCCAAACCGGCGGGCTTTACATCACAAAAGACATCATTCAGCGGTTGAGAAACAAGGAGCTGGGGTGGGATGATTTGCTGACCGATTTGAAGATTGATAATGCAGTCATAGAATACATTGATCCCGAGGAGCAGAATTTTAGCATGATTGCCATGAAGCCGTCGGACCTGTATTCCCCGCGCGACGACGCGTTCAAATACAACTACACGCACTGCGAGATTCATCCCAGCACCATATTCGGCGTGATTGCGTCCTGCATTCCGTTCCCGGAGCACAACCAGTCGCCGAGGAACACGTATCAGTCGGCGATGGCCAAGCAGGCAATGGGCATGTATGTGACCAATTTTGACAAGCGCATGGACAAGACGGCGTACGTCATGACGAATCCGGCGCGTCCGCTGGTAGACACGCGCGTCATGGGCATGCTCAAGCTGGACAAGATTCCGTCGGGCGGCCCCGTGATTGTGGCCATCATGACGCACACGGGCTACAATCAGGAGGACAGCGTGTTGATGAACCAGGGCTCCATTGACCGCGGCCTGTTTCAGACGGTGATTTACCACACCGAGAAGGACGAGGACAAGAAGATCAATGGGGATGAAGAGGTGCGCTGCAAGCCCGACCCCGCCAAAACCAAAGGCATGAAATTCGGCAACTATGAAAAGGTGAATGCCAAGGGCGTCATGCCGGAAAACACGCTGGTGGAAAACCGCGACATCATCATCGCGAAAGTGGTGCCGATCAACCGGAATGATCCCACCAAAGTGCTGAAATACGAGGACCAGAGCCGCGCGTATCGCACGCAGGAGGAATCCTACATTGACCGCAACTTCCTGGAGCGGAACGGGGAGGGGTACTGCATTTGCAAGGTCAAAGTGCGCACCCTGCGAAAGCCGGTCATCGGGGACAAATTCAGCTCGCGGCACGGGCAGAAGGGCACGCTGGGCAACATCATTCCGGAACGCGACATGCCGTTCACGGCGGAGGGCCTGCGTCCCGATATCATCATCAACCCGCATGCCATTCCGTCGCGCATGACGATTGGTCAGCTGAAAGAGACGTTGCTCGGCATGGTTTTAGTGGAGCTGGGCCTATTCGGAGACGGCACCTCGTTTGGCGAGTTGGACATTGAAACCATTCGGCGAGAGCTGTTCAAGCTGGGGTACGAGTGCAACGGCAACCAGCTGATGTATAATGGTCTGACGGGAGAGCAGATTGAGACCAGCGTGTTCATCGGTCCCGCATTCTACCAGCGGTTGAAACATATGGTAAACGACAAGCAGCACAGCCGGTCCATTGGGCCGATGGTGAATTTGACGCGGCAGCCGGCGGAGGGGCGCAGCCGCGATGGTGGGCATCGGTTTGGTGAAATGGAGCGTGACAGCATGGTGGCGCACGGGGCGTGCCGATTCACGCGCGGGCGCATGTACGATTCATCGGATAAGTACCAGGTGTACGTGTGCAAGTGCTGCGGCATGATTGCGGCAGTGAATGACAAGATGGGCATACACTGCTGCCACATGTGCGAGAACCGCACCGAATTCGCGTATGTGGAAATCCCCTATGCGTGCAAGCTGCTGTTTCAGGAGCTGCAGACCATGAACGTTGCCCCGCGCATTATGACGGAATGATGGGATTCAATACAGCATTTATAAAAACATTTAGTAATTATTGAATTATTGTAATATCAACATCGTTGATTTATTTATTTTGCATATATTTTTATTATATCAAATATATTATATCCTAATTATAAACCACAATAAATCGCAATCACAATGACGTCTATTAATTATTCTTCCGGAGTGACCAGTTCCGTGTCCCGAAACCCGAACTCTTTTCCGTCTCCTGTTGGAAAACCCAGCAATTTGGGAGGCGGCTACAACGGTTATTCTCCCATGCTTTTAGGTGGCGGTGCGGGCACGCACGGCGGAAGTGGAATGGAGGGCGGAAACGAACGCAGCATGGATCGCAATATATTAAGGCAGGCGTGGAACGGCCAATACGCGTCGGGTGATGTGAATGGTCGCAAGCCCGTGTGCACACCGTTTCGCCTGGTGAACAATGCTGGCGATTATTTAGGGCGACAAAATTATGTGTCGGGCGGGTCGGATCAGGTGCAGGGCAGGGTGCGCAGCGCCACGGTGGGTGCCTGGAAGATGTTTGCCGGGCACGTTCAAGCCACCAACGACGGCACGGGAATTCCCTCGTCCACATGCAACGTGAAATACGTGTATGACGGTTCCGATTACACCACATTTAAGAAGAACCAGGCAATTAACCGCACTTACAATGACTATTCGTTTGGCGGGAATGCAAGCAGCGGATCTCAAAGCGCTTGGCGTCGTGTTCATCATTTTTAGAGTCCATTTGGTGAAGTAGAACCATTAAATTAAAAATATAGGAACATGTTATAACCCCCTTTGACCCCTAATTCATTTTATCCAATGATGTCTCCTACTGTGCATCCTCATTTAAGACGCCCTTCAAATTTGATCAACTCAAACCCGAATGCTTTAAGTTTCGCTGCTTCAAAAACACCCCAACAAAAGGGCGGGTTCTTGCAAAAGAAGGTGATTCCCGTCATCCGGCGGGTTGGCGCCGTTGCTGGAAAAGTCAGCGACGTTGCCGGAAAGGTGGCAGTCATTGCCAGCATTCTTTAAGGAAGCTGCCAAAAAAATAAAAACATGTCATTATATTAATACAATAACTCAATAAACAAATTAATATAACGATAACGATGGTGAAATTAGTGTATTATCCCATGATAACTCCTCGTTTTACGGGTCCTCCCGATCAGGGCATGCTGATTAAGCAGGCCGACAACAATGCGGTGCTTAAAAGCCCGTCGGCCATGCCCTCCAAGTTTTACCCGAGCGATGGCGGCAACGAGTTTGCCATGGGTCGGCACGTGTACCTGCGCACTTTAGGCGGCGCGAATTATGAAAGCCCGTTAAGCAGCGCCTACTGCCAGGGTGGTTCTAAAAAATGGGCCACCCAGAATCATGACACTGAGCTCTACATTGAGAGAAAGCGCAACAACGCAATCGGGCAGTCTTCCATCAATGCCAACGGTGTGCCGCTGTCATTTAGGAGCAACGATTCCACCATTCGGAACACGCGACTGCAGCGGTGCCGCGCCGGGGGATGCACGGCCCCGCGCAAAAAGGGCGCGATAATCAACCCATTTCAATCGGGCGGTTCGTCAGCATTGACGACCACGGGCGGAAACCGGCAAATCGTGGTGGGGTCCACCATTGTTGCTGCGTATCAATGAACAATCACCAATCAATAAAAATAAATAAAATGTTTACTTGTATTATATTATTGGATTTAAATGGAATGCGATGCTGCTGAATTAACCAGAGCTAGAAAATTTTTACTCATAAATTCAGGCCCAAATGGCAGATTTATGCTACCAAACGTGAAACCATTTGACACAATCATAAATGATTCGGAAATTGCCAAGGAAGCATCCAAGTTGAACATGACTCAACTGGATTATATTATCAGGATCAGGGCCTGCGTTCATGCGGCAGAGGCTGCGGAGCGGGAGCAGCGGATGCTGGCAGCTGCGGCGGCAGGTCATGGAGGCCGAAGGCGGAGACATGGAAGAAGAAATACTCGTGGCAAGCGCAGCGGTGGCAAGCGCAGTCGGAGGACTTATCGCAGGTAAACTTATCGCATGTGCATTTTCACATATTTAATTAAAAATTGAATTAAATATATGTGTATCATTTAACATTAACAACACAAACTACATCAATCGCAATGTCCACCGCCGCCGCCGCTTCTGCCGCCATCTTATCTGGTAATGCCAGTGGAACGATTACCGCGATTTACAAATCACGCACCAACCTGCTGAGCCTGTTGAAGGCTCAGAACTACGATGTGGGCCAATACGACAACTTCGGAATGAACGAGGTGCACGCCATGAACACGAACAAGCAGCTGGACATGCTGGTGGTGAAAGAGTCGGGTCAAAAGGCGTATGTCAAATACCATTTGGGCAAACCGCTGCGCCGCGACAATATACTAGAATATGTGGATGATTTGTATCATTTAGAGAAAACGCTGTCCAAACCGGACTCGCTGATCATTGTGATGAAGGCCGAAATGAACGACACCAACATTGCGGTGCTGAATCAAGTCTGGGAACAAGATGGCATTCACATTGTCATATTCAGCCTGGATCGGCTGCAATTCAATATACTGGATCACGCGTATGTGCCAAAGCACACCATCATGACGGAACAAGAGACGCAAACGATGATGGCGCGTTTCAACATCACAAATACGGACATGCTGCCGAACATTTCGCGGTACGACCCAGTTGCAATGGCGATCGGCATGCGCCCGGGACAAGTGTGCCGCATTGATCGGTTCAGTAAAACGGCAGTTAGCACTCCGTATTATCGGGTTTGCACGACCAAATGAATCAGCGCCGCGCACTAAAATGACATAATAAAAATATGTGTATATAATATATTTTTAGTTTTAGTATGATGACTGCGAATGCGACTACGACGGCGACTAACGATTTGTCTGACATAAAGACCCACTTTTATGCGCTCATGGAACCGTATTCAACCGTTTATGCGAATTATAAAGTGAATCCGAATCTTCCCAGCGCAGCAGATGCTTACAATCAAATGGAGGCAAATCTAACTTCGCTTTATCGCCGCATGTTCACGTTTCAAGCGGGAGTAGAAAAAGAATTGGATCAAAATGAAGGCACCGTGAATGATTTGACCAACGAGAATTCAAAATTGAATGCAATGATTGCAAGAAACGGCAACTCATTTAACAGCAAATACATGATGATGACATCCAACGCCGCGATTCGGGAATCGTTCATTACCGGTTTAGGAGATGCACCAGACCCACCCTCTCCCAACCAAATTTCCATGGTGGCTGAAGCCAGATCCATTGAAAAAACTGCATACAATTATAGCATTGGTCGCATCGTGTATTTATCATTGGGCATCATGATCATATCTTATTTTATATTTCAAACCGTGGGTGGCCCGAATTCCACTATTTTGGCTGATGCAAAATTAAAGGCCGATCAGCTGAAAACCACCCTAACCGAAAAAGCCGAATCAATGAATGCACCGACTGCGACGAATGCAAATTCGGACTTTTGAATTGATAATAAATAAATTAATAATAATAATAAAATATAATAATACCAAATGCCAAATATGAATGTGCACAAAGAATTGGACATAGTTACCAATTTCAAATCCGACGTGGATGGAACTTTAAATGCACAATACGAATACATGATAAACGTGCGTAGGTCTTACATGTATGAGTTCATCCTGATATTCATAATTGCAACCATTGTGATGGTCATTACGATTAGAAATCTGACATCGGACACGGCAACCACCGCTGGATACGTGTTTTGCTGGATCATTCTCATCATGCTTGTGATTGCAGTCATCATGTATGTGTGTCAATTTATTGGTGGTGCAATTAAGTTGCCATCATTTCCATCATTAAATAATGACCATTCCAGCGGACCAGTGATTCGCATTCATTACGTTTGAGTGCGTGAATATTAAGACACCCCCAATTGTCATGAATATAAAAATAATATTATATTTTTATATAAACATATCAATTTCAATGAACGCTTCAATGAACACAATTCGTTCTCCTTCCACTGAGTCAATGTTGAGCGTCCTTTCCCGCCGTATGTCTGGTATGTCTGGTATGTCTGGAGGACCGGCAGGCCGACCGCCTTCCATGGTGGAAAATGCGTTAAATGAAAGAATCGGACTTGTGACTCCAGAACGGTTGATAGCTGCAGCGAAATCTAAACAGCAACAGTATGTGATGACTGATCCCAGTGCATCAGAATTTGATTTGTCAAACCCCGAAAATGCCCAGTTATTGATTGATGTATCCCGTCATGTTTTACGTCATAGCGGGTCAGGAGAGTCAATTGAAAAAATGGCAGATAAAGTGGTAGTGATGTGCATATGTCTTCATGAGGACCCCGGGTTAAATAAAAAGAATTTGATTATTGCAGTCAACAATGTGTTTATGGGTTGGGGAAGACCAGACTATCATATTAGTAGGGCAGTGCAACAAACAATGACCCGCTTAAAAGCGTTAAGTAGAAGTAGAGGAGGTTTTCATAAAAAAACCAAGTGTAGAAGAAATAAGATGCGCAAATCTAGGAAATCAAGAAGCCGCCGATGATACGTGAATTTGAAGGAATCAAAATATAATATAATGATAATATTAGCAAATACAATACGCATACGTAAAGCAAATCATTATATTTTTTCATAAAATGCAACCAACCCCAACGCAATCAATCCCGGATTTAGTGAAAACCCAAAAAAATGTCGCAACATTGGATCAACTCATTGTCAAGTACAATCAATTGTATAAAACCTATTTGCAGCAGGTGGAGGCTGAAACGAATAAACGGCAGCAGCGGAAATATCCGTTCAACCTCAAAAATCCGAATGAATTTAAAAACAATTTGACCCCAGCGTCCCCATTTCCGTCAAACGGCACGGAAGATGCGTGTTTCAAATCCTGCATTGACACAAATGATTGCGTGTATGCCCTGTATTCCAACACGGGATGCGGCATTGATTGCAATCCGAACAAGTGCTTGCTCTACGGTGCCAATGCGGATGGAATTTCACCCGTGAAAGAGTTGTCGTCTGTTTCACCCCAGTGTCCTGCTGCATCCGATGGAACCGATGCATGGTGCAAGACGTTCAATGATCCAGTGACAAATAGCATTATACCCGTGCTCGTTTTGAGAACGGGCGGCGCCGATTGGCGCAGCTTGGCAATGCAAATGCCGACCAGCACCGCGAATGCGACCGATGCGCCCATGACGGTGGACCTGACCACGAACGTGCAAACATGGGGACCAGACGCTCAATTTTCGGACGTGAATTCTGCGCCGACCAATGAAATCAGCCTGCAGTTTCGTTTTTTTGCAGAGTATTGGTTGAATGCATATGGACTCATGTCTGGAAGCACGCTGGTTTTGGCAGGTCAGGGTGCGATTGGCACGTTTGCATTTGCAAAACTGGGGACGGCCAATCCAACAAACGCCGATGGCAGCATGTCATTCATTGGAACATTTGGAGGGCAAACCATGGTTTGGAACAGCGCAGCCCCGTCGTCGGGGGGCGTTGCAGCCGGATTGAAAACCGCCGCCGCGCTGGCAGCCACTTCAGACTCCGCCAAATTCAATTACAATTACTCTGCGTTTGAAAAACCGGTATGGAAAAATACGTCGAATATGAATGCCATGAAGGATCAATTTCCACCCCAGTTGGCAAAAATGTCAATTCCGAGTTGGCAGTTCCTGGGCGTGCAAGATTCGGCAGAAGCGTGCCAACGCGCTGCGACCGATGATCCCGACCACGTGTACACCATGGCCACGTATTACAATGCATCGTACAACAACTCCCAAAATGGAAACAACGTTTTTGCACGCATGTGCTACGGACATGTGGCAGGTGCCCCCGATTCCACGGCTTCATCGGTATCCGAGGACAATGTGCAAACCATGACGCCGCCGCACGGCTACACCAAACTGGGCGGAAAACCCGGTATCGTCATTTTGAAACAAATGTATCAGTTGAACAAACAAATCCTGGCACTGACGGATGAGTTGAAAATATCTTCCAATGAGCCGACTAAAGTCAACTCCATCAACCCCAAAAAAGAAGCATTCACGCAACAAACCGATGGAACGGAAAATGGCGATGATGGTGCTGGTGATGGTGATGGCGACACTTCTCATTCTCTTTCTGAATTGTCCAAAAAAATTAAGACGGATGAAGCCAAATTGAATGATGCCATTCAGGCGCACGATCAATTGGACACCGATGCAGCCAACGCCCGGCATTTGCTGCTGTATTCTCGCATAAAATTTGGAGTGGCGGTGGTTTTAGGATTGTTGTTGGTTTATTTTGCCTTTCGGTTTTTGACGGCGGATGAATTGCCAAAAACAATTGCAACGGAAATGGGACAAACAAATGCGAATGCCAGTTCCAATGCGGGTTCAAACATGGATTCTGGATATGGAATGGATGACACATATTAACCCATGATTGCAATATTATAATGTATTAGTGGCCATAAAAAAATAAGTCCACTGCCACTGCGGGTTTCTTATAATCACATAAGTGTTTTACCGACGACGCCTGCCGCCGAGCGTTCTCGCGCCTTTTCCTTTTTTAGGTCGTCTCTTTCTTCTTTTTCCTCTTTTTCCTTTTTCAGGTCGTGTTCGTAGCGCTTTTCCCAGTATCTCCATCCTTGTTTTGTCCACATTTTTGTTTGTGATGTCGTTGCTTTCTTTCTTTTATATTATCTCTTTATTAGCGTTTCAATTTTTTTGATATTTAAAATAAACCCAAATATAAATAATATATTTGTATTTTAATAGTGTAGCACGCCAATTCAATGAAAATAAAAGGCCAGTCGGCGGCGGTTGCAACGGCAGAACCAACTCCTATGAACACGAATGAAACACATGCGCTGGATAAATCCGAACGAGAATACAACCGAATGATAAGCCAGCACATGACGTATCACAAAATGATGATGGACGATCTTATGAAATTATCAACCATGTCGGAGTCAGGCGCATCCATGAATCCGACCACATTGTCCGAACAAATTGATGTCGTGAGCGGATTGGGAACCACCGTGAGCAACATTGACTCATCCAACAACCGCATATTGCAAACCGCCGCGCAATACGTTGATAAAGGAAAACAAACCGCGAGCACCGTGTCCAATTTGAATGCATACCTCAAGATGACTGGTTCAAAACTTAACGATGACATAAAGGCATATGACAACCTTATGCAAAAAGAGGGGTTTGCAAACAACAACAACAACAACAACAACAACACCAATACAATGGATGCTGCATTGGAAATAAGTCAAACTGTGAGCGAAAGTCAAAAGTATGCGCTTGTTATTTTTGGGGCAGGCGCATTGTATTTATTGTATAAAACGGTTAAACATTTGTAATACATCATATGAAAAAAAATAAAATAGGTTATAATAATAATACAACATATATATATATATGATTAATGTCTTCTAATCCGAATGCTTCTCCCGACACATTAAGCGAAACGCAACAACAGTTGTTGACAAACACACAGCAGTTGCGGGACGTGCAACAAAATTTGATGAATAGATATGCTTCCGCAACCGATCCGGCTGAACGAAAAAAATTAGCGAATGAAATGGATAAAAATGAAATGCTGAGGGCAAATTTGCTGTCGTCCACGGGCAAAATTGCCTTGGTTCAAAATCAGGCCATCGCCGATGGACAGAATTCAGCAAAAGATTTGACTGCCATAGCAGAAGTAATGGATGCGCAATTGAAGGAGGCGCAAGCTCAGCTGGACGCAATTAATGTGAGCCGTTCTGAAAAAGAACGCATGATTGAGATCAACACGTATTACGGCAAACGGTTCATGGCTCAATCCGGGGTCATGAAAATTTTCATTTACATGTGCATTCCCGTGCTGATTTTGGCGGTTTTAGCAAACATGGGATTTTTGCCCAATTACATTGCTGGGTTCATGATCATTACCGCCATTGTGATTGGCATCGTTTACCTTTACGGCGCAGTGCACGACATCAACCGCCGCGATAAAAAGAATTTTGACGAGTATGCATGGGAGTTTGATCCGTCGCGCGTTGGACCCATCAATCCAGGCCATAGTGGCAAACACAAGAAAAAGAATTCCAACGCGGACACAACGGGTTGTTCAAACGACACCTGTTGCGCCCCTCCAACCACATGGAATGCCACCGCCAATAGGTGCACATTTGTCAATGACGCACAGGGCGACGGTTCGGCCGTGAAGGGGACTTCATCGCACAAGGTGGGCAAGCATGGCGGAGCGTCCATCGCACACGCGGCAGTATCAACCTCATTGTTGGGCGATCTATCATCAACTGCAACCACGGGACCAACCACGGGACCAACCACGGGACCAACCGCGGCAACCACGGGACCAACCGCAACCACAGGACCAACCGCACTAACTTCCAATTTATGTTGGAGCACTGCGAACCGAGCCTTGACGGGACGATGCCTGGGAGACTGGACATATGATAGCGCCGCTGACACATGCACACCACCCGCTGGTTCTGCGGCTTCAACTATTCTCGGGTGCGCATACAGGGTTAACGCGATGCATGCTCTAGATCACAATGGCTTCGCGGATTTTATCACCACATGCAAAGTGCAGGATTCACCAAATTGCACAACAGAACCAACATTCACTTCGTGCTGGACCAATGCAAACAGAGCAAAACAGGGCGAGTGCATGGGAGGTTGGACATATGATTTGGCAACTGACTCATGCTATGCAGATGCTGGTTCGGCAGCTTCACAGACACCAGGGTGCGGGTCATACAAGGTTTCCGACATGATTGCAAAATCACAGGATGAATGGGCGTCATTTGTGGAAACTTGCAAAGTGGGCGGACAATATGATTTGCCAAACTGCAAATGAAATTGTTGAAAGTTGTTGAAATTTAGAACGGCAAATACTGCATGACGGAATTGTCATAGGCGGTCACTTTGAACGCATCGTTGTAGCCTTCCACATAGACGGTGTCGCCGTTGTATACGTTGTCACATCCGTATTCGTTGGTGCAGCTGCGCCCCTTGACCGAAATGGGCAGCTTTATGAAATTGCTCTTTTCGCTGATCGTGTAGAACTGCCACTTGTCGCGGTTTCGGAACAGCGGCCGCCCCATGAGAGGCAGGATGGTTTCGGGGCCGTTAATGCGCGTCAAAATGCCGACCTGGCGGTACGCGGCATTTGCTACCCCTTGCGTGCTGACGTTTATAGCGACGGGACCGCGAATGTCCATTGAGCGATCATCGCGCAGGGGCGGCACATACGGATTCAACAGCACGTCTTCTTGCGCATTGCTCACGCCATAATTGGCGCGTGACTGAAACATTGATGGATGTTGTGGTTGTTGTTGTTGATGTTGTGGTTGCTGTTGTTGCTGTTGTGGTTGGCGCTGATTGTATAAAAAAGGCCCCTTCATGAAATAAACGACGATCCCCGTGAATATGATTGCTAAAAACGTGAATGATATGTTCTCAATGCAGAAAACGCCGGGAGGACAACGTCTTGCAGTTGCAACCATTTACTTGTTTGAAATGTTTAAATTGTATATTATAATTTAAATATATTAAAATGTTTTGTTTCTTAAGCTGATGCGCCTGATGGGGTTGGGGTCTTATCCCCTAATCCGATTTTGCCCAGCAGTCCGTCAATGCCCTTCATGTTGAACTTGTCCAGAAATCTCTCGGCCGTTTCAAGAAAGGGCTGCATGGTCTTCATGTTGTCCATCAGGATCTTTTGCTGCTGCATGACCTGTTCGGTTTGCGCGCTCATGCCGCCGATGTTCTGCAAATTGTCATAAGCCTTCTCAACATTTTTGGTCTCCTGGGCTTTTGAGCTTGGAAACGGGGTGGCATCGCCTTCATCGTCGTCCGAGTCATTCGTGTCATTGAACTTGGCCGGCGCGAGCTTTCCGTTCATGCCTTCCTTCTTTTTTTCAATGCCTGTTGTTGTGGATGCTTTTTGGGATGGCTTTACAGCTAGTTTGGTGGATGGCTTGGTAGCTAGTTTGGTGGATGGCTTGGTAGCTAGTTTGGTGGATGGCTTTACATCTAGTTTGGCGGATGGCTTAGGAGTGCCGGATGGCTTAGGGGTGCCGGATGGCTTGGCGGACGGATCAGGAGTATCTGATGGGTCATTGCTCTCCTCCTTATTCTTCATGCCTTCCTTTGCACTCGCGTTTCTAAAATAATTGACTTTTGAAACCATGAGAAAATTGGTTGCTAATATGGCAATTAAAAACACGAAGACCATGTTCTTTGTGAAAAAGGTGCTTAAATATGCAACAATCGCGAAAAACACGACCGCCTCAAAATTGCCCATCATCAAATATCCAATCACGTTCACAACCGCAATGACGAGCATGATGTACAGCACGTTCTTGTCGGTGGACAGGGTTGTGGCGCTTGATTCGGCGGATTTGATTCCGCTCATGAATGAGCGAGAGATACTTCGCAAATTGGAATTCATGTTTGTGTGGTTATATTTGTATTTGAAATATATTATATATACATATAAATATTTTTTCGGTTGAATCATTCACAATTTATAAATGCAAATGTAATAAAGATTTGCATTCATTTTATGTATCATTGGTCAATTTAATTCACACATGAAGGAACCGCTTCAATTGGGTATATGTGAATTGTATAATACATTTTTGCATGGACCATGCCATCCACACGTTGCAGGCCATTTCTTATTCATGTGGGACATTCCATTGTCCGATTTATATGACAACAGCTGCGCTGAATTCATTGCAACGTATCCGCACCCGATCCGCAAATATTCGGGGGATGTGCGCGCGTATTGGGACATCGTGAATCGCCCCAACATGTATCCGATGCTTGAAATCGTGCAGACGGTTGTGCTAGAACCCGGCGGCGAATGCGTGGCAATCTTTCACACGTTCTGGATTCGGCTGGTGCAGCGCCGGTGGAAAAACATTTTTGCAGAACGACGACGACGTTTGGCGCTGTTGCTCAAACCGTATGGTCTATTAAAAAGAGAATGTGGAATGAAATTATGAAAAATTTTCCATGTCCATTATGTCACTTAATGAAGATGCCGAAGATGCAGATGAAATGCTATCATCTTCATCCTCTTCATCGTCGTCATCTTCATCATCATCCTCGTCTTCTGCGTCTTCTGCGTCTTCTTCTACGGATTCGTCCGAATCGGATGAATCTAACTCTGATTCTGAATCGGCATCATCGGTGTCCCATTGTAATTCTTCTAAACTCTTTATTTTATCGTGAATTTCTCTCATTTCATGTTGAATGCATTTCAAATCATGATTTGAATTATCATTGTTGCTGCAGGATTCACAATACTCGCACAGAGTTAACATCTGATCTGATTCATTCTTTTTTTGCTGCAATATCTCTCGGCACGCGCTTTTGTATTTGCGAAAAATGGGACGAAGCAGCCGGTTGCTCTTCATGGCACCGCGAATGCGCGCTGCATTTTGGAACAGTTCGTGCATTGCGTCATTCTGTTTTTGCATATTTTCAATTTCAAGCAGGTCATCCTTTGCAATTCCACAACCATCACATGCTAACCCGTGTGCATTGTTTTGATTTGTGTGCAGTATTTGTGTCATTCTGTATTAATCGGACCGAATATAGTATTTCTATGGTATATAAAATATTGGATATAAATATATTAAGCACAACGCATCAACATAATACACGCGCACCACATTAATTTGATCCATTCCATAAAATCATGACCACAAATGCGGATGTTTTAGTGGAAGACGTTTCCGAGCCAGTGCGTAAGGATACCAAAGAGGCCAAGGATACCAAAGAGGTCAAGGACTTGCTGCTTACCGAAAGCCATGACCGCTACGTGCTGTTTCCCATCAAGGACAACGACATTTGGAACATGTATAAAAAACAGGTGGACTGCTTTTGGCGCGCCGAAGAGATTGACCTGTCGCGTGACGCCCCGCACTGGAACAACGTCCTGAATGAAGATGAACGCTACTTCATTTCCATGATTCTGGCCTTTTTTGCGGCCAGCGACGGCATTGTGCTGGAGAATTTGGCGATGCGGTTCATGACGGACGTGCAGCTGGCCGAAGCCCGCGCATTTTACGGGTTTCAAATCGCCATGGAAAACATTCATTCGCAGGTGTACAGCATGCTGATTGACAGTTACATCAAAGACGAGGCCCGGCGGCACCAGCTGTTTCACGCCATGGACCAGTTTGAGTGCATCAAGAAAAAGGCGGAGTGGGCGCAGCGCTGGATCCACGACAAACGCAGCTCGTTCCAAACCCGCCTGATTGCGTTCGCGTGCGTGGAAGGCATCTTTTTTTCGGGCGCATTCTGCTCCATCTTCTGGCTGAAGAAGCGCGGTCTGCTGCCGGGCCTTACTTTCAGCAATGAGCTCATTTCACGCGACGAGGCGCTGCACACCGAGTTCGCGGTGCTGCTGTACAACAAACTTAGCAAGCGCACGCAGAAGGCGCGCGTGGCGGAAATCGTGCGTGAAGCGGTGGCCATTGAGAGCGAGTTCATTTGCGAGGCGCTGCCGTGCCGGCTGATCGGCATGAACGCCAAGCTGATGACGCAGTACATTGAATACGTGGCAGACCGGCTCATGGTACAGCTCGGATACGACAAGCTTTACGGATCCACGAACCCGTTTGATTTCATGGAGATGATCAGCCTGCCGTCCGTGTGCAACTTCTTTGAAAAGAAGGTGAGCGAATATGCGCTGGCTGAAAAAACCAAAACGGACGACATTTTTGACATGAACACTGCATTTTAATCAGTGGTTTGAAAAAAAAATATATATTTAATGCATAACCATAACCATAACTGATTCTAAAATGGCGGCGGCAGCATCAGCAGCAGCAGACGATTTGGGTGCGCAAATGAGTCACCTTCATTTAGAACAACCTGTCAAATTAAAAGATTTTCCGTGTAGAGATTTTCGTTTAAAGAGAGACGACGATGGCCGGCCAATGAGAATTGAGGGTAAAACAATCCTTATTAAAAAAGAATCAGAATACATTGATAATGAAATGAAAATATATGATAGAATAAAAGATCTGCCAGACATTCCAAAGGTGCTTGCAGTTTACACATGCATAGACGCCAACGAAGAGGGTGACAAACCTGACAAAAAATATAAGGTCATTCAATATGAATTGTTTGTTCCATATGAAACATACTACCCCGGAATCAGAACACATGGGGAAATGATGAAATATTTTAGAGAGGTGTTTGAGTCTTACGTGCATCTCATCAAATACAAGGTGATACATAATGATTTAAAACCCGAGAACGTTTTATTCAATCCATACAAAGACAAATATGTAGTATCTGATTTTGATAGCAGCATATTTGCACCCCTTCTAAAAGATCATTTGTTGAACATAAATCGTGATTTTCATAGATTTTTTGATTTATTTGCCACTGCTTATAAAGAAAAACCTTTATGGAATCCATCATTGAATCAGGCAATGGTTGATGTTTTGCAAAGATTGGATGTAGCCGACTTCCAAAAAAAATATACTCCACAAGCATTTGTGCAGTTTTTTAGACCAAAAAAAGCAGAGGGAATTGATATGACTGTAGCTTCGGACATGTATGTGGCCGATTATTTGAAATTCATAAAAGAAAACATAGAACACTTTGATCAATCTGCGGGACATGGAGGCAAACATCGCAGAACAATCAAATGTCGCAGACCCAGCAAATGTCGCAGACATCGCCGAACAAACAAGGCAAACAAACGGCGCAGATTAACTAAACGACGATAATGCGGATGATGCCGCATTCATGATCCAATTCTGCATGAGAATGAGCGTCGTGAAGAGGACAAACAGGACGCCCGTTTTCAGGGTGAATGCACGCTCGTAAATGATGCATGCGACCCATGTTAAAAATGCCAACCAATACAGCAGCTTAAAATAATGTTCTATGCCATTGATCATCTTAACATTCTGTGCAGTGTAGTGCGTTTTGCGTTCCAACAAATTCAGTTCATTTGTTGCATCGTCATCCCGCTGAGCAATCTTATTCAGTGCGTCATTGGCAAATTTGTTGCTGACATACAATGTTGCGCTTGTTTGCGCATGCTGCGAAACGGTGTCAATTTTTTTAGTCATGTCATTGAACCAGTCATCAAATTGTTGGGTCAGTTTAGCCTTTTCGTCCTCGCCGTTTTTTTCATACCGGCCCATCAATTCTTGATTGGCCCCATTTTGACCTTTGGAAGCCACCAGATAGGTTTTGAGTGCGGTGTCGACCGTTTTGGGCGCATTATTTTTGGTGATGACTGCTGCATTGTATGCGGTCCGCGCATCGGTGATTTGTTGGTTTTTATAGCAGTCGGTGCCCTTTGCACATGACAAATTCGCGCTATTAATTATTTGAGTCATTTGATTTAGGAGCTGCATTTGTTGTAATTGCGCGTTTTGGGAGGAAGATGCGATGGATGCTGCCGTTGCTGCTGTTGAATCACTCATTGTATTGATTGTGTGTTATTATGCAATTATGTATAGGGTTATTGCTTAGTGTATTATATTTATGAAATAAAAAAATATAATGCATTTATTGTTTCTCAGGGAACTACGTTCAGCGCAGTCGCTGCGCTTATTGCCTTTGGCCCCGACCCCCTCCTTAAAGGAAGAAGGGGGTAGGGGACGTGCCTGCTACCTTAGTTCCCCCGACGTTCATTCGTTCACTTCTTGTGCATCATCTTGATCTTGATCTTCGTCGTAAATGATGGACACATTGCGCCACACGCCGTTCGTGTATTTGCCGAACTTCTTGTCCATGAATTCATACAGCTCGGCGCCCTTCGGCACATCGCGCCCGTGCCCGCGAACATACCACTGTTTGAATGTTTCATACAACTCGGTCTTCTTAATGCCGCGGCCGCCTTGCTGCATCTTAATCTTGTCGCGCGCAAATTCGGACAAATAGTCCTGACCAAGCCGGTATTTTTGGCTGCTGGCCGTCACCAGACTGCACGGCTTGACCAAGCCGTTCGTTCTGAAGACGTGCTCCACCAGCATGGACATGAACGTGGGAGCCCAGCGCTTCAGCTTCTCGTCCAGCATGCGGTCAATCTTGAACTGATACGGATTGTCCACATCACCCTCGGGATTCGGCTCGTCGCAGAATTTGGACATGAAATCCACCTTCTGAATGCGGCGCCAGGTGCCGTCATCATTGCTCTTGATTTCAAACATGGTGTTCGTGCACACCACGAGCTTGAACTGCGGGATGAAGGTGACCATGTCCTTGTAAAGCGCGCGCCCCTGCAGCGGGTCGCCAGCCGACACCTCCTTCAACACACCCTCGTTGATTTGGTCGCCCTTGGAGGGTTCTTGCATTACGGCGTATCGGATGCCCATGAGCTGCGCAATTTCGGACGACGTGCCGCCAATGCCGTTTCGCTTGTTCGTGATCAGCGTGATGGGCACGGTGGCCTTGTATTCGCCGAAGCAGCGCGACATGAGCTCGGTCAGCTTGGATTTGCCGTTGCTGCCCGCACCCACGTAAATCTGAAACGTTTGTTCGCGATTGACGCCGATCAAACAGGACGCCAGATGGTCCCACATGTAGCTGCGCAACTCCTCCAACGGAAACAGCTGCGCCATGAAGTCGTTGATCTCGGCCATCGTGTTAGCGTGCTTGACGCGGTCCAACGGGATGTAGTCAATGTTGGTGCACTTGCTGATGTTGTCATCAGGCTGCCCGCGACGGAAGCGCTTCTCCGAGAAGTCCACGACGCCGTTGCTGAAGCACATGAGGTACGCATTGGTGTCCAACGTGTCCACGAAATTCTTGTCGTAAAACAGCTCGCGCGCCTCCTTCATGATGTTGTTCTTGAACGTGGTGGTCTTCAGCCGCATGCAAATCTCCGTGAACTTCTCGGCGCGCATGCTCTTGTCCTTCCACTCGTCGCTGCCGGGATCCTGCTGGTTCATCAGCGCCGTGTTTTCAATCTGTTTGCTGTGATACATGGTGTAAATGTCCTTGGAAATCATGAGACGCAGCGCATTGCCGGAATCGCACTCCTCCCAGCGCTGCCCGTTGAACGAAAACCAGGCGTTGTTCTTGATGCTGACGCACACGAACTTGTCCTTGGCATAATTGAACGCCACGTGCGCCAAATCCACGTCGGTCGCCTCCTTCGTCTTCATGGTCTCTTCCATGTAATACTCGTTCGTCTTGCGGCGAATGTCCTCATAGGCTTCGCGCGCATCGGTCTTGGCCCAAAACATGATGGAACGCTTGGTCAGGCAACGGCCGTCTGCCGGCGTGTTCATTCCGAACTGCTGCCACTTGTCGTAGAACTCAATGATCATGCTGTAAGAGAACTTGGTGGACTTGGCGCTGAACGCCATCCACGTGAGGAACAGGTGCGGACTCGTGTTGCGCAGCGCCCAACCCACGCGGATCCACTTCGGCTCTGAATCATAATATGACGCCGGCAAACACATGGTGTATTCGTGAGTTTCGCGCAACTCGTATGCGCGCTGTTCAATGGAGGAATACATTTGTTCAATGGCCGAGGTCAACTTCTCCTCGTCCGTGATGTCCGACAGCTGAATGATTTCCACGTGCGGGGGTTGGAACACGATCTTCTTTTCTGCACCATCATCCGCATTCGCAGCACCACCGCAGGCAGCAGCGCCACCCGAGGGCGCCTTCACACGGCGCTGTTTTGGACCAGCAATGGTTTGTTTCATGGCGGCGTGTTCCTCCTTGACCGCATCTGCGATTTCAAACCCGGCGTGATACGCATACTGCGCAGTGAGCAACTGGAAATTCACGCGCACGTCAAACATGGACACGCTTCGTTCATGAAATCCCAGGGTGCATTCCTCGTCCAGGCTCATGACATACCAGTATTTCAGCACATAGGCTTGGTGTCCGGGCTTGCGCGAACCGTACAACTGCCAATTCGTGGTTCCGCGCACGATGCCTTCGTCCAACACATCCTCCCACGAATTGGTCAATGGCAAATCCCCCCAAATGGTTGGCATCTGCTTCAGCAGTCGCTTGCGCAGCATCATTTGCAATGCGCGATCCATCTTCATGCCGATGAGGATGTGCAGCCCGTCCTTAGTGGTGTCCTCCAGCAAATTCACGTCCGGTTTTTCAAACACGAAGATGGGCAACAGGGTGCCAGGCGTGAGCACCACCATGTCCGACAGTTGATCAATGACGGTTTCCACCACATTGGAAATGTGCTCCTTCGTGTGCTGACGGGATTCTATCGCTGGAGCGTAGCGTTCGTCAAGGTCAATCAACCCTGGGCCATTGTCCAGCAGCTGTTTCTCGGTCAAGTATTCCTGACGGCCCTGCATGAACACATGGTCCGTGTATTTCCTGTAAAATTCACCGATGTCTTCCGACGGCACCGTGTAAGTGCCTCCCGATATTCCCAATTTTTCACTTCCAATGCGCGTGTGCGTGTGCGATTCACCTTTTTTTGAATACCTCTGTTTGATAAACGCGTCAAACGGCGTTGCCTGCTGCTTTGATTTTGATGCCATTGATGTCTCTTGCCTGCCTTGGTTGGTTGATTTAATTGATTGGGTGTCGGTTTCGGGGATTGTTGATATAATTCATCAACATTTTTTTATTTCAATTTTTTGCTTAATGTTGTAAAAAATCGGATCCCTCAAAATCTGCATGTTTCATTTTATTGAAAAATGTTTTGTTAAAAAACTGACATAAAACATAATTGACATGCATGGATATGCATCTGTACATATTTGTAGTTAAAAATGCAACCCCTGCCCTCCCTCGGTGATACCCATGCACCTCATGCACCTCATGCACCCGTGTTCGTTGCAAAGGACACAATCCAGCGGCTATTGAAAGATGTGCGCGAAATAATGACAGCGCAGGTGCCTGGCATACACTACAAACACAGCGAGACCGACATGTTGTGCGGGTATGCCTTGATCGTTGGACCCGAAGATTCTTTGTATGATGGCGGCTACTATTTTTACAAGTTCAAATTTCCGCCGGATTATCCTCACTCTCCGCCGCTAGTGGAGTTTTTGACGAACGACGGTGAAACTCGCATGCACCCCAACATGTACAAAAACAGAAAAATGTGTATCAGTATTTTAAACAGTTGGCGCGGGGACCAATGGACTGGATGCCAGACCATTAAATCCGTGCTGCTGACCATCATGTCGCTGCTGGATAGCAAGCCGCTGCTGAACGAGCCCGGCATCACCGAACACAATCCTGATTTCGCCACCTATCACCGAATCATCCAGTATAAAAACTACGAATTCAGCATGCTGCATCTGCTTAAATCCTTGTCTGCTTTTAAACAGGTGATCGCGGACATTGAGTTTCACGAGCAGTTTTACGAGCACATGTGCGCCTCATTTTGCATATCGCATTTGCGACATTTGGCCGGCATAAATGCCCTTCTTTCAAAGCACCCCCACTCTGAAACGCTGCGAACCACGCACGTGTATCAGATGAGCATCGTGGTCAACTACGCCGCATTAAAAACCGCATTTCATGCCGCAGTAAAACGCTTGATGGGCGATTAGACCACGTTCTCGCATATTTGTTATTATTTAATTTAAAAATTGAATTAAACAATATCATATTATTTCATAGTAACAATCGGAATCCAACACCCCCATCCATAAAGAAGAATGCATTTTTGCACGGAATGCGGTAACATGTACTACATCCGGCTCACGGACACGAACGGAATCGTGTATTACTGTCGCAATTGTGGACACGAAGATGACACCATCACAATTGACAATGTGGTCGTTTCACACACATCCCTGAAATCGGGGAAGAATCAGTATGCTCACGTTGTCAATAAATACACCAAATTGGATCCCACTCTGCCGCGAATCAGCACCATTCTGTGCCCCAACATGGAATGCCCGTGCAATCGCAACCATAACCCGACACAGTATGCGGATCGGGCTGCAATCGTGGGCACCGCAGAAGAAGACTCAGTTGTTGGTGCTGGTGCTGGTGCTGCTGCGACTAGCGCGACGACTGGTGCTGCAGGTGCAGCCGCAGATGACGCAGTTCCGCGCGAAGTCATCTATCTGCGTTACGACGACATCAACATGAAATACATTTACTTGTGCGCGGTGTGCAACACCATTTGGAACACGGAACACATTTAGACAAAAATTTATATTACATTATATAAAATGGATTTTTTATTCGGTTTGTTTAATAGAGCTAGTCCAAGTAACAATGCATTTCAGACCAACCTTGCGTCCGGTTGGAATTCATCTTCAGGATCTTCAGGATCTTCAGGATCTTCAGGATCTTCAGGATCTTCAGGATCTTCAGGATCTTCAGGACACGGAAACCAAGTGCGACAGCTCGAACCCCTTCCGCACGGATGGGAGCAGTTAAAAGATGCTAAGACAGGGCGCATTTATTACGGAAATCCCAATCTCAAAATCGTGCAGTATGAACGGCCGACTTCTCCTCCACCTTCATCATCACTTGACCTTGAAGATTTGTACTATTTTTATAGTTCTGAAAAAGGACCATACATTCCTGTCAGTGAAAAAGACATATGGAACCGCGCCCGAGATTCAACTGGAAATGGATCAGATCAACGGGATTACATTGTTTACACTTATTGGACGCCAGGTAATATACCAAAGACAAGTGCCACTGGTTGGTTGTCGCAGGACTTGAACGGACCGACCTTTTTTGCTGTGCGGGTTGATGGATTAAACAAAGTCATCATTGACACTTATAATGCAACGTTTCAAAATCCACCAACTCCATTTCCACTTAAACCTAAATATTTTTATTATATTAGGCGTGTTAAAGACGCACTATACCTTCCTAGAACGTTAAAGCAAATCCGCTGGACCGGCGCACGTGATTTAAGTGTAGATATTAATTGGGGAAAGGGAAACCCACAAAATATACCCAATACAAATGCCACAGGTTTTGTTCTAAGGTTTAATGAAGGTTATTGGATTGCTGTGCGTGTTGACAGAGAGAACAATTCCATCATTGAAGCTTATAATGAAAAGGTCAATGATCCATCATCAACCCCAGCATCAACCCCATCTATACCAGCTCCTCTACCTCCAACACCATCATTACCTCCATCATTAACAACATATCCATCACAATCTACATCATTAACAACAGATCCATCACAATCTACATCATCAACTCCATCATCCGCTCCATCATCCGCTCCATCATCCGCTCCAGTTCAACCCATAGTTCCAGCTCCATCATTGCCTCTGGCTGAGGCCCTTCCATCCGGGTGGGAGGTGTTTAGGGAGCCGTCAGGGCGCATTTACTACGGAAATCCCGCTTCCAAACGCGTGCAGTATAATTGGCCGACATCGGGTGGTGCAAAAAATAAAAAAAAACCTAATCGTAGATCAAACCGGCGTAGTCATCGTCGCAAGGCTTCTCACATGCGCACTTGTAAGAAATGATGCAATGAAACATGAACCATGAAACAAAAACTCATTTTTTTATATTTCGTGAAAAATTGAATAAAGACAATCCAACAAATATATGTATTAGATAGAACACATACCCCCGAATGGCAGCAGCACCCAATTCATTCTCCACCACTGCATTGCAGATCGCCAATCCCGACGCGTTTCGCGACAAGGTTCGCGCCAAATTGACCGAACGGTTCATGAAGATGGACACCAATGAAAACATGAATCAAGACGCGGCTGCAAATGCGGCCCTCAATTTGGAACGCGGCATCTACAACTACACGCTGCGCGAATCGGACACCAAGAACATCGTGAAAAAATGGGACAACGGCTATTTCGTGCAGATTTATGCAGATCGTCTGCGCACCGTCTGCATCAACATGGGCAGCGGTCACGTGATTCAGCTGATCGCCACCAAACAAATTAAGGCGCACGAGCTGGCGTTCATGTCGCACCAAGACATGAACCCCGACAAATGGAGCGCCCTCATTAAGGCGAAGCAGGTGCGCGACAAGCACAAATATGAAACCAAGGTGGAGGCGTCCACCGACAATTTCACGTGCCCGAATTCCAAATGTCGGTCCACCAAATGCACGTACTACCAGCTGCAAACGCGTTCAGCGGATGAACCCATGACAACTTTTGTCACATGCATTGATTGCGGAAAACGATGGAAGTGTTAGACAGACATTAGATATTTAGGAAAATGTCGTTCAATTGATCAATCAATGATAATTAATAATTGATAAAATACCAATTTAAATTACCAATTTAATAAAAATGTATTTGAAAATATTTTTTTCTTTGCATACATTATAATCACATCCCATCAAATGTCCAATCACACCATGAAAGGCGGTCGTCGCCACAAACGCCGTGGAGGTCGCAAGTCCCGCAAGGCTTGCCGCCGCAGCCGTCGCCACTAAATCATTGATTTAGCATCAAAACGTCCCTTTATTATTTGCATGGATTTTTGCCATGCAAATAAAAATATATATTTAGCAAAATCAAATAAATGGATGGACGAATGCACGCGCATGCGCCCAATTAAATGATTTCCAGGTCAGACACGCGCCAATATTCTGATTTACCACCCGGCAAAGGTCTGCGTATGATGAATGGCAGCGCCTTTTGTTGTAATTCCAACTGCGCAATCAAGTAGCCGTCAATTATTTTTTTGTCCACGGGAATCATGGGTTGAGCGCCCTGGTTCAATTGCTTTGCACGCTGACCCAGTATGCGCGTTTTCTCGTATTTGGTGAGGAACGGCATCGTCTTATGCATGACATCAATGATCGCACCGTCGGTGTTTCGCACCACACGCGCAAGGGCGCTCACTTCAGCGTTGTTTAAATGCATCATCTCCTGGTGATGCGCTGCGATGTAATTCTCGTGCATATCAGTCTCAAATTTGCGTAAATAATTGTTGCCATCATCGTTGTCATCATCTTCTTCATCGGAATCGTCGCTGTCTCCGCCCCCTTCCGCATGTTCAATGTCGTCGTATGAATTTTGCAGCGTGGTGATGTCCTGCAACGTTGCTTTGCCTTTGGGGGGTTTGGATGACGCCAGTGCCCGCTTGGTTGCAATGGTTGCCTTCTTTTTTGCATCCGAATTTGCAACCGTGGATGCTGCAGTTGCCACTTTTTTTGCAAGCATTGCCGGAGTTTCAACTGCAATTTCTTCATCCAGATCCGCGAACTCATCGTCGTCATCCAGTCCAGTGCTCACGGATTCGGTGGCATCGCTTTCACTATCATCGGTGTTCGTCCCCGTGTGACTGGATGCATCTGTGTCTGATTCCTCTTCCAATCCGACATCCGCATCATCCGCATCGGCGTTCATCAATTTAGAATTGGAACTGGCAGCATTTGCGCGCGTATTTGCACGCATTAATTCTTGATCTTCCTCGTCATCATCGTCTTCATCCCCTTTCTGACGGTGCATTCCGCCCAATTTGTAGATCATGTCTGAGGGCTCGGTTTTGTACATGGATGAATGTGGTTCGTGATTACTATATTATAACTAAATATACTTTAATATGTTTCAATTTTTAATTTTATTCCAATGAGGATAGGTCAATCAAACATTTTCTCTCAGGCGGCGCGTTTGGTAATAGCCATGACTGCATGAAGGCGGCGCTAGCAGTTGTTGTTGCACTTGGATTCGCATTTGTTCGCCGTTTGGGAGCGCGGTGTTCGTATCCCTGCGGGTTGCTGCGTTCTGTCACAATCGTTTGCCACAGGTTGTCCAGCACTTGGATGGCATGCTGAAACCACAGCTTGTTTCGCAGCACCAACACGCAGCTCATCTTTTCCAGGCGCCAGTGAATGGTCTTCACCCACATGTGTGCCTGGTTTCGCTCCATGGCATCATTAAACCACGCAACTGACTCGTCACGATTGAAGCCAATCGGCTCGTATTCATACCACGGTTTGCCGTCCTTCATGAAATAAAGTATGATGCCTGTAAACAATGCGTCTGATGAATGGGGTTGATCGCCTTCGTCTCCCTCTTCGGCGAATTGCGTCTCCAGGAAATCGCACTCGTTCAAATCCGCGGTCTCCATCTGCAGCTGCATTTGAATCCAGTACTCCTTTTTCGGTATGCCCGTTATGTCGCGATTCACGATGTTCTTAATCTCCAGCATGCGCCCGTATCGCTGCGATTCCGGATCCACATTGATCCCATCCGGCGATGCGCCTAAAAATGCGTGCACATCGTGCTGCAGACATCCAAAATCCGCCACCTTCGTTTTATACATGTGCTCGTATATCATGCGCGACACGGGCTCGTATTTTTGCCCCCAGTGCATCGGGGAAGCCGTGTTCACGTATTCCTTTTCTTGGCTGCATTGCAATAAGGGCTTGCACTTCTCGTAAATCAGCTGGTTCATGCACGATTGGCTTTCAAATGCCTTCCACGCATTGCTGGCCGTCAGCAGATTGTGTCGGAACTTGTACCACTCGGGCGTGCGCTGGTCGGGCTGCGGTTTGGCCCGAATGTGCGCCAGCTTCGCATCAATAATTAACACGTTGGGCGGCTTTCGTATGAACGTGCTGCCGCATTCGCGCGCTGGATTCATATACCGGAAATACAGTGCCTCGCAGAAGCGGCACAGCGCGTCCGCCTCCAAGTCCATCGCAGCGGAGAACTCAAATGCTTGCGTGCCCTCAAAATACTCGTGCAGCACGTCGCGCACCGTTTCGTGGAAATCGGGCGCGCTGAATGCGAGCGGGTTCTCGCAAAGGTAGGCGTCCAAATGCTGCATCATGTCCTCCAGAATGAGTAACATGTCTTCATCCCCAAATTGTTCAAAGAGAGTAGAGAGATATTCCTGGTGTAAATCAATTGGCCCCATCGCAAATTCCGAATTTATTGCGCGCAACGCATCCAGAGCGTTTACACAATCGGACGGAATCATTTGTTTACGTATTAAACAAAACAGTTAAACAATATTAAAGGAGTGCATTTATATGGTTATTTTATACTCTTTTCACCTGACCCAATCATTATCAAGTGTCGGGTTTTTGCATGATGCTTATTTTCCTTTGTAATTTCGCGTTTCCTTTGCATTGGTTTGTGTTTTATAACTGCATTTATTGCATTTACAATGATGAGTTCCTCCATGATTGCATCCATTCCAATTTTCACAACTGCTGCAAGAACAACTTTCATAATATTCTATTATTTCTCCCAAACAATCATTTTCTTTATGAATGCGGTTGACCACAATGGGAATACCATATTTACTGGATTCAAACAAAATGAAATCATTCCATTTGTTCAAATTGTTTATATTTTCTATGATATGTTTTACTGCATCATTGTAATGGTTGATTTCTTTATTTGTAGCGTCAATTGTTTCGTAAATGGTTTTAGTTTCCAATGAATACATTGCAAAGTCAATGCTTTTGAAATCATCAAACAATACGGTGAGTCCTTTGTCGCACCTTATCATAAAAACACTTTTTAGAGATTGATGCATTTTTCCATTAATCGTAATCTTTTTATTTGTTTTATAATTAATTCCAATTTTCCATTTTTCATAATCATCCTGCAATGTTCCATTGTTCAGCAATTCATGATATTTGTTAAAATCGTTTGGTGTGAATCTAAAAGGATATGATAATAATTCTCTAGTTTTGGGATATGTTCTTAGGATGCATTCCATTTTACTGTAAACAATATTAAAGGAGTACATTTATATGGTTATTTTATACTCTTTTTTCCAAATGTTTGATTATGTGTAAATATATTCGTATAATATATAAGCCATGTTTTTTCAACCTTCTTCAACGACGCTCGGAGGCACGATGCTGGGTGATTCCCACGGAAACGACATGGGTGGCGGAGTGTTATTTTTAGTAGTAATAATATTAATCATTGTAGCAATCATTTGGACAATCGTCCATTTCATTGGATGGATTGGATTTGCAATGTCCATTGTGGTAATCACGACACTGACGATGATTTATAATATGTTAAGTGGCAGCGGTGGAAGCAGCACCAGAAGTGGCAGAAGTGGCATCATGCAGCAACCATACGGACCGCCTCAACAACTGAATGGAGGGAAGAAGCATGGGAAAAAGAGAAAATGAAGTGTACTTTGCAAATAATATAATGATTGTGTAATGCAAATCATTATAAATAAATAAATAAATAATGAATGAAACAACCAAGCACGTCGTGTGCATTGAAGGCAAGCGAAATGTTGATAAGCTTGGCGACAAGCTCACCGATAAGCTATTAAACAATATTCCAAAACGTAAACGCACGATGAAATGGACAATTGACGACGCCTTTTTTGATTATAACAAGCAGATGGAAGTGTTGCGACGCTTAATTGCAGATGACGCCACACTGGAAGAGAGAAAATTTTTCATAAAGGAAATAAAAAATAAATTAGATGGATATTCGCGCCAGGATGCCGAAAATGGCATAAAGGATTTATCCGCATTTATCTCTCTGAATGCAACAATTGAATTGTTATTGATAAATAAGCTGCGATGCACTTATTGTTATAAATGCTGCGAGCTCATCTACAAGGATGTGATGGCGCCGCGCCAATGGACCCTGGACCGGGTGGACAATGACCAGGGACACAATGACGGAAATGTGGCGATCGCGTGCTTGGCGTGCAATTTGCAACGGCGCACCATGGATGCTGAGCGATTCAAATTCGGGAAACAGTTGCGTATTGTCAAGGGGTTTTAGTGGCGCTTCTAGTTATACTTCGCTTATTGATTCGCTTGTTGCGCTTAGCGCTTCTACTTCGTTTGCGCTTAGCGCTTCGCTTAGCGCTTCGCTTAGCGCTTCGCTTAGCGCTTCGCTTAGTACCACCGTGTCCTTGTGCGCTGGATGCGCTGGATGCCATTGTCATTGGACCCCGTTCAACTCTTTTTATCAAATCCCAATTTATGTATTGCAAATCATTCATCCATCCCACCTGAAAAATTAAGGTGTTTAAGAATGAAGCCTTTTCACGTTGGTCTGGCGTGCAATTCTCAGGAAATTGACGAACCGAATCTAAAACCGCTTGAACATATTCTCTGACCGTCATTGTTGTTGACAATTCAGGGAATAATTTTTTGCCAATTGTTTCAATTAAATTTTTGCACATCAGTCTCTTGCGCATCACATCATCAACCGATGTGTTTATAATAACTTCGTTGTGTGCTACATTTGCGTCATGCGATTTTGTTTTATAACCGAAATGATTATACCACGACTGCCCGGTTGTTAATATTTTTAGTTGAGCCAAACTGATGGATATATCACATATCATTATGTTTGAAGCATCCATCAATGTTATATATTCCACGAATGGAATGGATTCTGCCAATCGGTCAATCAACCGCATCAATGAGGCACCCTTGCGTTCATCACCTTGGCATTTGAACACACCGGAAACCTTCAATATTCTGGGTTTGGTATTCTCAAGTTTAATGAATGGCATTTGTTTATCATCCGTGGGGTCTTCATCCATAAACTCAAAATCTAAACATGTTTTGCCACCATGCACTATTTCATATTTGTCGGAACTAAAAGCCTTTCTCACGGTAAAGTTAGAACCAAATATTTCATTTACACGTTCTCGTATCACGGATGTTGCTGGTTGCATTCACTTACACATTTATATATATTATAATAATATAAAAAAGTTTTCCAGGTTTTTCATTCATGAATTCATCCTCTATTTAGATTGTTTCGCTTGGCAAAATACCCAATGAGCATCACGGTAACAAATGAAACAATCATAATTGTGAAGAAGATCACTTCGGCCATGGCGTTCAGATGATTCATGATTCAATTACTCAATGGGTGGTTCAATTTTTTTAAATTATTAAATATTTAAAATATTTATAAAATATATAATAGAATGGATGGATTAAGAGGGGATGTGGATCCCATAGTCACTTTCAGCTCTGCCCAAGCAGTTTGTGAAATCCTGCAGGAAAGAATGCAGGATGACCCTAACAATGTGACTGATGACATAAGGCGAGATTTTGTTATTGCTTCATTGGCAACTTCTGTAGATGCATGCGACGCAGCCGAATATGCAAATCAAACGAAAACTCCTGGAATTTTGGCGGATGAAGCGCATGTAATGAATATGCTGCAGCATGGCCTAACTCTTGACAATCGTCTTAATTGTATAACCATTGCGGATAGAGCACGCGCATTTGCTAATAATACGGAGAGCTTGGTGAACTACATGATGGTGGCTGCCAATAGATGGCATCGTCATGCAGTGAGCGTCAATTTGGAAATTGACGATGTTGCCATGCGCATAGATCCAGCGCGCATTCACGCATCGGATGAACGTCGCGCAAACATGGATCGCATGCATGATGACTGCTTTGCTCGTAGAATCCGCATTCAAGATCTGCACAATGCAGTAGTGGTTGCGTATGCGGATGTAGGCGTAGGTGCACTTGCTAGGAGGAGGTCAGTCCGCCCCATCCATTGCAGTAAGGGCAAAGGCGAATGCAACCCTCCACAAAGAAGTCAGGGAGGTTCGCGTAAAAAGCGTAAGCCACGCAAAACACACAAAATAAGGTAACTCCTTTTACTTTACACCGTTTTGGTATATACATGGATACATGGAATGAATTACCATCCATTATTAACATGATAATTCATGTCACGCGAATCTAATATTTTCACATTATTGAATGTTATGCAACTTGTTACCCAGTTATGATTTGGACCTAAATTTTCTTTAAACAAAAAAATCGTTTCTTTTGATTGAATGCAAATGTTAATTGAATGGTCATATGCCCAACCCATGTTCTCATCCATTCTTTGAATTATTAGCACATTGTCATTTATGGCAAAATTAAATGTATCATTGAACGAATGTTGTATTAATTCAATATTATAATCAACGTCTTCTGGAAAAAAATGCAAATTGACACATTTTACATTTGTTTCGCTTGAACCAATGTTTACCAATAGTTTTATTTCTTCCATTTTGTATTTTGTTTCGGATGTAATTTCGGTGTCATTTAAGTTATATTTGATGCAATTATACATATCACATGTTGGACCGTTGTGCCGATCATATGGTGAATTTAATAAAAATGACATTAAAAAATGCAATATTAATGGACTTTTGGGTTTATAATTTATCATAAATGCTTGAAAAATGCTACAGTTATTGAATGCCAAACAAGAATAAAATGTAATGTCCTTGTCCAATTTATCAAGGTCTAAATGAGGAACTAAATCAACATCGGCATACACGCCGCCGCAAATATACAATTTGCATAATCTCCATAGGTCTGCCTTATACATTCCTTGTGGAATTTTCAAAAATAAATCTACAATATAAGAATTGAAATTCTTTTGCAAAAAATCAATGCAATCATCATCTAAAGACAATTCTATTTTATGTTCTTTGTTCAATGAGTTCCATCTGTCAAAAACAATATTTGGTATTGTTTTTTTATAAGTCATATAAATTGTTTTATTCATTGTGTTATGTTATGTGTTAAATTTATTTACATTTATATTGTATTTATGCTGATTTATTTTATTTCACGTCTTGTGCGTATTATCTATCACACATCAAAACTAAAAAAATATTTTTTACTTTTTTTAGTTTGGTTTTGTTTTATTGTCTTTTCAAGTGCGTTTATTACTTTTGCGCTCACTACGCTGATTTCTTCTACTTCGCTTATTGCGCTGATTTCTTCTACTTCGCTTATTACCGCCAAAACTTGGCCTCCGTTCAACTTTTTTTTGTAATCTAAAATCGTATTCTAACATCTCACTCCTACCAATATAATAAACTAAATTGAATAATAAACTCGCCCTTTTTTCTTGTTCTTTTGTGCATGTTCTAGTTCCAGACCTTGGAACCGCCTTCGACATCGCTGTAACATATTCCTTGACCGTCAAGTCGGCGGTATTCAATTCAGGAAACCTCACTTTGAATTTTTCTATGTATTTCTGGTCAATGTATTCCTGGTCAACCAATTCCGATAATAACCAGCCCATCGGTTTATTTATGATAACTGCATTATGTGCCACATTGGCATCATGATTTAACGATTTATAACCGAAGGAATTATACCATGATTCGCCAGTCGTTAAAATTTTTAAATAACGCAAATCAATGTCCACCGTACATACATGTATGGATGAACCATCCTCCAATTTTATGTATTTGACGCGTGACCAAGGCGGAGCCAGAATGGATTTTGCCATTGTTTCAATCAACTTTATCACTTCGCGAGTGTTGTATTTACTGTCGTCGCTACATTTGAATATTTTTGAAATATGCAATACAGTGCCACCGTCGTCTTCGTCTTCAATGAATTCAAATTCTAAACATAGATCGCGACCGTTTTTTATTTTATAGGATCCATTTTCGAATGTTACACCAAATTTAAATGGTTCCGACATGTTATTATGTATTAATTATAGAATAAAATTTTATTTTTTTACATTGTTTAGTTTTCGGTTTATCAAAACTAAAAAACATTTTTTTACTTTTTAGTTTTATATGCATTTATGAATCATTTAAGGGGCAAGGAGGAGAGGTAAGGAGAACCTAGGTTCTCCTATAGTTCCCCGCGCACGAACATGGCGATGATTTCCGGCATTGACGCATCAAACCCCGCCAGGTTCAACGTGTTGCGATCATTCGGGTCGGCGATCGTCAGGCAATTGGCGGTCATTCCCACCACAATCAGCTTCGCATTCGGTTTGTTCGCGTGCTTGCGGTAGTTCTCCAGCGCAACCTGGGGATGCATTGTGCCCGCATACGTCTCGCTGTCGGTCATCACGATGAAGACATCCACGTCCAGGTTCTCTTGAATTGCGCGGATCATGGGGAGCGAGCAATCGGTGGGCCCGAACGGCGAATTGGTCGCCGTGATGAACTGCTCAAGCGTCATGCCGTGCCTCACGTACGGGTCAAAGTTGTAGAACCCTGCACCAGGAACTTGGGCCGCAGTGAATCCGCGCACGTAGACATGGGGCTCGGTTTCGTAGAGCACTTGCGCCAACGCAGCCGATGCCTCCCTGCAACTGATAGCGGGAGATCCCATGCACATTGCGCTCATGCTTCCACTCACATCCAGTGCTGCCATGTAGCGTTTTCCTGTGGGGGCCACGTTCTTGAAGGAACGCATGAAGGTGGTCGTGAGTTGGTCGCGCACTCGTGGCGACACCGTCCAGGCAAGCGCGCCCTTCAATGCATGCCCAAACCCGTAGACTCGCGAGGCAACCAACACCTTGAACGGGTGAATGCGCGACCGCTGAATGTCCTCCTCGGACGACAGGCGCGCGCAGATGGTGTTCGTGTTTTCTTGACCCATGAAATTGGGCAGCGATGACAGCTTTCCAAGGTTGCGGGTTAGGGCCTCCAGCGGCATGCCGGTCTGCTTGCCATTGGCGCCTTTTGAATTGAGCAGTTCCTTCCAAATGTCTGAACTGTTCAGCAAATGCGTGGGAATCTGCTCGCGCACCAGGCCGTGGTCGCGCACCAGTTTGATTGCCTTGTAGAGGTCCGACACGCTCGTGGTGCAGGCCTCCATCTCCATGATGGCGTGCAGATACACCGCAACCTCAATCAAATCACGGGGTGCAAGCTGTTCGGATGGTTGCATCAAGTCATCGTCTTTGACCACGATGAAATTGTTTTCGTGCTCACCCGTCTTGTGTGTCGGTTTGCTGGGGTCGCACTGCCACACCCCATCCACGATGAACTTGAAATCGTGCGTTCCAGGTGGCAGTCCCAGTGAAATCGTGAATCCAGTTGGCACACGGTTCATGCGCATGCGCTTCCATCCAAACGCCGATGTCGCAATTTCAACCGTGGCGACATCATCTGTCGCAGTCGCAGTCGCTGCCCCTGTCGCTGCCGCTGTCGCCTGGAATTTGATTGTTTTCTGGAATTTGATTGTTTTCTTGATTTGTTCAACTGGGACAGTGGTTGATCCAAACACGCTTTGAATCGCCGCCTTGAATCCAGAAACGATGCCTGATGCTTTTGCGGGTGCCAAGGCTTTTGCTTCATGAACCTTTTTGGCAACAGGGATCGGCGTCTCTAGGAGCTGCATGGCTCGCTCGTGTGTTTTTGCGGCGGCAATGTCGGCCAGCAGGTTGCGAATGAAGTCCTTTTCTCCCCTGGCACATGCGAACACGAACTTGAACACCAGCTGCGCGCCGAAGTCCCTCAATGATGCGGGATTGATGTGCAACATGCGCAGTAAGTCCTCTTGGCGCCATCCTTCACGGTTCTTGTACTTGGTGACTGCCGTTGCCAGCTCAAGACCACGACGACTGGTGTAGAACTGGCTCAGCGCCTTTCGGAAGCCGCTTCCCCAGCCTTTACCCTTCTCCTTTCCAGGCTTGCACTGAGACAGGTCCGTGACGTAGCCCGACAGCATGAACGCGTGCGTCGGAATGCGCACGCATTTGGGCACCAGCGCCAGCGCCGCGGCCTTTTTCTCTGCAGTGGGTGCAAACACGATGGCGGCAGCAAGGGACAGCAGGGTCGGTTCTTGGCGCGCAGCCAGCCCCCTGACCGAGATGTCCTCAATCATGTCGCACAACTTCTTGAAATCGTCTGGATTTTTGCTGCGGATGATTCGGAGGATGGATGTGTGGCACTCGGTGGACACCTGTTCGGCGGTCTGGTAGAAGTTGCCATTGTCCTTGGCGCCCATGATCAAGTAGCGCTTGGCGTGTTCCAGGTCGGACAATTTCCACACAAACCCACCAGCGTGGTTTACCACTTGGTCAATGTCAATTTTGCACCACTGGGGGACCGATGCGCGATTGGCACCGAGCTGCGACGTCATTGTTCCAGAAGAGGTTCCTGCCTTTGCTGCCACACGCCTTTTCTTGTTGGCACGTTTTTTCTTGTTTTTACCGGCATTCTTTCCAGTGCCGGGAGCAGGATGAGCAGGAGCGGATTGCATTGAGCGAATCATTGTTGTTGCTGGAGTTGTCTTGATGGTTGTTGTAAAAACTGTTGGAAGGTTGAAAACCTTTCAATTTTTTTGTTATTCAATTTAAATGCATTCCTTTTAAATGCTTTTAAAATATATTTTATGCGGATTTTCATCCAATGGATGATTTGATTTGTTCCCCCATTTTAAATTGTGATCGTGGCATATTTCATGCGTTTGTTGTTCAGGTTCGGATAATGCTGCTTTAGAAAAGCGGCCAGGCGTCGGCCGTCGCGGTGTTTGCCGTGGTGTCGCATGAAGTGACGACGGGGTGCATACGCATTCAAATTCGTGGTGAGTTTACGCAGCGCTGGCACAACGTCGCGCTTATTTGTGAAGAACTCACCCGTGGCGCCGGGTTCCACATAGTGCCAACCACCCAGTATGTTGCGATTCACAAGCACTGGCATATTGTAGCAGATGGCTTCGGTAATCACGCGCGGGGAGGCATCCGCAATGTTCGGCACAAACAGGAAGCGGCACTTCTGCATCTCTTGTTGAAACGCATCAAATTCCAAGAACGGGATGACCTTCACGATGCCGTTGCATTTCTTCGTGAATTCGCAGTTGGTTCTGCCCACCAGCACGCCGCTTAAGCCGAATTCGCCGCACATGATTTCCAGGCACTCCTTGGCCAGATCCCAGTTGCGATTGAACGACTGCCAGCCGGGTTCGCACTTGTCGTTGTCTTGCAGGCACACGTACATGAAATCGTATTCCTTGGCAATGGACGGGTCGGGTCTGTATGCATCGGCATCCTTCAAATCCGATTCGGCCAGGAGCATGAGTGGCAGCCCAGACTGCCGCAAATTGGCGGGCGGTTCCCTAAAACAGTGCAGCCACGCCGACACCATGGCCGGATAATTGTGGCCGCGCTCTTCGTGAAACCGGTCCTCATACGGATTTTCAATGTGTCCCGGGAAATTGATGTAACTGGATATGCCGCAAAAGGAGAGCCCCTGGCTCCGATACTTCTCATACATCTCTTCATCCTCCTCGGTGCGGAACGGGGCCGCAATCAGCAGGACATTCAATGCATTGCCCTGGTCGTCAAACAGGTTTTTAAACGGCGAGGACACAATTGGCACGTCTTGCCCTGCTTTCCCCCCTACTCGGTTTTGCCATGCCCCTTGCCCTGCCCCTACTCGGTTTTGCACTGCGGCCGCAATGATAATTGAAACAATCAGTGCACCCGCAATTTTAACAGATGCCGAAATGCTCATTACAAATTGACTTTATTGCATTAATTAAATATATTATATTATTATTTTATATATCACATAATCATATAATATCATAATATCTCTCAACATGAAACTAACCAAAGCGCATTTGTTCGTGGTTCTGCTTTTAGCGCTCGTATTTTGTTCCTTTTTCGGCGGCGCTTGTGGTGGCTCCGCTTTAGAAGGATTCAACATGCCGTCTGATTCCACGCCTTCTGGACAGTATTCGGATAAGTATTCCAATTACGGTAAGATGTATTCCGCCAATGACCAGTTTTCCAAGCAGCAGGATGCAGCGCATGATCGCAAGGACAAGGTCGCCGCGCCAGACTACAACCGCAATTACAAGCCGTCCAATCCGGGCGAGGCCGAGGATGCTGTGTCAAAATATGCACCATATCACCACAGCAGCAGCAGCAGCAGCAGCAGCAGCAGCAAAGGCATTCCTGCCAGTCAAATCCCGGCTGGGCAAGAGGACCTCTACATGTTGAAATCCGAAATAGTTCCGCCCGTTTGCCCGGCATGCCCAGCGATGAAATGCGACGGGTCTAATGGCGGTGGTTGCGGCGAAAAGAAACCCCCGCCGTGCCCGCCGTGCGCTCGCTGCCCTGAGCCCGCATTTGAATGCAAGAAGGTTCCAAATTATAATAGCAGCGATGACAACGTGCTGCCGCGTCCCATGCTAAACAATTTCAGTCAGTTTGGGATGTAAATTGGGGAACTACGGTTTCCAAGGCACGTCTCGTGCCGAGCCGTTGTGCCCAAACCCCTCCTTGTAAAAGGCCTTGAAAACCCTGGCATCATGCGCATCAGACCGGGCGCGTCCCCTTCCGTTTGATGCACTGCTTATCAATAGACAGCGATTCCGCTGCCGCATCTTGCGGCACTATTTTTAGCACGCATTTAGAATACTTTCCGTAAAGCGGTTCCGTGCATCCCTTTTCCTTCTTTTTGGTGGTTTTATTTTTGGGATTAGGCTTTGCCATGCGGGGATTAGGGTCGTCCGTGCACCGCGCGCGAAAGTGCTCGTACCTCTCGCGCACGTCGCAATACGAGAGCCCGGACGTTTTACCGAGCAGCTTATTAACAATTTCGTGCAGTTCATACACGTATCTGGAAAAGGCGTCGCGATTGGCCAAATGGCACGCGCGCAGCGGATGATTCTTGAAATTGGTTTTCAGGTTGACGCGGCAGTATTTGCAGGGCAGCACGTGCTGCAATCCAATGATGAATGCACTGTAGTTGCGTTTATCTGCGGCGGTGGGATGCACGGGGTAATTGAAGCTCATGGTGTGTAAATAGTGCCACATGGGTGGACCCCACACCGTGGTTAAAAACCCGTCGCCTGACAAAAAATCCTGATCCGAAAACACGGGTTTGCACTTGGCCTTTCTAGTTGTATTTGCCCTTGATTTTGTGTGTTTCATGGTTTCATTATATGTAATAAAATATAATAAAATAAAACAAAATAAAAACAACTATTCAATTTACGCATTAACAAATGAACAGCTATGGATCCGTGAGCCGAGTGAGTGAATCAATTTACAAACTGTTGCGCTACATGAACTGGATTTCGTCCAATGACGACAGCGACAATGACAATGACAATAAAAACAGCAACGACAATAAAAACAGCAACGACAATAAAAACAGCAACAATGACAATGATGACACCTAAATCATGGTGTGAATGAATTTATCCAGGGTGGGCTGGTCCACCTTGGCGTCGTACTCAATATTTTTGCCATCCTTTGTGAGGACAATGGTGGGGTAGCCTTGCACCTTGTGTTCGTTGACCAGTGATTCATTTGCAGGATCCTCTCCATCCACGGACACGAAATTCAGCTTGTAACCGTTTACCACCTTGCCGTTGTATTTGTCCTCCACTTTTTGAAATTCGGGAGCCGCCTTTTTGCAATGCGGACACCAACCCACTTGAAACATCCGGATGGTTGCAGTTGGGGGGTCCGCCGCGCCGGAACCCGGGGCATTAGAATACCCCTCGTAATACGAGGCATTGCTGCTAGATTTAACATGTCGGTTGTATAATTGCTGCGCAAGCACCGCAAAAAACAGCACAATGAATGCATATCCCACCACCTTTTTGTTATTCATCAGCCATTCTGCGCTCCTTTTGATGCGGTCCATGATGTTTTGGTATTGTTGTATAATTAAATAGAGAGAAATTAAATCATTTGCGCAAAACGAATGATTTCATTGGGTGGATTTCATTGCGATTTTCTCTCTTCTGTGTCATTTGATGAGGAAGATGTCTTCGCGGCAAGAAACTCCTTCCCAAAGGCGATGCCGTCGTTAATCCATGCTAAACGTTGGCTGGCATCCGACAGAATGGAAAACCATTCTGCCGGTGTGATGTCGGGTTTGACATGACACACCACTTCATTCACCCCGCTAAATTCCATGGTAGAAGAAAAAGCCGCATTTGCATTTACCAACCGCGTGAGTTGCAAATTGATGAAGCGCATGTATTCCAGGAGCGAAGACTGGTCGCTGATGCCTTCATTGGAGTTGTTCCAGCGGTTGCGCAGCCCCAACACTTCGCCGGTCTGACAGCGCGTGTCTTCTAAACACTCGCGTAACGGATAATTCACCATAATGCCGCCGTCAATGTAGCAGCACCCGTCGCGAATAATCGGCTGAAACAGCATGGGCATGCAGGAACTCATTTTGATGGCGTCCATCAGCGGCATCGCGGGGTGCGTGGCGTGCGACAACTGCACCTTCTTGAACGTGTTCAAATCCACCGTAAACATATTGAGAGAAATGCGCGAGTGTTCGTAGAATTCGCTCAGCGTGATGGCGAGCGTTAAATCTTTGGATTCCAGCAACGGCTGCATGATGTCGTCCAGCAGTTTCAGTTTGGCCATGCCCTTGCACGAAAACAGCTCAAACACTTCCAGCGAATCCGCGATGACCTTTTCCCACGGCCGCTTGATAATGTAGTCGTCCAGAGTGGACCATTCGTGCTTCAGGCACAGCATGGCGCCGATCAATGACCCGATGGACGTTCCATAAATGGTTTCAATGTTGTCATGTGACCAGTACCCCTGCTGTGCCAAATGCTTTGCTGCGCCGTAGGAGAGCAGTCCTGTGGGTCCGCCACCGCTGATCACGATGTGCTTAATTACCATGATTGAAATGAATGCAATGCAATTATTGTTATTGTAGTCATTTGTTTAATTGAGTTCATTTTGAAATGAGTTAATTTTAATTATTAAATATCTATGATAGGAATAATAAGATAGGATAATACATAAGACAGGACAAGCCATTGGATGGATAATATATTTTCAAGCAGGAATGAAGAGAACCGCGAAAGCGTTGAGAAATTGAATTTGGATGATTTGTATGATCAGAAGAAACAGGAGGATTTAGCGAAGCTCTACACGTTCAACCGCATATTGACTCGGGTGCACGAGAAAATCAAGATTGCAGCGCGACAAAAAAACAGCGACCAGTTTTGCTGGTTTCTGGTGCCGGAGGTGTTGATCGGAGTGCCGAACTACGATAAAAACGCGTGCATAACCTACATGATCAGCAAACTGGAAGAAAATGATTTCATAATACGATACACGCACCCCAATTTGCTGTTCATTTCGTGGAAGCACTACGTGCCCAACTACGTGCGCACCGAAATCAAGAAGAAAACGGGAACTGTCATAGACAAGTTCGGGAATTACGTGTCGGAATCGGATGCAGAGGCAGCACCGACAACTTCGGACGGCACCCCCGGTTCCGACCTGAACATGATGATGTATAACAAGAAGGGCACGGCGGCGGCGGCTGCAACGGCGGCGAAAAAACCGGCCGGTGATTTCAAGCCCATTGCATCCTACAAACCCACCGGAAATTTGGTCTACAACAACGACCTGTTTAAAAAGATAGAGGAGCGGATTTGAGTACAGCCATCAGTTCATCCAGCCGTTGCTGTTCCAGTGCCGCTTCCACGATTTTAAGACGACGCAGTTCCTGCGTGACGCACCCGCGTTCCGCAATGTGTTGCGCCTGCGTTTCTAGCGCGGGCAGATCGTCTTCGGTCAGGGCGGGATTAATGCTTCCGACAGACGCATCTAAAAACAGCGCGCTCATGATTCGGTCCAATTCGCGTTGATTTTGAGCCCGTTTTTCGCACAGGTTCTCTTCATTTTTCGCATGCGCCGCGTGCAAATGTTTTGCATTTGCATTTGCATTGTTTATGTTTATAATGGGAATGTCGGTGCAGCAGGCATTCAAAGAACGACGAGTTTCCTCAATTTGGGCACGCAGGTTCGCAATGCGGACATAAAAATTCGCCAATCGGTTGACAATGGCATTGGGAGCCCCTTTAGTTGCAACCATTTCGGCCAAATCGGCCAGCTCATGCCGAGTCATTGTGGTCTGAGAGTCCCCCCTTTTCAAGCGCAAATGCATGTGCAGTGCTGCCCTGCGACTGTTGCTGCTGTGACAACATCGGCGCTTCAACGCATCGGCGATCAAGTCCTCCACGTCGCGCGCATCCGCGACAAGCATGTGCAACGGGTTTGCCATTTGGCTGCTTATTTCCTTCTCAAACCCTGCAACATCAGTCGGACCTCCCAATACCAACGAATTTAAAAAATTGGGCTCCATTGCCATTATAAATTATAGTTTATAATGATTTTATTTTGATTTTGTTTATTATGTTATACTGTTATTTATTTATGGCAAGCGTGACCCTGTATTACAAATTAATGCAATTGATTCGGTTGAATTATATATATTGAAAAAATTGAATTAAATGCATTGTCATAAATAATGGTTAGACATATCAATCCAGAAGCAGGCATGATGTTATCTGCTCGGTTGCACCCTCCAAATGACGGCGGTAATGGAAGCAGTAGCAAAACCCAGAAAAACCGATCGGCGAATGGGCACTCAAATAAAAACGAAATGTGGAAAAGGCTAGAGTCGGCGTTCATTGCCGAAGAAGAGGAGCCATTATCTCAAGCGCATGCAGCGTCGGCGTCGTCTGCTAAACCGATGGCGGTGGAGTGCGTGTACAACCCATCCGGAAATCGCGAACGGTGCGATGTGTGCAGTTCCAACATTGTCATAACGGAGGACGGATTTGCCACATGCACGAATGCGCGCTGCAGCATCATTTACAAGGACGTGCTGGACCAGTCGGCAGAGTGGCGGTTTTACGGCGCAGACGACAACCAAATGACGGACCCCACGCGTTGCGGCATGCCGGTGAATCCGCTGCTGATGGAATCATCCTACGGGTGCAAGGTGCTGTGCGAGGGAGCGTCCAGCTATGAGATGCGGAAAATTCGGCGATACACGGAATGGCAATCCATGCCCTACGCCGAAAAATCGCTGTATGACGAGTTTGAGCGCATCAAGAACACGGCATCCAATGCCGGCATTCCAAAAATGATCATTGACTGCGCGCTGCGCTACCACAAAAAAATATCGGAGCACAAAACGTTCCGAGGTGAGAACCGCGACGGGATCATTTCGGCATCCATTTACATTTCGTGTCGCACGCACGGGTGCCCGCGCACCCCGAAAGAGATTGCCAGCATCTTCCATTTGGACAATAAGAGCGCCACCAAGGGCTGCAAAAATGCGCTGGCGATCATCAATGAGCTGGAGCACGATTTGGAAAATTCCGAAAAAACGAATTTTGAGAAAACGAAACCCAAGGCATTCATTGAACGGTATTGCAGTCCGCTGAACATAAACACGGAGCTCACCAAGCTGTGCATCTTTGTGGCCATGCGCATTGAACAGAACAACATGATCCCGGAAAACACGCCGCACGCGATTGCCGCCGGCATCATTTACTTTGTCACGCAAATGTGCAATTTGAACATCACTAAAAAGGATGTGAACCGCATCAGCCAAATCAGCGAAGTCACCATTAACAAGTGCTTCAAAAAGCTGGAGTCCATCAAGGCGCAGTTGATTCCGTCAATCATTATCCAAAAGTATTCGGTTGCATCCTGAAAAAAAAATGCACGCAATGTTTAGGCAAATTTATACAATACAAAATACCAAATAAACACTAAATGTCAAATGAAATTTTAGCGCCAGCGACAGCGACATCGCCAGTGCCAGAACTGGTTTTCATTGTGCCATATCGCAATCGCGAAGAACACAAAATGTTTTTCACGGTATACATGAAATTTCTGATGGAGGACATCGCGCCCGAAAAATACCGCATTTATTTCGTGCACCAGTGCGACAATCGCCCGTTCAATCGCGGCGCCATGAAAAACATCGGATTCCTGGCCATTCGGAACATGTATCCCAACGAATATAAGAACATGACGTTCGTGTTTCACGATGTGGACAACCTGCCTTATACCAAGGGACTGCTCAATTACAACACGCGTCCTGGCGTGGTCAAGCACTTTTACGGATACACGTTCACGTTGGGCGGCATTGTGTCAATCAAGGGGGGGGATTTTGAACGCACGGGCGGATACCCCAATTTTTGGGCGTGGGGCAGCGAGGACAACTGCTTCAACCAGCGCGTCATTGATTCGCGACTCTACATTGATCGCGCCAATTTTTTTCCGAGCGGGCATCGCTCCATCCTGCAGTTCGTGGATGGCATCATTAAAATGATCAACAAGAAGGAGACGGCGTCGGCCGTGTATCGCACATGCCAGGACTCGTATCAGACCATCCGAAATCTGCGTTACAACTTCAAGAATGAATACATCAACGTAACGGGATTTGACACGTTGCAAAACCCGAACGACTTGAAGTATGAAGAATACGACATGATCAAAAACAACGGGACCAACCGCATTTCTCTCGGTCCACAACTGGGGAACATGAACGCACTCGTTCAAGGGCACCAACATGCGGCGCAACATGCGGCGCAAAGGCGGCGTTAACCAACCAGCCAGAATGCAATGAAATGGAAATGAATGAACATTTAGAAACCATTCGCGTTATTATTTTGTAAAATAAAAAAATAAAATATAATTAATGTTTATAACCAACCAAACACAATCAAAATGGGCGCACATCATTCAAGAAAACAGCATCGTTCCAGGCGCGGCGGTTCTACCGATTGCGAGAAATCATACACGGATGCGGAATCTTGCAATAACGACGCCAACTGCAAATGGAACCACAGGAGGAAAAAATGTTATGCCGAGGGGGTTGTCACTGGGGGTCGTAGTCGTCGTCGCAGTGCCCGTCGTCGTGCTTCCCGTCGCAGACATTAATAATAACAATAACAAACAACAAACAACCACAAGCAATAAAACATTTAGTATAATGCATGCGCAATAATTAAATATTGCGATACATTATATAAATCATAAAACATTAAACCAATCATGTCGTTGATTCGTCGCGTTTCAGGTGATTTCAAACACCTGTGCAAACCCGCCATGGTGTATTTAGCCGTGTCCGTCGTGGCGCTCATTGCCATCGCGTATCAAAACATTGGTCTCAACAACATGTACTGCATGGGCGACTTTTCGTGCTACGTTCCCAGCACCGCCGCGGTCATATTTAGCGAGGGGATTTACATTCTATTCTGGACATGGATTCTGAATTTGATGTGTCGCACGGGATACGCCTCTATTTCCTGGTTCCTAGTTGTGTTTCCGCTCGTGCTGTTTTTCGTGCTGATTGGGCTCATGATGCTCGCATCAATGAATTTCACGCAACAAGGTCGGGTTAAAAAACTGTTGCCGATTGAGCGCCCGATTCTAGCAGACCAACCCAAATTTCAGCCCATATTTCCACCGGGACCGCGCATGCGTGAGGGTTACGGCGCCCCCAAGTACACTCCCCTGTTACCGAATCAATGAATTAATGAATGAATCATCTCTCAAACCAAATCATGAATTTGTGTTTATTCATGGAACAAATAATAAACATAAATATTAGATAAACGATCTAAACAATAAACGCGCGAAATAAACAAACAATGGCACAGGCACAGGCACATGCATCGCCGAAACGACACTCGGCTGCAGATGAGAATGAACTGATTGCGGATGCGTTGAAGAACGCGGAAGAGACGCTGTCTTGGAACATCATTGACCACTATTTTAAGGACAATCCCAACGTGCTGGTGTGCCACCACTTGGAGTCTTACAACGATTTTCTGAGCAACGGCATTGCGCGCATTGTGAAGGACCGGAACCCCATCATTTTAGAGAAGGACGAAAACAAGGAGACCGGGAAATACAATTCCGTGATTGAAATTTATTTGGGTGGAGTTCAGGGAGATCGCATTTCATTTAGCAAACCTATTATTTACGACGACGCTGCGACGACGGCCGACCAGAAAGAGCCGCGCGCGCACTTCATGTATCCGAACGAGGCGCGTCTGCGCAACATGACCTACGGCATGACCATCCACTGCGACGTGGACGTAATATATCACGTCTACGACCCCGTGCAAAAAACCATGCTGAAAGAGCACCTGGAACTGAAGCAGCTCAGCCTGGGACGGTTCCCCATCATGCTGCAGTCCAATGCCTGCATCCTGCACGGCATGACGCCGGAAGCCCGATTCTACGCCGGCGAGTGTCGCAACGACTACGGCGGCTACTTCATCGTGGACGGCAAGGAGAAGTGCATCGTGTCGCAGGAGAAGTTCGCTGACAACACAATCTACATTCGCTCCAATGCAGACGACCCCGATGCGGTTTACAGCTACAGCGCCGAAGTCCGCACCGTGTCGGAGGACCCGTCCAAACCCGAGCGCAAAATGGCGGTCAAGATCGTGGCGCCCGATGTCAAATACTCTAATAACCAAATCGTGGTGGACATTCCGAACGTGCGGAAACCGATGCCGCTGTTCATCGTGATGCGCGCGCTGGGTATCATCAGTGACCGCGACATTGTGGAGAGGTGCATTTTGAACCTGGATGCCAATGCCGCATTGACGGACTTATTTATTCCGTGCGTGCACGACGCGTGCGAGGTGTTCACGCAGGCCGCCGCCCTCAAATTCATCGCCACCTTCACCAAGGAAAAAACGGTGGCGCAAGTGCAAAACATTCTCATGAACTACTTCCTGCCGCAAATAGGCGAACTGAATTTCGGCGCCAAGTCGTATTTCCTGGGATACATGGTATACAAGATGCTCATGGTGGTGACAAAGTTGGAGCGACCCACCGACCGCGACAGTTTCAAGTGCAAGCGCGTGGAGGTGCCGGGCACGCTGCTGTTCAACCTGTTTCGCACGTATTACAATGCACACGTGGACAACGTGCGGCTGAAGCTGGACAAGAAGATCAAATACGGGCGCGACCGCAACGAGTTCGTCGGCACGCAGATCATGCAGGTCATCACTGCCGACAATTACAACGAGATCTTCGGGGAGCGGCTGATTGAGGCGGGATTCAAGAAGTCGTTCAAGGGCAAATGGGCAGCCACGGTGCAGACGGAAGACAAGTCCAAACTGTACAAGGGCACCATTGGCGCGACGGACGGCACGGAGGTGGAGGGCATCGTGCAGGACCTGAACCGCCTGTCTTACAACTCCTTCATATCGCACCTGCGCAAAATGAACCTGCCAATGGACGCCAGCGCCAAAGTGTCTGGACCGCGCCAGCTGCACGGGTCGCAGTGGGGCATCATTGATCCCGCCGACAGTCCCGACGGTGCGAATATCGGGCTACAAAAACACATGGCCATTTCGGCATACGTGACCCAGACGTGCTCGGGGCTGCCGATGATTCAGTGGCTGCGCGAGCTGGCCAACATGGAGCTGCTGGAAGAGTGCAGCCCGAAGTATTTGCACCAGCTGACCAAGGTGTTCGTGAACGGGGCGTGGGTGGGCGCGCTGAGCAACCCGCGCGAGGTCATGCGGCTCTTCCTATTGCATCGGCGCAATGCGCTCATTCCGATTCACACGAGCGGGCGCTGGGACATTGCGCACAACGAGCTGCAGATCTTCACGGACGGCGGGCGCCTGTGTCGCCCCGTGTTCTACTACGACGAGGACAAGCGCCGACCCAGCTACGCCAGTCGCGAAGCCATTGAAACCATAAAGGGCGGCAAATACACGTGGGCGCAGCTGATCACCGGCTTCGCCGCAAAGAGCGTGTCAGCACTGGACCCTTGTCGCGTGTATCGCATTGGGGAACTGTATGCGGGGGCGACTGATTTCAGCGCGCTCACGGCCAGCCGAGCCATTGTAGAGTACCTGGACACGAACGAGTCGGAGAGCGCATTCATTGCCATGTTCCCACGCGACGTGGTTCCCGGCAAAACCACGCACGTGGAAATCCACCCGTCGCTCATCTTCGGCGTCATGGGCAACCAGATCGTGTTTCCAGAGAACAACCCGTCTGCGCGCAACAACTTCTCGTGCGGCCAGGGCAAGCAGGCGGTGTCGCTGTATTCCTCCAACTACATGTCGCGCATTGACAAGATGGGGGTGGTGCTTAACTACGGCCAGGTGCCGCTGGTCAAAAGCCGCTACATGAAATACATTAATAATGAGCAGCACCCCTACGGCGAGAACGCCATCGTGGCCATCATGTCTTACAACGGCTACAATGTGGAGGACTCCATCCTGTTCAATGAGGGGTCGCTCAAACGCGGCCTGTTTCGCACCACGTATTACAACATGTACGAGACGCGCGAAGAGGAGGAGCGCACGTATGACAAACGCATTTGCAACGTGCAGGCGCAGCCGACCGTGCGCGGCTTGAAACCCGGTGGCGATTACAGCGCGCTGGACCGCTTCGGGCTAATTGCGGAGAATACAGAAATGGACGACAAGAAGGCGGTGATCGGTCGCGTGACTGAGCAGTGGATGAGCGGCAGCGGAGGCATAAGCGGGAGCGCGGGCGCGGATGAACCGCAATTAGAGGACGACAGCGTGTTCCCGAAGAAGGGGCAGCTGGGTGTGGTGGATCGCACATTTATCACGGACGAGGCGTCGGGCAAACGGCTGGCGAAGGTGCGCATTCGCGAGGAGCGCATGCCGGGCATTGGCGACAAGTTCTGCTCGCGCGCCGGGCAAAAGGGCACGGTGGGACTGATTATACCGGAAGAGGACATGCCCTTTACGGATGACGGCATTCGCCCGGACTTGATTATTAACCCGCACGCGCTCCCCACACGCATGACAATTGGCCAGCTGGTGGAAACGCTGATGGGCAAGGCGTGCGTGCTGCAGGGCGGGTTCGGCGACTGCACCGCGTTCGTGAACCACGGGTCCAAGCACCAAGTGTTTGGCAAGATGCTCACCGAGCTGGGCTACCACAATAGCGGGACGCAACTACTGTATAACGGCATGACCGGCGAGCGCATGGAGAGCCAGATTTTCATGGGGCCCACATATTACATGCGTCTCAAGCACATGGTGAAGGACAAGATCAATTACAGGACGCGCGGTCCGCGCACCGTTTTAACCCGGCAGACGGTGCAGGGTCGCGCCAACGACGGTGGGTTGCGCATCGGTGAAATGGAACGCGACGGCGTCATTGCGCACGGGGCGGCATACTTCTTGCGACAGTCCATGCTGGAGCGCGGGGATGAATACTATATGGCGGTGTGCAACAAGTCGGGCATGATTGCCATTTACAACCCTGCGCAGAACCTGTTCATGAGCCCGATGGCGGACGGCCCCATCCACTTTGCCGACACACTGACGGCCGACAATCAGGCGCTCAACATTGAGAAGATGACGCGGTTCGGGCGCAGCTTCAGCGTGGTGCGCGTGCCGTACGCGTTCAAGCTGCTCATGCAGGAACTGCAGGCCATGAACGTACAAATGCGCGTGCTGACGGAGGACAACATTGACCAAATCGCGTCCATGTCGTTTTCCACGATGACGCTGAACCTGGGAGGCGCCGCGAATCTGATTCGGGAGAACAAGGCGGCCGTGGGAGAAAAGATCCAGACGGTGCCCGCATCGCCCAAGGCGGACAACCGCCCGGCGCTGCGCCCCACCAAAGAAGGCGCAGAGGAACAGAGCGCGGAAAAAGCGGAGTCGCTGGGCTGGCACTTTGTGAATTTTGAGGCCAATGGCGGGGAGATTTATCAGTCGCTGATTCGGGATGATAAGGGGGCGCCGACGCAGATGTGGTCGGTGCAGCAGCACGGGGGCAAATACCCGACCGAACATCCCGAGGGCTGGAATGCGCAGATGCTGTATTACAATGACGGCGTGCCGATCAAAGCGGAGGCGGTGGTTGACCTGCTGAAGCAGATGCCGTATGCCAACAATTTTGCGCTGGCAGTGCAGGACATTCGGGACGAACAAGCCATAAGCGAAGCGGACCGGAAAGAAAGCGAAGCCATCACGATTCCAGAGTTGTTGTCTCCGAGGTATGAGCCATCGTCGCCAGTTTACACGCCATCGTCGCCAGCTTACACGCCAATGTATGAGCCAACGTCGCCTTTACAACAAGGTAATCTCCAACAACAACAAATGATGCAACAACCCATGGTTCAAATGCAACAGCCCATGATGCAACCCATGATGATGATGCCACAACCTATGCAACCCATGATGATGATGCCACAACCTATGATGGTACCACATCCCACAATGATGATGCAACCAACACAGCCAACCAGTGCAACTGGCGCCAAAGCCGCCGAATTAATTGAAGAGAAATTGCATCCATCCATTACTTCTGAATCGGTGTCAATGCTGGATGTCGCACCAGAAGTCAAACCCGCCGAATCATCGTCTGCATCGTCTGAATCTGGATCTTCTGAGGGAAAACGTGTGATCAAATTATCATGAACTGGGGGGCGACAAGCGCCCCCCACACCCCCAACGGTGCAGGCAACCCCTCATTTTGGGGTGGGGGGTGGGTTTAAGGCACATGGCAGTAAGTATCATTTGGCTGCGTTTTTGGCTTTGCCCCTTATTCATTAGGAGGGGTTAGGGGAACATTCGGTTCCCCTATTTTTAGTTTGCTTCCCACCTCTTTGAAAATGTGTCCGTTGTATTGAATGCCCTTCGTGAGTGCCTTTGTCAATGTTTTGTCGCTCATTGAAAGTGCCTTCAAGCAATCGTATTTGCACTCAAATTCTCTCACAACCACATTTTGCAAATCGCATTGTTTGCAAAATATTTAATAAAATTGAATTTACATATTAAAAATGGTTCACACGTAATACTCAGCAATGGAACATCAACATGAATGTGCTTTGCGCATCAGGGCGCATTATTCCAATGTGACCGTGGCGTTGCAAGAGACCGAACCATATGCATTATATAGAGCAAATGACATTGCAAATGCATTGAAGTTAATAAATATTCGTTCAATAACGCGAACCTATGATTTCAGTGAAAAATGTTGTCAACAAACGCCAACCAAAGGCGGAAATCAGCTTGTTTGTCATTTGACGCACAAAGGATTGGAAAAATTACTATCTGCATCAAGGAGCAGCGAATCAATGAAAATGACTGAATTGTTGGGCATGGAAATTGCAAGAAAATGGTTCCCATGCATTGAATTGGATGTTATAACAAATTTATTGCATGCATTCCGATGTGAAAATGTTTGTAGACAATTTGCATGTGAAAAATGTAGGATTGATTTATATTTCATAGATCACAAAATAGCAGTTGAATGTGACGAATTGCACCACATGAGTGAATCAAATAAAATAAAGGATGAAATGAGAGAAACTAGATTAAAACAAAAATTAAATTGCGAATTTATTCGGTTTAACCCATTTGACCCGCAGTTCAACGTGTTTGAATTGATTGGAAAAATTCATTCTGCAATTACTGAGAAATTGAAAATGAAATGATACCGCATATCAAAAAAGGGTTGGGGTTTGTTTTTCGTGATGTCCATATACTTACATCACCGTTTATGGTTTCATATTATCAAATAAATAACATGAAAAAAATGTGAGCATAATGCGTTTAGTTGCTGTAAGCGAGACCTCCCATGCCACTCATGACACGGAGAACGTTGTAGTTGGTAGCATAGACGCGAACCTTGGCAGTCTTGACACCCTCAACAGTGGCGTTGGAGAGAACAAGCTGGAGAGTAGCGTTGTCAATGCGGGAGAAGTTGCACGTGCCGGAGGGCTGGTGCTCTTCGGGGCGCAGGGCAAAGGAGTACACGTTGATGCCGGTGTTGGGGGTGGCGGTGTGGTGCTGGTAGGGCTGCACGGTGTCGAAGTAGGAGCCTTCGCGCTCAGAGAAGCGGTCCTGGCCGTTAAGCTGGAGCTTAGCGGTGACGACGGGGTTGTTACCCCAGCAGTGGAGGAGGAGGGCGGTCTCGGCGAGGACGAACGCGCCGGCATCGGAGACACCGGAGTTGATCTCCCAGCCGGGGTTCATGGCACCGCCATCGGGACCGTAAGAAGGACCAACGTAACCCGGGGGGAAAGGAGGCACGTTGCTAGGACTGATCGCGTCAAGGTTGTTTCCGTTGCCAGCCAAATTGGCAACGGAGTACCAGTTCTCTCCGTTCCACCAACCGGGACCAGCCACGTCAACGGCACCAGCATCATTGAACATGTTGTCGTTGATGAAGGAAGTGGAGGTGAGGCCGGTGGCATCCTTGCCACCGAAGGCGTGGATGGCATTGGGAAGGGCATCAACCGCGTCGGTGTAGTTGAAGGGCTGAGCACCGAGAAGGCCGTAGAGGAGCTGATGGCACTCAAGAGAAGAGCAGTAGTCAACGTTGCTGTCGGGCTGGACAATCCAGATGAGCTCCTTAACGGGGTGGTTGAAGTTGAGCTTGATCTTGTTGGAAGAGGAACCGACGGACTCATCACCGGTGAACTGGAGCTGCTCAATGAGGTACTCGTGGGGGTTCTGGGCCATGCGCCTGCGCTCATCGGTGTCCAGGAAGACGTAGTCAACATAGAGGGAGGCGGCAACAAGAGACTGGTTGTAAGCAGTGACGCACTTGCCACCGCTGGCAGAGGTGGCGCAAGTCAGAGAGCCAACGGCCCACAAGCACTCGTCAATGGGACGGATATCAAGGTTGATCTTGACCTCGTGGTATTGGAGGGCGATGAGGGGGAGGGCAAGACCGGGGTTACGGCAGTACCAGAACTGGAAGGGCACGTAGAGGGTGGTCTCGGGCAGGGCATTGCGGGGAGCGCAAACCTGGCGAGGGGCGGTGGCCTGGCACGGGCCATCAACATCATTAAAAGAGGGGTCGGTAATGTAAGTGAGCTGGGTGGTGTTTCCAATCATGGCAAAGTAGCCGGGGCGCTGGTCCACAGTGAGGGTGAGCTGATTCCAGATGTGCATCCAATCACCGTACTGGCGATCAATGCGCTGGCCACCGATCTCAACCTCAACCTGAGAGACGATCTGCTCACCGGGGAAGTCAAGCCAACGGGCATAAACACCGTCCTGGCTGGTGCCCTTCATCTGCTGGTTGATCTCGGGGAGAGTAACCTGCAGGTAAGTGCGGTAGGCCAAATCACCGTTGCGGGAAATGGTGCAAGTGACACGGCGACCGAAGTCGGCCTGGCCGTTAAAAGTCTGCTCAATGGACTCCATGGCAAAGTTAGTGTAGCGTTTGTAAGAAACCTTCCAGAAGGTAATCTGGGGATTACCAGTCAAGTAAACGTCTTGGGCGCCATAGGCGACAAGTTGCATTAATCCTCCTCCCATTTTTGTTGTTGTTGGTTATAATATGCCTAAAGAAAAAAAAATCGGGAAAACAAATGAATTAAACTTAATTTACACAGTTTAATGCATTAATACATAAATTTATGGATTTTCAGCGGCCGGGGTTTATGACTCCAAACTGAGGTTGTTTTTCATGAACTGAGTCAAATACTCGTCGTCTTCATACATTTTATACTGCCCATTGTGTCTTTTCACAAAGACGTAATTATTAGACGTGTTGGCTGTATTGGACTGTTTCTTAATGTTCCATCCACCCTCCAGCGCCTTGTATAAAAATGTGAGCAACTGAATTCGCTTAATTACGTCATCCGAGTCAGCGTCTTCTGTGGGCGTCAACACATTTGCTAAATATGCATGAGTGTATGTTAATTTGGATCCATCCCTCTGTTTCAAAATATACGTGTTATTGCGTTTTTTTATGCTCCATTTTTGTTCTAAATATTTGAAAAAAAAAGACATTTGGGCCAATGCATGTTCGGACAAAGCGGTTTGGATCAAAGTTCGCTCGTGCTCATGGGTGTGTGGCTGTGACATTCTAACACAAGTTCCTAAATATTATTATAAAACGATAAATAATATATGATTAACATTACGCTAAATAATATATTAAATATATAAATTGCATTACAATTATTCATTCATTTCCCATTGTTTCCCATTGTTCATTGTTTCCCATTGTTTCCCATTGTTTCCAATTGTTCCCATTGTTTCCATTGTTCCCATTGTTTCCCATTCCATAATAATGCCTCCCCCCAACAATTCGTTCAAACAAAAAACCAATAAGAAAATCGTGCTGGATGAAAAGAGCATCGTGACTCTGGACAGCAAGCACCGAGAGCATCAAACCAAAATTGCGAAACTGAAATCCGAAACCATTCCCCGACTCATGAAAGAAAAGCGCGCGCTTCAACAACAACTGATTGCAAATCCAACCAATGCTGAACTGCGGGAACGGATCCAAGAACTGCGTGTCGCCATTCGCGGGCACCAGCAAGAGTGCAAAAACTACTACTTGGACAACAACGAAATCATATTTGATTACTTTGAAAACAAGCAGCAGATTTGCAACGGGAACAACAAGACCAAAATCTTGAACGATTTCTTTCGCGTGGAGTGCGCGTCTAAAGAAGACGAGCTGAAGCGCATGAACCAGAGCAACGTGCAGCGGTATTTGACCAATCTGGACCCGTCCTACATTGACATCAGCAAGTACGTGTTTGCGACCGACGTGTGCCGCTTCTGCCACGCCGGCGAAATGATCCCCGTGGATAACGAGGGCATCATGGTGTGCAACAACTGCTCCATCCACGTGAGCTACCTGGTGGAGAACGAGAAGCCGTCTTACAAAGAACCGCCTAAAGAGGCGTGCTTTTACGCCTACAAGCGCATCAACCACTTCAAGGAGATTCTGGCGCAGTTCCAGGCCAAGGAGACCACGCAGATTCCGCCCGACGTGCTGGAAAACATAAAGCATCAGATTAAAAAGGAGAGAATAGATTTGCACACGCAGTTCACCGACAAAAAGGCGAAGGAGATTTTGAAGAAGCTGGGATACAATAAATACTATGAGCACATCCCGTTCATCAAGGAGAAGCTGGGCATCAAGCCGCCCGTCATGTCGCCCGAACTGGAGGAAACGCTGTGCAACCTGTTCATGGAGATTCAGGGGCCGTATGCCAAGTTCTGTCCGGAAGACCGCGTTAACTTCCTCAACTATTACTACACGGTGTATAAACTGTGCGAGCTGCTGAACCAGCGCGAGTTCCTGTCCTACTTCCCCATGCTGAAGGACCGAGAGAAGCGCATTGAACAGGACGAGATTTGGAAGAAGATATGCGAGGAGCTGAACTGGGAGTTCATTCCGACCATCTAAAAGGGGGGAGACGAGCTCCCCCCTTAAACCCCCTATGTTATACAGGAAGGGGGCTTTGCCCCCTTGACACTATAAGGAGGGGTTCGGGGCCAAAGGCTACTGCGCGGAACGTTGTTCCCTGATCTGAACCTTTCCCTTAAATCCTCTTAGTATCATTGTAAAAGGGAAAGGTTCGGAAAACCGTAGGTTTTCTGATGCATGTAGGTCACACGTTCCTTTTCCATTACTTTATTGGGGGTGCATTTGGTGTCCCGGCATTGCATGTATGTTAGTGGCATTATATGATAATTTATCGTATAATATAATGCGCATATTTCATTTTAGTGTCTCCCATACTTCTTGGACCTCCGGGACTTCTTAGACCTCCGATGCTTGGATTTGTTGGTTCGTCGGTGAAAACCGCCCACAACTACTTGCTCTTGCGGTTGACGTTGTCGTTGTTGTGTTAGTAAATGCTGTTTTAATGAATTCATCGCAACCAACATTCTTGACCAGTATACCGTTTCGTCCCCAAATATAGCAATTAAAAGCGTCATCATCCGCGGATTTATAATTGTGTTTCGAATTATATTGTCATTTTCGACTGCCCATTTTGCAACTTCCATATCGGTGATATGGTAATTTGTGAATAAGCGTGAATTATACGTGGTTAACATTCCAGTCAGTACCCTATTCACTATTTCACCGCGAGTCTCGTCAACCTGCTGCATGTTATTCTTATTTCGTTCGTTATAAAATTGCATTATATATTTTTTCATTGATGCAATTTCTCTCTTATTCCATTTTTGCGAACATTTGCGTTTCAGCGTCTCCTGGACCTCTTGGACCTCTTGGACTTCTTGTATCTCCTAGATTTAGCGCTTCGCTTATTAGCGCTTCTAAAACCACCTTCACTTTTTCGTCCTTCTGCTGCGACGTCTATTGTTTTTGCCTGTATCTCCAGTCTTAATCGTGGCAACAAATCAGTGACAAATGAAAACATGTCTTGTGGATATCGTTTTTGCAAAATATTGTGTTCCAATTCAATAAGTTGCGGCAATGAGTATTTCTGAATGAACTCGTTGACGTTTTGGCCATTTGAATGCAAATAACTTATTATCTTATTTGTTTTATTTATGCTTTCTAAAATGGATTTCAATCGTTTCATTTCTTGAATGGGTCTTTTTGAGGTGCCCGTTGTTTGAATTTCTTTTCCTCCATAAATGATCTGTTGATGCAATATGTCAACGGCAGTTTCTCGTGTCTGACGGTTCATGTTTGCACTTAAAACCAACGGTTCATTCATCAACATCCACACCGATGCTTCTGAATCCCTCACTACAAATTCTTCAAACTTTTTGTAATTGTTATTTAAAAAATCGTTCATTGCCATGGCAATTTTTTCTGAGCGGGTTCGTGCGCGTAGTCCCGTCAAAGAAAGAATCTCATCCGGAGTGGACATATTAAACACAATACAATTCTTTATAAAATTGTATTATATTTAGTTTTATTTGTTGGAGTTGGGAGAGAATTTCTCTCTTCTTCCTCTTCCACATTCAACGAATTGGTTTAGATCTTGAGAACGTTGCCGGGGAAGCCGACGAGGTTGGCGCCGATACCGAAGCCAGCGCCGCTGCGGGCAGACACGGCCAGGGTGGGCACGTAGGTGTCAAGAATGCTAAAGGTGGCCGCAGCAACCAGGGCAATGAGGCCGATCTCATCCAGGTTCAGCTTGCGCTGAGGGATGGAGTAAGCGGCAAGGGCGACCAGGGCACCTTCAACCAAATATTTAATGGCGCGTTTCACCAACTCGCCTAAATCCAGAACACCGCCGATCATTTTATTTGTGATTTATTGATTATATAATGCAACAAGAAAAAAAATACTTATTCTTGTGAATTAATAATTGATGATTGATAAAATTGATGGCGTTTGATTTTTTTAATTTGTTGGGTTGTTAATACATTTGTTTAAAAATGGCTTAAAATCAAATCCAAAATATAACACACATTGCATATAAATAAAACAATGACCGACAATTTAAAAGGCGTGACGTTGCAAACCCTGTCCGACGGCACCGTGAACCCTAAATACGTGGACTTGCTGGACGAGGACAAGCCGATTGCGGGCCAAAAGTTCGCGTGCCTCTCCTTCATTTCCCCCGAGCACATCATCAAGCAGCGCGAGCACTACTTCTTTCAGGCGTTTGTGCAGCACTGGGACATCAACAAATCCACTGAGAAGTTCCTGCAGTTTCTGAATTTCGTGTCGTACAAGTACGGTGTCAAGTTTGACAAGCTGACCGAGGACTTCCAGCAGTTCAAGGAGTCCGAGAAGGAGCTGATCGCAAAGACCGACATCGTGGACGACTACAAGTCGTTCTTGGACCTGCACGAGGAGCGACTTGACGAGGAGTTCGGCGCCAAGCACGAGTTCCAGACGTCGGTGCGCGGGCTCAAGGTGCGTGGCGTGTTCCCGTCGCAGAAGGAGGCCGAGCTGCGCTGCAAGATGCTGCGCGAGGTGGACCCGAACCACGACGTGTTTGTGGGCCCGGTGGGCCTGTGGGTGCCGTTCCATCCCGAGGCCTACAAGACGGGACGCGTGGAGTACATGGAGGACACGCTGAACCAGCTGATGAGCGACAAGAAGAAGAACGAGGAGCAGGCAAAGATAGAGTTTGACAAGCGCGTGAAGGAAGCCAAGCAGAAGGCGATTGACGAGAACAAGGCGCTGGCGGCCAAGAGCGGCAACAAGCTGACGCAGACGCTGAACGAGCAGGGCGAGCTGGTGGGCGTGTCTCAAACCACCGAAACCGATTTTGCGGTGGATCCCGAGCCGGCCGATGGATCAGAACTCAACGCGGATGACATTCGCAACCAGCTGTTCAATGTGGAGAATGTGGTGCTGCACCCGGACCAGTCGGACCATGGTCTGTCAAAGCTGACGCACCCGCTGACCGCTGCTGCTGCGACTGCTGCTGCTGCGGTTAGTGACGACGCGACTTCTGTCGCCGATTTTGAACAGGTGGATTAATGTGATTGGCCACTTTAATGTTTAATGTTTTGGTATTTTGCAAATGCAAATACCAAAATGGCACAACCAATGTGTTTTTTCCATCCAATATAAATATCATTTAATATTATGCATAATTGATACATTTGACATATTTGACACATTTGACCTATTTGATACCGATGTCGCAACAATTGGATTTGGATACCAGCAACTACACGGATGAAGAAATATTTGCGTTGTTCAATCTGGATCCGTCAAAATGCAGCATGTCTGAAGCGGATTCCCGCATATCGGATTCACTGTTCCAGCTCGCCGATAACCAGGACTACACCCGATTTTTTACGCAGTGCAGAGATATAATCACACGAAAAATTGGGGATCGCACAAAGCCGCATGACGCATCCGCATTTGCCGGTGGGGCAACCGCGTATCGTCCGCCAAAATCGCAACAGCCAGACACGCTGCAAATCAACTATTCCACACCGCCGTCCAATTACAACACGTTTCACCGCGAGTCGGAGGTGAATGAGGGAGGCGCATATGCCAAGCGAAACATAGCCCCCGTCATCAATGCCTACAATTACAAGTTCCCAATCGGCGTGTTGAACCCGATTGAGCGCCGGGTGATTAAGCGGCTGCTGTCCATGGACACGCTGTTTCGCGCAAGTTACGATTCCTCCAGCGCCACGAATGCCTCTTGGGTGCTGCCGTATCCCGTGGAAAATGTGGTGTCCATGAAGATCGCGTCATTGCAAATCCCGAACATGTGGTACGCCTTTTCAGAACTCACCAAAAACAACCTATTTGTGGTGCTGATCACGGGACTGAATGTGGGGACGTACGACCCAACGAAAGTCTACGCGAACACCATTGTCATTCCGGATGGAAATTACACGGGCGCCGAATTCGTGCAGGTCATGAACAACCTGTTTCAAAACACGCAAAACGGCATGGAATTTTTCCAGATGACGATCAACGCTTACACTGGCAAACTCATGCTGTCTCAGACGTATTTGGTGGTGAACCAGACCAACAGTCCAAACCTGTCTTACACCGTGATATTTGACAATGTCCGCAAATATGATAAATTCTACACGTTCTGTGTTGATGAAACGAATTATGAGAATCTCAGGCAGCAGCACCTGAAGGAGTATTACAATGCAAACATCAAGTCCATCAGCAAGACGGCGGGATGGATGATGGGATACAAGCACCCAGTTTACGAGCGCACATGGGCTAATGTAACGGTGGATGCAGTCAGTCAAGTGCCAGCCATCACGTATTATGCTTCTTTGGTGGCAGAGTCGGCTTATGGCAACAACTCCATTTGGAACTACATGTATGTGGACGTGGACGACTACAACAAGAATTTCATAACGAACAGCATCATTGCGCAAACGGGGGATTCGTATTTGGGAGTCAACATTTTGGGGAGAATCCCAATCGGCAATGAACAGGTCGTCGTCATCAACGACACCGGCGGCGACACGACGTTCAAGACGCGCGAGTATCTGGGGCCGGTGCGCCTGGAAAAGCTGACCATCCGGCTGCTGGACAAATTCGGCAACGTAATTCCGCCGAACGGGAACGACTACTCCATCGCGCTGGAACTGCAGGTGCTTTACAACTAACAAATAAATGGAATAAAAAATGATTGATAGTTGATATTTGATATAGGTTTACTGCTCGCCAGTCTTCTTCTGCATTTGAGCCGCGTGCTGCGCGTGCCATGCTGCGTGCCATGGTTGTGCATTTGCTTCGCGTGCAGCTTCTTGACGTGCTGCAATTGCTTGCCTTTGCTGCTCAGCGTATTGTTCCTGTTGCAACCTAAGCGCAGCGAGCGCCTCGGCTTCTTCACGACGCCTCGCTTCCGCCGCAGCAGCAATCATGTCGTCATCTTTGTGTTGTTCATCGCCGCCTCTCCCCCGTTGCTGACGATGAGTGCGTCTTCGGTGCTTAACTGAACGACGCTTAGAATATTTTTTGCTTTTGCTGCGGTTGCGTTTTAAATACATTGTTGTGTTATGAAAAATACATATATTATATTTTATAAAATTTTATGTTAAATGTATAAAAATTGATTTAAATTTATTTAAATTATAATGATAACATGCTATTAACCATGTATTCCGAGATTTTCAATGGCGACTATAAAATTTATATAGGCGCAAACCAGGCCGAGAATGACGCACTCGTCAAGGGCGCACCGCAGCACGCCATGTGGTTCCATTTGAAGGACTTCCCCAGCGCGCACGCGGTGGTTGTGAACACGGCAAAAGCGGGCACCTACGACGCTGACGTCATTAAACGCGCAGCCACGCTGGTCAAAGAACGGGCTGCACCAGGCGTTCGCAGTCTTCAAAATGTGGGCGTCAATTACTTGCCAATCAAATGTGTGCGGCGCACCGAAACCCCAGGCAAAGTCATCATGACCAAGGCGGCAAAATGCATCCACATTTGAATGAATATAATATATTCACATTATTTGTCCATTTTCTCTCGTTTTGCAAAATAAGAATAGTTAAATCTTGGCAACGGATGATGCATCAACACGCATGTTGCATCTTTATAAACATCTTGATTGGTTTATTGAAATTCAGATTAGAGAGAAATTCAAGCAATGATACAATCGATTTATTAGTATTTAATTTTTATACGCATTAAATCCGAATCCTTGATCCAATGACCAGGGGGGGTTAAAGGGCCAAAGGCTACTGCGCTGCACTACGTAGTGGACGCATGTCCCCCATTACAGTAATAATAGTCCGAAACGACTGTCTTGGCCTTGACGTATCGGCTCATTTTTGCGGCGCACACGCCTTCCGACAAGGCCGCATTTGCAATCGTGGGCCATGAGCTCAACAGCTGGTGCGTGGTCGCCTCCCGTTTTTCCACTTTTTTGCCAGTCGTTGATGTGCATATTGGGTTGTTGGTGACTGCGTTCGTCATCGCATAATAATCCTCGCGCAATGAGATGCCATAGTACCCTTCATTGTTTCCTTGTTCGGTCCACACGGTCGCTTTCAGTGCATGCGGAGACGCATTCAAATACGCCTTCAAAACCTTCATGTCTGCGTCGGTCAATGGTAATCCAACCGACGGCTTCCATTTCTGGTACTCTTTCAGCAACACCGAGTTCAAAATCTTGCCGCAGTCCGAAAATTGGCACCGTTCAAACAGAAATGTCTCCACATTCGGACTCAGTGAAAGCGTTGATATTTCCGATGCTGGCATTTTTTTGTATTCCACTGTTTTCAGTTTCACCCCAAGGTAGCCGTGCACCCCGCGAATGCGTTTGGCCTTGAAACGCACATCCAAATAGTTCTTCAGCGCGTGGAACGTTTCCTTCGTCGGCTTGGTTTGACACCACAGCCGGAACCGGCCCTCCATGCTCACCGACGACTCCTCCACGTCGGGGCGCACAATGCACGCCACTTTGATGAATTCGTTGAACTTCTGCGTCAGCTCGTCCTCGGGCAGCAGCACATTCTGATAGACGGATTGGTGACCCGCCGCAACCACCTCCAGCTCCTGCTTCTGCTTGGCCACGAGTTCCCGCAATTCGTTCAGTTCCTCTTCCTGTTTTGCCGACGTTTTTTGCAATTCACGGGTCTCGGTTTCTAGTACCTCGTTTCGCTGCATCAGTCGGTTGAAATTGTCAATGCTGTATGTGCGCGAATGAATGATGTCGGCAATGTGTTTCTTCAGTCTCTCAATCGTGAAATACGTGCTGTCGTATGCAATGATTTCGGTCTTGTTTTTGCCGCCCACTTCAATGCTGCGGATGTTGCGCTTGATCTTCGGATACGTCTTGATCAGGTTCTCTATCTCCACCTTGTTTTGTACCCGGAAGGCGGCGACCAGCACGAAATTTTGGTATTTTTTGCGGTGATCAATTACGCGCGTGGATAAATCATTAGTGTGGCCGAATTTGATCAGCTTCTCGTTGTCGGTATTCGTGTTGTCAATGGTGCCAAAATAGATGCACTCCGTGTTCAATGGGAACTGGCCAATGATCGCCTGCTCCACGGCACGCTGCTTTTCTTTCTTCGTGGATTGGATCATAGATTCCTTTTCTTGAATCACTGCTTGAATGACGGCATTTTTTTGTTCCAACTGCTGTTTGAGTTCATCGGTTTCTTCATCCACGACCTGATGCAAAACCTCTTCCATCTTCATGTAATACTCGTGAATTTCTGATGCCTTTTTCGTTTGAGCCTTCAGACAGAGCGACTTAAAACAACGAACGGTGAGCATGATGATTTGCTTGTTGTGACCTCCATTCATTTTTATTTTTGGGGTCTCTAAAACAGAGAGGTTTTTGTAATCAATGTCAATTTTGAACTGTTTTTCCAACAATGTCATTGCATTCACCTTTTGTTGAAATCCTAACCATTTCCATACATTGTCCAAATCAACGACGAAATCAATATTTTTGTCATAATTCAGGTAACAATAAAAGCTACTCACAAACAACTGTTGCTCAAATCCAGTGAATGATTCCTGAATTTTGGTCAGTAGCCGTCCGTTGTATTCTTGCGACAGTCTGGTGATGGGGTTTTTCTCAATCAGCTCAACGATGTTCAGCTCCGGCTGTTGTGGTTGATGTGGGTGTGTTGCGGGTTCCATGGTAGTATGGGTTTATACTATGCATAGGCGGACTCTGTTTAAGTTGTTTTATGTATAAGTGTTTTTACATTTTGAAAGCAGCTTTTGGGAAACCAGTTTAATAATGGTAGATTAGTTTATGAAAAAGTGCTTTTGTACAAACAAAAGCACTTTTTCAAATTTGCTTTCGCGTATACGAGAGCAGACATAAATGTGAAGCGTTTTTTTCAACATGCTACGCCGATTGGAGGAGCGCTCACGCAATTGCGTGAGCGCTTTTCACCATTTGCTCTTTTTCACGTTGATTTTGGGCCCCTTTTTACCCGAGTTTTTGGGGTCATAGTTCTCCTCTTCATCATCCGAGTGCAGATCTTTGGAGATTTCCCAGAATTCCTTAGAGCCTAACTTGAACGGCCCGTGCTGTTGCGCCTTGTACCAGAAGATTTGCTCCTGCAGTTTGTTGGATTTCGCATTGTTATTGATCACCAAGCACTCAAAATTCTCGGTGCACTGGTCCATCACCTGACAAAAGCTCTCAAACG